CTCGACGAGATGGACTATCTAGGCGAAGGTGACTTTGATACTGTATACGCTCTTTGTATGGAACGTGATACTATCGGATTAACATGTTCATCTACACCAACTGGTAAACGCTCTAAGTTCTACGAAATTTGTAATAATAAAGCTCTTGGGTTAAAAATAAATATTTAGGTTTTTATGTGCAATTCCATTCAATATGATGTAATATATAAGTATAGTTATTTTATATATTTAAAAAAGGAATTGTACTATGATTGATAAAAATAAACTAGAAAAAGATTTATTAGAAAAATCTGTTATTGTAATAGCTAAGGAATATGGTTGCTCTGAAAGCACAGTAAGAAGAGCAATGAAGAAATATAATCTTACTAAGGATAATAAAAGGTCATATCATAATAAAGAAGTACTATTAGATTTATTGAAAACAAAATCAGTTCAAGAAATTGCTGATTATTTTAGTGTTGATGTCCACACTATTTCTAGATCGATAAAAAAGAATAATATTTCTTTTGATGAAAAAAAATTATATAGAAATAAAGAATGGTTGGATCAAAAGCTAAGAGAATTTAATGGATCTTTATCTCAAATATCAAAAGCCACTGGTTATAAAAAAGATACAATGCTTGAATGGTGCTATAAATTTAATTTAGGACATGCAGAAGAATTAAAGAAAAAATATAATTTAAATATCGATTATTTTAAAAAAATAGATACAGAAATAAAATCATATTATCTTGGATTCGGCATGGCAGATTTTGGCATGAATAAAAATTGCTATAATTTTGAGTTTAGGCTTAAAAAAGAAGATAAATATATTATTGAAAAACTTGCAAGTGAATTAAATTATGGTTCTAAATTACATCATTATAAAGATGATGTAAGAGAAGGATATTCACTGACAGTTTGTTCAAAAGATATGTGTCGTGATTTAATTTATCATGGTATTGTTCCCAATAAGTCTGGTAAAGAAATTATTCCAAATACTATTCCAAAAAAATTAATACGCCATTTTATTCGAGGTTTTATTGATGGAGATGGATGCATAGAGTCTTCGATAAAAAGATTATCTATATGTAGTATGTCTTATAACGTATTATTATCAATTAAATTATTTTTAGAAAAAGAATTAAAAATAAAAGAATATAATATTAAACCAATATTAAAGGAAAGTGGAAATATTTTATATTATTATATAATATATAGTGATTCTTTTATGAAAGTTATGGATTATATATATAAAGATTCTTCTATATTCTTAACTAGAAAATATGATAAATATTTAGTTCATTTAAATAAAGATATTAATCGTAAAAATAAAAAACTTAAAAATAGCCCCGTTATTGAGTAATCAATAAACGAAAATTTTCTGAATTGCTGGAAAATCCGTAAGGACGATCAGCAGCGAAATCTTATTTTTTATAAGATACGTTCAACGACTATCCTGTTAAGGAGTAGGGTCAAGCGGCTCGAAGCGGAAGGTATCCTTTATTTAAAAGGATAATGATATAGTCTGAGCTATATAGAAATATATAGAAGGTTATGAGTAGCGATCATAATCGCAACAAAACTGTCAATGAGCACTATCACCCGACACAACATAATCCTATGTGGTCGGATGCGATGGAAGAAGAATTTAGAAACACATACGATCAAAATGCGTATGCACATGAAGTATTAGCAGAGTTCGGTGTCGAAGAAGCTGGTGTATTCGATAAGGATAAGTTAGAAGCAGCCACTCGCATAGATAATTATACTTATTTTGATAAAGAATTTTATAAGCCGGTTTGGCCGGACTTAGACGATTCTAACGTAAAAAAAGTTCATATACTTCCTCCGGGAAGAAGAACTTATACGCCTAATCCGTTTAGAACGATAGGCGTGGATTGGGATAATAGGAATTGTCCTCTTATTAAGTAATTAATAAGTAATAAACTGGTTGAATTGCTGGAATATCCTAAATGGACAATCAGCAGCCAAGTCTCTAACAGAGAAAGGTTCAACGACTATCCTTGTATAAGGAGTAGGATCAAGCGATCCGAAGTGGCCAGCGGACCTATAATAATAGGCCGAAGATATAGTCTAATCTATATAGTAATATATAGCAGCATTAAAGCGTATTAAGATTAGCGATCTTAATAGAATATATATGAAATCACAGGCTCCAACATCGATTCTGGTGTTAGAGTATGATCCTTCATTTAATAAATTTAGAATTATTAATCGTACCGAAATTGAATCTTCAGAATTTACATTTGATAAAGCCGTGAAAAAGATTATAGATATGAATGCTATCTATAATCCTAGCTATATTTATATAGATCGCGGTTCCGGTAAAAATTTGCCCTTTATATTGTAAGTGAATTATACGATATAAATGTAGTGCGGTATTAAGCGAGAAGCCTAAGTTAAATAATTAATATGGTAACTCGAACCGAAGACTTATTTTAAACAAGTCAGGGGCAGAGCATAGCAAGTGAAAAGATATAATCTTGCCAAGAGCCCGCACCGTGTATTCACATTATTTAACACGAAAAAGTATGCCGACCTTATAGGAAACTATAAGAACTGGGAGATAAAAAGCTCCTAGGATAACAACGTGGAGTATCAGATGGAGTCTCTTAAGATTTATGGTAAACAACATCCAGAAACTGGACTCGATAAAAAGGTTAAAGGCTGGATGTTCTCAGAGAAAATCGACGTTCAAGATCCTGTTACAGGTACTTTAGAAAAGAAACACTTGAAACCGTTTATGGTAAATCAGTTATCTATTCTTATTGAGCGCGGTAATTTAATTATGAGTCCTTACGATAACGTAATTTTTAAACAATTGATCGATTATCGTGTCGAAAAGATTACGGCGGCCGGTGTTCCGGTATATAATAGTAATAACGAACATTTTGTCGATGCGTTAGGACTTGCTTATTTAGCATTCGTAGAACATTTCCCTGAATTAACTAAACTCGTTAAAAAAGCGTCTCACGATATTGTATATTCCATTAATAGAGGTACGGTATTACCGACATATGAAAAACGAGATTTAGATAATCCTTGGGAAGATAAAAAGAAAACGTATGAGTCTTCTGATGAAGCTTGGCGTAAGCTAGGCCCCGGCGAATCATTCGATCGCCCATCGAGAAGATTATCTCATACACGAAATAAATTTAGTCGTACATTATTTTAGGAAAATATGGAAGACAATAATAAAATTATTTATCGTCCCGATATACAGCCTAAACGACATTATGAAAGTGACGCCACTTTTGAAAAAACTCCTTCTAGAGTATTTAACGATCCTATTCCTTGGACACCGTCAGAAGAAGTTAAGAAAAGTGAAGTCGATGAATTATTGGCCGACTTAAAGACGGTGTATAATTTATTACCATACTTTCCGATTCAAATTAAGCCGATTATCGAGACGATGATTGTAACAATTACTACCGATACGATAATTCGTATCGATCCTCCAGATCCAGAAACTCCTTATCCTCCGGAACCGGAAGACCCGAATAATTTTATTTCGGTAGAGCCTAAAATTCCGGAGACATCGAAACCTATTGCTCCTAAGCCGCAATCAGATAATGATGACCCATTCGGGTTCCCCGATGTTCCGATTGTCGATATTAAACAAGAACCATCCGAAAAGATCGATAAGCTCGTATATCGATGGACGAAGAGTAATCTGGTTCGGATTAAGAAACACTGGATAGATAAATTAAAAGACTATCTTCAAGATTATTTATCTAAAATGTTTCATGCCGTTCAGTTATGTGGCGCAGAAGATTTAACGATACTATTATTAGTATTCGATGGATTAGCCGTTAAAACAGTCTCAGGTAAGAAATGTAAAGTAGCACATGATAGCATTGTTCGAAATGATTTAATGATTCGAGAAAAAGCTAAAATGATGGCTAAATTATACGGCGCCGATGAATTAATTAAATTTATGCGAGCGATCGAAGCGGCTGCTCAAACACGTCAAGAATATTATAATCATGAATTCTTATCGTATTGCCCGACAATGTTGAGTCAATACGAAAATGATTTTTTACGAGAAAATCGTGCCGTATACGATCAGAAGTATGTTAATAGTGTATATCAATATAATAAATTATTAATGTCGTCGACAGAATTAACGAAAGACGTATTTGATTTAACGGTTAACAGTGCATTTGCTAAAGGTGTTTTAATTAATAACGGCATCAATCCATTTGAAAAGACGCCAGAACCAGATCCAGTCTTTTATTTAAATAATTTAGCTCCTGATCCTGGTAAAGTTGGTGCTAATGGATTGTCTAGTACCGGTAATTATGGTAACTTGAAACCTGGTTCGTTATCTGATAGAATTATAAATGGTAGTGGCGGCACTGGAGTAATCGATACAGACTTTACAAAAGCAGTTGCATCTGGTTTAGTAGGCTCTACTATGGCTAACGGGTCTAATGGTTGCGTAGAATTCGTAACAAAGTTTGGCTCATATTATTCTAAATTCTTGTCTAATGAATTATCTAAAGGCACTGTTAATGTAGATGATATAATGACAAACGCTAGAGCCGCTGGGTTGAGTTTTGTAACTAGCGGTACGCCAGCAAAAGGCGATATCATAGTATACTATAATAATAGTAATGGTTATAACCATGTCGTTATCGCCGATGGTCAAGGCGGTTATTATGGAAACTCGTCTTCTCAAAATCAAGGTGTCCATGGTAGTGATTATACACAAATGGGATGGACAAATTATGCCGGGTTTATTCCATTACAAGGAAAATAAATGAAAATATCAGATTTCTATGAGGCTGAACAGCCGAAGAAGAAAAAAGATTCGGTACTTGGCAGAGCAGTTAGCACTGTTAAGGAAAATCTTATTAAAGCGAAGGCTATTGCTTTCGGTCAATTTAATCGACGAGGAACTAATCCAGGTTCTCGTACATACGATTTAGAAAGAATTAAAAATGCAATCCTTACCGATTCATATTTATCGGTAGCAATTAGAAAGTTTTCTCAATTAATTACTAAAGCTGGTTATCAAATTAAATCTAAAAATGAAGCAGCAGCTGATTATATTAATGATAGATTACGTATTATAGAATTTCGTTCTAAAATTCCTTTTTATGTCTTAATAACTTCTATTGCGAAAGACTTGTATACTTTCTCAAATTCGTATATAATTAAAACTAGAGATAATGATACGCAAAAATTTGGAATTAAAGCAGATCAAATTTATAAAGGCGGAGCAATCTCTGGTTTATTCTTAGCAGATCCTTGCAGTGTAACAATACAGCGAGGAGACGATGGAAGAATTGATCATTACCTTATCGACGGAGAAGAATATTCTCCGAACGACGTAATTCACTTGTATATTGACAAAATGAATAACGCCGAATATGGTACCTCTAGAATGTTTACAGTTCTAGAGGATGCATCCATGTTGCGGAAAGCTGAAGGATTGGTTATGACGATATTATATCGTTTCGCCACTCCTATTTTGCATATAAAAGTAGGTAATGTTGCTGAAGGTCAATATGCGACACAAAAAGAAATTGACGATGCAAGAAATGCTTTTCAAGATATGCCAAATGATGGCTTTATCGTAACGAATGAAAGAACGACGATTACGTCCGTTACTCCAGATATGAAAGCTAATGAATTATTAAAATTCTTAGACTATATGGAACAACGTATTTTTACTGGTCTCAATGCTTCAAAATCTTCGATGGGTCGAGGTGGTGGACAATCCTCAGCCGATAATACGGAAGCATTAATGCATGACGAAGTAAAAGCGTTCCAGAATATAATTTCTGCTTTCATCGAAAAATATTTATTCTCGGAATTATTATTAGAAGGTGGATTCAATCCACTAACTAATAAAGACGATTATGTATTCTTCGACTTTAACGAAGTATCGATCGATACAAAAATTAAAGTTGAATCTCATACGATTCAAAAATATCAAGGTAATGTTATTACGCTTGAAGAAGCTCGTCGTGAACTTGGTTTCGATAACGAAGTTTCTGAAACAGATATGTATGCATTTAAAGTTACACTAGAATCTCAGTTGGAACAAATCGATGCACAAGCAGATGCATCTATTAAGGCGTCTAAAGAAACTATGCAGTTACAATCTTCTCAGCAAACAAGTAATGACGGCTTAGATGAACGTAGCTTCAACGGAAAAAAGAAACAATCGACTCCGAATAAATATTTCTCTAACGATGCAAATCCTCAAAATCAGAATACAATCCAAGACAATCCTGCTGCAAAAGAGTTCGTAATTAAGGAGTCTATGGAAGACAATATTAAAGATTATGAGAAAAATTTTAGCGATATACACGCAAGTTACAATCGACTAGGTAATATATTGGCGAGTCGTGGCTCTACAAAGCCTGTAGTTACCGAACTCTTGAAAAAGTTAAATAAACATTTAGCAGAGTCCGCAAGGCGTGGTGTTAACGATTCACATGCGAACAATAAAACTAATGGAAAGATAATTGATCCGATAGTCGATTCATTTGAAGACTATTCTTCAAAAAAAATTAATAAGATAGTCGAAGATTTAAAATCTACGACAAAAAACAATAAAGATAAAATATACATCGATAATCAACTCTCGAAAACAGAATATCGATTAAGATTCTTATGTGATTATCTCACGAAGAAAGCTTACTGGTGGAATTACGTTCAACAATGTAAAACCGACGGTATAAAAACAATCGAAATTCAGTTCGAGAATAGCGATCATCAAAATGGCCGCATGACCCATTTCGATATCGATAAGATTACTATCGAAGATATTCCAGCTTACACTCCATATTGTAAGTGCTCAATTAAACCGATAATGAAAGGATAAACATGGAATTCCGTGAATATCTTGGGTTTAATCCTGTAGACGTAAAAGAGTCCGCAGTCGCACACTCTCATTCTTTATCTAACAACGTTAAAGCTAAAGGATTAAAAGTAGATATCGAAGCATTACATTTTTATCCGTATGCTACTCGTAATGATACACGTTATTACGAATCTGCTATGAGAGAGTCGTTGCATAAATGGACTTATCCTTATAACATTCCAGTTATTAAACATCATAACGACGAAGATGGTGAAACAATCGGTCGTGTTATTAATGCCGAAATTAAGGAATCTCAACGATTACCTGGCACGAAAGCATTAGTATTAACTGCCGATATTTTAACGCCTGACGCTCAAGAAGAAGTTAAAAATGGTTTGTTAGATACTGTAAGCATTGGCGCTCGTGGCGACGAAGTTCGTTGTTCTATTTGTGGACAAGATTTAGCGAACGACGGATTGTGCGAGCATGCTCGAGGAACTAAATATGACGGTGAGATGTGCTATTGGGACTTTAAGAAATTAGAACCTAAAGAGCTATCTTACGTTATTGTTCCATCTGATGCATATGCTAAGAATATTAAAGTATATGATGATAATGCAGAGCCGGCTCAAGTTGAACCGGTTCTTCCTATTAGCTCATTAGAAGGAGAACACGACGGCAATAAAATTGTCGTTAAAGAACACATGGAAAAAGAACCTAAAGTAACTCCAGCAGAAGTCGAAGTAAAAGAATCTGCTGAACAAACTCCAGCTCCTGCTGAAGAAAAAGAAGCTCCAGCTAAAGTTGAAGAACCTACTGAGGTTAAAGAATCCGAAGATAAAAAATTCGAAGAACTTGCTGCTCAAGTTCAAGAGCTTATTCAAGCTAAAGAACAAGTAGAAAAAGATTATAAGAATTTAGCTTCCGATTTCTTAGCTTATAAAAATGAAGTTCGCGAACAACTTCAAGCTGTTGTATCTTCTAAAGAAGAATTGCAAGAAGCAATTGATTCTGTAAAAACTGTTAAAGAAGGTCTTGAAACTTTGCGCTCTGAAAGCGAAAAAGCTTTACAAGAAAACGTAACAGCTGTAAAAGAATCCTTGGAAGAAAAAATTAAAACAATTGAACTTTCCACTTCCAAAGTCGAAGATCCTGTAAAGAAAACTGAGGTTAAGCCAACTGTCGAAGTTACTGAATCCTTATCCGATCTTTACAAATATTTTAAATAATAAGGAGCTCTATTAACAATGCCTAATTTTGATCTTGGTAAAGGCCCTAATCGTTTCACCACTGGTTCTAACGGTAAAGTATTCAAAGGCCTTGGTTTCAAAGCTTTCAATAATGAAGAACGTCGTGTAACACGCACTCAAGTTCGCTTGAACACTGCAAACCATGACACTTCTAACGTATCTTATTGGTTGGATTCTCGTTTGCCAGTTGCTTTCCGTTATAACTACGCTGAAATGTACAACCAATTGGTTATTCCAAAAGGTCGTATCGTAGCCGTAGATCCTGACGTAAAAGCTGCAAAAGAAAATCCTGAAATTTTCTTAAACGTATTGACACTTGCTAACGGCGGTTCTCCTGTTCGTTTGCGTAAAGTTGGCGATACTTATAATGCTGCTACAGGTTTAGTATCTCCTGTCGGTGCTGGCAAACCATTGGAAAATATCGATATTGAATGGACTCCAGTAAATGCAGCTGCTTATACTGCTGATTTCTATCAACCATTCGCTGGTGGTAAAGGTCCTCGCACTTTGGCTACTGATGCTGGTTTAGAAAAAGACAAAGCTACTGGTCTTTTGAAAGAAAACGGCAAAGTTTCCTTGGCTCATCGTGCTGGTAACGTGCCTATCGGTATTATGTCCCGTAACGAAGCTACTCGTGATGAAAACGCTTGGAATGGCATGACTCCTGGCGCTATTAAAACTGACGTAATGGTAGAATTGCCTCATTTCTTGTTCAAAGATAAAGCTGAACAAAACCCTTGGGGTTCTGCATACGGCGCATTCTTGCCTGGTGACCTAGTTAAATCTGATGAAAACGGCCGTGTCGTTAAATCTCCATTATCCGACGAAACTCTTCTTGCTGCTATGACTCCTGCTGAAGTTGAATTTGAACGTCAACAAGTTATTGGTCAAGTACATGAAGTAAATCCTAACTTGGTTCCTGAAGGTTCCACTAAATGGATGAAATGGGCTATTGGCGATCAAGAAGAATTGGCTCAATATGCAGCTGATGGTTATGGTCGTTCTTACCGTCGTGGTGAAGATGTTTACGAAGATTATGCTTACTTCCGTGGCATGGATAACTACGAATATAATTCCTTGTATTCTAACCATGACTTGAATATGAATGCTTCCAATAACAAATTGGACATTTACGATTCTCGTATGGGTGCTAAATATGAATACATCGGTATTCCTGGCTTGACTGATGGCCGCAATGTTGCATCTACTGAACTTAAAGACGTTCTCGTAGGTCAAATGCATGCTGCTGAAGCTGGTAAAGAATACTTAGATTTCAACTTCCAAGTTCCAGATCGTTTTGTAAAACCTGGCACACTTCAAATTTCCATTAACGGTTCCGCTTATACTCCTGTAGTAAAAGGTGGTTTGATCGCTAATGCATTCGAAGTAGTTCACTATAATACAGAAGACAACTTGCTTCGTCTTAAAGTTGTAGATCGTGCTGCAGCTGACGCTATTATTAAAGCAGGTCCTAAAGAAACTGTTGACGTGAAAGTTTCTTATACTCGTGAAGGTCTTGCAGGTGTTCCTACATTCATGGATTGGGACGGCTGTGTAGGCGCAGTTAAAGTATTGTTGCAAAAATAATAGGAGTAACGCATAATAATGGCTATCAATATTAAAGAATTTTTGGAAGATGTTAATACGAAGCGTTCTGCTGCTGTTGAAGCTGCTAAAAAAGAAGGCTTGTCTCCAGAAAAAATTACAGAATCCGTAAGAAAATATGACATGATGAAAGATATGGTCGGCAAATTAAATAAACAAAACTTGTCCGACAAACATTTCTCCATCAAAGAAACAATTATGACAACAGACGTAGTTGATTTGGTTCCTCGTATCATCGAATCTAAAATGATCGAAGCTGAAGATACTCAATCTGTTATTTCTCCATTCTTCACTAAAGTTCAAGCTGGTAACACTAACGGTACTGTAGTAGTACCTATCATTGGTGAATTGCAAGCTCACGAAGTTGCCGAAGGTGGCGCTTACAACGATGAAGCTGTAGAAATCAATACTTTGGAATACAATTCCATCGAAGTACGTCCTAAAAAAATCGGTCTTAAAGTAACTCTTTCCGAAGAAGTTATCATGGACTCTTATTGGGACATCATGGAAGCTAACCTTTCCCGTATTGGTGGCGCTATGGCTCGTTATAAAGATGAGTGGTGTGCTCGTGAATTCTCCGAACATGGCCATATCGTATTCGATAATGCATTGGCTGCTCAAAACCCAGACGCTGCTACGACAGGTCTTGGCGAAGATTCCTTGCCTAACAACACATTGTCCGTTGAAGACTTTATGTCTATGTGCTTAGCTTTGATGGCTAACGACAAAACTCCAACAGACGTAATCATGCATCCACTTTGCTGGTTAGTATTCGCTCGTAACGCAATGGTAGGCCAAGGCTTAACATTCGGTGCTATGGGTGCTATGAATGTTAACCCATTCGGTACAACTCAAGGTACTGGTGGTTTCGCTGGTTTATCTAACAATATGGGTCCTCAACAATTCGTATTGAACGAATCTCAAGCTCGCTTCAACTTGCCAATGCCAATTAACGTAATTCTTTCCCCTCGCGTTAAATTTGACAAGCAAAACAAAACATTTGATATGTATGTTATCGACCGCAACAACATTGGTGCGATCGTACAACGTGAAGATTTGTCCGTTGAAAAATGGACTAACCCTGAAATCGATGTTCGTATTATCAAAGCTAAAGAACGCTATGGTATCGGCATCATGGATAACGGTAAAGGTATCGCAGTTGCTAAAAATATTTCCGCAATGCCATCCTATCCACGTCCAACTGTTGTTCGTGTAACTGAATAATAGTAGTTAACTGGAGGAGCTTTTCGGAGCTCCTCCTTTTTAATTTAAATAAAAGGAATTTATATAATATGAAACAACAACATGAAGTAATTGCCATTGTTAAATTGGCCTCTGGAGAAACTGGCTATTGGGATCGCTTGTCTCGTATGCGTTTATCTCGCAAAGAGCCTTACGGTTTCATTCATGAAAAGATGGATTTAACGAATATTCGTAAATCCGTTCGCATGGGTCGTTTAGTATTAGTATATGGTATCCTTCCTGCAGAGCAAGGTACATATTCTCCACTTATCCGTAAATTAGTTAAATCTACTAACTATGATATTGTTTCCTCTGGCTTTGTTAATCCAGAAGAAGCTAAAGAAAAAGTAGCAGAAGAAGCTAAACGTGCTGGTATTATTGCCGAAGCTCCTGTAGTTAAAACAGAGGCACTTGTTGCCGAAGTTAAAAAAGAAGAGGTGACTCAAGATGGTTTGCAAGAAAAAGGGCAAGAAGGGTTGCAAGTAGAACCTGAAGCGAAAACCGAAGAAACTGTTGCTCCTGTAGAAACTGAAGCAGAAGCTGAAGAAACTTCTGAAGAAGTTGAGTCTACTGAAGAAGAAACTTCCGAAGAAAAACCTAAAAAACGTGGTCGCAAAAAAGCTAGTAAATAAGGTGTAGCATGTTTAAAGAATTTGCTTTGGTCGACATGGCCGTTAATCCTATTGAAAAGCAAATTAAACTTTTCTTTACTGGCAATGTCGATCCAGACACTATTAATAGCGATACAATCGCTATGGTTCATGCTGAATCACAAAAAATATATCGTTTAAAATATCGCACAAGTAAAAAGCTCGTTATTATTACTGTATTAGACGATGTGCTTCCTAATGAAGAATATCGTCTCGATATCAATAGAACGATTAAAGATATTACTGGTGCCAAACTTCAATCTAGTTTAATTAGACACGTATATTTTAATACGAGTATTTACTCTAACGTTAGAATTTTAAGCCCGGCTAATCATGAATTAGTTGACGGTACTTTTAATTGCCAATGGCAAGAAATTCTTCGAGATAAACGAAGAAAACCTGTATTAGAATATCGGCTCCAAATTGCTGACAATAGTTTATTTAACCCTATTGAAATTAATACAATAGTAGTCGATAAACAACAAATTAGTTTCCCTAAGCTAAACAAACAACAGCAATATTATATTAGAGTGCGCGTCGAAAAAGACGGTGAATTTGGTGCATGGTCTGAATTGGCTACGTTTACATATGATGGCCCTGAGCGCATTAAAGATCGACTTGAAAAAGCCGAAGAAAATCCTCATAAGATAGATCCAGTATCTATTTGGGCTCCATATAATTATAAACGTAATATGCATAACAATAAAGTTAATCTCGATCAAAATCCTACTTCTCCAGGATCTATGACAAAAGACGAGATTAACGATGCTACTTCTCTTGGTCTATCTAATGAAGTAACAAATGCATCTGGGAACACATCGACAACTGCATTAACACCTGAAACAATCGAAAAGATTATGAAAGATGGTAATGCTAATAATGCTGCTACTACTATTAAATTAGCAGATGGCACTGTAATAACAAGAGCGACTGCCGGTCAACCTGGTGTCGTTGTCGACGAAACTCCTGCCGGTCAAGATATTCGACCAGTAATTATTCAAGAATTAAAAGTCCTTCAACGTCCTAGACAAGGCACTAATGATGGATTTGTATTTGAATTCGATGCCGAAATTAAAGATGAAGGTATTCTACAAAATATCGAAATCATCAGAAAGGATTTCTAATGGCAGAACCTTTTGAGTATACGATATTTGGTAATCGTTTAGAATTAAAACCGGTTGGCGGAACTAAACCTGATTCTTTATACGAAATCAGAATTAAAAAATTAGAATCCGTCGATGGTAAAAAAGTATTAAAGTATAAAGTCTATACGGTAGCATCAGAACAAATTAGTAATTTTTACACTTTAGGTGATGTTAATTATCTAATCAACGTATTTGATGCTAGTGATACAGAAGTTTTATATGCGTTAAAAGAAGCAAGTCGGTTTGCTCAGTTTCTATTAGACCAAATTCCTGGTTATGAAAATAGAGCTGACTTGCCATATCTTTTACAACAATTTTGTAAATTAAGAGCAACGTTAAGTCTTGTTAGTAAACATGCAGTAATGACTACTACGTCTGGCAAGATATCTGGTCATATCGGTAATATTAGTTTTGGCTCGACAGAGTCCGGTGGTTCTAGTTCTTCTAGTTCTAGTGGTAGTGGTGCTCCATCTTTATCGGATTTAATTAAAATGATTAAAGCCGAGATGGAGATTTTCCAGAAACTAATTGTCGATCCTACGTATCTTACTATGGGTAGAGCTGAACCTCGTGTTGGTAAACGTTCTTATACTGAAGCACGTAAGTTACATACATTCCCAACAGACTTGTTAGATAATTTATCTCGCTCTCTTAAAGCATTGAGGAAAACATAATGAAAAACCTCGATGAACGTATTAATGGTTTAATCCAATTAATGGAAGTGCCAATGTGGCTAATCCAACCTAATAAACATATTAATTGCACTTGTATGGATCCTGTATCAAAACATGGTGATCCATTTTGCGAAAATTGTTTAGGTCTTGGTCACAAAATAACGATACGAGAAATCCGCGCACATTTTCAACCATTATTTGCAACAGATAGTGGCGATAATAAAATGTTTTTAATGCGCGGTTACGATGTATATCTTAGAAATGAATTCCCGGTTTTCCCTGGAGATATTATCGTTTTTAAAGATAAAATTATGAATGTCGTTTATGTTATGGATTGGCATTCTAATACAATGGATTGTGTATATTATCAGGCTAACTGTGTCGACTATAAACGAAACCCAGAAGCCTTTATGAAAAACTTTAAAGCATTGATCGGAGGTGTTTAGATAATGGAAGATAAGCATACTAGCTTATTAATTATCGGCAACTCCGACTTTACTAATAAAACTTGTAAAATCGAAAAATTCGATTTACTCTCACAAGTCGAAGAAGAATATGGGAAAGATTCTGATTTATATCAAGCGTATACGATAGCTAAAAATTATGGTGCGCCATCCATATATTTAGTTAATATGAGAACGATATCTGACTTTCAAAATATAGCAAAACAACTTATCGATTACGACTTCGCTTATATTTGTCCGACTCAGATTAAATTCTCCGATAAATATACTGATCGATATAATAAGAATTTAACTGAACATTATATAAATTTGTTATCTTCTTCATGTGTAAGAAATAGAAGTTTTATATTTGTAACAGATAACCATAGTTCTTTATATGAAGACATCGATGCATTTAATAAAGATTATAATTCTAAGTTAACAGAATATACTGCTATTAATAATAAGAATAAATACTTAGATAATATAATTTTTGTCGGCAACAACCTGAAATATATTCACTTCTGTAATATAGTTGTAGCTGCGAAATTAGCAGCCACGCCTATCAATAAGTACCCCGATTTCGATGATGAGGATACTGACTTTATTATAGATTATAAAGACATGCTTCCTAATGTTTGTTATTTCAAAAATAACTATCGGACAGGTACTACTATTGAAAATTTAGTTAACTTATCTGACGAAAATCCAAATAAATCTGTTATGGTAATGAGGATCATTAATTACTTAATCAGAGAAATGGATTTCGAAGAATATATAGGTAAGAACTACCGCAAATTTTATTTAAATAAAATAAAAGAACGGTTAGATAATTTACTTAAAGATAATGTTGGCTTTGTTCTTTATGATTATCATATCGATAGTATTGAAGAACAAATTAGTAATCATGGATATGGTGTGGACATCATTTTACGATATACATTATATCCATTATTTACAACAGAATCTTATACCGCGGAGCAAAGACTATGACACAAGAAATTAATGAACGTTTTGTACTCGACCAAGTACGACGTCAAAAAGAACAATTGGTTGCAGTCACTAATCCCGGTAGGATACTGAATAGTCGAAAACGTCTCGACCGATTACGGGCTGACAGTTCCATTAGTTTCGACGAATTTATTGCGTTACTCGTAGAACTCGTAGAAAAAGCATTTCGTGAAGATAACGTAAAGATGAGTCCTGATGAAGGCGTTACGATTAACGACCGGGATCAGGAAATTAACCATCCTTATATTTTCTTTAAAATTATTAGCGGTATGCCTGCTAAGGATTTAAAACCAAGATTGATGGAAACGACGATTCGTCGTGCTCCCGGAAATCCTGATTATCGTCCCGACGATAAATATCCTGTTAAAGAAAATATTGAAGAAGAAGGTGTCGATGTGTATCGTCATGCATTTAGATACGTCATCCAATTTGATATCTTCGCTACTTCATACGACCAAGCTAATAAAGTTCTTAAAGAATTTGAAGAGCTTATGGTAGACTACACCGGTTATTTAAAAATGCGTGGTGTATCTGAATTACTTTACGATCAACGCTTAACTGACGAATCCTACGTTATGTATCGTGAAAAATATTCCATAAGAAGTGTTCGCTATACTTTAAACATCGATAAAATGTATGTTGTAACTAGCAAACTTATCGAACGTTTACTAAATCTTGGTAAATAATTTCTTAAGAGGTTTAAATATGGCTTTCACCTTTAAAGAGGAAATCCTTCGAGATCTTCCTGGTGTATTCGTCGAAGTCAATTCTGTAAAGAAAAAACTTTATGACGATTCTCAATTCGGTACAACTGACGCAGTTCTTTGTATCGGTACAGCATTTGATGGTCCTAACGGTGTTCCAGTACCTATTTATGATCCAACATATGCTAAATATACTTATGGCGATACTTATGATCGCACAACTAAACGTGAAGTAGACCTAACTGCAGCATTGTCCGATGCTTACAACTCTGGTTGCCGTACTCTTTATGGTTTCCGTATTGGTGGTTCCGAAGCTCAAAAAGATTTTAAATTGCGTTCTGACGATACTCTTCGTTTACGTGTAAAATCTCGTTTCCCTTCCAATAAAGCAAAACAAGTATACTTCACTTTCGATAATACTCCTGGTCAAGAAGTTTTCACATTGTATAAACCAGTTTCCAAAGCAACTGCTTACGAACGTTACAATGCAATGGTTAACGATGAAAATGAAATGATCAAAATCGATATTCAATTAGGTTTGATGGGTGCTGGTTTTAATGCCGACACTACTATTAGCGAAGTAATTCGTTATATCAATAAACACCAATTGAATAACGTAGTGACTCTTTCTATCGTAAACAAAAAAGGCCAAGACGTTACTCTTCGCAACGACTCCTATGATTTGGCTATGGGCTCTATTTTCCCTGGTACATATTTCATCGGCCGTAAACGTTCTTTGATTCCATGTCGTACAGAAGTTCGTACACATGTAATTAAAAATAAAAAATCTCCTAAACCTTTCAGTTCCTTCACTGGTAAATACTTCCATACATTGCGTATTAACACAGACGTTAATGCTGAGTACCCTATTTACTCTGTAATGGATAAAGATTTGAACGAAGCTTTCGTTACTGTCGGTTTAAAAATGTATTCTCATAACGATTATCTTTTGACTCCTGGTGCATCTGCATTAGCGTTCGAAGAAGACGATAAAGATTATGAAGATACTAATATGACTAACTTCCAAAAGTACATGAAGTTAGGTTCTGGTTTCGCAGTAACTGCAACTGCATTCCCTCGTACAAACTCTACTGGTCAATATTTAACTCCTCGTGTTAAAGAATCTGAAGTAAAAGATAAACAATACATCACTGCTATCGGTGAAGGTGCTTACTCTGTATTGCAAAATGCTGATATGCCTTATCGTGTATTGGGTTCCCAAATCTGTGCTGACACAGTAATTGGTGGCCGTTTACCTAAACCAAAAGATTTCTTAAAAGCATTCCCTATCGATGTAGCTATGGTTAATACTGTAGCAGCCGGTGCTCCTGTAGTCGATACAGAAATGTTTAAATTAACTCCAGTAATTAACACTAAAGACGTAAAACACGCACCTCGTTCTTACAAATTTAGTTTCGTAAAAATCGATGATGCTAATGCTATCGTTGACGATGCTATTTATCAAAATGAAGTATTTACAGTTATTCCGACTGTAGCTAATGAAGCAGCTCTCGATTTAGATAATAAAACTTACGAAGTCGGTCAAACATTCTTCTTACAAGATACTAAAGAAGTTAAATCTATTACATTTGACGGCAAACTTCAACCTGCAGTATCTGCTCATCAAAAATTCAAACATTTTGTAACTAGCGATAAAATTATTGAAGCTGAACCTGCTACTGGCAACACAGTAACATTTAAAGACATCACTGCTCTTACAGATCTTCAATACGATACAGCTATGAACGGTTTGTTGTCTGATGCTGATGCAACTACTGCTGCATATTATGCAACTACAGCTGCTGCTTCTGCTGCAACTGCTGGCACTGCTAAATATGTATTGTTGTCTGTAAACGACGTTCTTTATGTCGGTAAATATGACGGCGGTCAAGTAACTCCAATCGGTGAATACGATATTCTTATTAATAAAGAATCTCGCGACGATAAAGTATTAGCTTACGTTGAAAACTTTGATTGCGTCGATAACCGTGTTATTATTTCCGTAACAGACTTTAACTATCGTACTGTAGCAGAATTTATTTCCGACTTAAAAGATAACGTAAACTTTGCCGATACATTTGCTGTTGAAATGACAGATAACGGTATCGTAGAAAAAGACGCTCTTATCGAAGAAGTATTGGAACCAGTTTTGGTTGGTGGTAAAGTAGCATTAGCTAATCTTAAAGCTGACCGTACAATCGATTACGATTATACTATGCGTATTCCTTACCGCACTCCAGATAACTTCGCTCGCCAATTCGCTCAACATTGTATGTACACAGAATTAAAAACTGCACATACTCATGGCGTAATTGGTATGGAACGTATCTCTGACTATACATTGTCTGGTGTAGAACAAAAATTCCAAGACCTTAAAAATCTTGATTTACATCTCGATTTGAAACGTGCTAACGGTCAATCTGTAATCGATGATGACGGTATGCCTGTCGATATCGGTCGCGCAATTTCTTGTACTTTCTTCCAAAACAATGTACCTGTTTACAATTCTACTTACGCTTATGTAGGCAACGGTGCTGGCGCTTACGCTGGTATGGTTTCTGCATTGCCTGTAGAACAATCTCCTACTAACCAAAAAATCGGTGTTAATCCATTGTTCGAATTGACTACTACTCAAATCTCTGATTTGACTAAGAAAGGTATCGTAACAGTTAAAAACACATTTACTCGTGGTTATGTAGTAACTGATGGCTGTACAATGGCTGATCCAACTGATGCATTATCTCGCTTGAACAGCGTTCGTATCATTGGTGCTGTTGAAAGAGCTATCCGCCGTGTTTGTGAACCGTTCATCGGCAAACAAAACAAAAACTCCGTTCGTGATGCTATCCGCACAGGTTTGACATCTGAGTTGAATAAACTTAAAGGTGTTTTATTATATGACTATATTTTCGATATTGCTAATGACGTAACTGCTCTTCAATATACTTATATTGATATCAATTACACTATTATGCCATTTAACGAAATTCGTCAAATCAATAACTACATTCAAATTCGTCAACCTGGTACCTAATAGTTTTTAAATAAAGAAGGAGGGGGCGGATAACTTCCGCCCCATTATTTAACACATGGCTTACTCTAATAACTCTGGTGTAACTACAGCGTCTGAATACACTCGTAGTTATACTACTTTCTCTGGCTGTGATATTGTAGCTACATTCGGTTCCGAAGTAGTTGCTGAAATTCAAGGTATTACAGTTTCTATTAACCGTGAGAAAGCTCCGGTTTACACATTTGGTTCAGCAGAGCCTCGCTCCATTTCGAGAGGTAAGAATACCACTTTTGCTTCTCCTTTGCAGTAATGCAATGCATAATTAAACTCTGTGATATGCTGGAAACCCCTTAGAGCCTTTAGTACCAAAGTGTGATAATCTAAAGGATTGGGCAATCAGCAGGCAGCTTAAGCGCCTCAACGACTATCCGTAAGGAGTACATCATAACAGCTGATGGAAGTGCAGAGCTCCCTGGGTAATATAGGTATTGCTATATTTATCTTCTTGTAATATAATAGATATATAAGGAGGTCATAAATATGGCAATATATAATTATAACTTTGATATTTTAGAAAAAGAATCACCTGAAAAATATTATTTTCTTGGTTTTTTAGCAGCAGATGGTTCATTAACGAATAGTGGAATCATTTTTGAGCTTAATGAAAAAGATGGATATATGGTAAAAAAATTAAATGATTACATATGTCCAGAAAAAGAAGTTGTTTTTAGAGAAAAAACAAATTCTTATAGAGCATCATTTTTTAATATTAAAATGACTAAAAAATTAAAAAAATATTTTTCAATGACTAGCAATAAAAAAACTGAAGAAATTAGATTTCCAAAAGTTCCAAACAAATATCTTCGTGATTTTATTCGTGGAATAATTGATGGCGATGGGAATATAGATTCTACAAAAGGTTATAAAGGTGATAAAATTTATATTGGCGCTAGATTAAGAATATTAGGCAATGAAATTTTTCTAAAAGAATTAAATGAAAAGACAAAATTATTATATCCACATAACACAAACGCTGTAAATAAAAAAGGCAAAGAAAATATTTATGTTATAACTTATAATTTTAAAACAGCGCGAGAATTATTAAAAATTATTTATTATGATGGATGCCTATGTTTAAAAAGAAAATTCGATCGTACCAGGGATGAAGATATAGTCTCGACTTTAGTTAAAACTAAAGACTAGATCCAAAAAGAGGTATTGCAGGTACTATTGTATTCACATTATTCGACCGTGATGCTCTAGTCGACGCACTTGCTGTTCGTGCTGCTAAAGCAGCTTACTTCCAACGTATCGGTGGCGATATTAACTATCAACCGTACACAATTACTGAATGGGATACAAAATTAACTAACATGGTAGTTAACTCCTTGGGTTCTAACGGTAACGATAGCCAAGTAGCTTCTACTAACCCATTCAAAGTTACGCAAAACGTAGCTATTCAGTCTACGCCAAAATATTCTGATGAAATTCCTCCATTCGACATTACTTTGTCATTTGCGAATGAATACGGTCAGTCCGCAGTTATGGTTATCTATGGCTGCGAAATTTTGAACGAAGCATCTAGCTTCTCTGTTGACTCCACAACTACTGATAAAGCTTGTACTTACATTGCTCGCTCTGTTGATTACTTGCAACCAGTAGAAAATAAATATTTACTTGATAACAAGTATTAATAAATTCGGCGAGGAAGTTTTTCCTCGCCTTTTTATTTTTCTAAGGAGAATTAGGCGTGAATCCTCAAGAAAACACAAATCAAATCTTTTTATACTTAAATCGTGGCTTACAAACATTGATAAATGATGTCCTAGTTTCTGGCGAATATCCTGATGATATGAAGTCAGAAATGTTAAAAGTTTGCTATGACATTATTTATGAGCACAACATCGAGCTCAAGACTCATATTATTACGTTAGTCGATAATAGAGTAAAACAATATATGAAGCTATACAACTTAAAGGTGAAATATGCCAACTGATTATTCTTTAGGGAATAAGGAAGTTATTCAGACTTCTAAATATACAAGAACATATACATCCTATAGTGGATGCGATATTGTGGCATCTGTAAATATCACGATCCCAGGACAAGATATGATTTCTTATGTTTTCGGGAGTGTTCAAACTTTCTCTTATAGTATTCATCAAGAGAAATCTCCTATACGAACATTAGGTGATGTTAATGCTATTACGTATGTAAGCGGCCCAAGAACTATCGCCGGCTCTATTGTATTTGCAGTATTAGATAAACATGTTATTTATGAAATATTTGATGAAGTTACTAAAAGAGGCAATTATTTAAATAAACATTATTTAATGGATGAATTACCTGTATTCGACGTAACATTATCTTTTGCGAATGAATATGGCCATCAATCTACTATTAGCGTCTATAACTGTACGATTATAGACGAAGGTCAGATTATGTCGATTAACGATATCTTAACAGAAAATACATATCATTATTATGCGACCGATATCGATTATATGACAGAGTCTAATGACTATTATAAAATAAATGAAAAAAGCATCATAGAATCTAATCCATGGTTAACGACGACAAATGCAAAAATTTCTCGTTACAATCCTAAGATTCAATATGGGCAACACGTGCTCGAGCTTTCTAAAGATGGATATTATTCTTTTAAATCTTATATGGAAGCACTTAATCGTAAATATAAAAAATTAGCCGATCAATTTATGGGCGAAAAAGAATCTGAAAAGATGGCACAGCTTAAAAAAGATTATTACGATTTACGTACAGAAGCTGAACAATATTATCCATCTCAAGCATTGCTTTCTAAAAAACAAAAGAAAGTCAGATTCCTCGAACATAAAAGAGTTAAAATAAATAAAGAATATGACAACTTTAGAACGTCTTTGTATACGTCTAGACGTGATGTACCTGACTATTCTAAATATCGCTTAGACGGCAAAATTCGCGATTCTAAGGATATTCCTGATTACAGTAAATATCGTTTAGATCCTAAAAAAGATAATAGTAATATTCCGTCTTACGATGAATTTAGAAAAACAGAAAAACGTAAAGATAGTAAGTTGCCAGATTATTCTAATTTCAGAAAAGATATTAAAACAGTCGACGAAGAAGACGCTACTAAATATCGTCTCGATGAAAATGGCAATATTGTAATTGTAACGGATAACGTTACCGATAAAAAAGAAGGAGGCGGCGAAGGACTTGAGCACATCTAGTATTACTTTTTTGTGGCAATTTGAGACATTCGTTGCCCTCTATTGTAACGATTATTTTAATGGTCATATAGAACTATATGTCGATGATGGAAATGAATTAACTAAATACGAACTAGAAGAACCGACTGTTATTATTAACGATTTACAGTCTGGTATCTATCGAGTATTTAGTAAAGGACCTGATGGACAATCTGAAGATAAATATATCGAAGTATACCCAGAAGGATTAGAATATCAGCTAACGTATTTAAATAATTTAATATTCAACGATGAGTTAAATAAAGATTTAAAGGATTTTATTATTAAAGTATCTGATGAGCGCGGATTAAATTTAGTCGAAACTTTATATTTTTCTTATATGACTAATCAAGAAGAGAAGAATAAGTATCGACTATTTTATTTATTATTAGCGGCGATTAAACATTATAATGCTAATAATTTTTATAATAATATCGATAATAATAGCTCTCTTTATTTAAACTCTGATAATCAGTCTTTATTGCATCCTAATATCATAAATGGATTCTTAGAAGGTAAAATTAATTTATATAAATTTACCGGTAAGTTTTATGAGTATCAAGATACTATAACTTTTAAAGATGAAAATATCGATTTAGGATTTTTAGATAAAGATTATTTATATCGTATCGATTTAATCTTGGATCAGAATATTATTAATTCTTATTATACGATTCATCCATCTTTAACTTCGGCTAATCTTATCTGGGATAAATTAAATATTATTGCAACTAAGATAAGCGATTTAACAGATAGCCTTCGTTATTTGCCATTAGCATATCAGTCTTTCGATGAAGATACTAAATTAGCAATTAGCATGTTACTCAGCAAACATATCGATAATCCTATTTTACAAATGCCTAAAATTATCGTCGAAGATGGTGAAATAACGGCACTTATCGATGGTGCTAATCAATATCAAGATATTGACCCTATTTATTTCTGCATAACAGATGTTGAAGGATTAGCAGCCGATCAAGTTTTGGTTAAAAAAGAAATCGACAATTTAGTAATCGATTTGCCGACACAAGGTAATTCTATTTATGACGGCAATTACTTTAGCTATTTATCCGATAAAGATAATAATATTTTAAGTCCGATATGTTTATTTAATATCGATCAAGATATCGAACATAAATATATCGAAGAAACTCTCCGTTATGAACAGACTGGCTTATTGGCATTCTTAAAAGAAGAGTTTGAATTAGAAGACGTAAATAAATATTATCATTATTTTACAGATTGTATCGGCAACAACGACGTAACATTATCTAATTATTACGATAAAGTTATCGATCGGTTCGTGCAAATTAATCCTTATGAAGAATTGCTCGACATGATTCATTATTTAAATGTGTATCGTTATTCTAAACAAGTACATAAAGATATCGGTATGTATGTGTATAATCAAGAATCATCTCATCGAGTAATTATTCCTAACGATATTAAGAATATGATAGTATCTGCCGTTAAATTTAAGCGTGGAGAAAACTATCGATTCGAATATAAAAAAGTTACAGATAATGCTGCATATATAACATATGATGATGCCGATTATACTGTAATATCTATATACGATAAAGAAACTAGAACTCATACTGGATTAGTTACAGTATGGAGAAATGGTAACGATTATTATTTGGCTAATTGGAACGTTCTAATTAAGAACCAAATAGACTTTTAAATAAATATGGAGTATAATATATTATGAGACGAAAGCGCTTCGATAATCATTTAAGCAGTCTATTGTCCTATACAAATAAAAACGTTGAACAAGAAATCACTCGATCTTCGTCTGGGTATACTAAAAATACTCCGACATATAAAAGATATTATTCTCAGATCGATGCAAATGTATGGTTCGGTGATAAATTAGTTACCGATATCCAGAATATTAATTATGGATTATCTCAACACGATATGCCATTATTCGGTTATAATTCTTATATCTATGACGAGTTAGCTATCGGTAATCGGTTAGTACAAGGAACGTTTACTATTAATTTTACCGAACCACTTTACATCGATAACATGATTAAGAAATATCAGAAAGCAACTTTAGTTGCCGAGGATAAGACAACCGAAGTCGAATATAAAGAAATTGTTCAACCACATCGATTATCTCAAACCGTACAATCTAATCCTGAGCATGATGCTATATGGAGACAAGGGTTTGAAATCGATATTGTATATGGACAAGATGACGATGTAATGGGTCAACCGTTACACGTTATTTTATTAGACTGTCATATAATGAATGTACAAACAGTACTCGATTCTTCTGGTCGTCCAGTGTTAGAGCAATATCAATTTTTAGCTCGAGATCGTAAGGTAATTAATAGCTAAGGACAAACTGATTTATGACAACTAATAACAAGAAGAAACAAAAGTTTAATAATCAACAACATAAAAAAGGTATCGATATTAAAGAAACTCAATCCGTAAAAGATACTACAAATCCTGTCGATAATATCGATCGTGAAATGACTGGTGGTGTCGATGTAGTCGAAGTATCTAATACAGAACATGACGACGATTTCGATCCTTCTAAGACAGAATATTTAATGAACAGTGAAGCTGCTCGCATTCGAAAAGAAAATAAAAATGTTCGATTTTTTCGAATGTTAAACGATCAGTTTATCGTATATAAAATCATTACTCGTGCCGAACAACATCTTATGACTAATTTGTCTTTCGAACAACAAGCTGAATTTGATGCTATTACAGATTATGAAGAACGCATACAAAAATTAGAAGATTTACGTAGCGACAATATTCTTCGTTATTTCGTTTTGTTCCCACGTCCAGAACGAATTGAATACTGTAAAGAAACATTCGGTGGTTTTATCGATACTGTCGTAAATGAAATTTTAGTAAACTCTGGTTACGAAAAGAATACTGTTTCTAATCCATTATAAGGTGTGTTGATATGGAAGAATTACGTTTCGATGAAATATTTACACAACTAAAAGAAAAATATAAAACTGTTTTTACTTATACAGGATTCCCGGACGGTATCGTAATTTATCGACCGTTAACTCGTTCACAATACTATGAGCTATTCGAAAATGAACAACTTATGGATGTGGAGCGTGAAGATATTGTTTGTTATAACTGTATCTTATATCCTGAAAATTTCGATATCGGAGCACAGCCAGCTGGTCTTATTGCCGATTTAGCACAGAAGATTCTCGATGCTAGTTTCATGAGCAAACGAGGCCGAGAAATTCTTTATTTAAATGCTGTCGATAATATGCAAAATGTCGATAAACAAATCTCTTGTGTAATCCATGAAGCATTCCCTGAATACGATATCGAAGATATCGATAATTGGGATATGGTTAGAACAATGGATTTCTTAGCAAGAAGCGAATGGATCTTAAAAAACATCCATGGTCGTGGCGGTCTCGATATGGAAAAACTTCTCGATGCTGGCAGTAACGTATCGTTTAAACAAGACGATCCTCGTTTGTTTAACGAAGAAAAACAATACTTCGATAAGTTAAGAGAACAACGAGAAAAGCCTCCGGAAGAAATTAAAAAACCAAAACCAACAGTTAAACGTCCAAAAAGACGTAAACAACAAATGTCTGAAGACGAACTAAAAGCTATGTTCCCAGAAGCATTTGTAAATCAAGGCGATGAAAACTCTATTCGTGAAGTAGCATTAAGCGGTAAAAATCCTCATGATATGACACTTGCAGAGTTAGCTGAACTTAGAAATAATAATTAAATTAATATAACAAGGGAAAAATATGGCTGACGATTATTTATTTAAAGGAATAGAAGCTCCTTCTGATAGTCCTGCCGACTCTTTTGTTGATACAGTAGCGGCTACCGGCGGACTCGTCGGGGCCGCTTTTGCTTTTTCTAGAACAAAAAGAGGGGCGAGAGTTTTATCTAAACTCGATCCTATTATAGGACAAGTAGAGCGTAGACTCTCAAAAATAACGGATGATGGCGCTAATGCTATTACATTATCTGAGTTAGAAGGATATGCTAATCAAGCATTAAGAGGAAATTTTCCTAAACCTTCATCTGCAGTAACGGCCGACAAACAAACCGATATTCTTCGTGACACTCTTAATCGTACATTAAATTTACAAGCAGATGCAGAAAAGAATTTACAAGGATTATATCATGCTCAAGTAATCGATTCGATAGCAACCGATTTTAAAGATGCCGGCGTCAATCAAGCAACGATCGACAACATGGTCGACGCTATTAATAATATCGTTCCATCTCAACGATATGACGGCACTGTCGGGTTCTCTGAACGTCTTAAAAATACATTAAGAGACGTCGTTATGGATGGCGAGTCAGAGTATGCAGAATTTGATGATACAAATGTAGCATTACGAACTATTCGAAACTTAACAAGAAAACAAAGTTTTGAAGATTGGCAAAGTGTTGGTGGCCGCGGCGAAAAGATTACCGAGAATTTTATCGAGAATCAAATCAGAGATATTGGAGAACTACTAGAAAAGCATCAAGCTAAAAAGACTGGAGAAATTCATGATTTTGCATTAGCCGATTTTGTAAAACAAAAGCAAGCTGATGCAGCAATCGATAATGGTGCTCTCGATGTTCCGATCGTATCTCGTAACGGTAAACGAGATATCATCGATGTCGATAATGCTCTCGATAAAATACGCAGTGATAGTAGAACAGCTTTCTTAGCAGATTTATTTGAAAATGCTAAATATAATGATAGCACTAAGTATGTCGATGGCGAAGTATTAAATACTCCTAATTTAGATAAAATAAAATCTGAAGCAAAAGGAATTGTCGGCGATACATTAGCTGGTAAGTTATTTGGTCTCGATGATTTATCGCCTCGAAATCAGTTAGGCGTCGATGTTTATTCTAACGCTCAGTTTAAACTCGGTATGGCTAACTTCCAAAAGGAAGGAACATTATTAGTTCGTAATCGAGACAAATTATATCGCCAAGATCTTACGACCGGTAAGATGGAACAAATGGATATTAGCGGATACAATTGGCATTCTACTAATGACGATATAGTTCATCATGGTCGTATAATGAGTCAATATGGTGTTCAACAAGAGAAAACTAATTGGGCTCAGCTTGGCAGAAGTGAAGGCGCTAAAAGACTAACTGATGTAGACGGCAATAATTTATACGCATTAAGAAATACTAATATAGACCAGCTAAGCGAATCAGAATTAGCAGCATTAGGCAGACGTGCCTATTCTCATGCTCGTGCCGTACAAAGTATCGATATCGACTTAGAAAAAAATACTGAGAAAATCGTTCTCGATTTAGCCGCATCAAAAGAAGGCATTAAAAAAGATACACTTTCTAAAATACGTGATGTATATCATGCAAAAAGTGAAAGTGCTAAAAGAAGAATCTTGCGGGATATCGACGTTGATCAGGTCGATAACTTAGATTTATTAAGTGTCGTTAAAGCTGCTAGCGACGGCAAAAAAATTAATGCTCGTTTACGCGATGACGGTATCGGTATCGGTAGTGAAGCTTTATATAAAATTAAATCTGTCGAAGAAACAGTTAATGAAGCCGTCGTTAAAAATGCTGTCGATTCTTTAGGCAAAACACAAGCAGAAGCTTATGCTAAAATAGATTCTTTAAACATATCTCCAGGTGAAAAACAAAAACTAAAAGATATGTATACTTTAGAAAAGTATAAAAAAGAATCTGGTATTAACGTTATTAAAGATCGACATAACTTTAATCGAGATAAGCAAGATATTGGTTCTGCCGTATTTAAGAAAATACAAGATACATTAGACGATAGTCCTGAAGCCGATAGAATACTCGGGCATTATTTAGGTAATGGCAAAGATATCCATTATGATTTCGGTAAAAAGGGAAATGCTGCTGCTCCAGTTTTAGCAAGAAAATCGCTCGATGTTAAGAAGATAATTACTTCTTGGAATAGTGGCGATCTTAATGGATTAATGCAAGGAATTTCTGATTCGGCTAAAGGATTGTTTGCGAATTCTAAATTAAGTCAAACAACATGGTTAGGTAAAGTTACTGGTGGCCATTTAGATTTTTCTAATAATAGCACAGCAAATGATTTATCTGTAGCAGGGTCGACTTTATATAAGATGGTTAGCCGATTAAGTGGCGGCCTTAATATGCTTGATCCAGGTGCTTTTACCGGTGTCGTAAATAACGTTGCAACAAGAGCAGTTGCTCGAGTTCTTACATTTGGTCATGGTCTTGGACTACATGAAAATGCCTCAAGAAGCAGCTTAGAAATAATCGACAAACTTTTATTTAAACGTGTATTGCCTGCTAGTTTTTTATATACACAATTTGACTGGGCAGACGACACATTTAATTTAAATGAAAATTTCCAAACTGGTTTAGCGAATATCGATTTAGGCTTTAGAAAATTTACTGATGCTACAGGGTTAACCGATGTATTTAAGTTAGCTAAAATGGCTAACCCAATGGCCCAGTATATCAGTGGCGATTATCGCCCTTATCAATCTTATGAGGAACGATTAGATTATTATCAAAACGGTAAGGATCCAATTCGTGCTGGTCGTTATTGGGTATGGGGTTCTACGAATGAATTCCGTGGTTCTAGTATTTCATATTGGGAAGATAATAGTTTAAAGTTAGCTAAGTCTGATTATAAGACTGAAGGTATTTATGGCGGTTACTTTAATAAATGGATGCATAGTCCAATACCGACATTATCTAACCCTTTATCTCCATTAATATATGCTCTTAATCCTTATTGGTTAGAAGAGATGCATTCAGAAGATAGACCTTATTTAGAATCAGGTCCTTTGTTTGAATCTAATACTCTTCAAGGTTTAATTCTTAATCCGACATTAGGTGAAATAATTAAGCCTAAGAAAAAATACCATGAGGATAGAATGTGGTTCGGTCGTGACGTTAAAGCAGTCATGTACCATATGAACCAGCAAATACAAGAGCAGTCTCAAGATACTCGTTATCTAATATTCCAAAATGGACGTCTTGGCGTATATGATTTTACGGCATTCGATCATCCGACTGATAATGAATATGTGCAAAGTGGCGATCAACAATATGCACCACAAGCACCGATGTACGCATCGGCAGCCGATTACGTTAAGTATATTAATCCTGACGGAACAGTAAATCCTGAAGTAGCAAGTTTACAGCCTGTTACTAATGGCACAGGAAGTACTATTTCTGCTATGAATAATGCTATTTATTCTGGTAGTTCTCCTTATACTAATCCTAATGGTATGTATATACAACAACGTGTTAAACGTGGTAGACCTAAAGGATCGTTGGAAGAAATTTTAAATAATGCCGACCTATATAATAATTTAATGAATTCAAATGGTGGTCGTGATTATTTAGATGAATTACAAACTACTTCAAGATTATTAACCGGTATTTATGGTTATATCGGATCTCAAGCATTCGGCCGTGACGAATCTAAATTCATTGCTAATGCTGGCGATATCGATTCATTCACTCGTCAATTCTGGGATGCTGGTATAGGTGGTCTCGGCGGTGAAACAGCCGAAATTAGCCGTCGTTTCTTACCGGAATTTTCGAGAAGACGACGTGTTAATCCGTTGATGAATACAATGGCAGATCAACATGCTTGGCTTCCAGAAAAATTCTATATGGGCGATGCATACTGTATTTCAAAAAATACAATGGTAGAAATAGGCAATCTTGACTATTTAGCTGCTGATGAAGTAGTAGAAAATCAATCAATAATTATTGATCATACTGGTCAAAATACAGTCGTAAATAAAATTGTCTGTCGTAAAATAGAATTAAAAGAAAAAGTTTATTCGTTAAAAGTTAATAGTTTATTTGCATTTGATTATGAATTTTCTGAAAATCATCCATTATTAGTTACTGAATCTTCTAATAATGTAACAAAAGAATTATCTGGAAATTCTTTATCATATTACAAAAGAGCAAATACTGTATTAAATGCATTAAAGAATGGAATAACATCTAAAAAAGATTTAGCTGATCTTGTTAATATTTCTATAAATGATGTTTGTCAATTATGGAAAAAAATGTTCCAAGATAATTTAATTTATGATTATAAATTAGATAAACATAATATTCATTTAAAAAAATATAAATTATATGATATTAATTTATTGAAAAATAGATTATCTTGGAAAAAAGTAAAAGACATTAAAATTGGTAACTATGTCGCTTATCCTATTCCAAAATCTAAAAATCAAGAAATAATATTAGATTTAGGATTATTATTACCAGAATATATTTCAACAGAAAAATATTTATATAAAATTAATACAAAAAATAGACAATTTGTTGAAATATATGAATATTTTGAAAAATATGGCGTTCCAAAATTTAATCGAGGAGAAAGAAAAAAACTCTTAGAAAAAATGAACTGGAATGATAGAGTTTACGAAAGTGTTCAAGCTTACATAAAGCATAATAGAAAAATAAGAAGAATTCCTAGAAAAATTGTATTAACAAAACAAATATGTTATGCATTTGGTTTATACCTTGCAGAAGGCTGGAACAATGGATGCTCCATTGGAATGGCTCATAATATTAATGAGCGAGATTATGCATATAATGCATTCTTAGGATTTAAGCAAATAGATTCATATATTAACTTTTCTTTTAAAAGATCAGGCGTTACAAATGGTGCTTATTCTCGTTTTGGATCATCTATAATTGCATCTTTATTAGATGTATTATTTAATAAAGGTGCTCATGATAAGAAGATTCCAGAATTCTTCTGGGATGCAAAAGAAGAATGCGTTCTAGGATTATTAGAAGGCTATATATGTGGCGATGGATCTAACTTTGTAATGAAATCTGGATATGGCAAGGAAACAGAAAAGATTAGTATTACATCTTGCAATAAAAAATTGTTGTATCAAGTAAGAAAATTATTATTAAGATTTAATATTGTTGGATCAATAAATATTCACAATAAAACTTCTAAAAAAATAAGAATTACTAAATATCTTGTAACAGCTGGAATATCTTATAGTTTGAATATTAGGGGCAAAAAAGCTTCTATACTGTCTGAATTATTATTCGGTAAATCATTATTACCAATAAATAACAGAGCAAGAGAATCTTCTCATCATTATATAAATAATGGATATCTTTATTTAAGAATTGAAGACATTAAAGAAATAAATACTATTAAAGAAGTATATGGCTATCAAGTAAATCAAAATAATTCTTTTTGTGTTGTTGGTTTTGCTACGCATAATACATCTCTACCTAATGCAGAAGCTCGTCTTCCTGGTAAAGGATATGAAGCTATCAATGCTTTACATCCAGATCAATTTGCATCTGATGGCTATGGTGCTATTGACCGTTATAAAATATTAGCCGACATTGCTCCGAATAGTCCAGAGTATAAATATTGGAAACAAATCGTTAAGATGATGAACTCTGACGAAGCCAAAAAAGTATTGCAAGATACTGAAGAGATGGTTAAACATCAGGGTAAAAAACATGATTTCTTTAATTATAAATTCTTAGGAAAAACGACTGTGTCTCAAGAAGGGCATATCGAAGAAGTATTATCTAACGGCAAATTTAAAATTGCTGGCGACGATCGTTTATATCAAATTGCCGGTGTAAAATTTAAAGAAAACGGCTTCATGTCGAAACAACAATTATTGCAAGTTATCCAACCTGGACAACGAGTGACAATGCGTATCGACGATGAAGAACGTACCGATAATCCAGATGCACCACAAGCTCCGATTCGTGCAGCGTTATTTTTAAACGGCGAGAATATCTCGGATACATTGCGAGAAGTCGGGTTAGCTGAATACGATATGGACGACAGTTCTGCTGCCGGTGCATATGCTAACTACAATACATTTGGACGTATTTTTGGTAGTGCTGCCGAATTAGTTACGCATGCACAAATTCCGATTTTGCATAGTCAATTCATGAGAATTAATGACCCACTAGAAGAATATCGTAGTGATCAATTATACGGTAGCGGCTTTGCTTCATGGGAAGATATCATCGATACGATGCTTGTTCCGACATTCGAACAAAGTAAAACATCGTTCGTAAAAGATTTGGTTGCCGATAGTGCATATCGTTATTATAAAGGACTAAATAGTCGAGCTTTAGATAATGCTTCTAAATCTAGATTAGCTGTTGCTAAATTTGCCTCGACATATTTAGACGGTCCAGCATTAGCCGGTGAAATCACAGGTCGTTTTACTTTTGTTGGTGCTAATGCCGTAGAACGTAAAGAAAAACTTTCTCGTGCGTTTAGATTTGCCGGTAATGCATTTGCAATGGCGACATCGACAGACGATCCTATGTATGCGACATATGCATGGGGACGTATGGGTTATGATATTGGAAGCCATTTAAATCTATTCGATAAATTTGTTTCTGACGAATCTATTATCGGTAGATTTGCCGAAGGTATCTTTGGCAATGTCGATAATAAAGGTATTGAAAAATTAGTCGATTTTGCTAAGCGAACTCGTGCTAGTCGTATGCTACAAGCTGCAGCTTTTGCTGGTACTGGTTTAGCGATCGCATTAGCTAAGAATAATCCGATTACAGAGGCGTTAGGTCTCGACCATGTATATACTCCTGATAACGTAGAAAAGCGTTGGGATACAGAAGAATACTTCGATAGACTCCGTTATATAAAATATATGGGTCTATATGAAGCTGCTAAAGAAAAAGCTAAATCTGAAGAAGGCGTTGATGTCGATAAGTTATATCAACATCAAGCAGCTCTTCGTGCCGAGATGGATGGCGATGTATCGATTACCGATATGATGGCATCCGTATTAACTTCTGGTACTCCGTCTAACGATCCATTAGCTCAATGGATTAATAAAAAATTCGGTCGTCTTAGCGAAGATATGACGACACTTGCTGCTGGCGAATGGACAGAACAGGCTATTATGTATCATCAAGTAGCTGAATCTACTGTATATGCGTTAAATAAAGATAGTGAATATTCCGATATTATTCGTGCATTACCTAGTACCGAAAAAGAATATTTTGTCGAGTTTGCTAAAGTAACTAACGAAAAACAACGACGAGCTATCTTACGTAACGTATCTCCATCATTAGCTAAAGCATTAAAACTTGTATGGTATCAAGAAGAAACTGAAACAGAATCTAATGAATCGTACTTTACGACGCACAATCTTCCTGGGCCATTATGGCAAGGTTGGGAGGCATCTTCTAACCTTGAAGATATTAAGGCGAAAGTAATATACAATGAAGGAATGCAATATGCAGACTTCGGTATTTATTCTTCGACCTATGAAGATCCAGAAGTTATCAACGCCCCTAATATAGAAAATATTAGAAATGGCGATGATCCTATTACTGTCCGAGCTAAAATCAATACTGTATTAAGTGGTATCGGTTTAACTGAAAAACAAATACAGGTGAATCCTACGCAACAAGATGGTATAATAGATATAGTAACTAATGTAACTTCTGTTATTGGTTACAAAATAGATAAAGCGTTATCATTCTTATAAAAGGATTAAACAATGGATCAAGATTTTACTTATATAACTAGGAGACCGACATACGATGCTTTTAATAAAGAATCGTTTGGTGCACCTAGTCATCTTATTGAATTATTAGAAAAAGCTAATTTAAATAGAAGAAAGGATATGACGCTGGCGATTGAGTCAGCGTCTGACTCCGCTTTATCCTTAAATAATAAAGCTAAGGTATTGCCGCCTTCGGACGCGAAATCTTATTTTTTCGATATTGAAACAATTCCGTCTGTACTCGTAAATGTCGACGGTCAAGATAGAGCAGTAAGAACGCCAGATATTATTTGGCAATATGCTGCAAAAGATGAGAACGGCACTCGTGTCGTTATGAATGGCTTAACAAAAGATCAAGCATCTTTGTTGCGATTAAAATTTGATAACGGTACATTCAATTATGATACAGCAACTCGAGAAGAAAAAGTTGCTTACGATACATTAGCTCGTATCGGTAAAAATGCTAACAACATGAGTTCCGGTGGCGCACTCGAAGCATTAAACGATGCCGACGATAAAACCAAATTAATTGGTCTTGGTATCGATTATTTATCTAACAATCATCAAGACGGTTTAAATAATATAGCTAGAGAAATAGATCAGCACATTTCTTCTGGCACACAAGTAATTGGTTTTAATAGTCAGTTCTTCGACGTTAATAAAGTATCGACTGCTTTACGTGAGTCTCCCGATATTACTAGAACATTAGGGACAAGAGCAGTTAATAAAATAGCAACTAAAAATCATTTCGATATTTTTAAAACGATTAAAACAGCGATTACTTTAGATCCTGAAGCAATGTCTCGAGCATATAAAGACTCTATATTGCGCGGAGCCAAACAAACTAAAGCTGGTCGACTCGGAGCCTATTATATTAAGGGCTCTAGTTTGCGACAAGAAGATTTTGCTCGTATGCTCGGTATCGATGTGTCTAAGGCCCATGATGCTGGCGCCGATATTTCTGTATTGGAGCAATTATATAACAATGAATACTTCCGATCTTATTTAGAATCGGCTGCTAAAGTAATTGCCGATAATAAATCGAATATGCAAGAAATTAAAGCCGGTACATTTGTAAGCAATATTAATTCTGTATGGGGAAGAAACTCTGGTTTATTAACGTTTGAACGTAATGGCGGAGAATATATTTTCCCAGAATATAATATGCGTCATGTCGACGGCAAAAATTATACGGCATATCGAGGTTCTACTTTTAAAACGAATGCTGTTTACGAAGTAAGCAAAGTAATGAAACTCGATCATAACGATCTTAATCTTGGTCGTTATATAGCAGAGAATGCTGGCCAACTTGGTATTAATGGTAGCCATGATTTACACATGGTTGAGCTAACAGGTCAAGACGGTGCATTACGATATATTGTCGGAACAAAAGAAAATTTAGAAAATCAATTTATGGAATCTTTTGTACCGATTGCTCAACGTACTAAAGACGGTATGCAATATAATATGCCTGGCATGAAAATTGCGACGAACTCTTTAGGTATTGGTATGGCAAATACGGCAGAAGATACTTTTAATAATTTATTAGTACGTTCTTATCAACGACAATCTCGTGGTAACGTTATCGACAAAATTCAGTCGGCGACTTATAGTCGAGAAAATTTTGTTATCGATCCTATTGTTAGTACATTCTCTACTAAGAAACAGCAGTTGGCTGCAGCAACAATTCTTCAAGATCATATTGAGTTAGGTAAATCTGTTGCTGAAGCAATGTCGGGTTATACTGTCGAAGATCTTGGCGGTATCGATAAAGGAGCATTTGCTCGTTCAATCGAAAAAATAGCAGCCGGCATGAAAGAGCGATATAATCCTGAAAAAGGATATATCCCTTCATTCGGTGCCGTTAAAGAAATTTTAAATAATATTAATTCTAAAGATAATCATTTCTTGATCTCGACAGCAGCAAGAGAAATTGCGGCAAGTGGATTAGAACATGATAAGATTGCATCTGACTACGTAATGCAATCTGTTATGAATGAATACACTCGTATGATTCGTAATAGCGAAGTATCTTATGATTCTCGTTTTAGAATTGATGATAAATTCTTGGCCGGACTTGCTGGCCCTCAAAATCTTAGTGGCGTAGAATTCAGTTTAAGCCTAAAAGAAAAAGATTTTAATATGGCTGCTGCTACACTCGAGAAAAAACTTAGAACGTATGGTACCAATAGAACGATTACGCCGACACAATTAATTGATCGGTTTAATTATTTTGCGAATAAGCTCGAAAAGCGTGGTGGCGCTTTATCTAACATTACTAAACGTTTTAACGATTTAAAAGCTCAAGACGATATATCGTTTAGAGATATGTCTGAGTTCTTTATCAGAGAGTTACAAACATACCAACAACGTAATCCTCACGATGAGGCTTTTAGAAGCTATGATTTAACCCCGGGTAAGGCAATTATTACTTCTGATGCACAGAAGACTATATTAAGATCGGTAGCTAAATCTGCTGCAGACGGTTTAAGCAAAAGTCCAGTCGATGCAAGCCAACGATTAAAAGGCTATTTAATGAATGGTCTTACTGAAGACATGTTTATCGATCGCTATAAAGGTCTTCAACCAGACAAAGTATTATCGGCTCGTTTTAATACGATCGATAAACAAATGACAAGTATTGCCAATCAAATTGTAGCTAGTCTTGGTAACAATGCTAACTTATCGATTCGAGGAAATACCGTCGCGATTGTCGAAGGCAATAAATTCTACGATATTAGTAAATATTTATCTCGAGTAGTATACACTAATGGCGGCAACTTTGCTTTCCAACATGGCAACAGCGCTGTCGATATGAGCTTCACCCAACGAGCTGTTAGGTCTATTCATATGGATGGCGGCGAGGCAAAAGTTAAGCCAGCATTACAATATGTGGCGAGAGAACTATCTAACTTCGATCATATACTTCCGTCTGTTAAAGGATGGTTAAAGACCGATAAAAATGCTAGTATCGGTGAAGTATTAACTAACGTTCTTAAAAATGCTCAAGCAAACCCTAATAAAATAGGTTTATCTCCTGGTGATAAAGGTTTCGATTTAGATAAACCAGAAATATTAAGAACCTCTGATTCAAATATCGCGCTAAAAAATCTTACCGACCATAAAAGAGATATTATACGATCTCTTCCTGAATTATTTAATACTAATGTATTAACTGTCGATCATTTCGTTAAGATGGGTGTTGTCGAACAAGGCGCTGGTCGAGACGACGTAATTAATTTCTTTAAGACAATTAATCCAGCATGGGATGGCAAAAGCGGAGATTTATTTAAAGATTATACTCCGTCTAGTAAATCGCAGAATGCGATTAATGCATTACTTAATCCTAAAGATTCTTCTAAAGGACTAGATGCAGTACTTCATGATGAACAATTTATCGAAAAGAATTTTGTCGGTATTGATACTTACGATTTTAAATATGATAGTGAAGGCAGAATTATTTATAACGATGATGGTACATTAAAAACAAGTACTCGATATTCTGGTAATGAATATGCTATTCTATCTGATATAAAATACGAAGAACAAAATATTACGAAGAGTGAAACAAATCATAACGCTAAAGTGCTTAAAGGCGCTAAACGATATGATACGGCGACTAATGCTTCTGCTATTAGCCCTGGTAATGAACGTAGTTATCAACAATCTGCTGGTCAATCCAGAACGTTATTACGAGAAGGTGTCGAACAAGTAGCTCTCGATCATGGCGATGATCCTGCTCGTTATTATACCGATAAATCCTGGATAGGCTCGGTTAAAGCCGATACAAATAGAGCCGTGCTCAATACGAATACTATGTTGTTACAGCACGATAAAGAAGGTCAAGAAATTATCGACAAGTCTTTCAACGAAATTGTAACGAGTATAGAAAACGAATATCATCGTACTTTAAGTTCCAACGAAGTCGATAAATTGTATGGCGAGTATTCTCGAGCTTTAAAATCTAATATCGAAGGTTCTGCTAAGATTTCTCCAGAACTTGCCGATGCATTAAGTCAATCGACCTATGGATTACATGGCGGTGAAGCTATTAACTTAGCCGGTAATAAAGATATCAGTAAAGAATTTATCGAACGTCATGTTCCGATTAAAATAAATGCCGACGGTAAATTCGAATTAAAAGAAGTTTCTGATGCGGTATTCTTAAGAGGTCAAGATATTGTCGAGACTTCGATGGATACTGAATTTTCTGGTGCAACATCTAAAACTGCTAAAAGTAATTTATTTGGTCGAATTCATTTTGTCGATGCCGATAATAATATTGTTTCTGAATCTAAAATATCAAAGATGCTACAAGAATTAAGTGTTAAAAACAAACCTGATGATATTAAAGGAATGATTGATGCACTTAAATCTAAAGGTATCGATACTAGAATGGTATTGCATAACTTTAGAGATGTGGCTCGTAAATTGTTTGTTGGGAACGCTAAACAAACAACATCGGTGTTAGGTTTCGGTTTAGGTGAAGTCGATAAAAATATTGCTAAAATTTTAAATGATACAGGTTTTGGCAATATGGTCGGATTAAAATTTAATACAGAAGGTATTACTAAATTCTTATCTGGCGATCTTAACGAAATTGCTTATCATTATTATTCTGGCGATAAAAATCGGCTAACTCAGAATTTGAGAAAAATGCGTAAGAGTTTACTCTTAGAAGTCGGCTTAACTCAAGATGCATCTAAAGAACAGGCTTACGCCGCAATTAAAAAACGTATTAATACAGAACGTAATGTTATCGCTAATGCATTAGCTAAAACGGTTAACCATGGATCACCGATCGATATTATTCAAGGTGAACAAGAGATGGTTAAACGTAAAGATATCGCAGGTTTAACACAACAATGGTTAGATAATATTGCCGATGAACCTATGGACGTTAAACGTGCATTTATGAGAAAAGCCGTCGACAATTTAAACGAGTCTGGTTCAATAGAATTATTTAACAAAGGCGCTATTTATTTCGATGAGAAATTAAATAGAGTTATGTTTACCGAAGGCGTATATGAAATAAAAGACGGCAAGAATTTTGGCGACATCTTTAAAATTATGCTTAAAGATCAGGATGAAAAACTCGTACAAAAACTTAGTGACGTTGATAAATTAACTATGGGTGTTTCTGGTAAAGTAACGGCTCAACAAGTTACGGCTTATTCAAAAGATTACATCGGTGAGCTACAACATGCCGTATTCAATCAGAATGAATTAATGAAAGTAAGAGAATTAAAAGTCGGTGCGAAAACAGCTAAAGAATTATTAAAAGTTATAGATCCGACTGGTACGTTGCAAGAGTCTTTAGCTGCAACTGGTGTATATGATAATATAACCGGTGAAATTAATTACGGTGAAAAATTATCCGATGCTGCGATGAACGGAACTCGTTATTCTCGTGCTGCTAGAAAATCTCGTCAAAAACTTGCTCAGGCTGGCGACTTTGCCGATACGTCATTGGAGAAATTCGTATACGATTTATTCGATGAAAAAGGTATTAAAGCTACTAAAGATTATGTCGAAGAATTTGCCGAACGTTTATCTCATCATGCTGCCGATTACCGAAATAATAAAGGTGGTCGTATGGCAGACGATACTCGAGATTTCGCCGATATTATTGCTGGCACTAAAGGCACTGATAAAGAAAGAGAAGTATTTAGAAAAGCCCTTAACGATATAGACTCTCCTCTTACTATCGATGAAATGATTAATCACTATAGGAAAACTGGTGAATATAAATCAGGTAAATTTAGCGATACAATCGGCGGCAGAAAATATGAAATGTATATTCCGCAAAGTGCTCACAGTCCAGAAACGAAAGCACAAATTAAATCGTTCTTTGATTCGGCACAAAAACTTGGCGAAATGGAAATTCAAGACGGCGTTCAATATACCGAAGAAGCTGCTAAGTTAAAAGATAATATGGATCAAGCCTACAATAGTTTACGTGATAATGTTACTAAAAACTTAAGAGGCAAGGGTCATATATTAGAATCGACAAGTTCTGCTTATCTTGGTGAAAGTATTCAAGCAGCTGCTACGAACGTATTCGATTTCGATGAAAACTTTATTTCGTCTCGAAAATTTGCTGGCGGAATGACGATTAAAGAAGCCCAAAAGGCCGGTTTAAGTACAAGCTTTGGTGAAGCCTCTATCGATGTCTTTGAAAAGCTAGGTGTATTTGACGGACTAGATGCTGCAGGTCGAGCTGCTAAAATTAAGCAACTTGAAACTGAAGGTATGATGATGGGCGTCGGACGTTATCCATTCGACTATCCTACATCTGTAGATTTCGGTAAAATTTATTTAAATAAAGGTCTTGCCGAGAATGAAGTAAGAACTAATCAGCTTATGGCTAAAGGTAAAGGCCTCGACTATGACGGTGACCAAATTAAGCTAATTAAGATGAATGAAGACATTATTACTAATTCTGGTATGACCGACGACAGTTTATTACTTACATCTGCTATGGATAATAGTGCCGTAACATTCCAAGAAACAGCAAGAAGAAGTTACGATCCATCGACAAAAACAGTAAGTGATGTTACAATAGAAGGTGCAGATAGTAATACTCTTGCAAAAACTCATAAAGCTTCAAGCTATGCTGGTCAAACATATAACCCGTTAAAGAATTTACAAAAATTAGCTAACGATGTCGGATTCAATGAAGAGTTTATGACTCAATATTCTGGCGGAATAAAGTTAGGGCATACGGCTTCTACTGTAGCTATCGGTGTTCAAGAAGCTCGTTTGTCGGCAAAGAATGCTGGCAGTGCTACTGCCGACGTAATGAATCAGTTTGCCGATGTGTTTACCGATTTGACAAAACATGCCCAGACAGCTGAAGATATTCGTAATATTGGTAACCTTATTACAGACGATACATATAATAAAGCTATATGGTCTGAAATGAAGCGGAAACAAGAATCTTTATCGACTATGGTCGATGCGGTTGCTAATAACTCTGATTTTATTGCGAACAGTGGATTACAAGGTAAAAGCGCTGAAGAAATTCAAGGTGCTGCCGACGAATATGTTCGACAACAATTTAAGCAGCAGACATCTAATATGACCGAAGCAATTGCTTCTTATATGGAGAAAAACAAATTAAATCTTAGATCTACATTAGCTCAACTAGATCTCGGTGTAAGCATTACCGGTGATAGGCATTCTATGTTTAGAAGTACAAACGATATGCATAGCGCTTCTCAAGAAGCGATTATTAATAATTCTGCTTTAAATAATATGGCCCCTATCGTAAACAATCCTGAAGAGCAAATTCAAGCTGTTAAGATGAATGAGTCTTTAATTGGTTCTGGTGTTGCTGAACGTATGGCAAAATTAAGAAGTGGCGAAGTTAAAGCTATGGATATTGTTCGTAAGGCACGAAGTAAATCTGTTTTAGGAGCAATGGCTGCTTTAGGTTCTTCGATTCTTGTTGCTGGTTATGGATCGGCTTCTCCGATTCCAGATGTCGACAATACATCAGCTCAGCAAATTAATAATTCTAATACGTCAGTTCGTTTAGTTCAACCTCAACAAGGTGCTGCTAATGGTGGTTATATAATCAATGTAGCAACTTCGACAAGTCAAGATCCACAAGCTGCAGTTGCTGCGTTAAATGCTATGCCAAATATTGTAGGTTCTGGCGGTAGCGCAACTGTTACGACAAGAGTTACATCTAAATATGAAGATATGAATGCTAACGATATTAGCAATTATTTAGATAGTGTATTATAAATAAAGGAGATTCTATGGCGGAAGATAAAAAGCCAGGTGTTAACTATGCGACTCAACACTTAGGTCAAAAAGTCGGCAAGAAGGCTTCCGATCAAGTCGAGACAAAAAAGGAAGATATTCCTAATAATCCGACTGAAGGATCAAAAGAAGAGCTTGACCAAATGGTTCGAGATACTCAGATGAGCCTTCCGGAATTAGCCGACTTTGAAGAAGGCGCAGTCGACATGAGAATTTATGAAGAGCTCGCTAAAAAGATGGGCGATTCAAAAGAACAGGCTTTGTTCTATAAAGAAAATCCTCCATTAGAAAACACTGGTATTGATAGATTGAGAGGGCTGGCTATGGTCAGCCTTCCTCCATCTGCTTTTAGAATTACAGATGAAGATTTACATGCTGGTTTTGTCGATGGTGATACTTTATATGCCGATTTAAGAAAAGCAGAAGTAAAAGATCCAGAACTGTTAGAATATCTGTGTGTCGGTCAGCAAAACATGCGAGCATGGTTAGCCGGCAATAAAAAAGCGACAGAAGATGTTCTGGATGCGAACAAAGTAAAAGACGAAAATAGAAGTCTTGATTATGATATGGGCTTCCGTTTCTTATTCTACGATGCACCAGAAGTTCATCACTGGTCTATCGTATATGCAACTGACGTTAAACAAGTTACATACGGTGAAGCCGTTCAAAATTATCAAGCTTTTTTAACGAAAGCTTATGATTCTAGTAGCAATAAGAACGGTTCTAAATGGGAACGTTATAAAGATAGCGATACTGTTACGATTGCTCAAATCGGCGAGTTCGACAATAAATGGATCCAAGTAAATGATTATTTAACCGAAAAACGTTTTGGCGGATCTTCTACATTATTAAATGGACGTAAACCTGTATTTGGTTTAATGGCTGACGGAACTAATTACGGTACATTAGAAGTAGCATATGCTGCGGCTAATGATGTCGTAAATATGGTAAAGAACGCACAAGAAGTTCGTGCCGTTATCGATATCAATGGCTCTTCTAAACAGGATCAAACTACGGCATACCCTAAGAATATGATTAGCTTTCCTGGTAATGGATTATTAGCTAACTATTTTAATACATTTAATAAATTCTTTACTGGACAAGATCCTACCGTATTCCAAGAAACAGGCATTAACGCATATGGTTTAGAACATTATCGTCGTAACTTAGCTGTTATTTTCGTAAAAGATAAAGATGGACAATGGATTAATTTAAATAAATATATCATTGCTCGCCATCGTAATACTTCTATTTTAAAGTATTCTGATTTTACGAATCCTCATCTTAAACCTTGGGCATATCAATACGATACGAAAGCTTGGACTGATGCAGTATGGAACGCTACATCACAATACGATAATCGTCACGATATTCAGAATAAAGCGTTTGGTTGGAATAACATTACTAAAGGATTAAATTCTATCTCCGATTGGACTTGTACAATCGGAGATGTAACGTTATTTGTTCCACCTATTTCTATCAATACGGTAACACAAGCTTATACAAATTCTGTTCCGTTACTTCGTGCGAAAGGTTCTGCTAATATTGAAAATGCAAAACCTGAACGATTTTTACAATTAGAATTATACTTTAACGAAGACCGTGGTATTAACGGACAACCTGTAGAGTGGTATACAAATCTTAGTGATAAAAAGAAAAAAGTCGTATATCATATGAATGGATTCCGGGCGTTGCTATCTGAATTCCATTTTGCTCCATATATGCCAATCGAAAATAAATATATTAATGAAGTTCTCGATATCGATGCTATTTGTTTTGAATCGATGTCGGTAGCGACAGTTCCGAACTATCCTAAATTATTAAAAGTAACGCTGTTGCTTAAAGAATTTGATTATCAAGTATTTATGCCTCAAGTTCCTAAACAGCGTGACTTACAAGATGGCGTTGTCGATATTTATCGCAACTTCTTTGCAAAGACAATCAACTATGATTTATTACGTTGGTATATTCAACGACCATTGCAATTAGGACAAGACCTTCACGATCGAAAGATGAATATTTCTTCTAAAGATTTTATGAAGAAAACATTGTTCGCAAATCGATCTGCTTATATGCCGGTCGACACATTAAATCCTAGAATTAATATTTATATGCCTGACGAAGGTAAGCTTGTTAAGATGGAGAAAGTTAGACAGACTTTTACTCATAGTAATAATAAAGCTCCTAACTATTATCGTCCATCTGAAAAAGATAAAGAATTGTTTGCGATCGCAAATCAATATTATAAAACGATTCATAGCGATCAAATTAATAATATTCTTAAAAAATATAAATTTAATTATAGCGATAAAGCTTCTGTAATGTCAACAGCTGGTCGTGAAATTGTCGATTATTTACAAAAATTAAATATTCCGTCCGATTATTCTATCTTAGAAAAACATATCGACGTAGCTAAAGCTGCTAAGGATTATGCTCTATCAATTGCTGGCGGCGGACAAGCTAAACCTCAGTACAGTTTCGATGAAGACCCAGATAATGATTATTTAAAAATTAAAATCATTCCGAGTGTCGATTATAATAGTCGAGATGAATCTTTATTATTAAGACAACAGTTTGTTTCCACCTTAACTGGTGGTGGCAATCAGAACATGTCTGATAATATTCAGAATACCGATCAGTCTGGAATGTTCTTAGAAACTAGTTATTATGATATGGTGTTTGCCGATAACGCATTTAACTTTAGAATTGTGTTAAAGCAAAATAATGGTCAATGCACATTAGAATATTCTCCTTATGATGGCGATTCTAAATTCTTAGAATATTGTGCATCTCAATTTGCTGCTGTACAAAATGCTGATGGTTCTGTTCAAATGTCTGGCAATCAAGAGACATATGAAAATTATGAAGATTCTGAATTTGAACGTATCGGCTCTATTCAATATGTAACGTATTTAGAAGATGTATTAGTACAAGGTTTAACAGCAAACTTCTCTAATACATATGCCAACATGACATTGAATACATATCATGGTCAGGCTCCTCAGTTTATGGGCGGACAAGATGCTACGTTAACATTTTCTGTAATGACTTATGATAAAGAAACTGTCGATCGCTTCGATAAGATCCCGAAGATTATTTCTTATTTTAAAAAGAAATATCCGAATGCATTACCGAGTTATCCATTCAGAATTGATTCTGAATTCACTCGCTTATTAGGTATATTCGAAGTAATCGTCGAACAAGTATCGATTTCGACTGTCGTAAATTATCCTGGGTTATTTCAAATTAATGTAACATTGCGCCAAACTGATAGAACGATTCGTAATCGATTTGCTATCTATAAACAATTCGAACAATCTAATTTTGCATCTAAAGAAGCTACGGCTCAACGTGCTGCGCAAGCCGCATTAGGCTACTTCGAAATCGATCAAAATTTATCTAAAGCTGAATTATATCCAGATTTAGAGTTGCCAACGATTAAAGAGCTTGGCGAGTTAGGCTTCGAGTTCATTCGTTATAAAAATCCTCGAGATCAAGTATTTGTCGATCCTGATTTTTATTTCTTCTATCACGAACATTTATTCTCGGAATTATTAAGAGACTGTATTTTGCAAGATAGTAAGATGTTACAAATGTTTGCCAAACCAGATGAAGACGGTAATCCATCTGGTGAATTAAAAATACTTTCCGATCTTAGTGAGGCTGCTCAATATTCTATGCGTCATGGTATGATTGCACAAAATGGTGGCATATCTGAAATGACGGCTAAAGATTGGCAGTTAACGCAAGAAAAATTAAATCAGATGAAAAAAGAAGAGAACGAACAACGCATGAAACTCTTCAAATCTGGTATTGCGACCGGTCAATGGAAGGTCGGTAAATCTATCGGCGTTACTTTCTTAGAACCTTATTATGCATGGTTATATCATAACTTAAACACAGAAGATGGCCAAAAGGAAGCAGATAAGGCCAAAGAAAAAGTAGAAGAAGCTGCACCTGTCGTTAAAAACGATATTCAAAAAAATGCAGAATTTGATGTCGTTGGTGATGACGTAAAAGAAGGCGCTGAGAAAAAAGTCAACGAGGTTAAAAAAGAGGGCGGCGAAAACGCTCTTAAATCTGTAATCGTTGATAGCATTAATACATTCCAATGGGAAGCTGATAAAGCTCTTAAGTTCTTATCTGAAACTTCTATTGAAGATGAAGGTTCTGAAGAAGCTTTAATTCAATATTTTAAAAATATTATTGTCGAAACAAAATCTGTCGATACTACTTTAACTTCCAAATGGAATGCCGACATTAATGATTGGTTAAATAAATTTGCTTGGTCTGCACTTGCTTCTGGGTTCTCTACTGATCTTGAACCTGAAAAAGCAAAAAGCATTATTATGTATATGGGTCAAGCTTTAGCTAATGGTGCTCAAGAAAATGGCGGTCAATATGGCTTATGGGGGCAATCTGTAAAACTTAACGGAAAATCAAATAGTATCTTTAATGATCCTAACTATAATAAAGATAAGGATGATTCTAAAGATAAAAAAAGTGATTTAGAATTTAACGTAAAAAACTTTAAGCCGACACGATATACAATTAATGGTTTAACTTATGTTCGTCATTTAGACGACACATCTGATTTTTATAGTTATGGTTCTTGTACTGAATTAGGCCCTTACGGTATTCCTTGCTTTACTCAAAAAGAATTCGAAGAAAATCCTATGCTTCAATTCTTACCGATCGATTATAATAAACGTCGTAAAAAGTTTTTAGATAAAGGCTTCACTTTCGAAGCTTCTGATCGATATTACTTCTTGGATCCTTATTATCAAACATCCGACCACGATGAAACAATTCAATATATGAAATATTGTATGCATGATATGAATTATGCAAAACATGCTTTCTTACGAAATGTTTTATACTGGTTATGTGTTTTAATTAAGAAAAATATCTATCCTAACTATATGACGGATATCATGTTCCAAAATGCTGTAAGCGAAGCTTCTGCATATGAGTTCATGAAGGATATGAAACTTGCTAACGACGTTCAAGAAAAGAACGTTAAAACTCTTAAAAACTTCGTTAAAGATAATCAAGATAAATTTGTTAAAGGTAAATTATTCGTAGCAACGGCTTTATCGTTGATGTGTAAAGATTCTTCTTTGATTAAAAAAATCGTTACTCGTGATTATAATGCATTAAATGCGTTAACTCATAAAGTAATTACACCGAATATTACGACGACAGCTCCGTTAACAAACGACGAAGTTAGCTTGCGAAAACTATTATATGGTTTAGTTCTTTCCGGTCTCGTAGAAAAAATCGAAGAGCTCGGTATTGATATTGCAACCGATAATCCTATCGCTCAAATTCAACGTGAATTTATGCAGCAACTTGAATTAGAAGCAAATGCAATGACTCCTAAAGCATTGGCAAGACGCATTCGAGATTCATATCTTAACATGGTTCAAACCGATGTTCGTGGTAGGATGCTTCGAGGATTCCCGACATTCCAGATTATGTTTATCGATGAAGGTGCTTCATCGGGATTCTGGAAGATGCATGATAGCTTCTATAGTACGAATGCAGTAAGTTCTATTCAAGTCGTTAAATCTAAAAATATTGCGGCCGATACAGCTATTATTCAGTTAAATAATTTATATCAAAATATATTAGCTGAATATGAAGACGACGGACAAGGCGACAATTTTACGACACAATTACAATATGGTGTTGCCGGACTTGAAAATCTATACGATAGTATTTTTAATCCTCGTACTTATGTTCGTAATTTAAGTGAAAAACAAGCGTTAATACCTGAGAGAAATTCTATTAAATTAGTAGCCGGTGCTCGTATGCATATTCGCATGGGTTATTCTGCTGATGCAGCTAAGTTACCTGTTATGTTTAACGGTACTGTTACTGAGATCCAAGGTGGCGACGTAGTAAGTATCGTCGGTCAAGGCGATGGCATAGAATTATCTAACCCTATTCGTGAAGATAATTTCGGCGATAAGATTAAAAACCGTGGTGTAAAATACTTAGGTGAATCTCCTTATGGTTTATCTTTCGGTGGCGTAAGTCCTCGTGTATTAGTAAGTTCATTCTTAACATGTCAAGATCAAAACTACGCAAGTCAATTATTCCGTGAGAAGAATTGGAATATTCTATCGAGAGTATTCTCTAATAATCCATTCGGTATTTATCATTATGGCGATCCATATTATCGTGATATATTCGTTAATGGTGAACCAGTACAAAATATTTATGAAGTAACTAATGACTCTTCTGCTCATTATTATAACTTTAGAAAAAATACCGATATTACTAATTTATTTAATAGTGATAGTCTACAGTTTGAAAATGGTGCTTCAGAACAAGGACAACAACATTGGTATCGTTCACTAGGAAGTGTTATCGGTATCGATCCCCCAGAACAAGGTCATCAATTTATTAGTATTAAAACGCAAGGCCGAACAGTGTGGGATATGTTGCAATTTGCAGCAAGTGCAAATCCATCTTATATTGGCGCAACTGATTACTTCGGATTTAGAAGTACTGTATTTATGGGCTTACCTAATTGGTATTATGCTTATAAATATATTAAGAACAACAAGCAATTAAATGTTCTTGAAAAACGAAAACCTTATTCTCAATTCCATATGTATTGGTCAGACCACGATATTTTATCTAACCAAATTCAAACTAATTCTAATAAAGTAGCTACAGTAGCTAAAGGTATGTATCAGTTTGAAGAAGTTAAAAAATCGACTCCCGATATTTATTTCGATCGTGATATTTATCCTGAGTATCAACGTTCTATGGTAGTCGATACATGGTTACATGGTAGAACTCAAGTTCATACTTCTTCTGAAAATACATTCGGAATCGATAGTGAAATCGGCTCTTTAGATAGCTATGCGACAGTTACAGGTGCATTTACTTCGGTTGTCGGTGGTGCAATTGGATCCAGAGGTGGTTCAGTCGGAGCCGGTGCTGGTTCTCTCATTGGTGGAGCTATTGGCACAGGTATAGAGCTAGGCTTAAAGAACGTTGCTTCTTGGGCAATATCTAATTTTGCTCCAGATAACTATGGTGGTCCTGAACATAATCATGCACAAACTGCTCGATTAATGACGTTATCTCGATTAAAGAAATCTGTCGAACAAATTTATTCTGGCAATCTTGTAGTTTATGGTGATCCTACTGTAAAACCTCATGACCGAATTTCTATTTTCGATGAGCCTAATAGCATGACAGGTCAAGCGAGAGTTCGAGAAGTCGTTCATACACTATCGGCTACGACAGGTTTTGTTACGACAATTACTCCAGATGCGATTGTCGATGTGCTTAATGATAAGACGACTCAAGCTGTTAATATGGCTATTACGTCTACATTAATGCGTATCGCAATATATGCTCTCGGTGTTTATAATTTACAACGAGCTTATATTGTTCGTGCCATTATCGATGATGGTTGGGGCTTATTTGCTCGAGCAAAAGGCTGGGCTGCGGCAGAATATGCAGAAAAAGTTTCAAATGATTTAAATAGAATAAAGAAACGCCAAAATGCATTAGAAAGTTTTTATAAAAAAATAAAAACAAGAGAAGCAGGTATTAAGACTGCATTGGATGCTGCGAAAGAAGCGAAAGACGAAGCAAAAATTGCAGAACTAGAAGCTAAACTTTTAGCTGTCGAAACTCGTTTAGCAAAATATGATCCTATTAAATCTTCGCTAGCGCTAAGTAAATATGAGCTTCAAGGAAGAGAAGGAATCTCTAAAGTATTAAATGCTTGGTCAGAAGCTAGCTCTAATTTCGAAAAAGCTAATTTAGAAATTTCTAAAAAAGTTTTTAATCTTAGAATGCCAGAATTTACAAAGTTAAGTAATGAAGCAGATGTTTTTAAAGTCAATAAAGATAACTTTGTAAAGAAAAAAATTGAAGAACTTGCTAACGTCGAAGATTTGGATAAATTTGACCGTGGTGGAAAAGCTAACTTAGAAAGTTTATATAAGCAACAGGCTGAAGAAGCATTTAATAAAGAATATAAAAAACGAATAGATAAATTAAAAGCTTATAGTAAAGAAACTCAAAGTCTAATTAAAGATGTTCAAAGTATAAATAATACTAAAAAAGGTCAAGAAACTCTTGCCGCATTAAAAGCTAAACCTGAAATAAGTAAAAAGATAATCGATGCTACGTCTAAAGATATCTTGATGAAGAGCAAAGCTGGTGCTTTGTTTAATAAAATTGCTGGCTCTACGATCGGTCGATATTTATCTTCTGCGTTAAATTTTGGCAGCAAAATCGGTGGTAACGTATTAATGGTCGCTGCCGCCTATACTTTAGGTAGATGGGGCGACATGATTTCTGATTTTATTCAGAATTACAAAACATTAAGTGTTACTCCTTTACTTAAACGCGGTATGCCATTTATACCAGCATGGGCAGGTAATAGTGGTACAATCTTTATGAGCCCTAACTGGGGGAAACGTGGTCAAGTATTAGATCTTATGGACTCTGTATTTAACCATCGTTTCCAAGATCAAGAAGGATATCATCCTATCGCTGGTTCATTAAGCTTTATATTAAATGCTTCGATGGGTGGCGGTCCTGCCGACGCTCTTCAGCGCTATCAATTAAATGCTGACGGCAACATGTATGCTAACAATATGGGTGGCGATTATGAGTACCTCGTAAATCAAAACTATGTCGATGGCTTATTACAACGTGGCAGCATTCGTTCTGTCGAACAATTGTTAATGCGTAATAACGAAGAGAACGATAAGGATAAACAAGAGATTAAGATGAGAGCTGAACAATTCATGCATAATATCGAAGATGTTCAGAAAGATAATACATCTATTCTCGATCCTTTAGTTCCTGTTCCTGGTCCTGAATTCGATATCTTTAAACAATTTAAATTCTTCGTTGTACGCCATGAAAAAGCGTTAAATAATGAAGAGTCTAAGAATACAGTCGAATTCTCTGTAAACCAAGGCGGTAAACCTGTTAAGGTTATCGGCATTAAAGGTAAAGACGGCGACGGCAATGAAATCGTCGATGCTCCATTGTTACATCCATTTGCTTTAAATACTCTTCGTAAGATTATTTTCCAAGCAGAACAAATGTTATCTTATAAGACTACGACCGACCAAAATACATATATCAATAAAGTATCGAATGATTATATAACGTTAACAAGTTGTTATTTGTTCGGTACCAAAAAAATATTCCCTGGATCCGGTTTTGGTTTTACATTAATTGCTCATGGTGAATCTAAAGATAATCTTAAAGTTATTATGGATACATTAAAAGAAAAAGATGAGTTAACTTATCAAGTATACGATAATGACGATGGTAAGGTATATCAAGTTAATGTTAATATCCCTAAGCTCGGTGCATAATGTCAGTAATACAGAATAAATTTAAAGATACATATGCTGGACAACAGATCCGTAATGACGGGTTTGCAAAGTTGAAAGGGTCAGTCTTAGGATCTGACCCTAAAACTTGCACTTGTACAGTAACGTATACTTCACAAAATGGCGAAACAATAACTGAGCCTGCTATGCCAGTACAAACAAATTCACCTGATGATTGGTTCCCAAAAGGCGGAGATTATGTTATAATTGAAGCATACGGGGATCGTCCTCTTGTTACTGGTCGCTGGATTGCAGATTACGGTTCTGAAATATACCAAGAAAGCGAACTAAAGAGCGATATCTTCCCAGATGAAAATGGTCAAGATAATGGAGGCTCAGTGTATTAAATGCCAGAAATCAATCAAACGTCTAAGAATGTCGATATCGCTAAAACCGATAAAGCAGTATCTGAAGCAATTAAAGATACTCCGGATGACGGTTCTGCGATAGATAATCAGAAAGTATATCAAGATTTAAAAATTAATGCTACAGAAATGGAAGAATCTTCTAAGCATCCACATCGGATTAAAGATTGGTCGATTAAAAGATTCTTAGCAAGTATCGTTATTAAGATGGGTAAATCTATTGGCTTATCTATCGGTAACGATACAAAGTTGTCCCTGGATTCGGGAAGTATTAGTTCTATATCTCAAACACATAGAATTAAAGCAAACCGAATTCATTTAGATTGTGATGAGTTAATTATTAACGGTCATAAATTAAATAATAGAATTTTTGAACTTGCCGACTTCCGAGAACTCCCTGATCAAGAAGGTTCCATCATTGGTGATCTTATGGTTAAAGGAACTGTTCTCGTTAAATCATGGGAACCTAATTTAGCTCGTTATGTTTTAATCCGCCGCGATATTTATTTGCCGTTATTCGGTAAAACGACAACGACTGTCGAAATTGCAGAAGGATTAAAACTAAAAGATCCGACTAAACTCGTAACAGATTTTGCTCCGTTTACGGCAGCAATGCTTGCCGGTGATTCTCCTATCACAGAAAAATCTGCGAAGGAAGCATTAGCTAAAGCAAATCCTGCTGAACAGAAAGTCTTAGAATCAAATATTTATGATTTAAAAGTTTCTGATTATCAGACTATAGATGATTTTAAAAAAGCATTAGATACCAAAAAAGAAAACGTTATTAAAGGTTTTAATGAACAAGTTTCTAAAGGTGATGCTAGTGCTAAAAACTCAATAGAACAAGCTACTCAAGCATATGATTTATTGTTAAAAGCAGCAACAAATTATTATGCTAACAAAAAGCAGTAATTGTAATATAAATCTAGTACTGGTAATAATACCGGTACTAGATTTAATTTTTTTACAGGAAAAATAAATATGAACTACAATCAGATACTAGGAAAGATTAGCGAAGAAACTAAGCAAAAAGTATCGAAAGAGTATCATGAAATTTATAAAAAGAACCCGACAAAGGAAGATTTTAATGGCGCCAACAATAAAATCAATACTTTGCTCAAGGATAAAAATATAAAGATCGACGATACAATTCGTAAGAAACTTAAAGATACGCAATCTAAATTATCTGAAGCATTAAGCAAAAAAGATTTTAAGGCAGCACAGGCAGTGCTTAAGGATATTAAAAATATTCCTGAAATATCTAAGGATGTCAATGCGCAAGATATTCTTAAATATGTCGATAAAAGAGATTTAGCTTATTTAGCTTTAGACAAATTTTTAGATAAACAAATTACTCAACGTATTTACGATACTTTACATGTCGATAGCCTACAAGCTGTTCCGGCCGCAATCGGTGAAAAGCGTTCACAAATTATAGCAATTATTAAAACGTATAAACATATTAAAAATACGAATCCAGAGTTAGCAAATACTCTCGTTAAAGAATTGTCGACTAATATTAATAAACAACTCGATCAAGAAGTCGACTACGCTAAAAAGAAATATCTATTAATTGCACAACAGCAAAGTGGAAAACAAATAGATAATTTATATACAAAAGCTACTCAGTATCTCGATATTGCTAATAAAACGAGTAAAACATATTTAGATAAAGCAATAGCCTTGGAAGATAAATTAAATGCGGCTGTATCTAAATTAGATACCACACAGATTAGTGGATTTGCAAAAGTCGTTAATATGAATTTGCAATTATCTAAAATCGATTATGTTAGCAAACAAGTAGAACGTGTTAATAAGTATTTAGTTAAGTATAATGAGATTGCTAGAAAAGCTTTAGATCGCGCTAAGACATGGGCGACAGAACAAGTTACTAAATTAGCGACAAAAGCTTTAGGTGCTATCGGTAAACAGGTTGGTAAGATTGCTAAATCAGCACTTGGTAAATTTAAAATTTAAGGATAACAAATGATCGATTTCTTATTAGACACAAATAAAGATGATATCATATTAGGTCCAAGTCGACGATCTAATTCATTAGCTATTCAATTTAATATCGGTCAAAAAACAAACAAGTTAAAAATTCAATTTTTCGTTGAATCAGTTACTCGACCAAAGCATAAGACAAATGCTTTAAGTATTAAATTTAAAGTGAAGCCTAAAGAGGATGATTATTTAAATAAAAAATTATCTTCTGTCGACGTATGCAAAGATAACGAAGATTATGAAGTTCAACAAATCATGTTACGATTAAAAACTGAATTAGGCGAAGTTCAACCTTATTCTGATTATGGATCTAGACTCGTTGAATATCGTCATGAAGATAAATTCGATAAGGCAAATTTACATGCGATAAAAGAAATCGTCGACAGTATTGTCGACACTTCATTATACGATGTATTTGTTACACCTAATGTCGATGATCATCAGATTATGGCATGGCATAATATTCATATTAAGATTATTAATAAACGAACTGGAAAGGTTTTAAAAGGATTCGTTATATGAAGACATTTACACAAATTCATGAATCGATTAAAAATATTTTTCAGAAACTGACTAACGATACTGTTGAGCGTGGTTCTGTTGTCGATTTATTTATGTTAGCTAATTCCAAAGAAATGGAAGAAGCATATTTGTATATTGAGTCCAATAAAAATCCTCATATATACACAAATTTAAGAGGCTCCAATTTAGATGATATGGTTAAATTCTGTGGATTCACTCGTCGCGAAGGCGAAAGTGATCAGAACTTATTATATCGATTAATTAATTGGTCTTTAATTAATGAAAAATCTAATACGATTGCAATCGATGCTGCGTTATTAGATTTACAAAATGCATCTAACGTAACATATGTGCCGATGGTGTATGGTACAGGTACAGCTATTTGTTACGTTATTCCTAAAGAATATACTATCGAAAAGATTGAAGCGGCGCTAAACGAAGCAAAAGACCGTTTAAAGAATGTCACAAGTCCATCATTATATATAGAGTATGTGACACCGGCATTAAAAGCTGTTACATTATCTATTACTTTATCTAACGATAATTCTAACTTAGCCGACATTAAAAAGAATTTAGAACAACGTATTGCAGAATATATTAATGCTATTCCTCCTGATTCTTATCTTGATATCGGAGTTATTAATAAGATGGGCATTAATGAAACTGGTGTAAGTTATTTTAATGTTACAGGATTATTTGTCGACGGTGTATCTATAACGGCATTAAAATCATTACAGGATATTAAATCCAAAATGATTCTCGATACAATTCAGTGGATAGAGGTTTAATGAATGGATGCAATTACTAATAAAAATTTTGCAAGAGCTTTGCAGTATTTTCCAAAGTGGATGCAAATTAGACGCCGACCATACAAGTCTACATCCGGACATCTACTTAGAGCTGTAATCGAAGAAATGACCTCTATCTATAAAGAGGTCGATGATTATACTAAAGATTTCTTTTTAGTTAATTATGCTGGGAGAGAAGATTCTATCATCTCTCAAATCTATGTAGCAAACATTGGCAAACTTGAAGATAATTTAAAGTTAGATAATGAATTTACTATTACAGAAAACTTAAACGAGTTCTATAAAAATAAAAAGTATGCTTATTATGAAAATGGCAATCTTTACTTTAAACTCGGTGAAGTAGATGGTACTCCGATCGGATATGCTATTAACAAGTTCCATTATACAGTTAATTTAAAACAAGAACCTGTCTGGAATATCTTCGATGAGTTCGCATGGTTTGCCGGGATCGATCGACTTCCTAATGAGTCTAATTTAAGTTTATCTAATAGAACATACGACGCATTAAGAACTAAGAATAATAAAAATAATAATATCTTATTTGACGATCCTAATATTCTTAATACGTATAAGCATAGATTTAATTCGACTGAATTTGGTTTAAAATATCTAATTAAAAATTTATTATCGGCTTATGCCGGTATTGCTTTTAAAGATATTAAAATCGATAAATTAAATAATATTAATATCCAAGAAGTAATTAAAGATCAGAAAGTTTACGATTATATTGCTAAACTAAATAAAGATATAGCAAGAGAAAAGATCTGGGATATTACATTTTGGGAAAATGAATTTAAAAAACTCGATTATCTTCCTCATATCTGGGATCAACCTGTCGAATATTATTTAGATGGCGTCGGCTATTATGACAGCTTAAAAGTTACGACATCTAATTTAATTAGTTCTTCCGACACTACCGATGTATCAATTATCGGCTATAAAAAATCTAATCAGAAAATTAGTCAATACTTATTAAATAGCAATAAGAATGTTAATATTGGTATCGGTCTAAAAAAATATGATTTAAAACTTAAACCTGTTCAAGTAGAATATAATTTAAAAGCGACTTCGACAATTAAAATCGACCCCGCAACGATTAATTTTAAAACATATAAAACGTATAACGGTGAATATCGTTTACCATTAGAAGACTTTGTCGATTATGAAGTCGGCGTAAAAAATGTTACGATTAAAAATAAAGGCTTATTAGTTAACGATACTAACAAAGATGTAACATATAAAGTTATTGCGCAACCTAAACATCAGGGCGGCAATATTTATTTAACTTCTTTTAAGATCGATAACCAAGAACAGTTAAATAATGAATTCACTAATGATTACTTTATTAAAGAAAACGGTGCTATATCTTATTTAGATAATTATTTTTACGGCACTCGCATTAGTGATTTCTCTTCATCTTCTAACGTAATCAATACTAAAGACGGTATTAAACTCGACACTTCTAAGTCAACTGTTGGTACTTTAAGTATTCCTTTAACAGATGCTATGCGTTTTAAAACGATTAATTATTCTATTAAAGATACTCCTGTTAATATCATTAATCGTTTTGACTTAATTAAGTTAAATAATTTTAAATACAATCAAGCCGATAATTATCTTTATATCGATTCCGATGTTCAAGGTCAAATTAATATCGATCAGATTATTACTTCTCTTGAATTTGAAATCGATAAGTTAGATAATGAAATACACACAGGTTCTTGTCGCATTTTAATTACTGACGACAATAACAATATTTTAGCTTCTCAAGAATTAAATACCGACACTAAAAATATGAAGTTCTCTTTCGAATCTGAAGACTCGAAACGAAAACATATCTCGATCGTTAAAATCGGACAACGCGGGTTTAAAATTAAATATATTAATGCGACTGCAAACGGCTTAGTGTTCTCGATTAATGGGCAACCATTATCTAAATCTTTAAATACATATTCTATTCCCGATAATCCAGATAATAAGATACTTACATTATCTCTTCATTCTTATCTCGGTATTTCTAATCCGGTAATTAATTATATTTCTATTGCTGGTGAATATGCTAATTTTAAGTACTATGAAAAATCTATTACGGTTCCTCCAAATAGTCAAGTTAACTTAAAGATTAAATCGAGAGATACAATATTAAAATTATATAAAGATAACAATATTATCGACGACAATTATGATACCTATGATTCATTTATTGGCCCGGGAAGGCTCCCGTTACTCATCGATAAACAAAATATATCTAAGAGTGAATTCCCTATCCTTACAGGTCAAATAAATAAACATAATGTCGATTATATCAACGTTGATAGTGAAACTAAGTATATAACATTAACGTTCGATCATTACGAAAAACAAATTGAATCATTATCGTTATTAAATATTTTAACTAACCATTATTCTTTTGATAAATCTAATGATGCTGTATTTGTTACTTATGATGGCCGAGTAATTATTTATAATAAAAATATGGACCAATCGGCATTTAAGGAAGTCGATATTCTTGGTGCATACTTTGAACTTGAATATAATAAAATTCTCTCGGAGATTCCGACTACGTTATTAGTTAACTATGTTCACGATGCTCGAGGCTTAATTAAGACAACTGAGGCATCGACAGAAAACAAAGTATATAAAATTTTATTAGCGATGAAGAACTCTTCTAATCATACGCTACATCATTCTGAAACAATTGTTCAGAATCAAAAAGAGTATCCGATTGTTTTAGATAACTTTGTTCCTAAATTGTCGACAGAACAAGTTTATTTCGTCGAAATTAATTTGCCGGACGGGTATAATCAATCGACACAATATATTCGATATCAACATAAGAATAAAGAAGTATTATCTAAATGGTGTTTATTAGGTAATAATATTAATATCCTTACGCCAGAAATTTCTATATTCGCTAATATGTGGAACGATAATGAATCAGATTATAATATCTCTGTTAATAAAAAATTAGAGACAACGTTGTTTGCTTCTGAATTGAGTTTACAAGATGTATATCAAATCGACAATATCGATTATAATTTATCTGAATATATTTTATCTGTTCCTTCATATGCTACTATCGTATATAATGAAAAAAGATATACTGAAACAATCGAGCTAACTGAAGATGGGTTAGGTAAATTTAAATATTCTAATGTATCTCCTGATAATATTGAATTATCTATTTCTAATACTGCATTAGCTAATGATGAATATGTATTGTATGGTACGCCAGGTATTATTCAAGTAAATTCTATTTACGATTATGATTCATTAAGTTTGCAGGCGACATATACTTATAAGCATCCTTCTAAAATCGTATTTACCAATCTCGATAAATTATATGAATTAGTCGAGTATAATATTAACGCTTACGATACAGAAACTTTAATGACGATTAAAGATGTGAAAGACGGGGATTCTAAAAATCTAAATATCGCTAATAACGATATCGACAAAGTATATGCCAAAGCACTAGATCCTAATTTTACTGCAGTCGTCGTAAACAATGTTGTATCTGTATATCGTAATAGTTTAGATAATAAGATTGCTATTAAATCTGGCTATTATTATGAAGCCGGTAAGGAATATTACTTCCCAGTATACGAAACAGAAGTCGACCATCATAAAGAACATTATGTCGATTTAAATAATACTAAAAAACAAGGTAGTCTTGTAAAAATGTTAACGGAAAGACAAAACTATATTCCGAATAGTTTAATGGACATGAAAGTTTTGAATCCACTTTGTTACGTCAACTTTAAAGAACAAAAAGAAGTCTCTGAAATTTCATCGTTGCATTCTTTAACGACGGCTAATACATTTAATAATTGGACATTCGAAGATTGTGATCCTACATTAATCGAATTAAATAAAAATTATGTAATTAATTTTAAATTCGATAAAGAAGGATATGCTATTTTTAGAATCGATAAATATGCATACTCTACGTCATATTGTTATATTAAAAAAGTCGGCAACCTAAAAATTAGTCTTTATAAAGAAAAGAAATTAAATGGATTTAGATTGCAAAAGAAGCCACTCTTAGAAAAAATTGGAGACTTCGTTATTAACGACGATTTTGCTTTCTTTCAATTTGATGTCGATAAAGATTTCTATTATTATATTGTCGTTACTGGTACAGTTGGTTCAATCGAAGAAATTGTTTTATCTGATAAATTAATAACAGAACCTCATAGTAAAAATATCGATAAATATAGTTGGGATTTAACTGAAAAGAAAAATAGTGTTGCTAACGAAATCATTTTCGATACCTTTAATTATATGACTGATAATAATATTGATGTCGATGATAACGACGTAATTCAATATGGTACGACAATCGATTATGACGCTACACTATTAGCGACAGCCGACTTAAAACGTTGTCAGTTAGATAAAGTGTTATTGCGCGGCAATAAGTTAATTACGTTAAATGAGCCTGGCACAATTACGACAGAAATCTTTGATTTAATCCATAATCAATATAAAGCTAAATCTGAAGATTGGTATAAATACCTTAAAAATATATTATATATGGCAGCCAAGATAAATACTCTTAGTGAAGATAAATTTACGATTAGAGTATTAGGTTCTGAGAATTATTATTCTAAATATGCGACTATTGCTGTTGTAGAAAATGGAGACTTTGTTCTTTTATCTAACGATAAACTAGTACAATATATTAGATTAGAAATCGATATTCCGGCAAATAGTTCTATTAGTTCTATCGATGTGTATAATATTTACGATGAATTAGAAGACCAGGCTATTGAGTCTTTACCGGTTGCTGGTGGAGATTTTATCTCTCGATTATTTATGGTATCTGAAAAAGGTACTTATAACTTAGATACGATCGATGCCGATATAGTCGGTGATGTATCGATTAAAGTAAGATCGCTTCGGAAACAAGGTGTAAATAATCAGTTTACTGCTTGGAAGGATTTATATCGATCTGGTACGCTAACTCCGGTATCGTTTACCGATACTGATACATTCCAGTTTAAAATTGAATTGTTAAATAATAAATCTACTATTAAATTAAACAGAATAGGATTAACGGCTATATGATATTTTTTAATAAAGCTCGTGTAACAAAAAATAATGGGTGTTATTTTTATGACCAAGATATTATAACTGCCGATTATTTATATTCTGGAGATTGTAGAATTGAACTTCAACTGAAGTATGTTAATTCTGGATTCGGCATTTTGTTAATTCAAGATGCCGAAGACATCTTTAAATCTCCTAAACAATATATGTTTAAACTTGGCGATAATGAATATTCTGTTATCGATAAAATTATAGATATGCTTGGAGCGAGCTCTCAAACTGTTCAAGAATATTCTACCGTACAATTTAAACATTTAATCAATAATAATGACGCTGTTTTAGTTTTAGAAAAAATAAACAACGAAGTTAATTTTTATCTCGAAACTAAAAAAGAAAAAGTTGTATTTATCGAGAAATTTAAAATCGACATCGATAATTATAAAATAGGATTTTACTCTCAATATGGAAATACTATTAAGTCTATCAAAATCTCAACTGGTCTTCCTATTGGATGGGCTGCTAATTCTATCAGTACTGTTGGTGGTAGGATCTATTATTATGATAATACAATACAATTTGAAAACTGTACTTATGATGCGGAAACAGAAACTGATTTTATCTCGCTTAAAAAGGGAACGTATTACTTAAAAGCCGACATTGAAGGCGATATTATTGCTTATGTTTTTGAGTCTAATAGCGACAGTACAGATATAAACAAAAAAGAACTGTTAAACGGCAATAAAATAGTTCTTGAAAAAGATGCCGATATTTCTATTCGTTTTGCTGGTAGAAATGGTACCGTTAAAAATATTTCATTGCAGGAATATGAAAATAGTGAATATGTTCCGTCATCTGGTAGCGGTTCTAAACAAGAAGGAAGTTATTTACATTTCGATTTAGATAATATTTCTAGAATAGAACTCGTTATTAATATTCAGAAGTTACCTGTTGCCGACAAATTAAAATATTATTATTTTAAATATGACGGCCGTGAATATACTCCTGAACTTCCTCTAAATGAAGACGTTAGAATCGTATACGATCGTGAATCACTAACTATTGCATATCTAGGCGGTTATGTTCATTTAAATAAATATTCTTCTCGATATTTAGATATGTTCTATAATATCGATGCTTACGTATATAAGTTGCTTATTACTAATAAAGAAAATAAAACCGAAGATATTCTTAATGTTAGCGAATTTGTTTCTTATGTTACCGATGAAGTGACGTCTCCTATTTTATGTTTAGATAAAGATGATGAGCCGCTCGATTTAAGTTCTTCTTATCGAGAAATTATTATCCCTTCTGTTCAAATAGAAATGTTTAATCGATATACACCGATCAATTTATCTAAAAAACTTAACGTGTATGAATTAGAAGATATACAAGTAGTCGGTATTAAAGAGTTTACCGAAGTTAATCCGTTAGCTAAAACATTAGATAAGTTTATTCTTTCCGATGTCGGATATGTATATTTAGATTTTAATCATAATACTGATGTCGACATTAAACATAATTCTATTAATATCTCTAATGAGATAAGAAAACAATATAAATATATTATTATCGTATATCCGCATGCAGAAGAATATATGTATCGATTTACTAACTGGAATCGTGAAGTATTCTCTAACGCTAAAAAAGAATTAAAATTAGCAAAGCCGATCTTGGATACGTTTAATAATATTATTGTATATGCGACAAACGAAGAAGTCGATGAAAAATATTTCTATCGGGTTCGCAAAGAAAAAGAAACGACCGATGTAAAAATGGCAGTTATTAATTACGATGTGTTAGATAATAGTCAATTCGATATCGATTTTGGGCGAAACGAAATCGTTCTCCATAATAATAATTATAAATATTACATTATTGAATATTTAAAAGCAGATAGTTATTGTATCAACGATTTAAAATATAATGTATTAATCGGGAAAGAATCTTCTAATCTTTATGAAGTAAAAGTATCTTCTAATAAAAAAGATATTAAAATTATTTACGATCAAAATAAAGAAACTAAAGCTATCGATCAGTATAGAATAACAGATTTAAATATGATTCCAAATGAATATGTTGTTATGAGGTAACGGTATGAAAATTTATAGAAATAAGAAAAAAATAGCAAATACTGTATTACTCGACGATCAAGATATGCCGTTATCTTATTTAGCTAATAACTCTGTTTATGCGGATACCGTTATTAAATTCAATAACGATTTATTGAGTTTAAATAAAAAAGAAGCTGTATCTTTATATCAGAAGATCGATAAAGATTTGCTTTTATTTAAAGAGAATTATGTCCCGGCAAAAGAACAAAAAGATTACCTTTTAGATAAAGACGGCATTATTACAATAAAAGATACATCTAAAAAAGCGTCTTATCGCCCGACAGTATTTGGTTATAAGTATATCTTACAAAGAAATATTCCGTTTTCTTCTGAACGTAGCTGGAATATTAATATCGATTTTACTGGTATAGAAAAAGTAAAGTCAATGTTGCAAGGCATTACTGTTCCGAATAACGTTAAGTTTAATAGCGTAACCGATAATCCCGATATTAAATATTATAATGGCGAAGATAAATTCTTAAAGGCAATGAAAGCTGGCGGCTATAAAGACAATTGCAATATTTATATTGTAAACTCTACTTACGGTAATAAGATTCTTTATAATAAACCTAAGATATTTGATGTAGCAAGACCTGTTTTATTTAATCAATCTGAATACGTAATTGAACCGTCATGGGATATCTTTAATCATGATTTAGAAATGTCGGTATTCCCTCGTGCTACATATGATTACATTAAGTTAACTATTAATCATACTCCGATATTGATTATGCAAGATCGATTAAATTTTAAAACGATTTTATTGTGTGGTAAAGAAATTTTTACTGAGCCTCGTTTAATTCAGTTCTTAGCCGAAAATATTGTTTATGCTTATAGCATCGGTTATCATCGTGCTCCAGAAAAAGCTGACAGCTATATTAATACTTTTATTTCTAATAATTTAATCGACTATTATTATAGTTTAAATAATCGATTAAATATGAAACATCCTCAAATTAATTTAGATAAAGATATAGCTTCTCTAACTTCTTTAGATAATCATGATTATAAATTAGTTTATGTCGAAACAACGAATGAGAATGTTATCTTCGATTATGCAACACCTTCCCGTGACATCTACTTTAAAAAAATAATCGACGACGAACCTAAAAAAGATAATAATGAATCTTTAATTTATACCGTAAATCAAGAATTAAAATTTATCGATAATGTCGACTATTCTTTATTTAATATTGAACAGTTACCTACTATACGTTATAATTATGACAAGGAAAAACTTCAGTTGATTATCGGTCAATATTATAGCTCTAAATATAATATCGCTAAATCTGAAGAAACCGTTATCGATATTACTAATATAAAAACTAATTATAGTTTATATATGACGAATACCGGTATATTAAAAGACCAAAGATTTTATGTGTTACCGACAGATGAGCCATCTAACGATATTAAAATTGCCAATATAATTATTAAGCTCGATACAAAAATCGAGCCAACTGATACCAGAATAATTGGTGGCGGATCTAGTAAATTCGACAATTACGAATATATCGATACTGGTAATATACTTGGCAGACCGTACAGAATTGGTACTTCTATGGTAATCACATTACCTAAAAAATATGAAAGCTATAGAGACCAGTTACAGGAACAAATTGACAAACATATTTCTTCGTCGGAAGCAGCAGTATTATTATTCAAGGATTAATAAATGGCACAAAATTATTTAACAAAGGTTGATTTTACCAAAGGCGTAAAAGCTAAACCTATTAACGACAATTTTGAAATGATTCAAGATTGGATCGACACAGAACGTCTTCAGTCCGCTGGCTGGGGCGTTGTGTCCGGTTTTGAATGCTCTCGACGTGGCGATGAGTTTATTATCGATGTAGCAGCTGGTGAATTAATCAACAAAAAAGGCCATCGAATTAATCTTGACGCTGCGTCCATTAATGTAGGTGCTCCACAGGCTATTCAGTATTTTGAAAAATTTACGCTCGATGCTAGTGGACAGATTACATTACGTTTTCCAGTATATGCTCCATCTCAATTAAAACAAGTAGCATATATCTCCGGAGTTCAAGGTGAACTTCCAGATTTAAAAGAGTTTCGAGTATACGATTTAGAAACTCAAGAAACTCTACAAATAGCCTCTATTAATAAGCAAATTATTCATGTCGTAGACCCAGAAGCTAATGTCGGTAGAAAAGTTGGTGTCGTATATAACTATGCATCATCTCATATCGATACAATTACTTATAACGACAAGACTCCAGAGTTGTATCCTAAATATCATTATGGTATCTTCTCAGCATCGCCGGCATTCCCGCCAATGCAAAACTTTGAAGACGCTGGCGATATCGTATTAGGTTGGGCTTATTGGATCGTCGATGAAACAGGTATTTCTGTTAAGTTCTTCTATGACAATAGAAATACTCGAGCTATTTATGTCGATGAATTTGGCGATATTTATTTCTACGGTAAATTATATTCTAAGAACCAACGTAAATTTATTTACTTTGTCCAACCAGAACGACCTGAGCCGAATGATTTATGGTATGATAGCGATACAAATATTTTATATATTTGGCGACAATTTAACGGCGAAGATTATCAATGGGTTCCAGTAAATGAACACAGTACGATGGATCTTCATGAAACTAAATTATTCATTCCAGATGAAAATTTAACCGACGAAGAAAACGAAAAGCAAACATTCATATTCGATGAAGACGATGTTAATATGTTCTTTATCCCGAGATCTAATTCTTTAGACGTATATATCGATCAAGGATATATTATGAAAGACCAATACATTGAAATGGTCATGCTTAAAGAACAAGATGCTAACGGTAAACATTTAATTGTGCCGGATAGTGCAAAATATAAAATGAGCGATATCGTAAAGGGTGTCGGCTTTAAATTAAATTATGCATTAAATGAGCCGACTGTCGTACAGGTTAACGTTCGTCATACAATTAAAAAAGGTAAAGAATCTGGTGTCTTTCAACGTGCTGCAGTGTTCGTCGAAGAGAAACGTATTATTTATAACGAAGATTCTTATCCTAACAATACTCGAGTAATTAAGTTGCCGACATATTATGAATACGGAAAACAACAAATCGAAGTATTCTTAAACGGAATTAAGTTACATAATGGATCTTCTGATGAAGTCGACTTTAGTGAAGTACTTCCAGTTCCGACTGAAGACAATCCTAATCCGACATTAACGAATAAGTTTATTATTAATAATAACGTAAACTTAAAATATGGCGACCGCATCATTTATCGGATTTCTCATTACACTTGGTCTTACGAACAATTAGAATCTATTATTACTAATGCTCAAAACGGTATTAAAGAAACTAAAGATTTGATTACGGCAGTCGACAATAAATATAGTCGTATTACAGACTCTATCGATCCTGCAATTACGGCAATGCAAACGACGATTCAAGATCTTAAAACGTCGACACTTAATACAGATAACTTTATTAAACGTAGTGAAAAGATTACTAAGTCTATGCTGGATGACGAAGTTAAGAATGGTTTATTTAAAACTATTCAACAATATGAGATCACGATCGATCCGACTAGCACGATTTACCCATTACAGCATACAGTTACCGATAAACAATTATCGTTTGTATTGCTTGATCAATACGTCGGCAACAATAAAATCGATAACGTTAATATTAGTACGATCTTAAATTATGGTACTGATTATGTCTATGTCGATAATAATAAAATTAAATTATCGGCCGGACTAATTAGAAATACAAGAAAACTTAAATTTATGGTTATTTCCTTTGGAGCGTAATTCATGCAAAATACATTGACATGGATGGTTCTCGACGAACAAGAATTTAATATTTATAGTACTTATAAAGCCGGAGTTATTACTTCGGCTTCTCGTACTGTAATTCCGGTTCGGCTATATAATAATTATATGGGTATCGAGAAACAACCAGACCTAAAAAACTTCGGTGTTAATTTTTATTTCACCGATATTGAAGATTCTGTATTGCTAGATTATATTAAAATCTTAAATGCAGATTCTACTGAGTTACCGACAACTCGTTTAAGTGATACATTAACAGTTAACTTAACTAACGAAGTCGTACTTAGTGGCGCTCCGAATAAAGGAGATAGCGAACATAATTATTATGATTTTAATATCGTAATAGAATTACCTAAAGACGTTAAATATAAAATTAACGACCTTAAAGAATTAACTTGTGATATCGTGTATTATTAAGGAGGCCTTTAAATAATGAAACCTACTTGGGGTATTCGAAAATTAAATGAATACAGCATAAGTAAAGATACAGCTATTATTATTACTGATAGCGAAAAAGATAACTATTATTGGGCCGATATTCCTGATGGATCGTTATTAGTAAACGATAAGACTGGTAATCTTAGTATTAAATTAACTGGCGAATCTGACTGGGTACCGATGGGTATTCGTAAAGATGGTACAGATAAGCTTGTTAAAGACGCCGTAATCAATGTCGAATATTATACAATCGTTAAATTCGAACTAGAACATAATCGATTTTATTATCATGACCGTGAAGAAATTACTCGTATCGGTAAATTAATCGACGGTAAAGCACAATTTAAAGTTGGCTCTGGATTATATATTCCAGGAACAAATCAATTAGAAGTATTAATTAACGATACTGTAAGATGTAACACTTTAGACGATAGCCTCGAAGAAATTAATATGAAGTATTTCCAAATCGATGCTGACGATATCCGATTAGGTTCTACTGTTACAGTTCGATATATTAATTATGAACGTTTGAGCGAATTATATCCGTTTATCTTTATTCAAGAAAGACACCCTTGGTTCTTCGAAGATAAAGACATTTGGATCAATACGGCAGAAAATGTTTCTGAAGACGGTTTAGCGATTACACCGATGAGTTACACAGTTTCTTATCCAGCCGATGATCCTGCACATGCCGAAGTTACAGTTTTCACGACTAAGAAATCTCGATTAATTGCGACACATCGTCGAGACGAATATTTTAACGATACTACTAAACGTAGCATTACTAAATTTAAAGTGCCGCGTAAAGTACACGATTATTATTTAAATCTTTTCTCGACTTACTTTGGTTATCAAACTAACTATAGTAAAGCATTAATTAAAGGCACTCAAACTGAAACAGATAAGCTAACATTAGATGCTGAAATGTTATATCCTAATTCTCTAATGGCTAGAGCTTCTGTAAAAACTCAAATCGGTAATACCGTAACATTTAAACGTGACGGTAAAAAATTATATGCTTCTCAAAATATTGGTATGGGAGTTCAATATAATTTACCTCGTGAAGAAGATCAATATGAAATTACTGTTATAGTTCGTAATCCTAGTAATGGGTTAAGTAAAGAAAAGACTTTAGTTGTCGATCGTCGAAAAATTATTTTAACGGCCGATATCGATTATGTCACGACACCTGCCGGGACAAAAGTTACTGTGACAACATTACCTGGATCAAAAGTTACTATTATGGGTATTGGCCCTGGCTCTGGTGGAGTAATAGCTAGAGATATTGTTGTTGACGATAACGGTAAATATATAGTAAATATTCCTTTAGCAGAACGAGCTGAAACATATACGGCAACAGTTTCTAACGATAAAGCAGATAATACAATTAGTAAAAATATCGAAATATTACTTCATACTCCTAGAACGCCTCTTAGTGTTAGTGTAGTCGACGGAAGAGATGGCTTAACTGGTGAATATGAAGGCACGAAAGCTTTAGACATCCAGGCAGAATCAGGTTCTACTATCGTTGTTAAAGACGCGTCTGGGACAATTATTCATACGAGAGTTCCGAGCAACTTATCTGTAGAAGATCATGTTTATAGAATTCCGTTATTTTATTATCCCGAGGTTAAAACCTTTACTGTCGAAGCTAATAAAACTAATAAAGTTCCAGAGTCTAAAACAGTTACTGTTGAAGGATATAAAAAAGTAAATGCACCGACTCCTTTTAATGTAAATAACGTAACGTTTAATAACCGAATTTGGGACGTATCATTCGATTATGTGAAAGGTTCTACGATTACAGCATATGATGCAGACAATAATATAATTAAAACTAAAGATAATACAGATAGTATTGTCACGACATCAAATGAAACAATGCGTTATTTTGCTGGTCGTTATTATTCTTTCCGACAAAAGAATAACGATTATACAGTAAAATTTGTTTGTACTCATCCGTTATATAACGATCAAGAAATAACGAGAACAGTAGTTGGCGCTCATCTGCCTGAACATCAGATCGAGTTATTAAATACTTACGTTATTAATCCATATGCCGATATGTATAATTCTGATGCATATCAAGTATTAGAAGTTAAAATATACAAGACAACAGAAGATTTAGATAGGGTTCACTTAACTCTCGATACTCATCCAGAGATTCAAAATAACTTAACGTTATCTTATGGTGGCTCTAATGCTAAGCCTATTAAATATCTTGGGTCAAATCTTTTAGATAAAATTAATGGCTCCAAATCTTCTTATTTGGAATTTTATGGTAAAGATGATTTATCGAACGAAGAAACGTTAACGGTTTTGCCTACGATTAATGATTATTTATCTAACGCATATGAAGGCAATAATGGATCTTATTACTTTATTTTTAAAGTCGATAATTTCTATGACTTAATGGAAAATAGAAATATTAATATTAAAGTTAACAATAAAGCAACTAATGATATTAATATTCCGACAACTATCTTACATTGGAAAAATATAGATAAATTTAGTGAATATTCTACGGAGTCTAATGATTATCAGGATATTCAAAATAAACTTAGATCAGTCAAGATTAAACATTCAGATGTAAATAATGCTTCTAATAAATCAAATAGTCAAAGAATACTTTTAAAAGAATTATTTACGTATAAACAAGTTAATGACCATATAAAGTATATTCATCCTAATTTATTTTTGCAAATAATAGTTGCTGCTTATAAGTTTACAAAATATATTGGCGATAACACAGAAGAAGATAGAAGAGAATCAGAACAAAAAAGTGATGAATTTATTTCTAAAGTTAGAACTAAATATAATTTAGAATTGCCAAAACATATCGTCGATATTCGTGAAATATGGAGTAATTATCTTTATTACGGAAATAAAATATTTGACGATAATGGGAAAGCTCCAGTTCTTACATTTAAACATAACTTATTGTTGTATCCACAAATGTTTGCTTATCTAAATGCTTCTTATTCTATTCTTTCTACTGGATATTTTGAAGATTATTATACTGTTGACGACACGATTGTTTTAGATATCGAACAAGATAATATTGACGATATCATTATTGGAAATAAGATAAATTCTTTAGATTGGAAAGAAAAAATAAAGAAGATCTTTAAAGAATATTATCCTAACGAGACTCATTCATTTTATCCTGAAATATATCCAATATCTTCTAAGAATCAACTTTTATTCTGTAAGATGAAAAATATTCCGAGTAACTTTAACTCAAATAAAAATGTTTGGTTTTATAATAATCTTATTTATACTGACAAATTAGATTCTATTGGAGAAGGTGCTCTTTGTAATTCTTATTATTCTTCAATTTTCTTTAATTATGGTAGATTACACAATATTGGAGATAATGCTTTTCGGTATCCAATTAATTTTGGCATAACAGCATTTAATATTGGGACTTCAAATACATTTGAATTTGGGAATAGAAAATATAATCCATTCTTAGGTAATTCTAGTGGACTTACTACAATAAAAAATCCAATAAAAGAAGATTTAGATATTGTCGAACAAATTTGTCCATTGCCAAATTATCTTTCAGATCCGTTTAAGGTTTTATTAACTTCGACTAAAGATATTGGTATATCTGATGTATTCTTTAATTATTCTTCCGTCGAACAAATTGATTATAATTGCGATAGCGTAACATTTGTCGATGAAAATCATAATCCGATAAGATATGATAATAAGCATAACGATACTTATTTAGGGTTAACTATAAATTACGATCTTTATTTTACAAAGCATAATTTAAATAAAAATAAAATTATTAATGACGGCATTGGCAGGTATGATCTTTTCGGGCATTTTAGATTTACAAGAAAATTAAAAGAAATAGATTTATCTTATTTTACAAATTATTATTTGTATACACATGATTTTGAATCTTCAAGCGTTAAAAAAATAACTTTCCCTAGTGTATATTTAGCGACTGTAGACTTAAAAAATACATACAGAAATACTGCTGTTGAACCATTTGATGATTGCCAAAACTTAAAAACAATAGATAATTTAGACTTTGTCTTATGCGCAACTAATGTTATCCCGGCAGAATTCTTTAGAGGAGCAAAACTTTTAAAAGCAGACGTTAATTTAAATTATATAGATAATTTTAGATATGCTTCTTTCTACAATTCTTCTGACGGTCTATCTTTTGTTTACAAAAACAGAAATATAACCATCGATCATTTGGGTAATCAAATTAATCTAGATAAAAGTTTTCTTGGTTTAACAAATCCACAAGATGATCAAGGTATTACATTAAATGATTCTGTATTTGCTAATTCAAATATAAGTCAACAAGAAATCGATAAGATAATAAATCGATTCGTCAATATTCCATATTCAACTTTCCGTGATAATAAGAATATTAAAGAGTTAAATATTAATAGCAATATACTTATTGCTGCATCGTTCTATTATCAGAAATTTAATAAAATCAATATAAGATCTACTTCGTTAGAAATATTAGAATTTACAGATAAAGTTTTTAATGTAGATTTAATGAAAAGTAATAACGATAATTATATTGTTATTGCTCCAAATTTGCAATATTTCTATTGTGAAAAATATGGATACACCGCCGATAAAAATCATTTAGACATCGGTAATCCTAAAATGTCTTTCTTTGCGAAAAAAGATAATTTCAAATTCTTCCCGATAAATGATGATTATGATTTTATTAAACCTACAAGTTATTTTATTGAAGATTTTCTTGGTAAATCTAATGGCTATTATAATTCATACTTTACAAAAGAAGAGTCCGAAGGCGTTATAAATAATTTAGAACTAGAAATACTGGTTCCAAATTATCGATACTATCTATTCGATAAATCGATAAACTTATCCGATATAAAAATAAAGAAATTAACAATAACATTAGAAGATAGCTATTATAAACCTTCAAGAGATATTAGTAATGCTGTCGGAGGTTCTCATTATTTAAATGATAAGAATGGTTATTGGATTAGCGATAAGAGAGTTATTGAAAAAATGAGATGGCCTGCTCTTGAAGAAATTATCGTTAAAGGAAGAGCGCGTAGAAATTACGAAGAAACAGTCTTAGGAGTTAAAATTAAATATGTCTAAGCTTAATGATTATTTTGAAAAAACAATAGGTCTTCCTATTATATATCATGACTATGAAACATATGATTGGAACTCCGCAAAATTCGGTACAATAGTTGTCGATCCTAAAGATAATAATATCGGTATTAAATTAAAATACAATGTCGATAATCAAGATCCTAAAGATCCATTTTCTAAATATGGTCCTAGTTGGGTAGCACTTAAGCTACCCGCTAGTGAATCATTAATAGTTGAGGAATCATCTAGGATGGTTTGTGAAAAAATTATCTTTATCGACTATGATCGTATAGAAGGTAAGTTATATTATTCTATTAATGGTGTATATAAGGAATCTAAATTAACTCGACAAGACAACTTTGTATTTGAGTTAGATAAAGGTCAATATATTCCTGGCAATCATCATATTAAAGCATTAATTAATAATGCGATCGAGTGTTCTCCGGCCACTAAAACTCTTAAAGAACTTGATAGTACTCATTTTGTTCTTAATTCTACACAGTTAGAGCAAGGATGTGAAATCGATGTCTATTATGTCGAACGATATCGTGTCGGTAATCCAGTCCCTCGATTCTACAATCAAGAAGACGAGCCTGCTAATCCTGAGCCTGGTGATTTTTGGATTAATAGTAAGCGTAGTGAACATATGAAGCAAAAGCTTCCGATTACTCCATATATTCGATACGATTATAATTCGATGCAACTTTCTATTTTGTTAAAATCTATTAGCAATAGTACTTTTAAGATTTATAAAGGCGATGATTTAGCTGCGACAAAAATAAGTAATCGATCTTGGACGACAATTAAAGTTCCGTTGGCATATAATGAAATTTATACGTTAAGAATTGTCGGCGAGAACAATGATTATCTAACTAACGAAGTTACTCGAGATATTCATTCTACTTCTAAAGTAAGTATTGCATTACAAAATTTGCAATTATCTAAAAATAAAACGAGTTTACATCTTATCGGTGAATCTGATTTAAAGTTTACTATATATAGTACTGCTGATACTTCTAACGTTAGATTTATTCCAAACAACGGATACGACGTTAGTTTCGATAGAAAAAATAAATCTTATTATGTCGACATTACAGCTCATAAGCAAGGAAAACTTTCTTTTAAATTAGAACGTATTCTAATCGAAGCAAAAGATCCAGTCGAAATTCCGATTAGAATCGTATCTAAAGAATATCTTGTTCCTGATATTTATAATCAAACAGCTAAATTATCTGTTCGTACTGTTTATAATAAAGAGCTTACTCTTATTACGGCTTCTAATAACCCAGAAAATTTAAGATACGTTACATCGACGAACGGTGAAGAAGATGGCAAAACATATTATGATTATGAATATAATGTATCATTGTCTAATAATATGCAATATGTTTCTTTTATGGCTAGCGACGCAAGAGAAAATGCCGCATCAACTGTAGCGACAACAAGCATTCAGCCTAAGCGAACAAAAGAAATTAGGGCATATCTTCAATTAAGTAGTGATCCAATTCGAACAATTGCCGGTGTTAAGTATCAGAAATTAAATTTAATCGTTCCGAATACAGTAATGAATGTTCAGATTATTCCTAAGATAGCTGATGCAAGAACTCAAGGCCGTGTTCGTTTAATTAAACAAGTCGGAAATACATATACTTATTTAGTTCCGATATATAGTCAAATATTAGATCATATTGGTACTGATCCTAATAACCCATGGGAAACTAAGTCAGATACTATATTTGAATTATCGGCATATTCTTATATCGACCAAAAATTAGAATTCCCTAGTAGTAGTTTAGATCATTTATAGGAGTTAAATAAATGCCAGTTAAACAAAGTAAAAAAATAACTTCTCGATTAATAAGTAATGGTCGTGCTACTTTTGTGTATAGCGATAGTGATTATAAATGGGATTTATTGCCTAATGGATCTTTATTGGTCGATGAAGAAAACGGTAAAGTAAAAATTAAATTAGAAGGCAAAACTGATTGGGCTCCGGTTGAAGAAGTCTTAACTAAAGATTCTAATTTAATTATCCACGGCAATCGTATTATAAAAGAACCATTTTTAGTTATCGATATCGATAAAGAAAACGATACAATTACTTATATAAATCACAGAAATGAACGTCGACATAAATTTATTTATCGTTATCAAAAAGATTGGTTTGCTGTATTTGAACTCGATAAAGGATCTTATATCCAAAATAAGAATTTAATTTCGGCAACAATTAATAATACGATCGAATGTAACGATAAGAATTATAAGCTACAAGAATTAACGAGTCGAAGAATCGGTATCGATCTCGACGTGTTAGTTCCTGGATGTTGGGTCGATGTTCAATATTATGACATATATAAAATGACTCAGCCTGGTTATAATATTTTTATCGATAAAAATATGCCAGAAGATCAACTGTTCGATAAATCCATGGCCGTTGTTTTAAGCGATAAAAAAGAAGTTAATACGGAAGAAAACCCGTAATATAACAACGATAATATATTATTTCTAGTACTAGAGGTTAATCAATGGCTAAAAAAATAGAAGAATTTATGCTGTCTAAAGATCTTCAAGATAAGATCAATCAAGTCAGCAATTTAACTCAAGTCCATATGGATCAATTGGACGCTTCATTAAAAACATTGTTAACTAATATCGGAAACGCATCTCAAGGAGTCATCTCTTATGATGACTCCGAGATTCGTAATCGAGTAATTTCTCTCGAAAAAAACTCTGCTACGAAAACTGGATGGTTTAATAAAACTTCTGATAAGTTAACAAAAGAAATGCTTAATGCAGAAATGCAATCTCTTATCGATGATATGCAAGATTTCGCAGATGCATTATTAACTAAATTAAATATTTCAGATGCCGATAATAAATATCGTGCTAAATCTGAAAAGCTTCAATTAACAGATTTAAGTGAAGAATTTCAAACTCAAATCCGTAATATTATAGATAAGGTAAATGCTTTAAATACGACATTTGCTGGCCTTAATTTCGTCGCTAACGATATCGAACAATTAAAACGTATTATCAGCGATTTACCTAACACTGCTATTACAAGAGATTTTGCCGATGCTCGATACCGTTTACAAGATCAAAAGATTACCGTGAACGATGTTAATGATACATTACGTCCTGCAATTATTTCTCTTCAGTCTAATTATAGTAAATTAGATAATGTAGTCGTTAGAAATGACTTATCTGAATATCGTCGTTTAGATAACGATATTAATATGGCAGATCTTGATGCTAGTATTCAGGCTAAACTTAATACGATCGATCAATTAAATGTTAATATTAATTCTCGTATTAACACTCTCGTTAATCAAGCATTAGCCGCCGGTTTTGTTGATACATTAAAAACGACTTATGTCGGTGATTATACGTTACTTAACAATCTCGATTATCAGACTTATATTCAAAATTTGTTAGATAATGTTAATACTAACAATAAGGCGACCGTTATTCAATCTTTATTCGCTTTATATAAAGGATTAAAAGATGTCGCTATTTCTGTTGCATCGAATAATGCACAGTTAAATAACGTTAATACTCAATTTGCTTCTATGGCAGTTAATAGTAATTACGCAAAATCTTTAAAAGATCTTGATGCGATCGACGTTATTAAAACATTGTCTTATATTTCTGGCCTCGGTAATTCTTTAATCGACGATATTACGTCTGACGATTCTATCGAAACTCTTAGCATAACGGGTTCTACGACTATCGTTCAAGCCGATACTATTTCTGCTTCTTATACAGAAAATGCTGCGAAAACAACGACAGCATATGTCGGCATTGCTTCTAATGCTGTTCACGACTGTGAAACAATTATGCATTTAGAGTTTCCGGCTATAACAAATGTAAATGCTTCTGCATTTAAGAATTGTACTAATTTACATTCTGTATTTTTACCGTCCGTAAAAACTATTAGAGATGGTGCATTTGTAGCATGTGATAATATTAATACTATCATGCTTCCTGAAACATATACATTTACAGGTAAGGAAGGTCTTCCTCAAATGTGTCGTATTGTTCGTGTAGCTGGTCCTGCAGTAGTTTAAGGAGGTCGATTAAATGAAAGTTAGTGTTTATGTCGACAAACTTAAAAAGTGGGTTCCGATATCATCCGACGAAATTCTCGATCGAAATAAAAACTTATCTGACGTAAAAGATAAAGATGCAGCAATTACTAATTTAGGCCTTTACGATAAGTTTATTTCGAAAGAAGCTCTTCAATCTGGATTTTTACCAGATGTATTTACACCAGAAAATATTCAAACCGATGCCGACCATCAGTTCGTTAGCGATAGCGATAAAAATAATTGGAATAATAAATTAAATAAGCCAGTCGAAATTCAGACGCAATTAGAAGAAAACCAAATTGGTTACGATGAAGCAAACGAAAAGTTTTACATCGGTTTAAATAATAAAAACGTCCTTATTGGCGGTGCTTCTGCTCTCGATAACATTAAAATCGTTAACGGGTTCTTCTCTGGTAATTCTCAACCGACTATTATTCGTAACACTAAAACACGAGAAGATGGTACATTAATTTCTCCGATCTTCGTCGATGTTCAATGTGTCGAATATACTGGCGGCGACCTCGGTGAAGTATCTGTGTCTTATACTTCTGAACTTATTAATATTTATAACACTGGTTCCTTTACTGGTGCATTCCAGTGTATGATTGTATATCCGTTAGGAAGTGTTAATCGATGAAATGGTCAATTAAATTAAAAGACGAAATAAAAGATTTAGCATTTTCTACTTATGTATCTATATTTTATAATTTAAATGATTTAGCCGATAAAGCCCAAGCGATTAAAAACTTGGGCTTATTCGATAAACTTGCCAGTATCGAAGAAATTAAAAAGATTAAAATATTAGCGACAGCGATTAAGACGAACAATCTACATCGATTTATATCTAAAGCTAATAAAGATAACTATAATAATAAGATAGATAAAATTGTTACGACCGATAATCATTTTGATATCGATAATCATAACGACGCTTATTTCCATAATGGCGAGAAACGCTTTTATTTAAAATATAAAAATAAATATAGATTATTTGGTGGCAACATTATTTTATATAAAGTAGGTCAATCTACATTTTTAGGCAAGTCTAACGAAGTTAGGATTCCGCATAATTTACACGACGATAGAAATGTCGGTGTCACTCCTGATTTTGTATCAATTAAGCCATTACATAGCGCAGCAAAAGCTGGCGATATATGGGTTAAAAAAGATTCTAATTTCATTTATGTCGGCAATACCGGTGCTGCTAATATCGAATTTCAATATATGATTTATGCTCCGAAGAATATGGGTTAAGGGATAGTCAATGAAGAAAAATCGAACATTTAAACAAGGTCGTGGATCTGAACAACTCTTAAATCAAGAGCTGTATGATATCTTTACTGCTGTCAAAGATATTAACCCAGATATCACCGAGCAAGAAAAAGTTGTCGGAGCTAATGCAGTTCCTGACAATAATATTCATGGTTCTTTATGGCGTAAAGATAGAACTAATGAATTAAAATATTATGATGGCGTCAAGAAACAATGGGTTAATGTATTCGATAATAAATTTCAAATTATCGAACATTTGACCGAAGAAACGACTCCGGTAAATCCTGTTAAAGGTCAGTTATGGATTTATAACGGTATCATGTTATATTTCGACGGCAGAGAATGGAAGCCGATTAAATCGATTCCGGCTGACGACGCACAATTTAATGAAGCAGCGTTTGCCGATTTCGCTCTCGTTAGCCCGTTACTTTCTGTCGGACATGTTACTGTACCGAGTTTACAAGACGGCGATTCTAAACGCTATGAAAACGAATTAAAGACTGGATATCAACGTTCTAAAAAGAATGCTGTCGAAGAAGTCGATACATTCGACTTTGAATGGGAAGATCCGTTTACGGCTCCGACTCATGATAAATTAGTCGATCCTAATCATAGAACACAATACGTTATTCCTAACGTTAATCATGATAGAATCTTTATGGAGAACAGTTTACTTAATGATTATGAAAAAGTAAATACTGTTTGTTTCCAATATCCGACTGTAAAAGCTCAGAATAAGAATTTAAGTGCATTACATATTAACGCTCAAAAATTATCTAATATTACTAAGCGTTTATTTAAAATTAATAAAGACGATAGCAATACGAATGCTATTATCGATATTAATCCTAATAATACTGAGTTCTATGGTTTTAGAGCTGGCGAGAATAAAGGCGATCATTTATATCCTTATTACGAAAAAGTAGAAACAGGATTAACACATAGTACAGCAAGAGCTTTAGATAATACGTCAGGTGTTCCAGGTGTCGATAAAATTAATGCACAATTAAATCCTGGAATTAATTATAATAAGCCAGATAAGGTAACTGTTGACAACAGAACAATGCGTCGAGATATTTCTATGAAAGATGACCCAGATAATCGTTTCGGCGATTATGTTATCTTGCATAAGAAAATTTCTTTGAATTATCGTACCGTTCAAAATTATGATTATATCTTAGCAGTTACTTATGATTTTAACTGGATTAATTATACTGGTTCTTTAAAGAAGTTAAATAATGGCAATCTATTCGAAGGCTTCCATATTCCAGATCTTCCAGAATCTATTAATCTATTCTTCGATGGCTTAATGCTCGAAGAACAGTTTTACGATGTCGACGTTAAAAATCAACTCGTAAAACTCGAAGATAAGATTTATAAAGAAGATGAAGTGCACGTCTTTAAAAATTATATTAAAGACTCTGGTTATATCGTAGAAACTAACCTCGATAATCAAGGCGTTATTTATTTACATAAGAAATTTAAATCTCCATTAGTATTCGTAGCCGGTGAATTAATTCATCCATTATTTGGTGGTTTAATTTTCCGTGACGATAAAATTTTCGTTCCTCGTGCTAAAGTTAATATGCCATGGACAGTAATTGAAGCATATATTCCGGGCGAAGAAAATGCTTATGCCGCCGGTACTGTAAACTTTGATAATAATATTATTGCTGGTACTAACCGTACTCTAGCAACTGAAACTGGCACACCAAATATCGATGCGACTGCCTTGTATAATAACGGTGAACATTCTCTTATCGTTCAACAAGGTCAAATCGGCCACAGCGGACAAAACGTAATTTATTACGATCCTCGTGTAATTACGAATACCGATGAAATTATTTTATTCTTAGACGGTATGTTAATTAATCCTAAGAATATTGAATGGAATAAAGATTACCATTATTTAACATTAAAAGATGGTTTATTCCCAGGTCAACAATATTTATTATTGCGAGATCCTGACGATCGATTATTCGATGGCGCTAGTGCTATGGATACATATTTTACTGGTGCATTAAGCGACAGTTTAGTTTATCATAACGGTAAATTATTATGTAACCAACAACCATTAATTTCTCCAGTATCTCCTAAAGAACGTGAACAAAGTACTGCAGATGGTGAAGTCGTATTATTTATGCCTGATGACTTAACAGATGCTGCAACCGTTCAAATTTACGACGATTATAAAAAGATCTGGAGACTTGCTACCGATAAAGAACTTAAGGATATTAAAACTATTTGTACGTCTTATGAAAATACTGTATCGGCAGTTAAGATGAATATCCCGGTTTTACCAGAAGATAGCATCGATATTTTTGCATATAAATTTGCTGGCGATAGTGAAAACGCAATTAAGATTGGTGATTTCATTATGGATTCTACTGATCCGACAAATCGTTCTTTCTATATGCAATACGATAAATATTCTCCTCGTGTAAATGCATTAACAGTGTTCCGTAACGGCGTTCGTCAAATTCTCGATATCGATTATGTCGAAAATGAAGATGGTGCCTCTATTAAATTCTTAGGCCCTGCTAACGATATTAAACCTGGTGAAAAGATTCATTATACTATCGAACAACTAGAAACTGGTGCTTCTAAAGTAATGGACGTTATTACTTTAGATAATACTAATTCTATCGGTACCAATGTATACGAAATTCCGGCTCAAACTGAATTATATTTATATCCAGGTCGATTGGTCGTATATCGTAACGGCGTTCGTTTACCTAAAGAAGATTGGACTTTGATCGGCAATAAAACAATTCAGATTATTAATTCTGATCGCCCTTATATCGGTACGACAGCAAGTAATTATCCTAACGAATCCTTCTATAAAAAAGAAACAGATACTTCTTATACTGTGCATCATCATCAACCAGATAGAATTACGATCGAAATTCGTCAAGATTATAAACGTAAAGAAGAAACATTCAAAATGCGATATAATCGTGTTCCTGAATTCCCGATTAATGATTATAAAATCGATCCTCAAGTTCTCGAATCTAAAGACGAAGTTTTATTCTATATAAATGGTCTATTTACTGGTTTGAGTCGTAATATAGTAAATGGATATGTTTTAAATAAATATAAAAGCTGTATTACGTTTACTGATAGAAAAGTCGCTGCGTTATTAGCCAATGATCCATTATATATTGATTTATATGAAAATCCTGAAAAGATGGAAGCATGGAAAAAGCGTACTGGAAAATCAGAATATACAACAAGTATAAAACATTATATCACTTATGATTATCGCGTATAACGCAGGAGATTTTAATGGCACAAGACTTTACTAAAGTTACAATAAACCAAATCGATATGGATGCTGTTACTGAAACAGTCATCGCAAAAGGTAATTTGGTATACCGTAGAGATCATAGTGATACTAAAGCAGAAGATGTAGATAAAGTCGGCGGCATTGCTGCCGACCACATCGCTGTAAGTATCGACGGTGATCGTGAAACAGTTCCCAACTCTTTAAAGCTTGGGGGCAAATTAGCTTCTGATTATATGACTACTACGACCGGTAATAGTCTTAATAAAAGAACTGAAAATATTAAATCTAAATTTGGTAGTGATATCTTAGCATTACGAGATGAATTATATCAACTTCGTGGCCAATTAGCTAAGAATGGTTACGTAAAAGATATCGGTTATTATGACGGATATTATGATTGTTTCCATGAATTTAACCAAGTTCATTTAAATAAAGAATTAGCTAACACTAAAAATACAGTTCAGCTCGATAGAAAATCTTTAGTATTCCCAGCGAATACTAATATGGATCAATTTTCTCAGTATGATTTCATTGCTGTTGTAAATAGCAATACTGGTTTAGAATGTATTCGTCAAGTAGCAGCTGTCGATAAGGCTAATTTTAAATTAACGTTAGATCGCAATATTGCAAATAGCGTTATTCTTCAAAATGCAGAATACTATCAAGTATATAAATCTTATGGTGCTATTTATAATGGCGATTTCTTATTTGCTCGTCCTTTAGAAACAGTAATGGGCGATGAAGAATATGCATCTGGCGAAACTGACGATACTAGTCGTGAGTTTGTTAAAATGATGAAGCCAGGTTTTGGCTATGCGACTACTTTAAAATTTAGCGAAGGCAAAACTGGTTATTTAAAAACTGTCGAGCTTTGCCTAAAGGCTTACGGTAACCCAGGCCCAGTTAATTGTTATTTAATCGACGCACGAGATGTCGATTTATTTAAAAACGGTCAACAAGCTGAAGCTGCTTATAAGTCTTCTCAAGCTAATAAAGATGATAAATTTAAATTCTTTGCTAAGACACAGCCTAAAGCAGTAAGCGCTACTGTTGAACGTCAGTATGTAAAATTTAGCTTCCAACAAGACGGTAAATATCCTATTATCCCAGATAATTATTATCAAGATCCTACACGTTATTGCTTGATCGTAGAATTCATGGAAGTTAATACAGATAACTACTATGAAATCGAATTGATTAATCATAATAAATCCGATCTTCAATTAAATAATATCTTTTATGATTATGAACGTAAATCCGATGTTGCTGTTGCTCATGCGTTAACAGAAACAGACGAAACTAAAAAACGTGATCTTTATTTCCAATTTAAAACACAACAAAAGTTAACAAATCAACCTAGTCCTGTAAATGAAGGTTTATATTCTGCTCATATTTATAATCGTAGATTACAACGTGCTTCTAAAGCTCGTGTAGAATTAAGAATTAAACGTGAAGGCTTATATGAAGCCAGCACATTAAGTTCTCCATCTTTGTTCACGACTGAAGCAATTACCTTGAAAAGAAATCCAAAAAATGGTACAATTAATTCAGTACATGAATTAGGTTTAAAAACTGAAATTAATAAACCAATGGAATTACGTCGTGGTGATCCATCCGATATTTCTATGCCTGTCGATGTTATTATCGGTGAAAACATTACTAAAGTAAAAGGTTTCAATACGGAATCTGTAACGACAATTAATCCAGTATTGGTTAACGATAATGATCCTGTGTATCGTGTTGGCTACGTAGTAGCCATTAAAGCACGTGAATATAAATTTAAAGACGGTATCATTACTAAAGGTCAGTTTAAACGATTCATTGTTCCGCTTACTGAAGTCGTTAAAGACGTTCATAGCTATATGGATGGCGTTAGCGATCGTTTGATCTTTGAAACACCTTTATATGAAGAAGGACAAGAAGTCGTTGACTATAATGATTTCGAAGTTCAAGTATATTGGGAAAATCCTGAATTAAGTGATAGCTCTATCACCAAACAAGAACAAATGGGTTCCCTAAAAGAAATTACAGTAAGCTTTGCTTCTGATTTCGAATAACGAACTGTTATAGCCGGGGGCGAAAGCTCTCGGCTTTTTTATTTTAAAGGATTGACTATGATTATAGATCATAAAGATTTTTTAGAACAACTTAACGTAATTAAACAGGGGATTACTATTCCGGCATACGATATCTCTAAAATTATGGATTCTGAAGAATATAATAATTATTATGCCGACATAGAAAAATCTCTTAACGATTTAACTGGAATGATACGATCGTTAGAAGATTGTAATCAATATATGATTACGTATGTTAACGACATAGTCGATAAGAAATATAAAGAATTAAACGATAAATTAATTGCATTAGAAAATAATTATTCTTTATATCAAAATAAAAATTTTATTTCTTATTCTCCAGATTTCGACGATACAAAAGTTGTTTATGACCGAGACGGAACTCAGATATCTCAGGTCGATTATGTCGTTCAACAAGAAGGTAAAATAGATTTATTTAAAAATATTTCTTCGACAAAGGCTTATTCTGTTAATATAGATAAAGATCATGGATCTGCAGTTATATCTTTTGAACGTAATATGGTTACAGAGTTAAATAAAAAGACTGCTACATTTATGATTAAATTAAGCGAGCCAATCACGTTAAATTATATATCTTGTGATTTAGTAAACTGTACTGGCTCATTTACGATTAATAATAGTATTAATCAGTATTCTTTTAACTCTTATTTTGACCCACAAGAAATATCTTTAATTGTTGTCACTTTGAATTCTAGCAATCCTGAAGTTAAACAAAAGAAGGTATTATATGCAAAATCTAAAGGATTTATGGACAACGCTTATGCTGGAATTGCCTACTTTGATAAAGGTAGTGAAAAGACAGAAGAAGAGCGTATGGCTAAAATTTATTACGAAAATGATGTCACGAAATATATAGGTGAAGCTAATGGCAGAAGAAACAAAAATAAGTAGGTCTTTAACCGTTAAAGATATCGGTATCGTACTCGACGATAAAGATACAATTAGTACGACTGCTCGACCAATCCCTCGACGTGACGAGATTAAAAATGTTCAATTAGATTCTACTGTTGTTTCTTATAATTTCGGTATAAATAATATTAAGTTCTCTTATAACAATGCGACTGATGTGAGCGGTACTGTTTCTAAGTTTATTACGATAGAAAACTGCGATTATTTAACGTTATTAACTTCATTAAAAGAGCAAACTAAAGATGAACAATATTCTTTAGAGTTTTACTTATTGGATAACAATAAAGAAGTTCCGATTTTACCATATAACCAAACTCAAGTATTGTATGAAAAATTATTCTATAATCTCGAAACTCGATTTAAAATTAATAAAAACTATCAGATTACGATTCATGAAAAAACAAAAGACGGTTTAGTCTTATATAATACATATGCTAATTACGATGAATATCTTACGAATATTAATTCTTTAAATAATATTCTTAAAGAAAAGTCCAAAGAATTGGTTATTAGTTATATTCCGTTCGATGCTAAGAGAATTAAGCCGATCGATAATCGTATCGCAGTAAAATTAATTAAGAGAATTTACTTCGGTAAAAATCCGATTAAAATAGATAATATTATTATTAATGCTCATGGAGGAAAATTAAATTGGAAGATTTAAAGAATACGACAGTTAAAAATGCGTACCTTCAAGCATTAGCTGATGAAGGGCTCATGGACAAGTTTAAAGAGAAAAGCTTGCAAGATCCCCGAAGCCCTTTATTTAAACCTAACTATCTTAGTGAAGAAGATGAACCAAAGTATACTGAAGTACATCAAAATACATTAGAATCTATTTTCGATATTATGAATTTAAGTTTTAACTGCATCGATTCTGCATACGATATCGAAAACTTATTATCTGAGGTCGATTTAAAAATTGCTTCTATCCAAGAGAAGATAGATGCTGAAGATGAACGCGTAAAAGATATTAATATGATCTGTGGCAATATCTCTGATTTTAATTCTATTATTCCAATTACGTCTAACCATTTTTCTATTAAATCTAATCTATATCAATATAGAAATTGTATTACTTCGAGTAAGACCTACGAAAAAAATATTCCGATTAAGATCGTAAATATTAATGGTAACGGTTATTCCGGTAATGACTATGTTGTATCTGAACAACATGATGTATTGCAGAAAGAATTATTCGATACTTCTAATACGCAAAATGTATTTGATGGCGTTAAAAATAGTGCTTGGGAATATAGCCGATTATTTAGCTATGACGCAGTTAATAAAAGCGATTTAATTAATATCGACGATATTCCAGCTACCGTTCAAATTACGTTAGAGTCTCAATTTGAAGATGGCTTCAATGAACTTATATTCGACGATGATGCATCGACTCATATCACGAAAGTCGAAGTTTCCGATAATAATGTAGAATGGCGTACAGTATTTACTGGCGATGTTCAGCCTAATAAACAAGATCATAGCTATTCTGATTTTACATATATCTATGGCAGCGGCGCATTAGTGTTCCCAGTTACTCAACTGTTAAGAATTACGATGTATAGCAATGCTGTCGATTCTAAGAAAATAAAAATTAACGATCAGATAAAAGACGGAGTATATCGTAAGTTTGTTCGTATCGATGCGATGCAAGCTCGACGCAATTCATTTAAAGAAGGTGTCGGTACGACTCAGAATATTATAACGTCAGGTAAGGCAGTATGTGCTGGTATATTCTGTAATGAATATATCCCAGATTTTATACAAGATGCTTTACGTCAAGACATAGGATACCAACTAATCGTTAATGGCATTGCATATAACGTTGTTCCTGTTAATAGTGACAAAAAAGGTATTAAGTTAATTAAGTATTCTAAGAATCCTATTAAAGAAAAATATGTAGAATATATCGATGAGCCTATTACGACTCTCCAAATTGCTTTATCGGTTCCCGTCGCTTATGATTATTCTCCGTATATTGCTAATTTAAAATTATGTTTAGGAAAGCAGGTATCTAATGTATAAAGATCAGATTTATAAATTAGAATATTATCGCCAACGATTAATCGATCAAGCATTAAAATCTGGCGAATATATTAGCGATAGTGCTTTAGAATCTGCGCTAGAAGAATATGATACACAATTAGCATTATTTAAACATCGTTATATTCAAGAAGGTTCTAAACTAAACGTATCTGAATTTAATAATGAATTATCTGTTTTATATAATGATCTATTGATATTATATCGATCTGTATATGAATTAACAGTCGAAGAATTTAATAATACTAAAGACTTAGTAAATATTAAGTTAAATAATTTAGAGCGCATCGCTAATCAGTATTATAATCGATCTAAGCTCGAAACGATTGCAATTTTCGGCGATACATTAGTATTCCAATCTAATAACTTCGACATGCAAAATAAAGACGGAAAAACTTATGTTAAGCTTCCTGCATTTACGACATATGCTGGATCGACATTAGCTTTCTTAGCGAATGTCGAAGATAATAATGCAAGCGTAGTATTAGAGTTATCACCGACAGAAAACATCCTTAACTATGAATCTAATGAATCATTGTATCAAGTGCCTGGTGAACCGACAACTAAAACAGAATTTTTCTCATTAGATTCTGGTAATAAATATTTTGGCAGCTATCAGTTGCCACAGAAATTTGAAAATACTTATAAGTCTCAGTATTATTTATACTCTGGACATAATATGATTAAGGTCGACAATAAATGTGTTGAGTTAAGTCAATATAACAACGTTCAAAATCCTTTCGAACACGACGTAGAATTTTATATTTATAAGGGTACACATATCGATTTTAGCTTTACGCTCGATCCTATTAAAACTAATATTAACAATCATTTAGTTACAATTACCGATAAAGTACAGTACTTTAAATTTAGAATGCCGCCTTATGGTCAAATATCTTTTAATACTGACGGCATTATTTTTGCGGCTGTCGACAATTGCATTATAAAAGATAATCATATTTATTCTAGAACGTTTTACGAAGGTGCTTATGATAATATGTTAGAAATCATTACTTACGATAAAGAAGTTAATTACGATAATCCAGTTGCCGTAATCGATAATCCTTCTGGCGGTAACGTTAAAATTAATTCTTTAGTAATCAAACAGAATAGGTATAATGAATATGATCAAATATAACATCAGATTTAATGGTTCTTGGGAGTATGATAAGTTCGTTTTAAATTATTATAATTTAGCTAACGAAATTAAATTGCTTAAAGAAAAATTATTAAAATTAGAATCTCAAAATAAATCGATCGACGATGTTTACAAAAAGTTAGTAGAGTCTAATATCTTATCAAATACATATCGTCAGTATTCTAATTTCTATTAAGAGGTATGGCATGGAAATAAAAAATACGTCTAAGTATTTTACAGAACTTGTTGAGTCTATGCAACAAGAATATAATAATTTAGAAACGTCGATTATTAAACAACATAATTCTTACGATAAAAAATTAGAAATTATGAATGCTGTATTAGAATATAGCAATTATTTAAATAATCAGATGTCTCGCTATATCGATTCTCTTAAAGATGGGAACCGAATCAACGAAACTATTTTCGATGGTGAAACAGTACTTAAAAAGAATATTTATAATTCTAATAAGATTTTATTTGCCGACACAAATAAAGTATTAGAAGCAAATTCTAATTACGAAAAATATGGCAATTGTATTCATCCTAAGATTGTAGGGAATTTAGATAATCTTCTTAACTTTAATTCTGCTGCCGGATATATTTTTAAAAATTCAGCAACGGTTTCTATTAATGAAGAAGTTAAAGAAGAATATATCGACGTATTAAAACATGATACAATTTTAAATAAGATGCCGACATTTCATCAGTATTCTTCTGATACTGTTACATTGACTATCGAATTTCCCGACAATCCTATCGTTGGTTCTGCGACCTGTAACGCAATCGAAATTTCTCCGTTCTTAGCTGGTGCATCTATTTTAAAAAACATTACGGTTATTACGACACCGGGGACACAATTGAGTAATAAAGCTATCGTTATCGATTATGATCAACCGTTAGAAGATACGCGAATTCTATTCGATAATACATATAGTATTAAAACGATGGTTCTTAATTTCAAACTAACGTTCGTAAATAATCTCGGTATGTATCCATTCGGATTACGTCATATTTATTTATATAATGCAAACTTCGATACGAAGAATAGTAATATCGTTATTAAAAATGAATATAAAAATTTAATTAAATATATCAACGATAACATTATTATTTCTGATCAATCAGCCGATGAAGTCGGTAATCGATACAGTAAGCATAATACGACATGCAGCGAAATGAATATTAAACTATACAGTTATTTATCTAACGGTAATTTATTATATCCTATCGAAACTCATGCTCGAGATATCGTTAATCAAATTTCTCGAAATACAAAAGTGTTCTATGCCGACATCCCGGTTAAAAAAGCAATGTATAGTATAGAATTTTTAAAGGTTCGGACTTAGTGTCCGGGCCTTTTCTTTTTTGAATTCTTATGCTATAATAGTTTATGAAGATATTATTTTTAATCGGAGGATATTTTATGGTTAGTGGATTATGGTACGAAGAAAATATACTAGGCCATACAACAGATAAAACGTATGTTACACAATATACGATAGATTACTTATACGATAATTTTTACAGTACAAACGATATTGTAAAAATTTTGTCCACGTTTCGTAAAGAATATATTAAATATTGTGATCTGCCATCTTCTCTTTGGAACGGGCTTATAAAAAGAGATACTTATTATTTTCATCCAGAATTACAAATTTTATCACGACCACCTAAGCTTAATATTGGACTCGATATTCAAGTTGAGGAAGTTAAGTTTTTTAAAGAAATGAAAATTTCTTACACTAAAGAACAGTTGCTATCTTATTATTATAAAAAGGCTAATCCTTTAACGATACGAGATGCAAAACGAGATGTTGGCGCCATTGACTATCTTCTAAATCGATATAATCGTCAACTTATGGATTCATTAGATATTCTGCTTTATCTAATCGATGATCATGCATACGAAGTTAGTTCTTTACTTAACCTAACTAATTATGAAGTAGATACGCTTGAAAAAGTTGAATCTATTTATTGGGATAACCATAGAGCTGGTTTAGATAAAGTTTTCTACAGATGGAGTTAAATATGAGTATTGATTTTTATAAAGAGTCTTTAACAATCTATGAAGAATACGAAATAGAGAGCGAAAAAGACGAAGAAGAAGGTTATGACACATTACGGTTCCCATCATTCAATAAGAACCTAAGTGGCTTAACAAAAGGCTTATATATTTTCGCCGGCGAATCTAACGGCGGTAAAACAGCTATTATGTCTAATTTATTAAAGGATTTGGGAACGAATCCCGATAATAAATTATTAGCTATTTACTATACGCTAGACGATACTGTCGGAGAAGTTATTCCTCGTATTATTGCGATGGATCAACAAATCCCGATTGCGATTGCCGGTAAACCAAAACGCTATGAAAAAATATCGTCGATTACTCCTCGATGCCAAGAAGAAGATGAGTATTTTCAAAGAATTAAAGCTCAGCTTCAACGTCGCAAAGACGGTATTCAATTATTAAAGGAGCAGAGTCATCAATTCATGATGACCGACGGAACTCGAGTTCAATCTTTCGAAGATATTTGCGAACACGCAAAACGAGCTCAAGAATTTGTCAAATCGATTGATCCGGAAAATAATATCATTATCGGTATTGACTCCTTATCTGACTTGCGTTTTAAAAACAGAACGTTTAATAAGCCGCAAGAACGTCATGAGGCATTATCTGAAGAACTTAAAAAATTGGCTAACGTCGATTTACAAATTCCGGTATTTGGTACGGCCCATTTAAGAAAATTAAATCATAATGGCCGACCATCTCTTGACGATCTTAAGGAGTCAGTCCGATATCAATATGATGCGAGCGTTGTATTCCTTGTTCATAACGACGTAAGCAAAAACAAAAATAATGCAAAAGTATTCTATAACAGAGAAGGTCATGCCGACATTCAGCCTGTCATAGAATTAGACTGGGCTAAGAATAAACGAAGTGAATTTAAAGGTAGAAGCTTCTTCTATTTTGTACCTGAGTTCTCTTATGCTACAGAAGCTAATCAACAAGATACTGAACGTTTCAATAATATTATTCGAGGTTAAATATGACTATTTACGAAAAAGTCTACGAAGCATTTTCTGAAAGCCTATTAAATAGTTTTCCAGCTACGACTACTGAGAAATCTAATTTCTTAGGTATCTGGATTACGGTTATTAAAGGTTTAACTAATGAACGTTTTCCTACAGCTCCTGTAGTGTTCGACGTTCTTAAGTTAACGGCTAAATATGTATCCACCTTGGTGCTAGATTTAAATAGTGAAGTAGATAATACTTTAGATATATTTAAAGTGCGCGATTATTTAAATAAAGATCTTGCTCTCGCATTAAGCGATGAAGAAATTGCTGAAGGCAATGCTCTTATCGAAGATCTTAAATTAAAGATTGCTCAATCTGCTGAATCTGTATTAGGTCAAAAAACTGAAATTCCTCAGTTACGTCCTAATCTAAATACTCCAGATGCTTTATTTGCCGAATCTTATGAAGTAGCTCGTTGCATTACTCAATTATATGAAAATAACTAATGAACAATTCCTAGACTATCTCGATAGTCCTTGGTACTATAACATAAAATATAATACTCCAATACCGACAGACGAGCGTACCTTACGCTCGTTTTTGCATGATATAGCATACGCTTTTCTCGGCAGTATTTATCAAAAAGAAATTATCGGCATTCCTGAAATGACTCAAATGTTAGATAATTATTTAAATACTGCCCCTCATCGTATCAATAATAAAGATGTATTAAAAGGTATTAATTATCTTTCTAGTCTTTATGAATACTGCAGTGAGGAACAACTTAATATTATTTCTATCGGTCATTCTCATGTATTAGAGTTTGATCACGGAGAAATTGAAGTCGATATCGGACCTATCGCATATCGTAATGGAAAATATTTCTTATTTTATCCAGTATTTTCTCACACATTCAGTCAAGAAGAATGTGATAGCAATATTAATTGCACTCTCCATTGGAAAGCAGCATACGATGCATTCGATTTTCAGTTAAGCGGCGTTATGTTTTATTATGCCAAAACTAGAAAAACATTTATTGCATATCGTGATATAAGCTCGATAGAGCGATTAAACTTTATCGCTAATAATGTTTTGCGGGGGATCGATCAAAAGATATTCTTCCCGGTTCGAGAAGAATCTTCTAAGAGTCGATTTATTCCAGAATTATCTAGAACATTTACGGGAAAATAATAATGCCTTATGAAATAGATGGCTGCGTCTATAAGACTAAAGCCTTAAAAGATACTCATATTCTATGGAAAGAGTATAAAAAGAAAAAATTAATTAAATCATTCGAACTTCCTCAAGTTAAAGATCGAATTAAGAAAAGTCGATACTTCTCTTATAAGCCTATTGTCGACGATATTAAATTCGATAGTTTAATGGAAGCTAGTTACTATATTTATTTAAAACAACAGCTTAAAGATAAATTGATCTCTGGATTTGAACGACAAGTTAATTACGAATTACAACCAAGTTTTAAAAAGAACAAAAAAACGATTCGGGCTATTAATTACGTGGCAGACTTTGTCGTAAAGAATTTAGATAAAAGTATTCGTGTCATCGATATTAAAGGTAAGACTACGGTCGACTTTAATCTTAAGAAAAAATTATTCGAATATAAATTCCCCGAACTCACTCTAGAATGCATTCAATTTCACGATGGTCAATGGATGCAGCTAGACGACGTTAAAAAATTAAAAAGGAAAACCAAGAAAAAATAATGTCTGACTATAAAGTTCTCGAAGGACAAAAAGAAGCTTGGGAGGAAATTGACGCAATCGTATTAGAGTGTCAACAAACTAAATATAATAAGAGAAAAGATGAGTTATTGCAAGAATTAATCATTAGATTCGAGCCATTTATTAATATGTTCTACGATCTTTTAGTTAACGAAAAGACATATTTAAATAATAAAGTCTCTCGTGATTTTATCTGTCTATATATTGCCGATAAAAATTTACGATTTAAAATCTTTAAGAATACTCGGTTATCTAAAACTGAATTCAACGAAGTAAATCGATCTTTGTCTCTTATTCGAGATAATTACGGTAAAAATAATGACGTAATGACTGATCTTCATTATGTATTTACGCAAATGGTATTGACGTATAAGAAGACTAATCGTAGTTTCAATACATTTGTAACGTATGTTTTTAAGTATCGCTTATTCCATTTCATTTCTAAATTTTTACGTGATCGAATTAATAACGGCTATGATAGAACTGCATTTGAAGAAGTTAATCTTAACGGTTACAATTCAATGCATCATATGAATATCGAAGATCAAGTTACGATCGATGATAACGGAAACTTCAGTGATTCCTGGTTATCTGGATTAACTTGTTCCGATGTATTCGATGAACTTAATGAGCTTGAACGAAATATCATTGTTAAGATATTTGTACAGACTAAACGTCCTAAAGAAATTCAACAAGAATTAGGAATATCTGAAGCGAAATATAGAAAGCATAGACGACTAGCTTTAACAAAATTAGAAAAAGCTACCGGCTTAAAAACTAAATATTTAAAACCTTTGAAGGCGAGCGAATAATGCTCGCCTTTTTCTTATTTATATGTTATAATATATGAGAAAGGCGGTTGCTTATGATAGATAAAGATAAGTACAGGTTAACTTTAAAAGTTAACGATTTAGTGGCGCAAATACTCGCCCTAAAACAAATTCCATTAGACGTAGCATATAATATTCTATACGACCAAGATAAGATACTCAACATCGATGAAACAGAACCGATTGTAAATATCGATAAAGCAGCTAAGTTTTTAGTGCAATGCTTTAAAGAAGGTCGAGATATTTATGTATATGCCGATTATGATGTCGATGGAATGACAAGCGGAACGATTATGAAAAAGTTTTTAAATAAAATTGTTCCGACTCATAGCGAAGTATATTTTCCAGAACGAAGCGATGGATATGGTTTAAGTGTTAAGTTTATCGAAGACGTTAATAAAAAATATGAGCGACGAATTAAACCGCTTATTATGACTGTCGATAACGGTATAACTAAAGTCGAAGAAGTCGAACTTTGTAAGAAATACAATATTCCGGTTCTTATTACTGACCATCATTTACCGCAAGAAATTTTACCAGATACAATTATCGTTGACCAACATATAACCGAAAGCGATCACTGGGCAAAAGCAATATGCGGCGCTGGTGTCGCTTATTATTTCTGCAGAGCGATAGAAAATGAATTAGGCTATAATCATTATGAAAGCGATAAATTACTTTATTTAACGGCTATCGGTACTATTGCCGACGTAATGCCGTTAAGCAGTTACATTAATCAAGCTATCGTTCGTAAAGGTTTTAATCAGATTCAGAAAAAACAAATACCGAACACATTACGAGTATTCTTGGATATGCTAACTAAGGAAGCTATTACGGCTGATCTTGTATCTTGGCAAATTGCTCCTCGGTTAAATGCATGTTCTCGATTATTCGATATCGGTGCTTCTATTAAATTATTCGATGTAAGTGAAGAACCGATCGAAACATGTAATACTGTCGAAGAATATAATACTCGACGCAAAGAATTGACTAAAGATTTTAGCGAAAGGATTATTAAACAATACGATAAGCAAGACGATGATAGCGAAATAGCTCTTGTCGTTAACGATGAAATACCGGTCGGTATTATCGGTATACTTGCAGGACGCTTACAAGAATATAGCGGCAAACCTAGTTTTGTTGGATTGTCGGATAGTGAAGTAGTTCATGGTTCTGCTCGAAGTAATACGTATCCATTAGATTGGTTGTTGTTTAATGAACCTTCTGTAGCTTCATATGGTGGCCATGCTGCCGCTTGTGGCTTTACGATATATAAAGATATGCAAAACGAGTTTAAACTCGCTCTGAGCGCAAAAATCGCATCCTATGTGCCACCTGAAGAAGTTACTATCGAGATTAAAGAACCTGAATATATCGATCTTAAATTGTCTGATTTAACAGTTGAATCTTATAAATCATTTAATTTATTCTCGTTCGACAATTTAACTTTTACGAAACCACAAGTTAGAATAAAAGATTTAAGTGTTCTCGATATTAAACCGAGCGGAAATAATCCTGATAATATATTGTATACAGTATTCGACGGAAAAACAAAATTAAGTATCTGGGCATGGAGATTAGGAGATCTCGGAATTAAAGTTGGCGATAGAATTACGATGTGTGGCGATATCGAGAAAAACTTCATGAAGCCTAGGCTATATACTTTAAATGTAAAAAGTATAATTAAGGACTAATTATTAAGTAATTTATTTTATAAATAAAAATACGAAAAAGTGGGCGAATATATATTATATTTCTTATTTGTATTTGCTTGATAATAGGTTTCTAGCCTTAGTGATTGCTGCTATCGAAAGATATGCTGCAGATATGAACTACGTTATGGAAAAGGTTAAAGACACACCTTTAGATGTGCTCGTCAGTCTGAAGCTCTGTGAGTGCCAATCAAGAAACTATACTAACGTCCTGTATAGACAACAGAGAAACACATGCACCATCCACGACATTGGCAAGACGAAAAATACTCCGAAAGGAAGGTTTCCAGAAATGGAAAATAAAATTGAATATTGCTTTGTAATTGATAAAGATAATAAACCATTAGCGCCAACAAAAGTGAATAAAGGCTGGTATCTAATTAGAAAAGGCAGAGCAAAATTAAAATCTAAATACCCAATGGTAATTCAACTAAATAAAAAAGTTGAATTTAATGAAAATGATAAAAGTTATATAATTTGTGGTATAGACGATGGTTCTATACATGTTGGTATAGCTATTGTTCAGAAATGTTCTACTAAAAATAAAGTAGTATTTAAAGGGATTATTGAACAACGTCAAGATGTGAAACATTTGATGGATACTAGACGTAGATATAGACAATATCATCGTTACCATAAAAGACATAGACCAATGAGGTTTAATAATCGCTCATCTTCCAAAAAAGTCGGTAGATTAACACCAACTATTAAACAAAAGAAAGATGCTATTTTAAGAGTATTATATCAACTAAATAAATGGATAAATATTAAAGAATATTATCTTGAAGATGTTTGTATTGATATTCGTGCAATGACAGACGATTATAAACCTTATAAATGGCAATATCAAAAATCTAATCGTTTAGATGAAAATCTTAGAAAAGCAACTATTATTCGTGATAACTATAAATGTCAAGAATGTGGAAAATCTAATTGCAAATTAGAAGTACATCACATAAGAGCAAGAAAATATCATGGAGCAGATACTATTGGAAATTTAATTACTCTTTGTTTCAAATGTCATGACAAAACAAAAGGTAAAGAAAAAGATTTTGAAGATAAATATTTTAAAATAATTAATTCTAAGCCTAAACGATTCGATTATGCAATGCATGTTATGCAAGGTAAAAATTATTTACGAAATAAAATATCTGAATTAGGATTATTGCATTTGACTAATGGCGGCGCAACTGCGAATAAAAGAATTGAATGGAATATAGAAAAATCTCATAGTAATGATGCTATATGTATTACAAATGACATTCCAGATTCTTGCAATATAAAAGAATGGACTATTAAACCAATGAGGAGAAAATCAAAAGCAAAAACTAATAATGTACTAGGGATTAAGCATAGAGATTTAGTTTCTTATACGTATAAAAATGGAGAGATTCACACAGGCTATGTTACAGCTTTATACCCAGAACAATTAGTTTTGAATTTTCAATCAAAAACTAAACACTGTAAAAAAGTAAACGCACAAAAATGTAAATTAATTTGGAAATTTAATAAAATTTATTGGTTAGAATAGTATACATAATATTATATATTTGTTGATAAACAATTATATTTTTTATAAGGAGGAATAATAAAATGTTTACGCATTTACATGTACATACATCATATAGCTTTTTAGATGGCTATTGTCATATACCGAAGTTAGTTAGCCGTGCTAAAGAACTCGGTATGGAAAGTTTAGCCATCACAGACCATAATCATATGGGCGGTATTTATGAATTTTTACAAGAATGTAAAAAACAAGGTGTTAAGCCTATCTTAGGTTATGAAGGATATCAAACATGGGACACTCTTTCATTATCTAAACCTGTTGAAGAACGCTGGGCCGATGCGGCTTTGAAGGCGAAAGAAGCCGGAGACTTAACAGAAAAAGAAGCTGAAGATTTAGCGTCCGGCAAAAAAGGCGTTAAAGGCATTAAAGATATTAAGGCTCGTGCAGAAAAACATATGTACGACACAAGACAATATCATTTAATCTTATTAGCTAAAAATCAAACAGGGTTAAATAATTTAATTAAATTACAAAGTGAATCTGCTAAAGTATGTACATACAACGGGCGCTTTTTGTTCGATATGCCGATGCTTCGTAAATATAGCGAAGGCGTTATTTGTACGACAGCATGTGTTGCGAATATGGTAGCAAGTCGTGTTCGTAAAGACGATTTAGAAAAAGCCGAAGAACTTATCTTAGAATATAAAGATATTTTCGGTGACGACTTCTATCTCGAAGTTCAACCTAATGCATTCGACGACCAAGTCAAAGTAAATAATTTTTATTTAACAATGTCGACGAAGCATAATATTAAACTCGTTGCGACAAGCGATGTACATTATGTCCTCAAAGAGGATAATAAAGATCATGATGTATTAGTATGTGTCGGCACTGGCACCGATATTTATAATCCTAACCGTATGAAATACGATCATAACTTCTGGCTTAAAAACGAAGAAGAAATGCAAGACGGATTTAAATATTTAATTAATACGTCTGAAACTGAAGTAAGTGTTGCTCGTGAAAAATATGCTTTATATTTAGAAGCAATGCATAATACTCAAGAAATCGCAAATAAAGTCGGCGAATATAAATTAGGCAGTGATGTACCATTAATGCCTAAACTTCCTGGCGTTAAAAATACTAAACGTAAATTGCGTGAACTAGCTTACAAAGGTTTATATGAGTTAGCAAAAAGATATGATTATATCGCTAACGATATTAGACGATATGAACAACGTTTAGCGTATGAACTTAACATTATTAACTATAAAGATTTCGCTGATTATATGCTTATCGTTCGTGAATATATTAACTGGGCCGATAATAATGGTGTAATGACTGGTCCTGGACGCGGGAGCGCTGCAGGTAGTTTAGTATTATGGTGTATTGGCATCACTAAAAATATCGATCCTATTAAATATGATTTACTGTTCGGTCGTTTTTTGACTATCGACAGAACAGGCTTGCCAGATTATATGATTGCATAAGATAATTATATATGTTATAATATTTATAAATCAATATAAATATGAGGTAACATATATGTCAAAATTATCAAAAGAAATTCAAAATAAAATTGTAGATTTATATAATAAAAAACATGGATCACCATATATAGCAAAAGAATTAGGTATTAGTACTGGAAAAGTTTCATACTTTATTAAGAAAAATTTAACGCCTAGATCTCATAGAGAAGCTAATTCACGCTATCATTTTAATGAAAAATTTTTCAATAAAATAGACACAGAAGAAAAAGCATATTGGTTAGGTTTTTTAATGGCTGATGGATATATTTCTAAAAATAATAATTCATACAAAGTAGGTCTTACATTGTCTACTTGTGATTATACTCATTTAGAAAAATTAAATAAAAGTTTAGAGAGTAATCATCCCATTAAAACATATGAAGCAACTAAAAACTCTTATTCTAAAAATAGCTATAGTAGAATAATATATTATTCTGAAATTATGTTTAATGATTTATTAAAATATAACTTAGTAGAACACAAAACAAATATTTTAATTCCTCCAGACATATCTTTATTAGAAAATTATGTATCAGATTTTATACGAGGATATTTTGATGGGAATGGTTCTATTGCTCACACCAACACAGAATTAAGTAACAGTTATGCTTTTAAATTAGTTTCAACTAAAAAATTTCTTGATTTTGTTAATAATTATATAGAAGAAAAACTTGGCTTTTCTGCTAATAAATATTATAAAAGAAAAGATTATCAAGAAGTTATGTCTTTAGAATTTGGTGGAAACTTAAAAACACAAAAAATTTTAGATCTATTATATAAAAATGCAACGATATATTTGAATAGAAAATATCAAAGATATTTAGATTTATGCAATTTAAACAATAGTCGTGCTTTAGAGAAATCTAAAGTTTAAAGAGCTCTAAATTGCTGGAACATCCTTAGAGCTTGTCTTGCTACAACATATTGATGAAATAAGCAAAAGTGTGATATGCTAAAAAAAGACAAGATTGGAAAATCAGCAGCGAAGCCTCGAATAGGGGAACGTTCAACGGCCAGTCCAAAGGGACGTAGGGTGATAAGCCCGAAATGGAGCAACCTAAGTTTTTATTTTAAAAATAAAAATATGGTGAAGATATGGTCTATTCCTTAATAAATATAGCGAAAGCTAGGGTGTAAAAGATAGATTCAGATTTTAGCTACTTTGGTCGAGACAAAGTTATTGAACATATTAAAGATTTATACGGCGAAAGTAACGTAGCGCATATTGGTACATATTCTCAAATGGGCGTTAAATCTGGCCTAAAAGATATTGGTCGCGCACTTAAAATTCCATTCGATAAAATGAATGCATTATCTAAAATTATTGACGACTTTAAAGATGTCGTACCTCCTCAACCAAAGTTTAAACATTATGATGCATTAAAAGATGGCAACGAAACAGAAAAATCTTTATATACTAAATGGCAGAAATTAGAAGTCGACAATAAAGAATTATTTAGATTGGCTCGTGCATTCGAAGGTCTTAAACGTAACTTCGGTGTTCATGCTTCTGGTATTCTAGCAATGCCTTGTCGTGTCGATGATTATTTTCCGACACGTACTGATGCTGACGGCGTAACAATTACGTTATTTACAGGTACTGAATGTGAAGAACTAGGTACAGCAAAACTCGACATCCTCGGTCTTAAAACATTATCCATAATAGAAACAACATTAAGACATTTAAATAAAGATGTTCAATGGTTATATGATAGCTTCGATATCGAAGATAAAAAATTATATAAATTATTGGCACAAGCTAAATCAGATTGCGTGTTCCAATTAGAATCTGATATGTTTAAAGATTATTTAAAAGAGATGAAGCCAACTTGCTTCGACGATATTGCGGCAACCACGGCACTTTTGAGACCGGGCCCATTAAGTGCAAATATGCACCATCAATATGCTAAGCGTAAACAAGGTAAAGAGGAATTAACTGCTCCTTTACGCGGTATCGATAATATTTTAAGTAATACATATTCTGTAATCCCGTATCAAGAGCAGATTATGATGATCTCTAAACAAGTTTCTGGCTTTGATGATAACCAAGCAGATTCACTTTCTAGAAAAATTCTGGCCAAGAAAAAAGCAGATAAAATGCCTATGCTTAAACGTTGTCATATTTATGGCAAGAAAAATTGTGAAGGTCCAGAAGGTTGGGAACAAGACGATAAAGCTCCTTGGTATGACCCTAAAGGTAAATATGGTCCTGAAATTAAAGGTGCTCTTGCTAATGGTTATACTGAGAAAGAAATGGAAGATTATTTTGAAACAATACAAGGATATTCAAATTATTTATTTAACAAATCTCATGCTGTAGCCTACTCATTTACCAGTATGCTTACTACTTGGCTTAAATTGTATCATCCAGTAGAATTCTTTGCTGCATATTTATCGATGCAATCTTTAGAAGATTTAGTTCGTTATATTCCATTGGTTAGAAAGGAAGGGATCGACGTTGAAGTTCCGGACATTAATGTATCAAATCTCGATTTTACTCCTAATGGAAACACTATCTTATTTGGTCTTGGGTCCATTAAGGGCGTGGGTCTATCTTCCATACCTGCCATAATTGAACATCGACCTTACACTTCTTTAGAAGATGCTATGAATAAAATTGGTAAAAAAGCGTTTAATAAACGTGTTGGTTCATCTTTAATTAAGTCGGGTGCTTTCTCTAATATCGAAAGTAATCGTTTAAAATTAATGAATCAGTTTTATGATTTAAGAAAAGATAAAGATGAACGTTTAAATAATGATAATTATGGAAAGGAACTTATTATGAGCTTTGAAATGGACACATTAAATTGCCCGGTAACATATACACCAGAATGGTTTTCTATGGAAGATAAAACAGAAGTAGAAAACGTTAAAGTTAGAATCACCAAAGTCGATGAACGAAAAGATAAGTCCGGCAATCTTATGGCATTTTGTAAAGGCGATGTTGGTGGCGGCGTCGAAATTGATTTGATCGTATTCAGTTCTATTTATTTAAATAATTTGCCTTATATTAAGTATGGCGAAACAGTCTATTTATCTGGCAAAAAAGAATCTGATTCTAAGATGATTGTTAAGAAAGTTAGCCTGTCATAAGACAGGCTTTCTTTGTAATATAATTCTGTAATCGATGTTATTTAAACCCTATGAAAAGGATAATATAAAATGGCAGATATTAAAGGTAATATCCTTGTCGACAATGGCGCAGGTGGCAAGGATCCGTTTTACGGAAAAACTACGGCCGATCAAGTTATGTTTAGCGATGGTGAAACGTTAGAAGAAAAATTCCGACGCTTAATTGTCGATCATGCTTTACTCTCTGATCGTGCCGGTACTGCAGATAGAAGTGACCTTAGCGAAGATACTCGTAAATTCATGGGCCATCCTATCGAAGATTTTTTATTGCGTGATGAATTATATGCAGCTATTATTAAAGCTAACGATAATAACGATTGGAAAAATAGTGTAGGCTCTGTAACGGAATTATACACTACATATCCTGATGCTACTATCGGCAACGTTGTGGCTGTGAACGGTGGAGACACCGCTGGTTCTCTATATCGATTCAATGGAACAGATTGGGAGATCTTAGTAAGAAATGGTAAGAGTGTTCTTCCTAATAATGTTGTTGATAAAATTAATCAAAGCATTATTATTCAAAAACTAGAATTCGGCACTAATAAATGGATTAAACAAGGTGAAGATAATTATGAATTATCCTTGGATATTCCGAATGCTGAAGTTATTCAGGTCGTAATTTATGACGGTATTTCTAAGAAACTTAGTACGATTACTCCTGAATATAATGCAAATAAAGTAATTCTTCATAGTGTATTCCCAGAACGTGGATATATTCTATATTATACTCAACAAAATGATGTATTGAATTACGGTGATTCTGTATGATTCAAAAGTTAAAAGAGCTTGTTGGTCTTCGCGAAATTAATGCGAAGATCAACGAATTCGATACCGAGATCGAAGATCTTAAACGTATTTCTGGTACGACTGTTACGAAACAGACTTTATTAGATTTTATTAATACTAATAAAAAAATAATCGAAGATTCAATTCAAAGTTTACAAAGTAGATTGAATGATCTTCGAAATACGATCGCCAATAAATTATCTAACTATTATACGAAAGCTAATAGTAACGATTTATTTGCTTCAGCAAGCACGGCTAATAATTATTTACGTAAAGATCGTGACGAAACTGTTAACAATAATTTTAATGTTAACGGTACGATTAATTTAAATAACACTAGCGGTCCAATCATTCAATTTGGCAGTGGCAGCTGGGAAGTTCGTCCAGGTTATTTTAAAATGATTTCTCCAGACGGAAATGTTCCGATCGAAATTAGAAACGGCGTTACTTATGTCAATGGTCAAGAAATTGTAACCGGTGTTAGTTATATTTCACCTGGCGAATGGGTAGAATTACCAGGAAGCCAAAATACTCGAAACGTGAATTATTCTCGAGTTTACGGTGATGACGCTAATCAAATGTTAATCGTATATCAATATCATGACGGTAATAATAATGGACATTTATACATTAATCATATATTGATTGAACTAAGTTTAGGTCAACCATATTATCGAGATGCAGATTGTACGATTAATTTACAAAATGGCGTCATTAATCTTGATTGGACTAAAGAAGGATTTAACGGTATTATAAAAACAGTTTATTATCGATAGGAGTTTTATATGGCAAAACGAATGGAAAAATTTTCTGTGTCATATAAAGCGACACAAGAAATTAATAAAATTATAGATAGTTTAAAAGATATTATTAAAGATACTTCTAATAAGACGATTTCGACAAACGACTTTATTAAAGAATTTAATAAGATTAATTTAATCTATAATAACGCTAGAAAAAGTTTTTCTGAATCTTTAGATAATATTAAAAATGGATTTAATGAAACTATTAAATCTTATTTTAATAAACAAGAACAAGATGATCGTTATTTAACGAAAGATAGTTTAAATAATGCAATCTTAAAGAATCAAAATTTAGATTACCAACATAAGCTTACAGTTACTGGCGACAATAAAGTTACGGGTCATAAAGATGGTAATACATTGATGACTCTTAACGGCGTTAAATTAATTATCGATGGCGACTGGCTTAAATTAATTAATCCTGATGGATCTGAATTATATTCTAGAAATATTAATACCGGAACTCAACGTTCTTTAGGCGAAGATATTTTTCAGCTTAAAGAACGTAAATATATTCCGGCTGCTTGGAACGAAATTCCGAATAGCTCTATTAATAATGTAGGCGATACAGTTCAGCTACCGGCAAAATGGAACGACTTAGTCCTTATTGTCGATAATACATACCATGAAGGTGGTCACGATTTACAAAACGATCATCGTATTGCACCAGCTTATGTATATATGTGTAGAGCCGAAGTTCCGATTAAATTCTTAACTCCGTATTCTACGGTCGGTGTCGAAGTAACAGCATCTTATGTTAAGTTAACTCAAAAAACTGGACCTGTGTTTACTGGGTATAATCAAAGCCGTAATAACGGCAATGTTATGAAGGTGTTATGGCGATGATAGAACATTTAAAAAGTAGAACGACTACGTTCTTACAAGTAAGAAAAATAAATGAAATAATTGACGCTATAAAATCTTTTAGAGATATTGCTGAAGGTACTGGTGTCAATGGTTTGATTAATCAGTATACTAATCGTATTAATCAAATGAAAGATTATTTAACGAATACTGTTCCGTCGTTTATCGATGATCTACTAAGTTTAATTAATAATAAGCTTTCTGGATATTATACGAAACAAGAGTCTGACAATAAGTTTTTAAATAAAAATAATGTCGGCGATTATCTTCGTTATGACGATTTAAATCTTAACGGTAATTTAACGATTGATTCTGGGGATCAACCAGCCGTTAAATTTAATAAATCTAATGGCGTATTATTTACGATCGATGGTGTCGATATTTCTGTATGGCCTTTTATTATTGCAAAAGACAATAATAAGTATTTAGAAATAAATAATAATGGATTGGCTACTGATAAGACTATTATTACGAAGAATAACTATCGTAAATTTATTAAGCTTCCACAATGGAAAGATGGTAACTTTATCGGTGAACAAAATAAGAATGATTGGTCTGAAGTATTTGCATATAATCCATATCAAAATGATTACCATACTGTATTCTTTATGATCAAAGATGCATATAAACGAAAATATAATCCATATGAAGTTAATGATAGTTCAAGCCCGATGACGAATATGTCCGTATCGTTTCAAAACTATTATGGTGGCGATAAGAACTATCAAACAATTTCTCGTATCGATCAAAATCCATGGAATTGGAAATTTGAGCTTCACGAAATATGGCGTCAACGTAAAAAACATCATAGTAGCTATAGTGATTATTGGGATGATTTAGGAGGATATATTATTAAATGTCGATAGATATTAATACACTAAGAATTGAGATTAATAGTCTTATCTCCAAGATTAATAATTTAGAATCCACTATTATTAGCAATGATCAATATGTTAATGCTTTAGATTTTTACGACAACTTTATTTCGACAAATGAAATGTTGAATAATTTATCGATTGATACTGTCGATGTTGCTGGAACTATATTTTTAAATAACGATAAGATTGGCGCCAGTGAAATAGTAGTCGGCAACAAATCATTATCGTTCGACAAACAATTATCTTACAATAATCGATCCGTTAAAAATAATTATGACATGGCATTGCCAGAATATAAAGAATATACTTCTTCCACTTTGGAAAAAGGTGACTATTATATTCTGGTTAACATTGGCGGATATTCCGTACCGCTAATTGTTAATTATTGCGGAAAAGATTTTAAGAACGATCTTATTGCAATAAAAGATAACGTTATTACGTCTGATAAAGAATTTAAGGTATATAAAAGGTAACATATGATTAGTTTAATAAATGATGATTCTGTTAACCTTGCCGATTTGCAAAATAAAATTATCGAAATTCAAGATTATTTAAATACTAGAAAAAATGATATTGTCGATAATATGGTTTTTCTTAATATTGAAAACTATACGATCGACGATAATCAGTATTATAAAAAAACTAAGCGATATGATTATTCTGTCGATACTTTAGATACTCAAAAGATTGTCGGGAATATAAATATCGACGAAAATGCTATCGAACTTAACGGTAGAGAATTGTCCGGTAAATTATATAACGGAATAAAATTATTGAGCGCAAGCGATAATTCTTATGATTGGGTCGAAATCCCTGTCAAACAAAACATAGATTTATCTCATGCTCATGAAATTAATATTGTTTTTAAAAATAATAATAAATTCTCTAGTTTATTTATCGTAAAAAATTCTGGTATCTATAAGGATATCGATCAAACAATTATAGTATCTATTCTAGAAAATAACTTGATTATCGATAATATCGAAAAGGTTTCTAACATTTTTATAAGATAAAAGGATGCTATTCAATGAATGAAATTTCATTAAGTGCTATTAATGATTCACTTATGAGTTTAAATCATAATGTGGCCGAAATTATTAATCAAGTGCATACTCAAATTAATGAACATTTAGACCAAAATGGTATTACTTTGAGTAATATAAATAGCGAGTATCTTAATAAAAACCAACGTAACGATAAGATAATGGTTAACAATTTATTCGTAAAAGAATTAAAACTAAACGGTAAAAATTTATTAGACGGAGATGTAATCTCTTATGGCTCTAATTCATTATCTTTATCAGATGAATTGTTAGTGAATGATGAGCAGGTATTATTGGAAAATGATACCTGCTCTACTTCATGTTATGAAGGTGTTTATTCTGCATACTTATTAAGCAATAAATCTGAAATCGTTATTTCTGGTTTATATCAAGAATCGAATATCGGTGATTTAATTATTCCGGTATCTATTTTAGAGAAGAACTCGACCACTACTGTTGGTAACGGAAATTTTGCAGTTCTTATTAAATGTACTGATGACGAATGTTCGATTGAACCAGGAAATCAACAGTCAGTTATTACGAACGTAATTATGAGGTAAGAGAATGAAACATTTTATCGATCAAGCCTCGTTAGATGAAACGAGTATTCAATACCTGGTTTATAAATTAAATGAAGTTATTCGTGTCGTTAATAATAAACCAGATATTCATGATTTAGAATACTGGGCTGATACGTTAAAGCAATTCGAAAAAGATGGCTCTATTAATACCTATACAGATTTAATGGAAGCCCTTAAAAAGAAACCTGATTTTAATCAGGTACGAGATACTGTTCGTGATGAGTTAACAAAATTTGTCGACCAAATGAATCAACGTATCTATCAACCAACATTAGACCAGTTGTTAAGAATAATTGGCGACGCATTGCAAGAATATATTCATGCACAAGTCGACGATTATTTAAATAAATCTATCAATGATTTGAAAAACAGACTTAGTGCTGAATTAATTTATTGGAATTAAAGGAGATAATATTCTATGTCCAAAAAATTTGTAGGTAAGGCTCATTTCGGTTTATATGATCCAAGACGTGATAAAGGTATCGAAATTGGTGGTTCTGGTAATCAAGGTGGTTCCACTACTCCAGTCGATAACAAAGCTGTTGAAGACGTAACGAAACAAGCTAGTGCAAACAAAGAAGCATCTGCTGCTAATAAGGCGTTGGCCGAAGCTAATAAAGCTGCCGTTGCTAAAGTAGCTGCCGATCTTGCTGCTAAACAAGCTCAAGACGTTATTACTTTCTTAACGAAAGTTGAAGCTGCTGCTCAATATCAACCAAAAGGTGAATACATCACCGATGCTAAAGTAGCTGAAAAAATTACTGAAGCTCAAGGTAAAGCTGATCAAGCCGCCGATGCTAAATTCGCGACTAAAGCCGAACTCGAAACAGCAACTGGTGGCGTATCTGCTCAAGACCTTAAAACACTTAGAGATGCTATCGAATTGCTTCGCGATAATCCTGATAGCATTGCCGAAATTGCTAAAAAAGCAGATAAAGATAAAGTATACGATAAAGAAGCTATCGATAAGTTAATTAAAAAACTTAACGATAAAGATACTGACCTTGAAAAAGCTATTGCTAAAGCGGCTACTGCCGACGACGTAGTTAAAGCAGCTGAACTTACTGAAAAAGTTAAAGCCATTGTCGATTTAACTCCGTTTGCTAAAGCTGCCGAAGTAGAAGCTACATATGCTAAAAAATCTGATCTTGCCGATAAAGCCGATAAAGCTGCTATCGATACTGAGCTTGCTAAAAAAGCTAACGCTAGCGATTTAACTCCTTTAGCTACTAAAGAAGAGTTGGCTAGCAAAGCCGATGCTACTGCTCTTGCTACTAAAGCTGATAAAGCTGCTTTGGATAATCTTAAAGCAGAAGCCGATGCGAATAAAGCTGCCGTAACTGCAGAAACTGCTGAACGTAAAGCTGCCGATACTCTTAACGATGCCAAAGTAAAAGGTATCTCTGATGACGTATCTAAATTGAAAATTGATGCGGCTCAAGCTAAAGTAGAAAATGAAAAAGCGTTAAGCCGCAAGGCGGACCAAGAAGCTGTTAATACAGCACTCGAAGGTAAAGCTAGCGTAGCCGATGTTGCAGACGCTAAACAAGCTGCGACCGATGCTGCAAAAGAAGCTGCAAAAGCTAATACTGCATTGGAAGGTAAAGCTGACGCTACTGCACTTGAACCATTAGCAACTAAAGAAGCTTTGAAAGCAGCTAAAGATGAATTAGCTCAAGCTGTCGAAGCTGCTAAATCTGCTGCTGCTGAAGCAAAAGCCGAAGCTAAAACTGGCGAAGCTGTAACTGAAGCTAAAACTAAAGCTGCTGAAGCCGATGCTAAAGCTAAAGAAGTAGAGGCTGCTCTCGTTAATTATGTAACTAAAGCTGTAGCCAATGAAGCATATCAACCTAAAGGCGAATATGCTACTAAAGCTGAAGTACAAGCTATTGGTTCTTTAGATCCGACTACATTGCAATCTCTTAAAGATCTCGCTCAACAATTAGCTGGTCACGCTGATTTAACTGCCGTACTCGATAAGTTAAATAAAGTATTTACTAAAGACGAAGTTAACGAAAAATTAGCGACAAAAGCCGACGTAACTGCTCTTGAAGAATATGCAGAGAAAAACGACGTTACATCTAAACTTAAAGATAAAGCTGATAAAGTACAAGTAGCTGAAGATATCGAAGCTGCTAAAGCTGTTGCCGATGCTGCTGTTCGTGAAGTAAATACGACTGCTCAACAAGCTAAAGCTAAAGCGACTGAAAACGCTGCAGGTCTTGAAGACGCTAAAACTAAAGTCGAAAAAGCTATCGAAGACCTCGGTAAATTAACAACTAAAGTTAACGACCTTGCTCTTAACGGCGGTACTGGCACAGGCGCTAGCCTGGATGCACAAGCTGTAGCCGATAAAGTTAAAGAAGTTGTCGATGCTATCGTAGCTCAAGAAAAATTCGTAGGCGAAGCTAAACTTAACGAAAAACTTGCTGATAAAGCTGACGTAAGCGCATTAACTGCTGTTCAAGCTAAAGCCGATAAAGCTGCTGCAGACTTGTTAGGTAAAGCCGACGTAACTGCTCTTGCTGACAAAGCTGATAAAACAGTATTCGAAGCTAAAGCAACCGAAATCGATAATAAATTAAATACATTAGAAACTGCTACTGTTCCTAATTTAATCGATACTAAACTTACTGCTAAACTCGCTGGTTATCAAGAAAAAGGCGAATACGTAACTAAAGAAGCGGCTGATCGTGATTACCAACCTAAAGGTGAATATGCTACAGCTGAAAAACTTACTGAAGTTAAAGATATCGCCGATGCTAACAAAGCTGCTATCGAAGGTCTCGATAAAAATACTTTAGTACATACTGCCGATCTTGAACCATATGCTAAATCTGCTAAAGTAACAGAAGATATTTCTGCAGCTGTTGCCGGTCTTGGCGATGTATACGTAGCAAAAGCCGATGCTGATGTTTACGCTAAAAAAGCTGAAGTAACGACAGAAATCGGTACAAAAGCTACTGAACTTAAAAAATATGCCGACGATACATTCGCGACAAAACAACAGTTAGATAATGCAACTATTGCTGCCGGCGGTTCTGGCTTGACTCAAACTCAAGTCGAAGGTATTGTCGATAACAAATTAGGCGCTATTAAAGATGCCGTTCAAACTATCGCTAATATCCAATCTGGCGTTAACGATAACAAATCTTCCGTAGAATCTATTCTTGCTGAATTGGCTAAGAAAGCTACTAAAGACGAAGTTGCTGGTAAGGTATCTACTACCGATTTTGAAGATGCAAAACAAACTCTTAACACAGCTATTACTGCACAAGAAAACGCATTAGCTGCTGCTAAAACTGCATTAGAAAAATTAGTTAACGACAAATCTGAAGAAGCTGCTGCTGCTTACCAAACTAAAGTAGAATTTGCTAACTGGGCTCGTGATACATACGGCACAGAAATTGCTCGTATCAAAGACGACATGATGACAGCTCAAGAAACAGATGCTGCTATCGATGCAAAACTTGCGACTAATTTGGAAACTCTTAAAGGTATTTTCCAACTTAAAGGTAACTACGTTACTAAAGAAGAGTTAACTAAAACTCTTAAAGATGGTTATATCACTAAAGACGAATCTGATCGCTTGTATCAAGGCGTAGGCAACTATGCTACTATCGAATATGTCGACGATCAAATCGGTAAAAATAAAACTAAGTTCGACGAAATCAATACGGCATTGGCCGGTAAACTTGATTTAACTGCAGCTCAAAACGTATTCCAAGCTCGTGGTGATTACATGACTCGTGGCGATTTAGATAATGTTGCTACTAGCCCTGCTTTCACAAATGCTATCAATAATGCAATTACGGCAAAATCTTTCTTGGATCGTGAAACTGCAGACGGTATTTATGCTCCAAAAGGTACTTACGTAACAGCTCAAGGTGTAACCGATATTATCGAAGCTGATCCGACTATTGCCGGTAAACAAGATAAATTAACATTCGGTTCTGGCTTGTCTTATGACGAAGGTACTAAAACTGTTACAGCTTCTGGCGTTTCTGTCGATTTAACTCCTTATGCTAAGAAAGCAGAAACTGTTACTAAATCCGATTACGATACTAAAGTAGCTGCTATCGATACAGCTATCGAAGCACGCGTTACAAAAGATGCTTTCGAAGAACAAATCTTTAACGGTATCGTTGGCGGTCAAGGCATTACAGTTCAATCTTTCGAAGATGCAGCTGACGGTAATAAATCTAAACTTAGAATTGTTGCCGAAGATCATGCAGTCGATTTAACTCCATACGAAACTAAATTAGAAGCTGAAACTAAATTCTTAAAACTTGAAGATATCGAAACTAAGTTAAAAGAAAAAGGCTTCATTACTCAAGCCGACTTGCAACCTATTCTCGATGCTATTAAAGCATTGAAGGGTGAATAATTTAAAATCTTTCCTTAAGGTTTCATAATCTTCTCTCGCTAAAGACTTAAGGAAAAGAATATGCAATTATTTAATTTCTTTATATTCTTAAACAATTATGCTCCAGACGCCGTAGAACGCTTAATTATGTTTTTTTGTATTACGTTTGTTTTAATCATTATCGATACGATAATGAAACTGTTTAGTTTAACAGTTACGAAGCATAGCTTATGGCACTATAAAACAATAATTAATGTGTTCTGGGGTGGATGGGGCCAACAAAAATCAAGCCGCGTGTTTTATCGCGGCTTTGTTTTTAAGTTGTTTGAATATTCTTTATTATGTTTATTTGCCTTCGGTATCGATGTTATAAAGATACCGGTCACTGTTCATAACGGATTCGGACAATTAATGGATGCTATATCTATTATGTGTTATCTTGCAATCGTTCTTACAGAGCTATGGAGCTTTAAAGAAAACTATATGCTGATTAAATATAATCACGATATTATTTCTAAGCTCGATAAATCTGTGTTAGATAAATTTGAAAGTGTATCTTTTGGCGAATTAAAATTAAAATTGAGGGAAAAAAAAGATGACTAAAATATTTAAAATGATGTTATTTGAAAACGAACAATTAAGTTATACTCGCGTCATCTCTTTCTCTTTGTTGCTTTTGTTGATCGGAGTAACTTTATATTTAGTTGCTACCGGTCACAACTGGCAACATTATGAAACTCTCGCTAGTTTAACTGGCGGCGGTTCTGCTGCCACCCAAATCGCTAATAAATTTATTAATAGTAAATATAATAGTGAAGTTGGTACATACAAGGAAAAAAATGATGCTGAATAAGTATTATTTAAAATGGTTAGTGTTGTGCGGAGCAAATTTGCTCTGCATGATGCTATGTTATTTAACGAACTGGTTCGTCGTATTGTTTGCCGACAATAAAGGTAATCTTCCTAAGATTTTTAAATTATGGCAAACGTATGATAACTGTCTCGATGTGGCTTGGATGATCTATGAAAATAATGTACCGAAATTCGCTCAATACGATTTTAATAAACATTATTTATACCATTTCGAAAATAAGGGCGACGGATATATGATTCCGGGATATGTCGACGTAATCGATGCTAACTTTACTCGTAAAGAATGGTGGCAACGATATGTATGTCGATGTGCTTGGTTATATCGAAACTGTGGATATGGCTTTGCTTACTATATATTCGGTATGCATGTTCATCCTCGAGACGTTAAAGTATATGTCGACCAAGAAGATTATTATGTTGCTGTCGACATGAAAAATAAAATTTTCTGTATTAAAGATGACCGCAGATGGTGCCGATTATTTAAAAAAAGTATTTACTTAGGATATAAGTTTAGAGGATTAAATAATTATAAGAATCCATCTCGTTGTATGTTAGCAAATCGCATTAATTTCTTTAGATTAGTTAAATAATGTTGTAATATAATGTATATCGACTAATGAAAGGATTATAGCGTGAATAAATTAAAAGTTGAATCTCTTAAAGTCAATATTTTAAGTGCTTTGCAATTAAAGACTGCTAAGAGTAATAATAAATATAATAAAAGCGAGATCTATATTCAAGATCCCGACGAGATGATTCAGAATTTTGAAGATATTCAAAATTTAAAAGAATCTAAACAAAATAAACTTAAAGCAGGTAACTCTATTAGCATTAATAGTAATAACGAAATTAGTGCCGAAGTCGATTTAAGTCCTTATTATACGAAGACGCAAACAGCTAAATTATTTATGGGCCGTGACGAAACGTATACTAAAGAGGAGATCGATGAAAGAACAGGTATTAATGGCATTATTGCTGGCGACAATATTTCTATATCTAATGAGAGCGGTCGCCCAAAAATCGCTACGACAATTGCGTACAAGCTCCGAGATAAAGCAATGTCTATCGGTAATTCTATTTTGGGTCGTGGCACTTCCGTTGGCGTTAATGCTTCGGCAACTGGTGACAACAGTGTTGCGTTAGGTGCAGACTCGGTTGCTGCGCTTGCTAATCAAATATCGGTCGGTAACACTGAAGTTAAACGTATTATTAGTAATGTAGCCGACGGAGTCGAAGCTAACGATGTGGTAACTGTCGGACAGTTAAATAAAAAATTAAGCTCAGCTTTGGATCAATTAAACCGATTAGCTGGTCAATTATATCCGGTCGGTTCTATTTATATGAATATTAATAATGTCGATCCAGCTGCTATTTTTGGTGGTACATGGGAAAGAATGCCGGCAGGTCGTATGCTTGTTAACAGCGGCGATGGTTTTAACCTTAACGAAGTTGGCGGCGAAAAAGAACATCGTCTAACTGAAGACGAATTAGCTTCTCATAACCATGGCGCTGGAGAAATGGCTGGTGGCCATACTCATACTCGTGGTACAATGGATATCACTGGTGATTTTGTAGGAGCACTGCAAAGTAACTTTGATTATGGTGTTCATGGTGCATTCTATCATGAACGACATGAGACAATTGGTCCGGCTGGCAACAAAGGAGACCCACGTCAAAGAGTATGGTTTAAAGCCTCTAAATCTTGGACTGGTGAAACAAGTGAAAGCGGAGCTCATACTCATAATTTCTTGCCGTCCGGTAAAAATCAACCACATAATAATATGCCTCCATATATCGTCGTTAATATGTGGAAACGTATAAGTTAAGGAGATATATATGTCCGAGCAAATACAAAATATTTCTGATGAAATTCTAGAATATAAAAATAAATTTTTCTTTAAAATTTTTAGTGATTTTTTAAGAGAAAAGAAAGCACCGTTTCCTGAGAACGTTACTCATTATTTAGATTTATTATTTCCATATGAATTAATAAAACCTAATGAAGTTACATTAAATTCTATTAGAAAAGAAAATAATGAATATATTGTATCGTTAACAGGTCCATTCGATAGCTATATCGAAATTAATGGTACTCCGACTCATTTTAATAGCGAAGGTAAAATAATTAATTTTAATGTACCAGCATTAAATAAAGCAGACGATATTCTTAATTTTTATCTTTCTGTAGTTAATTTCCCTTATAAAAAAGAAAAACCTACTAGTTATACAAACAGTAAAACAGCTCAAAATATTATCGATACTGTAGAAATTTCTGAATCATTAAGAACTTACGATATGATTGAAGAGCCTGTTATTGGCGTATTGAAACATATTAATAACATTGTTGCTGAATATAATGTTAATGCTCAATGGGTAAGTGAAAAAGATACTCAAAATAATACTATTAAAAGATTTATTAGATTTACAAATAGTTCTAATGTACCGGTAAAAATAGTATTTAATGCTCAAGAGCATATTGTCGTAGAAAATAATCATGTTGACGTACCATTTGATTTAGATGAATTTTTAAAGGTTTATAAAAATTCTAACTATAATCAAGCCGTTATAAAAAATTCAGAAGGAACAGATGTATCGACTGTTACTGTTGCAAATCTTTTAACTCAAGATGAGTTAAATAATGTTCGACTAGGTATAAATACCAATATCGAAAGAACTAGTGATAAAGAGTTCCCAGCAAAAATTAGACCAAATCTTGTTAATCTTAATTTCTTTGGCGCAGCCGGATATTATATTAATTTCATGAGCTCCGTTATAAAAATACCGCCTCAAACTGAAGCTGTTCTAGGTGTTCCTGTATCCAAAGCTGAAGTTCTTGCTATGGATGAAAACAATAAAACATTATTCGTTTGCGATAAAGACGGAAATATGATCGGTAAATCAATTACTCCGACAATCTTCGTTACTAATAACGTAAAATTAATAAAAGCATCAATTAGATAAATAAGGAGTATACATGTCTGATAATAAAATACAAAATATAGCTGACGAAATTACGGCTTATAAACCATATACAACTCTTTCTTTAGTTAAAGCTGCTTTAGAAGATATTAATGCTCCATTCCCAGAAGAAACAAAATATTATTTAAAAAGAATATTTAATAATGCTGGTGTCGCTTATGGTATTGGTGTAAATATTGGTATTGTAACTGAACAAGATGATAATTATATTCTAACGTTCAGTGGCCAACCATTTAGCTATATCGAAATCAACGATACTGTGTATAGATTTCCTGAATCTGGTACTTTAACTATTACAGTAAGACAAGATGCAGAAAATCCTTTCCCGTATGCTAAAATTTTATGGGTTCCTATGAACAAAAATCTTCCTGAAGGCTATGAAAAACCTGAAGAAAGTAAATATCTAGAAAATTGTTCTAAAAATTTTACTTATCCTTTAGCAGATGATAGTGAACATAGAAATAAAAACTATGTCAAATTTGGATATATTTTTTATGAAGAGCCATCAGGACTTTTATTCTCTGACAATGTTTCTATATATCCTGATCAAGATGATCCTAAAATTCTTAAAGTTAGTGGATTGCTTCCGAATAAAAAATATGAAATTAACGGCGTAAAATTTACTGCTGATAGCGGCGGTATTGCAACGATCGAAGACGGTGTTCGATTAGCAGAAACATTTGATGAATTAAAAGAAACTATTGATGTCGTATCCGACTATAAAGGTAAATTTAAAGACGCTCTTCATTCTACAAAGAATATTCCAGTTCCTAATGATGGTTCAACAATATATACTGTGCCGAGTGTTTTTGGGCGATATTTCTTTATAAATCAATCACTGTTTTCTAGTTCTAATCCTAGTTATTCACATCATATTGTTAATCGATATTATGAACCATTAGAAATAGAATATTTAGGTGAAACTTTTACGATTCCTGTCGGGCAAAAATCAATGGAATTTGACGATAAAATTCGTGGAAGTATGTTGTCTAAAATTAAGCCTGGGACTACAGAAGTAAAAGTAAAAATTAAAAATAACTTCAAATATCCTTGGATGAAAGAACAACGACATGATCGGAGTAATACAATACTTAGTAAAGATTGTATTCAACAATTATTTAACAACGACGATATTTTTTATCAATGGTATACATTTGACGAATTAAAAGAATTCGGTTTTGATGGCAACAAAGTAAACCTTCAAAAAAATGACTATGGATACAATACTGAAATAAGTAAATATGTATATGTTATCGATAATGTTTTTAAGACATTAGAAGAAACTGATGAGTCTGGCGCTGTCGACTTAATAAGTTCTCAAAACTTACCAAAAAATACTAATGGATTACGAATTGTACCATTCGCTCAAAATAAACAATATACAACGGCTTATAACTATAATATTATTAATGGTTCCGATAAAATTAAATCGACAAATTCTATTAAAGTATATAAAAAGAATGGATCATATCATCTTATTATAAACTATAATACTGAAACGCAAGATAATTTGATATTTAAAATTGGCGAGCATAGTGATTTTATTGATGATTTTACGCTTGAAGCTGCCGCTGGTTTCGTTATAACAGATACAAATTTTGATTCATTATAATATAAGGATAATTTAATATGCCTGAAAACAATCAAATTCAAGAAATTTCTGAATTAATCGCTAGCTTATTCTCTAAAAGCTTTAAGCCTGAGTTCGAGAAATTTTTAGCCGATAAAAATATTCCGTTTGCGAACCAAACAGATTTATACGTACAACGACTATTTAATAGCGTTTTAAGTATCCCTAATATCGAAGTTATTTCTTATGATTTTAATGGTCCTGATATTATAGTTAAATTATCTGGCCCATTTAAATCATATGCAAATATTAATGGTAAAGATGCTAATTTTGATAATAATGGTATAGCTACCGTTACGTTAAAAAATGCTAAAGTAACTCCTCAAGGTGGAGTTTTCTTAAATTTATTAATTCAATCTACGCCATTTAAAGCAGAAAAAGATACATCTTTAGCTTTCGATACTTTTTCTGAAGAAAAAAATATTGAAAATAAAACATTTGATCTTTCTTATGAACAAGAAGATAGATTGTACAAATTTTTAATTTCTAAAAAAATATATAATGATGACTTGTCAAATATTCTTAAAGCAGAATTTTTAAATAATAAAATTATTATTAAGAATACGGCGCCATTCGATATTTATGTTAACGGTCATAAGATCGAAAAAAAATCCACGATAAAAGTGCCTCTTACTGTTAAAAATTTATTAACTAGTAGTGATACTTATTTTGGATATATTCGCGATTGGAGCAATAAAACATTAGCTAACAATTCATATATTTTTCCATCTGATTTTGTTTCTTCTATAAGTCAAAAATTTATTGAATTATTTAATCAAACAAAAGATTATAATCAAGATGGATTATATTTTGATAAAGATTCTGTTCTTAAAAATGATAATAGTTCTAAAATTAATTTTAAAAAGCCCATTGAATTTAAAAACAATAATCCTATTAAATATTATAAAGTCGACACCGATAGACATTACATAACAAGTGGTCAAGTGACCACAGAAGATCTTAAAGATATTACTGCTTATCAATGTCCGTCCAGGTTAGAGACATATTTGTATGACTCTACAGGTAAAAAGAAATATATTGAAAACAGTGGCATGGATAATGGTTTTATGATTTTTGATTTAGGAGAATAATAGTGACATACGAAGAACAGTTAAAACAAGTTCGTGATAATGTAATTAAAAATATTTATCCGACTATTCAACAACAAGGTTCTTCGAACACCATGATTACTTTACATTGGACAGCTGGTCATTATGACCAGTTGTTCGATGACTATCATATGTGTATCGATGGATCTGGTAACGTGCATGTAATGCAAGATTTAGATAATAGAGCGAGCCATTGCTACCGAGAAAATACAAACAATTTCGGTATCTCGGCATGTTCTAATTATAGCTCCGAATTAAACGGTGATGGATTCACTGGATATTCGACTTACGCTCCGGGGCCGGAGCCCGTTAATGCTTTACAACTTGAAGCTATGGCGACTGTCATTTATTTATGCTGTGTATCTTGGGGCTTACCATTAAGCAAAGTATTTACTCATGGCGAACGTTGCTTAGCACGTCAAGACTTATACGATTACCCGGCAGAACGTTGGGATCTCGATATTCTTGTACCTGAATGTCATACTCGCACCGAAGACGGTTTACATACTGCAGGTGGTAACTGGATTCGTAATCGTGCTCGAGAAATTGCTAAAATGAACGGAATTAATTATTTGTAATAAGGAGACACTATGTCTATTATTTCTGAAATTGCTCAAGGTCTTAGTTCTATCCTCAAGAAAAACCAAAAGCCTGTTATGCAATATGCTGAAAATATCGCTCTCGTTGCCGAAGTCCCTTTCGATAAAGAAAAGGTAAATCAGTGTCAGGGGTTTACATATAACCCTCAGACAGAAAAATTTATCGTAGCTTGTATTAATGCCGATAGCACGATACAAATTCTTTATGAGTTAAATAAAGATTTTACTGTCGCGCGAAGTGTAGAAAACACAGGTGCCGACAAACTTGGCCACTGTAATACTTTATTCTTCGACGGCAAACTACGAGCTACTAATGGTGCAGCTAACGGTAATCGTATTTACGCGATCGATGATAATTTAAATGCAGGTGAATATAAAAATTATACCGATCGTTTCTATAATGTAGGTTATAATAATGTTACCGGTCAATATGTTAGTATTTTACCGGGCGAAGATAATAGCACTCGTAAAATTAAAATCTACGCTAACAGCGATTTAACCGACGGTAAAGAATATATCATTACCGTGAATGAGAAAAATAACGATTCTAACGGTGCTTTGTTCGTCGGTAATAAAGTTATATTCAGTCTAATGAGACGCATCGTCGAAGTCGAAATTGGCGATAATACGGCCACTATTGTTAGAGAGCTCGAATTCGAACCGAAGGCCGAAATCGAAGACTTTGCTTTAGTCGACGGTGCTATCTATATGGCGGCTAATAGCCACGATTATATTCGTATCTATAAATATGATTTTGCTAGAAGCTATTATAATAATATTAATAACGACTTTTTAAATAACGGTATCGTAGTCGGCAATCAAGTCGGTTATCATGGTCAATCTGTCGATAAAGCTACTAACTATGTTATGGCTAAAATTAATGCTAATAACAATTTAGAAGTCGGCGACAAACGTAATTTAACGACCATCTTGGGCAAAGAATTTAAACACTATAATGGTACTAATTCTTATACGGTACTTACGACTTATCACTACGATAAAGCGATTTATAATAAAACTAAGACCGATGAACTCTTTGTTAAGAAAGCCGAAATCTCGGCCTTAGCCGGTGGTAAAAAATCTCTTAACGTAGTCACAGAAGGTGTCGACAATACAGGTGCTACCGACGTAACAGCTAAGTTAAACGAAATTTTCGTTAAGGCCAACGCCGAAAAATATGATGAAGTTATCTTCCCGGACGGTATTTATAAGATTAGCAACAAAGTTAAAATCTTGTGTCCATTAGATCGTAATCGTTATTTAACTGTTAAATCTGAAACATTATATGGTGCCGTAATCAATTGTGACCACGATGAATCTGATTCTAGTGTTAGCACGATCGGTTTTATTCTTAGCTGTGTTGATGATGGCAATAGTGACTATCATGATATTTACAATACGACTATTGAAGGGTTCTCTTTTAAAGTAGCACGAGAAGATATGAACGGTAGTTATATTAAATTTATTGGCAATGATGGCGACCTTAATGCTAACTACTATAACTTTATCGTTAGAAATATTAAAGCGACTAACACAAAAGATGCTCAAGGCCAAATTATCGATTTTGACAAACCGTTAAATAACTCCGTAATCGACAATATCGAAGCTAATTATGGTCAATATGCTATATACATCGAAGTAGAAGGATCAAATACTAAGATCAGTAACGTTATTTCTAATAACTGTACTTTTGGTATTTGTTCTTATTCTTATGTCGATATTAATAACGTATTAATTCACTATGATGATAATATCGATCTAGTTAATCTATCGGGCGTTACTTTCTACGCTAATAAAATAAATAATCTTAAATTAACAGGTCGTTGGAATTTAGCGACTAATCTTCTTAATGTAAATGCAATCGCTTCGACCGAGTTAAATAATATTCACTTGGATGTTACTCATTCTGGCGAAAAAGAATATTTACCAGCCGAAGAATATCCGACTCCATTTATTAAACTTGATTCTCCTAACGACGATAAAGCTGAGATTAAGATTAATGGATTGAAGTTCCCGAACTTCGCCCAGAACTTTGCAGCTCTTACTGATCGATACTTATTCTCTTGGATCGACTCTCCTGAATTTTCGATTGCTCCTAACAACGTCGAAGAATACGATAAATTAAAATTATTTACTAACTTAGGTTCTACCGATGAATACGGAGCTAAAGGTTATCTAAATCGTAGGTTCGAAGTTCGTGCCGAAGAAGATGCCAAGACAAGAGTTTTCGTCGGTCGAGATCGTACTATCCGTAATGCCGATGATGGCCATAATAGAAAAAATCAACTTTTCCAAGAGGAAGGTTCGGCTATCTACTTTAACGCTAAGGGAACGCCAGTGACCGACGTTAAAGATAATGATTATAGCCGTTATGCAGCTGGTGTTTCCGGCGATTTATATATCGAATCAGATCCGAAGGCAACCGGTCATTTAGGTTATGTATCGACATATAAATATACGACTGAAACAGAGTACGTTCACGATAAACCGACTTCCGTCGTGAATCATGGCGACAGAACTATGACAGTCGGATTCGACGTATATCCAGTATGGCAAAACGGTTCTCATGCCGGTAAACCAGTCGAAGCCGGTGCGTCTATGGAAGCGTTAGGTAAAGGTAATTTTCCCATCGTGGAAGCCGATCCTACTGCTAAGACAATGAAGCTTAGTATCCCTGAAGTTTATAAAGCCGACGTCGTTAAGGCGCCAGAAGATTTCAATATGGAAATCTACTTTAAACCTGAATCCGGTCTTAATATTATGTCTAATATGACATACGAAACAATTCCGGTTATTCATTCTGGCCCGACAGAAAATCGTCCGACTGAACATTTAGTTGTCGGTCAACAGTATTTCGATACGACACTCGAAATGCCGGTATTCTGGAACGGTACTAAATGGGTTGTTAGCGCTAGTGATGTCGGTGAAAAGTTAAAAGAATATGTTCGTATCGATAAAATCTTTACGACCGACGTAACTCAACCTCCCGCTTTCGCAGGTCAAATGGCTATTCTTAACAATACACTATATATTGCAGAATCCACCGACCTTGGCTCTTGGCGAATGGTAACGTTACAACCTAACGATCATTTATAATAAATATATATCCCCGTACTATGTGCGGGGATTTTTTCTGTAATATAACAGTATCTTATACTAATAATAATTAATAAAGGATATTCTTATGACACAAGAAAATAATACGATATACAATTACGAATTTAGTGTTCGAGAAAGCGAACCTAAACGAGCTGAGATGCTTAATCGATTGAAAGATCGAGTACAGCATGTCGATAAAAAAGAAGTAATTTCTTCCGATGAATATGTCGAAGGCGAATCCGGATTTAGCGAGGATAAAGCATTAAGTGCTTTTCTGTTAAATAAATTATTCCCGTCTAAGGCTGGGCTATTAAAAGACCATTATACGAAAGAACAAATTGATGGCTTATTAGGCGATCTTATCGCTAAATATTATTTAAAAGATCAGATTGATGCGATGTTAAATAATTTGAAGAATGAATTGAAATCTTCTTTAGACGATGCCGGAAGTGGAGCACTTAAAAAACTAAACGATTTAAAGAGTGAGCTATCTAAACATCGCACTTTAGATGAAATCGATCATCCTGATGCTAGTGTTACGACTCGAAAACTACGCGATCGTTCTGTGACAAAAGAAAAACTCGCCGACAGTTTATCTCAGGAGTTAAATAATAAGTTAAATAAAAATGGTGATACTATTGCTGGCCCTCTTAAATTTGCTTATAGCAATCCGATTCTTATGGAAACAGGCCCAGGTACCGGCAAATATCATCGCATTGGCGCCGGTTCTACTTTAGAGGAAATTGCGGCAGGTAATGCCCATCTCGATTTAGGTGATTACGACGGCAATACTTACGAAACTAATTTATGTTGTGTAAGTCGTCCAGGCTGGTTTAATGCTACGACAAAAGAAGTTAAACAGTTTGCACTTCGGGAAGAAATAGAATCTTTGAATAACAAAGTAAACAATCTTCCTAAAGGTGGCGGCGGTAGTACTACATTTGCTAAGATCTCGGCTAATAAAATTTGGAGTGGTCACGTTTATAACCGAGGACCTGCTGGTCGTAATTATGGCAAAATTAAAATATGTGATTTACCTAGCGACTGGGAACAGATTATTGTTTATTCTACGATCGAACAAGATACTTTGGTCGGAATTGTAAATACGAACTGCTTTGCTATCCTGGTTAAAGGACAAAAAACAGATGTTGTTGCGGCAAAAGATGGAGCTAATATTCCGAAAATTTTTGTAGCCGAAGACAATACTTTGTATCTACGTGGCATCGCTCACAATGGCGACGATGTTTCGGTTTATAAACTTTAATTTTAATCCTCCATATGATATAATATATTATATAAATTATTATATTATATGGAGGATATTTTTATGTATGAGAAAGCACATGCATCGTTAAAATTTATACGATATTATATAGCATTAATGCTGCCTTATGTTAGAGGCACTGTCGACGTCGGCACTTTAAATTATATAGCCATCGATATTCTAGTAAGCGAAGCTAAAAAAGATAATCGTAATTATTTTATGGAATTAGAGACTTATATGAAATCTTGGCGATTACAAAAAGAGTTCGAGGGACGGGAACCCGATTATACTACTTTAAACAATCGAGAAAAAGCTTTTATAATTATGATTATTCATTCTCTCTTTATGGATGGATGTTATTTATGCGATAGTAATTCTTTCGATCGTTATAAGTCGAAAGTATTTAATATTAATTTTAATAAAGTTAACGGTTATTTCGATAGTGTCGTTATGGGAAGGAATATATTTTTAAATAATACGAGGATAGTATAGCAATGTTAAAAAAAAGTATGAATGAAGAAGAATATGATATGCAATGCGCGAAGCTAAAAGAAGATATGATTCTTTATATCGATCGTGTTCTTCGTCGCAATGCATGGAGAATGAAATACTCTGAAGATCATTATGTTATAGTTTCTGTTGTATATAATATAGCACACCGTCTTCTATACGATTTTAAAGACGGTTGGTATTTTAATTTAGACAATGCTAGTTTTGTCGAAGTTAGTGAATATACGACATTTTTTAAATATAGAATACCGTTAGATAACGATATCAAGACTTTTATTAATATCGTTATATTATATTATTTTAAATGCGGAGAGGGAACTCATTTTCTCGAAGTATATGATAACGTATTTAAAGCGATGTGCGAATTTGCCGACGAGGTAAAATTTAGATAAATGAGGAGAGGCTCTATGAATAGAAAACGATTTTTATCCACGATTAATTATATTCGCGATATCGTATTGTATAATTTGAAATATCGAAAATATTTAACGAATACTAATTTCGTTGTATATGCGACATATAACTTATATGTAAAGTTATTAAGAACGGTTCATCCTAAGACCGAAATGAGCGAACTTACGTCGACTCAATTAGAACAATATGAGCGAAGTGAATATTCGTACCCGATCAAAAAAGAGGAAAAACGAATTATACATCAAGCATTTTATGCATATAACCAGAAGGAAGATATAATGAGACGTAGCGCAACTAAAGTATTCTTTAAAGAAGCGTTAAAAGTATGGAGTGTTAAATAATGGATTATTATGAAACGACGAGATCTTTAATACACTATTTAAATAATTTAATATCTCATGATCGTTGGCGAATTAAATTCGACGCACCAACAACGATTGTTGTTGTATCAGATCTTTATAAGATTCTTCTCGACGTATTATCTGAGCACGTTGATCCTCGCTATGCAAATCTTTTCGATATAAATATACGAGATATATCTAATATTTTAGACGAGACAAATGTTTCGTTGTTTTGCGATAAAGAAGCACTTCGCTATATTTGTATCGTATATTTTTTATATACTCAGTTATTATCAGATACTTTAATACTATGGCGCTTATCAGATAAGATTTGTAGTATAATACGAGAAGGTAAATATGAGCCCTGAAAAGAGAACGATAGCTATACTTAAATATATAAACTCTATAGAGTCTAATAGAATTAAATATATGATTGGTTCTTACGACAATAATATGCTTGTTATTTATTCTATATATAGAGATGTCGTAAAAAAATTATCGCCTGGCCATCATATTTTAAATAATCTTGGTTATATCAAAGTAAGTCTTTTATTACAAGAAAATACAAAATACGTTTTGCCCCGTAGGTATCGTATGCTTATTAATTTAATTTCTTTTTACTATCATCAAAAAGATTATAGTTTCTTGTTCCCGCTTGTTAATGCAATTACTAAACGAAGCAAAATATTATTTTCTAAATAGCCCGTGGCGACCCTTACTCTAAGGAGCCACGGGTATTTTTTTATATTATTTTGGCGTACATATGTTCGCTATATAAGGGAAATTTTTTGTGCGCATATTTTTAAGATTAAATTTTGTGCACTGAAGAGTTTGTGTGACGATACGTTTTTTATTTCTTTTCTCATTTTTGTTTTACTAATTGAGAATGACCTATATAGAGCTAAAAATTGGTTTCGGATCGAAGGGGTAAGTGTTTTATATATAAGTGGTCTCGGAGCTAAAGTTCGCCCCCCCTGCTTTGATTCAGGGTGTTATTTGAGGGAGAGCTTGGCCTCGAGACCGTGCAGGCATACATAACGATGTCTGCTTTTTAATTTATAGCTTCAACAAAAGAGTTGATGCTTTCTTTATGTTCAAGGAGGAAAAGACAATGAGCATGAAAAAACAATTCACAACAATTTTATTAGCAACAGCAGTATTAGGTGGAGCAACAGTTTATGTTGCAACACCAACACAACCAGAGCGGTATGTGATTCATACCGTTTCTTATGGTGAAAGCATTGAGAGCATCATCAATGATGCTAATACTAACTCTAGTGTCAATTATGACATCAGGGAAGCTACAGCAACAGCAGTAGCTGAAAGCAAGAAGATGGAAGGAGGTGCAACATCTCGTTCTATCAAACCTGGCGATAGAGTTGCAGTACCAATCTATCGCTAAACAACATAGTCCAGCTGTATGACTATAAACTATAGCTAAGTTGTTCTGTTCGTTTAGATAAAGGAGGTGAAGTAAATGAACAGAGATCGTATTGTTGCGAAAGCCATATTGGATGCTCAAGTAGCATCAGATGGCGGAAAAGGTATTCGTGAGATCATGCATATGAACAAGAGTGCATGGTATCAAGGATATGATATAAAAGATAACTATATCGAGAAGGCTTTGAACTTGATCGTTTCTGATCGGAACAGTTCCTTCCGATATAGAGTTGTCGATAATGATGAAAACCTGATCGTTTACTTCACATGCAGAGTAAACGGTCAGAAACTTCAAGTATCATTCCACACTTACGGATTCCGTAAGTTTAAAAGATACTTGAAGAAAAATGACGCCTATCGTTTGGTATGGGATCACGAATCCAGTCGTGATTCTGCCATGACAATATGGCATCATTTTAAATAATATAGTATCCATATATGAGGAGGTGATGCTATTATGGATGCATGTAAAAGCTGGTACCTTATGAACTACCTAGGAAAGACCTGCCTGGCTATTAACAGCAAAAGATGGCTTTAATATGGCGGAGGTGGATGCAGAGAAGGACTCTGCCCCTATGATGTCATATTCTGGCTTAATAGATATCCATAAGGAAATATCTATCTATTGAGCAACAAGGTGTGGCAGCGGTATTGCTATACAAAGATATAGCAAACTCCTGGAGGATCGAAAGCTGCCATCTGGAGGTGAACATTATGAAAGATGTTTAAGCGTCGTGAGTTAGGACGCTATATAAATACTAACTCATTCTTTATATAAGAGCTATATAAAAATATACAATATGTAGCTCTTATATAAGGGATATATTATGCCCTTTATTTTTATTTATTTTATTCATGATGAGGAGGAAAAAGTCATGACTAACGTTATTTTTATCGAAGTATTATCTAATGGTTCTTATCGTAAAGTAGTTGAAACAAGCAGTCGTTCTGCAGAGAAGTTCTGCTTAGATGCTTCCGAATACTATGCTAGCAAAGGCATAGAAACGGAAGTGAGAGTCTCTAAAAAAGATCCGCGTTTCTGCGGAGTATTTTCTTCTAAAAACGATAAGCTAATGGCCGTTGCTGGACCAGAAAAGAATGAGTTTTTCTGGTCTAAACATACGACCATAAAAAAAGAAGTTGAAGAAGCCAACGGTGAATTTGTAAGACCGGAAGGTCAAAACAAGAACTTTTATGCTATTATTAGCAAAGAGTTCACAGGTTTTGTTTTGAAGTGGGCTCGATGCAAAGAGCTTACTAATGGCAAAAGCGCCAAATATAAAGGTTTCAATGGCTTAGAGGAAGCTAAAACATGGATGAGAGAGAATCATGCTCCATCCAAAACTTTTGAAGGCTATACAGATCTTAAACAAATTAAGTAGATCTGTTAATGCCATTTGTCCGAAATGACGTTAAACTATTTTTATTTGTTTTATTTATAAGAGGAGTAATAAAAATATGGATAAAATTAAATCACTAAGAAAACAACGTGCTACTCAAGAGGCAGTAAAACAAGTCTTCCATAACCATATGGAAGATCTAGGCGCATTACAGCAGTTTGAAACTGCAAATGTGTCTAGCTTCACGTTTGAGTTGAAGGGAAAGGCTCGTGTGCCATTAGCGCATGCTAGCATTTCCAGTCTTCCAGTTTCTGGTATTCTCGAGCATGGGGATACAATTCGTGCCAGTATTGCTACTGGTGTCATCTGTTTAGATGGCCCATCCGATGGTGTAAGATGGGAAAATAAAGTATTCGTTGACACGAATGCTTATATCCCAGGGATAGCGAAATTGGACTTTTCTCACTTAAGAGAAGTTCAAGATGTTATTGCAATGCTTGAAATGACGAAGAAACATCCATTGCTTCGTTATTTAAATGCACTACAATTATCACCATCAATGATTCGGCAATTGATGGTAGTAATGGTATTCGAGTCCGAACGTGAAAAGTTCGAGGCTCGTGTACAAGCGTTATGTGCACAAGGCTTCCATGCCATTGCACTAACGCCTGGTAAAGCGCAAAAGCTCAACACTTATATTGGGCTATTTGCAGCTCCATCACAAACTATTGGAATCGACTTAAACAAAGATTGCATTGCAATCGTACCTAAGCTCGATTCGACCGAGTTTGGTGATAGCTATGATGGCATGGCGTATCACAACCACGAGTGGTTTTGTGATACATATGGCATGCCGGCTAGTAAACCTAGCTACCATCAAATGAGAATTACAGCCTTATCAATTAAGGTTGGTTCTCAGCCACTCCATGCTAAGTCTATGGAAGCTTGGAAACAAGCCTTCTTGGCCATGGACAAAGTTATGGTTTACGGTATGGAATATGGTGTGATCCATGCCGAACATTTTAGTGATTATTATAAGAAAGGTAATTATAATGTTGCCATCTTTGGTAATCCTTCTGGTAAGCTTTTAGCAATTACTGATGAGAATGGCATGAAACGTACACCTGAATTGGCGCCATCTCCTAAAGCATGGGAGTGGCGTATTTTACAATTCTTCCACGAGACTCGTGGGAGGATCTCCACGCAACATTGCCAATATGTTGTGTAGGAGCTTTGTTCAGAAAGAGGAGAAAAAATAATGAATAAAAAGTTAAATAGAGCGTACATCGCTCAAGTGGCTAAAAAAGAAGTGGCAGCAAAAATTAATGCTCATTTCAATGGCAACTTTCATGGATCTGAGGTAGATAGAGCTGTAGCTCTTATGCCTCAAATACTTCAAGAAGATTCCCAAATTGGGATATCTTTCGTGAAGAATATAGTTGAGGCCTTAAACAAGATGTTTGAGGACTCTAAGTGGGACTCTAACTGTGGCAGCTTTATGGCTACTGCAGAGGTAGATCCTATATTAAAATTTTCTCTGACACGCTTAGTAGAGGAACACCAAATCGGTGTTTCTAATACTAAGTTTATCCGTACTTTAAGAAAGTGCGGATATCGTGCCATTGATGTTGTAGGCAATGAAGTTTCTGACGAAATTAAAGCAGAACTTATTGCTGCAAAAAATGACAAAGAACTTATGGAACTTTGTCTAAACCTTGGTCTTGGTATTAAGGCTGAAGGTATAAGATTCCCACATGCTGGAGAATCTTACAACGCTGTGATTTTACCTGCACAGCATTTCGTTAATCTGTTAAATAACAGATATGACGAATACGTTAAGGACGCCATGAAATATTTAGCGTCCAAAGGCGTGGTAAAAAACCTTGAAAAGTTAGCTCAAGGTTTAGTTAATGCTGCAGCTGACGAATTGAAGATGATTCCGATTTCTGGTTTCATCTGCACAGGCTCTGAGTACTTTAAAATGTCTCAAGGCGGTTCCGATCATGACACAGATAAACATCTGTGGTTGGTCGGTTCTGATGCTGATCTATATGATGGCAAGGTCCATTATATGGTAGGCATTAAAAGCGAGGTAGCTGCTCAAGGCTTACTTGAAGCAGCTAGTTATGCTGAATTTATCGAGAACGTATTTGTGTCTGGCTTGACCGACATGAATGTGGGAAAATATGTAAACAAATCTTCCCTCGTTCTTGAAATAGTTGGAACACGAGGAACAATCGTGTTCCATCAGTCTTGCGACATTATTCGCAAGAATCTTGATCTCAAAGTGGATGTATCCAAGCCAGAATATCAACGTCATTATATGGCTAATGTCGATATTCATGAAGATGAATGTTGTACAGATAAAGTTAAAGCCATGTATGAAGATTTCTTGGCTTCTAATATGGATGATAAATCCATATTAAATTACTTGGTCGACGTATTAATTATCGCGCCAAGTATCATTGGTCATATCATTGATATGGCCAAAGCTGGTCCTGGCACAGCTTTCGATCCTTTGGGCGATATGCTTAAAGGTATTCACTCTATGCGTAGAAAACAATACGCATGTATTGATTTTAATTTAGAAGAAGGTACTTTAACATTAAGCGACGCAGTAAAAATTGGTCGCGAGTACCTAAAAGGAGAAACAAAATGAAATTAGTAAAAAATAACCAACAAGTGAAAAGTTTAGGTATTTCTTCTGGATTATACAAAATTCAAAATGAGGTTGCTCAAGTAGCTCTTGAGCAACTTAAAGATGTTGTAAATGCATACGGCATCAATCTAAAAAAAGAAACCAGTAACGCTAAAGGCCTTACTGGTTATGTAAATGAACTCATTGAGGACATTAGAAAGTCCTCCAATGAGAACATTAAAGGAGAGCTAATGAGCTCTCCAATGTCCAAGATTGCGAATTATGTTCGCAACATGCTTATCTGGGGCATGGGCATTAATCCAGACGAAACAAATGTTTATGAAGAAGCTCGTAAACAAGGTTTTATTTATGGCAGTGTATGCCTTAAAAAAGACCTTGTTCACTATGCATGGGAACATGCTAGTGAAGAGAAGCAACTAGAGTCTCTTCGTATAGTAGAAGTGACTCCAAGATTTAAGGGCGCTGCAGATGCGTATCGTCCTGCAACAGGTCTTGACGAAGAAGAAGGCGAATACGTCTTCTTCAATAAGGGCCTTAGCTCTGATGAATATTTATTCTGTGACCCTACAGTAAATGGGTCATATGAGTTATTCATTAGAGAGAACAGATCTCTGTATATCATTGTTACTCCATTAGACGGTATGGAATTAGACCGTCCTAAAAAACAGTTGTTAGTAAAATCTGCAGACTTTGCTAATGCTGCTAAAAATATTGCGATGGCTCAAGGTTATCGAAATGAAAATTCTAATGGCGAAGTAACTCGCTATGAAGAGTTTATATTAATGGATGGTTCTGTTGCCAAAAATAAAGACCTTCACATTTGTAAAGGTTTAGATGGCAAAGCTCCATCTGATGGTCTATATGTCAAAAGCTTAAAAGGTGAAGGCTATGTACAATTGTGCGGTCTATCTCTTTCAGGCGAAATCCGTGAAATGATTACAAAGCTTTACGGATCTGTTAAGGTTAGAGTACATGTGGATAATATGTGCTTTAATCAGTTCGAGAAAGGAGGAAAAGAAATCAAATCTGTGGCTTTGATGCTTACAGTATTGGATTAACAGATTCCCCTTCGGGGCCCGTTAGGGATTAAGGCAAAGAATATCCAACGTTCTTTCCTTAGTCCATAACGGATACGCCCCATTTCTTATTAGTAGTAGAGCACAGCTAAAGAGAAAGCAAACGCTCCGCTACGAAATTTTATATGAGGGTAAATTTGCCCTCAGTATTGTTGTTGTTCATAGGAGGTTTAATCATGAACACTATCGTTATTTACGGCGCTTATGCCGAGGGTTTTGTATTTAAAGGTTCCGCTGAATTAAAAGCAGTAGAACCATGTTCTTCTGTTTATGATGTTAAAGAAGCTTATGCTTCTATTGGCATTGATGTTACAGGTAGTATACCTGTAGTTATGAATTTAGATAATGGAGTTGGGTTAGCGCCCGGCTTCATTGTCGGAGACGTAACCTACCTACATTTTGCGTCTGGGTGCGTCCCAGATGATATTCTTGTTCGGGAAGCATAGCTTCCCGAATACTTTCGCTCTGGAACAAGCATTCTACAAAAATAGAAGGCTCCTCCGGAGCGAAATTTATTATGAGGGAAATTTTCTCTCATTATATTATTTAATATTAAGTGCGACCGACCACTATAATCCGGCAGAGGAGACTATCATGATTTCTATTATCGGCATTCAACAACTTACTGAAAATTCTTATATCATCGATTGCTTCGAGGTCGTAGACACAAACAGCTGTAATGTGGCTTACACCAGACTAAAAGAACTCGAAGCACAATATGAGGATATGGTGGAATTTTATTTGGCTTCCGGAAATTGGGAGCATGCAGACTTCTGGCCACACAACAGAAAAAGCATTTATAATGAACACGTGAAAGTAGTAAATCATTATAATTGCGAAGCATAACATTTAAAGCTTTAGTTATGAGATATATATCTTGTAGCTAAAGCTTAATTTTTTTAAATAAAGAACGGTGGCAGTCGCCCGCACACGGGACCATATTTGACTTCCGACGCTCATGATATTGGGGTGTGGCCCGCATCATTTCGTCTCTGGTCGTCAAATATTCGACTGTCACCTTATTCTGGATTACGGCGTAGTCCTTAATACATTTTTTATCTAAACTTATTTTATTAATTTAATTTATTCAATCCGGCGGTATCAGTTTACTAGTGTGACCTTGCCCCGCCGGGGCGAAATTTTATATGAGGGAATCTTTCTCTCAGTACTTTATTCTTATGAGGAGGAATTATTATGAAGTACGTATTCTTCGGTGAGTTATATAAAGATGTCATTATCGAGGCCGGCTCTTACAAAGAGGCTTACGATAAAATAATTAATCAATTTTATACTGATTGTGTTTGTGCTGGTTGTATGACACAAACTTCCGGTATAGAATTTATAGAAATATCGGCTTGGGCCGAGATTTGGGACGAAGAAGAAGAGAGTTTCTTCTCTTATGAAAGACATCCTATGTTTATATGTGAGGAAGAAGATTATAAAAAGCTTCCCCAAAGTTTTATTAATTTATTTAAATAAAGGGGCCTCCGGCCCGAAATCTTATTTGAGGGGCTTTCCCTCTCATCTCAATTCAATATGTAATCACAGGAGGAATTAAAAATGATTACTATGGTTTACAATTATGTATTAAAAATGGCTGACGGCCAATATGTATCTTTGCTATCTGATGATAGCGTATTCTCTGTTTTAAAAGAGCATCCAGGTGCTCAGTTTGTATCTCGTAATGAGTATGGCTATAAAACTATAATTGCTGATTAGTATTTAAGGGCGTTAGATAAATAAATATTTAACGCCCGCATCATTTTGTCTAAAAGGAGGACACATCATGTCTGCAGTTAAAAATTATTTAAATCTTTGGTATCAAGTATCTCCATGGAGCTATAGAATTGCATTCTTTGCTCTAGGTTATTCTTTAGTTAGTTTATTCATAGCATAGGAGGAATTCATTATGTTAGACAATTTAGTAGTATCTTTAGAAAAATTTTACCAAGAACGTCCTTGGTATTTTAGAATTATGTTCTTTGCTCTAGGTTATATGATTACAGATTTAGCTAACAGAGCATTAAGAAAATAATTAATTCAGTGTGGCGAGGGAGAAGCCGATATCATATCATATCGCTTCTTCCTTTATCACTATTTCTTTTTCGCGTAATTCACGGCAGAGCACCTTCCGACATTCGGTCGGCTCCGCCACGAAATCTTTTTCGCGGGTTTACCGTTTGGATAAATGGTATAGTCTTGGGTTCTCAAAAAACCTCTTTCTGAACTCCTATGTACAAACAATCCTAGCCTAGGACTGTATCATTTATCCAGGCTGTAAAGCTTGGTTCTCCTCCTCTCTACTACAATACTGTCGTCGGTGAAAACTAGACGACGGCAGTATCGAGTATATTAATATATATTATATATATTAGTATATTGGATACTGTCTTATAAGGGAGGCAGTAATTTTATTTAAATAATGGGATATCCGGCCCTCATCGGATTTTTTAATTAAGGAGGCTATTATCATGGCTAAAAACATTATCATTACATCTGTTATCGCTGGTACAAAACTTGGCGGATTTGCTCGTGCATTCCAAGCATGGGGCAAAGAAAACGTTGCTAAATTGGCGAAACGCGAAGGTGCGTTTGTGCCGGTAGCAATTCTTCATACTGCTGATGCAGTAAATCTTTTTGTTTCTCGTCGTGCTGAATATGACAATATGACAGCACAAATGGTATTGCCTGATTCTGTTGCTATCAAGACTTATCAGTTGATGGGCTTGTTGGCTAAAGGCAATACTCCTGAAGAAAGTGCAGAACTCGCTACTAGCGAATATGACACTCCTGAGCATACAACTGCTTATACTCGTTTAGCAGAAGCTCTTGAAGCTAGCAAAGAAGCTGGCATTAATCTTCGAATCACACGTCAATCTGAATTATCTGGTTTTGACCTAGTAGTGCCTGAAGGCGTTGCACTTGAAGAAGGTCAAATGCTGGTATTCAAAGATGGTATTACAGAAGATGGCGTGAAATTCGCCAATGGTATGAAGGGTAACTACTCTTACCCTGTAGCTACTCGTCACAATGGTGACTTGTATGCTAAACGTCCAGAAAGTGCTTCTAGCCGTGCAATTAATGCTTTGGCTAGCAAAACATTTAATCTTGTTCGTGAAATCCCGAATAAGAAAGTTGAAGACGTGTCTGGTGTATTTTAATCTAAAGGGGGCCACATGGCTCCCTTATTTTTTATTAAATAAGAGGAGGGCTCATCATGGCTCAATTTAAGATTACAAACGAAAACTTAGAAATCCTTAATTATATCAATGAAAAAGCTACTGAAGAATTCAACGCAAGTGTCACACAAGATGGCACAGTTCTTACAGTAGAATGCGACGATGCAGTCGTAGAAGATATTCTTTCTGCCTACAAAATGGCAAAATTCAAAGCTACTACTGGTGGCATTGTGAACTGGGGCGGAAAGAAATTAGGTATCGTTGCTGGCATTACTAAAGATGCTGGCATTGGCGGTATTAAAGTTGTATCCAAAGGTCTCTTTGGTGGCCTTAAAAAGGTTGCTGAGCTTGGAATTGGTGGCACTAGTGTCATCGTAGACGAAGCAAAAGCATCCTGGGGCGAATTAACTAAGAGCGATGAAATTCGTTCTATTAAGAAATCTTTCGGTTCTACTGGTGATGGTAGCGATGATATCGTTATGGTATCTAACCAAGCTAAAGAAGCTCAAGCTGAAGGCTAGTTATTAAAGGTTTAGATAATGGAAAAGCACACGGGAGTGGGTCGCATCTGTTATCTAAACCTTATTTTTATTTAAATAAATAATATTAATATGGCTCCCGACTAAAGCTATATTTTTTTGATGCGGTGTCCTGTATATATAAAGGACGGCTTGCTCTTTTAAAATTTATTTAATATATACATATATATTGGAGTATGGTTTTAATCCAATATATATGTATGTACTAAAATTATTTTTTTTGAATATCATATGCGTCAGTATATGATATTTAATTGGGTGGCTATGATTACTTATAGCGTGAAGTTGTTACTGCTTAATAAAGCCACACGAGCGCTCTATAAGCGAAGCGAGCGAATGCGAGCTGAGCGTAGATCTCTTATTTTGTATAGTAGGCCGTGCGAACGCACGTGAGCCGGCCGTTATAATATTCTCTGTTATCTCTCTTGTTAAGAGAGTAAGCATATTCATTTTATTTATTTAACAAGGCGAGCATAAGCGAGCCGTATATGTGTCTCTTGTTATCTTCTCTTTAGAGAAGTAAGCAGTTTATTATTTATTATTAGAGTTCTCTGTTACTCTCTTTCTAAGAGAGTAAGTGTGTATTTATTATTTATATTAAGAGCGAGCGAAGCGAGCGTATATCTTCTTTGTTATCTTTCTTCCTAAGAAAGTAAGTATTTATTATTATATATATTATATTTATATTAGAAGCGAGCGGTAGCGAGCGTTTATTATATATGTATATAGTATATTAAGTTCTCTTGTTATCTTCTCTTATTAAGAGAAGTAAGTTATTAGTATTAAGCTTTTAGCTACGATCCGTAAGGATATAGATAGGTTAGATAAAGAAGCGAAGAGGGAGCGGGAGCGACCGATTAAAGCGCCTGCCTTAAGCTATCTATATGTATAGTATAATGGAGGCCCGGAGGGCCGTATAGCAAACGCATCCCGAAAGCGAAAGGAGCTTGCGACTGAGCTGTAGGTAAGGAACGAGCGTTAGCGAGGACGACCGTGAGCGGTATACTATGTCGTACTATATATAAAAGCGAAAATCCGGGCTGAAAAATCTGAAACTTTAGGTTATAAAATTTCGAATATTTTTCGCCCCCCATATGTATTTTGTATTACTTTTTATTTAAAAGTAATGTTAGTTATTAATAATAATATATGAAGTATATTATTAATTAAGTATTAGTATATATATTATATAGGACACTATTGCTAGTTATTCAATTAGGTGAGCAACAGTGATTATAATTGGATTTAAATAATTCAATTATTTTGAGCCGCCGGCTATTTCCGAAGGAATATATGTTCTGAGACCCCGGATTTAATTTAGGGGCGAAGGTTATATTAGGTGGCGAATCCCTTTTGATTCTTTTATTAAATTATATATATTATAAAAGAATGTCTTGATCCGATCCAGAGAAAGATAGCGCAGCGAAGTTGGCTGGTTGTATTAGCGTAGCGTAATTACAATTTTCTGTGTTATAGTTCGTGACGAAGGCTCTGCTTAGTGCGAGATTAATTTATAATAATTAATATTAATTATTAGGATACAATTATTATCGAGTACTAATCATTCCAAGTTGTTAGAGTTTGAAAGCTCTAACCAGTTAGCTGGAATTTTATTGCTCTGGTTCCGGCGTTATACTGTTACCTCTTTTACTAGGTGTTATGGATAGAGAGAATGAACACCGAATATTTTAGGCGAACGGTTTTTTAATTATATTAAAATAAATTATTATATTTAGATAATAATAGTGACGCTTATTTAAATCTTTAAATAATATTAGAATAATTATATATATATTATATATAAAGTAGTATCGAGGGCTAAGGCCCGAATACGTTAAACGGTTATTCGTGTACGATCCTCTGCGAGTTGTTTATCTTCACAGCAGATTACGTGAGTAAGGGTTTGGAGCATTTTTAAAATGGGCCAACTTTGTTTATGCTTAATAATGAAAAAATCCTGGCCGTTAGGTCAGGATGCTTAGGTTCTGAAGTAGTGGACTGCGTCCACTAGTATATTACGTAGTATATTAGCGAAGCGGGTTAATTAATTCCAAAAAAAATATCCTCAGATTTTATTCTGAGGATTATTATATATTTAAGTGAGTGGAAGCGGTGAACTGTCGTTCACCGGTATATTACATGTTAAGTTAGCACCGCGGGTTAAAAAAAATAAAAATAATTTTTTTATTTTAATTGTTAGTGTTTATTATATTATATATATAATAATATAAAGAAAAGACCCTGCTGAATTTATTTCAGGGGGCCTTGGTTATATTATTTTATATTAAAAATTGCGGAGCGGTGTAACTTGTTACACCGGTATATTACAATCTATGGTTGTGTAGCGGGTTAAAAATATTAAAATAATTATTTATACATTATTTTTGTATAATAGAAATTCGTGATATTTTTTGGTATTTTTTTATCAAAAAATATCGTCGCTAAAAATGTAGATTTTATCTAACCTTTTTTAATCTTAGTATTAATTTATTATATCTATAGTATATAATAGGATAACCTAAATGGATTATACATTTGTTGTATAATTATTAAGTATAGATTATTTCTTAAATAACCGTCACCTGATTGAGCCAATTCCCGTGTGTTAAGAGAGGACTTGGCGCCTCGTATATAGACTGATATATTATTATTTAACATATATATAATATAATATTAAGGCTGTCTATATAATACTATAACACAGATTAATGCCTTTTAAATAACAAGAGTCTTAGAGGCACCGCCTTTAATTATTGCGTAGCTTATACTATTATATAACTTAGGCTATATATACTATATATATAATAAATAAAAAAAATAATAAAGCCCGCTGTCGCCTCACGAGCGCCCCGACGACAACATCCTGCAAGTGTAGTATTGCTTGCTGGGTGGGGGAGGAGGGTAGGAAACACTTATCTCACACCGTTTTTAAAGCAATATTAGGCTATTTTAAGTTTTAGACTATATATATAACACTCTCACATCTACCTTAATTGCATATTTTTTACTCATTTTAATATTTTAAGCATTTAATCTACTATAATACTTCAAACCCTGCTTATTATTGATATTTTTGAGTGTTTTCTATTTTTTGAGACAAAGAGGGGCAGAAACACTCTACAACCGTTCTATTTCAAGTGTTTTTGGTTAATTTTAATATTTTAATTAATATATTGAAACATATCTCTACTTACCTAATTCATTTGTTTTCGTATTGTTTTTAAAATAAACTAGCTACAATACTTCAAACCTTATTTAATATAATTGACAGCAACAGTTCGGCTAAAGCCGACCAGTTACGCTAATATATTATTATAATAACATATAACATAAACAATTATATAAATATTACTAGTATAATAGTAAATTAATCATAGTATAATAAATGTATAGAGTATTATATTATTATTATATAGGTAGTTATAATTAAATATATATTAAGAGTTAAATAAAGAGATGTGTAATAGCGGCTCGATTTTATTATTTTAAATTCAAACATAATTAATTATATTATTATATCATAAAGGAGTAAACAAAATGAAAAACTATAACCATGTAATTAAAAATAAAATATTACCGGGCGGAAAATTAATTTCTCATTATCAAATTATGACCGGTAAAGGATTAACCGAAGATGAGTTTAAATATATCGACGAAATCGGTATTTTACCGATTGCTCCAAAAGATCAATGGATTATTCCAAAAGGATTTGTAGTCGATTTAGATGGTAATGTTAGAAAATCTGAACTAAAAAATTAATGAAGAAAGGACGCATATGAAACATTTATATTGTAAAGAAAAATTCGACAAAGAAAAATATGATCGTATATCAAAATTAGAAGTATTGATATCTCAATGTAATTGCGGTAGTATGCTTCTATATCTTAATAAAATAATGGTTAAATTAGAAGTAATTGAACGCATCGAATTCGACAAAAATAATGAACATCAATTAACATTATATATTTATTATCAAAAAAATAATAAAGATCTTTATGAAATCATCGAAGTAAAATTTGAAGATTATGATGAATTCAAAGAAGAATACAAAGATATGATTGGTGATATTTTCTGTTATACATTTATTAACGAGGAAACGAATTATGTTTGATACTATATTAGATTTATTTTCTTCAGAAGAAAATAGAATTTATAGAAGAATGAAAAAAGAAATTATGAGACTTCCTGCTCATAAATTTACTACCGATACTGAATTAGTTCGCAAAAAAGATAAAAATGGTTTTATTACATTTTATGCTATATTAATAAAAGACGGATATGTTTTTTATATGGAAAAAGATTTGTTAAATGAATTTGGCGAAGATAATTTGTGGCCACTAATGAGTACATATGAATTTGGCAAATTAACTAAAGATGTGACGGCTAAAAAATTATGGAAAACTAATTTAAAAGATGTTAATATTATTAAAAAAAGACATGTTTTAGCGTGCCATGGTGGATAATATGGTCTTAGAATAATATTATTGTTAAATAATGAAAGGGGCGGCGAGCGATAGCGAGCGATTATTTATATAAAGACAGCAACTGTGAAATACATATATCTCAAATGGATAGAACATGGAAAAGAGAATCATATTTTATTAAAAGCTTTTGTTTATATTTAAAATTTAAGTCCGATATATTTAACTATCTATTCGCTCATTTAATATATTATTATGACAAGAAGACTATTGCCGTCGAATATAATCTCAATATGCCTGTTCCAAAAGAAATAGAAGAATCAATAGAAAGAATGAAATATACTACAAATGCTGTCGAGAAAATGTATGAATATCTCTGGGAAGATATTAGAAAGAAAGACTATATAAAATTTAAATAATGTGGATCAAAATAAAATTACGTTAAAAAGATAATATTATGAGTAAAATATTCGAATTAAATAAAGATAAGGATTTTGTATTAGTACGCTATCATTATGATCACGGTCATTTTCATTACGATGTTTTTTCAGAAAATAATAATTTTATTTATTTAATACAAACAGCTTATTGCGAATGTATATTAACTAAAAGAACATATTATATAGCGATAATAGAAGCTAAGACGTTAGTTTATTTAGAAAATATTGGAATGGATTTTAGAGATCCATATTATCGTACTTCAGATGTATTACAAAGAACCATTGAAGAATGCGATATAAGAAAATGGTTAGAAGATTTTAGAAGAGAAAAATATGATAACACTTGAATTTAGATCGTACGACGAAGCGAAGGAAATATATCGTTATTTAAAACAAATAATCTTTAAAGATATGATTAGTTCATATTATATTGCTTCTTTTAAAGAAGAAGATAATTATTGTTTTAAGTTTACATTAAGATACGAAGAAGAAGAAAAAGAATATAGTATAGACTTATCTAATAGAGAAATTAAAATTGAATGTTTAAATGAATATTTTAATTATAAAGATATATCATTTATTATGTATCCTATTAGTGAATTATTATTAGAGTTTTAAATAAAGAAAGTTGGCGCCCATTATGGATTATGGAATATTAAAAGATAATCTTGATTTCTATGAAAAGATTAATAACGTAACGAAAATTAACGATAAAATTACTAATGAATTAAATGGCGCTATTGGCCATCTTTATTCATTAACTACTTTCAATTCTTGGTTAGTAAAATTTAATCCAGAAGATGAAACAATTTCATTTATTTATAAGACTTATGAATATGGTGGTTCTTCTGATAGATTTACAGATGTTATATTCAAATTAGTTTATTTAAGATATTTAATAGAAAACTTAGCTAAAGAAAATAAAGGATTAAGAATAATCCAAAATTATATTGAATATACTGACTCTGATATAGATGATTTACATGATGATCTATATAGTTATATGAATATAAGGAAAGGATATTCTAGCAACAACGATGACAATATTGATTGTCTAGAACAGTATATTTATAGTTTACAAGATCGATTAAACAATATTCAAAAACTATTAGAAGAATTAAGATAGTAAGAATGAAGGATATGACTATGACTTATAAAAACATGAAAAAGATTGACGAAATTCTTGGCAATATCGATTGTATAATTACCGATAGAAATCAATCTTTTAAAGATTTGGCTTTGATTAACAATAAACTTGGATATAATCGCCATAAAAAAGAATTAGTCGTTGAATTTAAAGATAAGAAAATTATTTATAAAGACGGCATTTTATTTAAATTAAATATGTTTTACCAGATGCTATATGATTTAGATTCTGGCGACTTCGATTCTGATTTACAAATGCTCAACTGCTTCTTGCGGAACTTCGATTATAAGTTCAATTATAAAGATCTCAGTCAAGAAGTAAAAGATGTTATTCCTATTCGGAAAGAATATGGAGTATACACTAAAGAAAATGATTATAGCGCAATGGAGCTGGAATATTATTTTAAAGAAATTCATTGCTTATTAGAAGATTTAGATAATTTATAAGGAGTAAAATATGAACAACGATTTAATTTTAAAATATCAGGATATTTTCGACAAAATTATCAATGAAAGATATTGTCTTGACGATAAAATGTATAATTTCGATGATTACGATATCGATGATTTTGAATTTGAAAATCTCGATTTTTATTATCTAGATGGGCGCCAATGTAAAATAACAGACTATGAATGGAGCCAAGACGGAAAATGGTCTAATATTAAGAATATTACGGTAGTCTTCGAAGACGGCGAACAAATTGAAAACCTTGGTGCATATTGTCTTTATTTAACAGAAGAATCTTTGGAAAAATGTAGCTGGTATTTTATCGATAGAGAGTATTATTAATGGACACTCAAGACTTCTGGAAAACCATGTTTGAAGAACTAGATAAAACATCGCAAAAAGATTGGGAACGTTTTGTTAAAAAACATGATAGAAAACAGAAAATTAAAAAGAAAAAAAATAAATAATGAAAAGAAAAGAATTGATTTCGGAGATATATCGTTTAAATAAAGTAACTCATAAGTTAAACTATTATATGAATCGATATTATCCCGATAAAAAATTACGCAAGCTCGAGCATTTTCAAGTCGAAAAAGTGTATAACTGGATGCTGAGCGATTTAAAATAGGAACGAACGTTCGCTTTATAGAAGAAATATTTATTTAAAATAATAGCAGGTTTTGTTGCTAAAAAAGACTATTTATGTTATAATAGAAAGTTAAATAAAGAAAGGTGGCGTCTGTTTGAAGTTAACTTATTCATTTGATCGCAATAAAGAAGAGCTTTGTATGAATACAGATAATTTTATAATCTTTGAATCTCTTGGTTTAGATTGCCAACTTAACTGTATTTTTAGCTTTGTTAAAAAATTAGATAAGCCTATAAACGGCAAGTCTTTTGACTATGAATTAACTGTGTCTGTTACTTTAATACATAAACCTTATCAAAATAATATTTATATTATAAAGTTTAGAGATATTTATATTAATGATGACAGGCCAGGCTATCCTAATGAAGATCAAATAAAAGATTATTTTAATAAACATTATGCTTATCTTTGTGTTAATATGTTAATAACTACATTAGAGGATAGAATTAAGCTCAAGAAAAAGTTAGATAACTTTTCTTATTCTAAAATTCTATAAAGAAAATAAAATATGATTAATCAGAAACTAGAAGAATTGAAAGAAAAATTTGGCGTAACGAAGTATACTTTTGTTAAGACATTAGATGAGCCTAGTTGTTATGGACCTATAGATTATTTTGTCGACGATAAAAGTATTAGTCCTGTAAAATTAAAGAATAAAAATAAAAAATATGTTTTTTCTTTTAAAAGAAGATATCATGTTTCACCAGAAGAAAATGTTCCATCTGAATATGGAGTAATGTGCTTTTATTGTTCGACAGAAGAAAAAGATCAAGTATATTATTATTATCCTGATTCTAAAAAATTAATTATCGGTGACTCTCAAATTGAAACAGTAGGAGTAGCTAATATGCTCGATGAGGAAAATCGTGTTACTATATTAATTAATCATGTGTTAAAAAAAATTAAAAATAGTAATTTTTTATGATTAGAAAGGAGTTGTAAATGGAGTCAGAAGAATTAGTATATGAGACAGAACGGTCTAATTTAAGTTATATATATGTCGATGAAGATTTACAGCTTACTATTCAAATATTAACTGCTCCGGCATATGTCGAAGAATATGCTAATGGCGTCGATATTCAACGTAACTATTATTTAACATTATTTAAAAACAATAAACGATATCAATTAACAATATTTTTAAAGGTTTGTTACAATACAGTATATAATAAGATTAACGATATTTTAGTTATTCCTAAAGATAGACGTGAAACTAAAAGCTATGGCAATCTTTATGGCACTGTAAAAATCGATACCGATAAGGATTATTTTAAAGATCTCAGTATGTTTTTACCATTATGTTATAATCATTTAATTAACGAATATAAAGAAAGATATATCGATGGTCGTAGAAAGGATAAATAACAATGAATAAATTTAAGTCTATTAGTTTAAATGGCGATACAATTATTAATTTAACACCGCATGATATCACTTATGATAACGGTATAACAATTATTATTATTCCTAAGAATAACGTACCTCCGGTTCGTGTAAAAGATCATTATAAAATGCATAACGGTATGGTCGGCCCATTTCAAGTAGAATATGCTTATGGCGAACCTAGCGTTGAAAACTTACCGGATCCTCAAAATAATGTATATTATATCGTTAGTACATTAGTACGTAAACAATTATCTAATCGTAAAGATTTGTTAAGTCCGACTACAAACGAAAATCATATCGTTAAAAATGAAAAAGGCCATACTATTTCAGTATCTTATTTCGAAATGAATGTGTAGTTATGCTTTTATATAAAATGTTAATGGAAATACACAATCATATGCATAACATATCGACGAGAAGTATGACTATGTCTAGTCTCATATTTATGAATAATAAATATTTTGAAGTAACTATTCCTATTCATGAAAATATGTCTGATTTGTTTCGATATTTTACAATAGAAGTTCGATATAAGATAGCGTTTAATGAGGCATTCTGCCCATTTAAACTTAAAATAACGATAGATTTCGACGATTGTATTTTCGATAAAATATTGCATATGAGTATAACTCAACATAATTCTACTAATAAAAGATTATTCAACAAGACTTTCGCTAAATATCTAATATATAAAATGTATCGTGATCTTAATGAAAGCAAAAGGATTAATTATGCTGACTACATTTAGTTTACTATGGTTAGAATTTAAATTATTCTTAGAAATTGTGTATAGTGAAATTTAGATAAAGGTGGTGTCATAATTTGTACATTCAATTAAAGAATGGTTGTGTTATCGACGAAGTTATTAATTATCTTAAAGCACATAAAGAAATTGAACTACCTGGCGTAACTGTTACAAGCCCAGTTCGGTCACTAGAAAAAAACGAAGGAATGAATAATTTTCATTTAGATATTCAATGTGATTTTATTAAAGAAATTAATGAAAATTATAATATATATGAACCTACATTTTTTGAATATCAGTTTGCTGTTTCTAGTAATAGAATTGTATTTAATTCTGAAAGAGGCGGCAATGTAATGAAAGAAATATTGAAACTTGTTTTTAGATAGTGGCCTCCGGCCCGAAATCTTTTCGCGGTTCCTTTCAGCGTTATCCGCTCAACCGCATCAGTCAGAAGGTGAATTATGAATAAAAAATTTATTTTATTATGTGTTTTAAGTTTAATTGCTGTTGGTGCTATAGCTACCGATGTACCTGAATATAACGGATATGTATTCCCTTATAAAGTCGAACAAGATCAAGGTAAAGAAATTACGTTTAAACAGTCGCCTGTACAAATTACTCCAGATGGTTTAAAATATAATAATTTTAAAACTAAACAACCGAAGGAAAAGAAAAAATGATTACAATCGATTATCGATATTTAGAGCTTAATGCTGATAAATATCGTATGTTAGTAAATAATTTAAATAATAATCGTGGCGCAGAAAATGTCTATAGCATGCGTATCGATAATAATATTAGTTATCCCAAATACGATCATTTTAAGTTAGGTATCGACAATAACGAAGGTTTGGTTGATGATGCTTATATCTATACATTTTTAGATCATAACGGGATTCATATTATTCCGGATTGTGAACCACGATATTGTTTAGACTTTGAAGATCTTATGGAATTGTTACCAGAAATTATTGGTCAGTTATTAAAAGATTAATTGTTTAACCGTCTATTATAAAATAGGCGGTATTTTTATGTTTATTATTTAATTTAGTATATATAAAAATGTTACTTATTTAATGGAGGCTTATTATGGTTACTACTGAAATTAATTTGAATAATAAAAAACAATGTAAAGATTTATTTAAAAAATTGCATAAAGAGCTTACTAGAAGAAATGACACGTTCACTAGCATTCCTCAGTGGGGCCAATATTGGTCTGTTGCTTATATTAGCGACATTAATAAAGAATTAAAATCTTTTTATTTAACTGTAGCTAGTGAAAATAATTACATGGATATTAACATTAGTCGTCATAAAGAATTCTTAGCTGTTGAGCTATCTTTATATGATAATATCACAGAAGAAGAATATTCTAATGATTACACTAGCGTTGTATTGCATAGTATGATCGGTGTTGTATTAGCCGATTATCTTAATTTTAAATTCTGTGAGGACGTTAAATAATGAAAGATGAAAGTACTTTAGTCTGCATCTTATTGTTAATGCTTGTCGCAGTGTTCGTTTGTGGTGCACTGCGATGAGAGTTCAATACGATAAAAAATTTGCTCGTCAAATTAGAAGTCGACTAGTCGCATTAATGGGCTATACAAAATGGCAAAGGGAATTTAGTTATAAGTCTTCTGATGGAAGATTATTATATTCTTGTAAAGAAGTTATTAGTTATGGCAACGGAATTTGGTTAAATATTAAAGTTTCAATTTGGGACAGTATAACAAAAAGTAAATATAAATTAACTTTTATTTATAACGTTCCAAGAAACTTTGTCCAATGTGATAGTCCTATTTTTCAAGAATATCAACGAGAGATATGGAATGATTTTTTAAATATATTTATCGTTAGAACGATTAAATATTCTAAAAATATAAGAAGAACTTGTTTAGATAAAATTATTCAATATGAGAAATTCGTTAATATCGTTCCAAGAAATCTTGGTTTCTACCAAGTTAAACATAGTAAATTTAAAACAAAAGATTTTTTCTATGTAACAAGATTTTTCGGCAATGAAGTTATCGTTGCATTTCCTAAGCCTAGAACTAATCAGAATTTTGTATTAGCTATTATTAATTTATTATTAGGATATTGTATGAAAGCAGGTGAGCTATCTGAGTTGGAAAGAAGTAGTCTTTAACAAGCAAGAAGCTCGCAATGCTTTCGTTGCACTAGTCGATTATAATATGAACGGCAAAACTAAACATTATGACGGTATGACATATTTGTTTAGAAAACTATATCCTGATAAACGTAATGAATATCTTTATGATATTGTCGAGTTAAATAAAAATGGTGCTACTGTTGCTACTTATCATTTGCGCCTCGATGAAACTGAAAAGAAAATCTATCTAAAAGCTTTTGACTATAATTTACGAACTGAATTATTCTTCGATATTATTTTAAATAATATTAAAGAAATATTAGGTAATCAAACTTGTTTTGCTCTCGATATTTCTAATAGTATAAATTGGCCGACGAATGCATTTCCTCATTATGAAGTAGTATTTGAAAATGTTCTATATCATAAAGCAATAAGCTTAAGTGCATATGGCGGTCATTTTCATATACGAAAAACTGATTTTGGTAAAAATAAAAGTAATTGTATAACTATTGAATATACTAAAGATCGTAAATACGCTTATGTTTCGATCAGTAAGAATGACAAACTTATCGACAAAAGGCTAAAGAGATATTTTCTTTATTTGTATATTAATTATATTAAGGCTTATAAATTAGAATGTTTACAAAAAACGAATTAATTATACTTCAAGATTTTTTAAGCTTTTTAAGAATAGAAGACAATTTTCTTACTATTCCGTACAACAATATATATTGTTATCTACATTGTGAGTCAGTATATTTTAATGAAAATAATATCGGAGTACTGTTCGAGCTTCGTGATAATTTCGACAATCTTACTTTAAGATTTGCTATTGATAGTAATAATAATTTAATTAGTGATAATCCTAAAACAAAAATAAATGTTTTAACTGCAATATCTGAGATTAAAAAAGCTATTAAGATTAATGAGTATAAAGTAAATCAAGAAATTTATGAAAATTTATCGTTAAATTGTTGCAACTTGGACGAAGGACAAGTATTATTTAAATATAATAAATATTGTGTTGAAGTTGAAAGCTTAGACGGTAGTGCATTAATATCGTTATCGTTTATTAAAGAAGAATATCCTATTGCGTTTATGTTGATATATGCGTTAGATAATAAAATATATTATGTCGTTTATAATCTTGGAGAACATACAAATAAAATGAATTTATTAGTGAATGGAACGATGCAAAATTTAATTATGTGGTGTACATTATGATCGATTTTGAACAGTTAAATTCTGAAAAAATTAAATCTAAAGCTATGTTTAAAATAGCTGAAGAGGTACTGTATACTAATCATTATCTTAGCAATTATTATAAATTTGATAAAGATTGGTTTCGATTTGATAAGTATGCCGGCACATCTAAAGTATCGTTATATTCTAAGAACAACGACCGTAGGCGATATATTTACGGTATCGAAATTATTAAAGATCATATTGTTGTAGATAATTATGCTATGATGTGCGGCGACAATCCATTTAAATTATTTAAAATAATTTTAGCTTTATGTTATCATAGGAAATATTTTGAAAAGAAATGCGAATGTCCGAAATATTATTAGATATAAAATATTTAAAAAACTTAACACCTAAATTCATGGATAAATTAATGTCGTTATCATATTATGCGTTACAAGATGACATTATATATCTTATTGATTTAGACACTGTCGGAATACAAATTAATACTATTAGTATTTATGTCGGTATAGAAACTATTAGCTATACTTTAGATATAGTTTTTGTTAATCAAAAAACAGGAAAATGTGAATCTGGTAGTATCAATATTGTTTTTGCTGCAGATAAATTAGAATCTGCAGGAATATATTTCGAAGATTTAAACAAAGAATTTTTAGAAGTTATACCGGCACTAGAAAAGAATTTAGCAAATCAATTATATATTTTAAAAATGGTGTTAGAAGAAACGGAGGAATAATTATGGGTAAAATTGTAGAACTCGTTAATAAATTAGAACCCATCAAAGGCGTTAAAAAATTAGCGATCGATGGTTATGATATTCGTATCGATAACCGAGATAAAAAGAAATTTGATAGTGGTGATATTTTAGTATCTAAAGATAAGAAAAATATCCTAAATCTCGGTATCGAATATCCTTGTAAAGATTTACCTAAACGCGCTATTTATAACAATAAAACGAATAAGTATATTAACGTTAAAGATTTAACTTTATTATACGATATTCTTAATCCGGCATTATGAGTGAAGAAGTTGTTTTTCAAGTAACACAAGCTATTTTTATAATATGCTTTATTACTATTCTTATTGTCGATTTTAAAAGTATCACTAACGGTATATCTAAATTAAGAAATAAGATATATACAATAAGGTATAGAAAAGAATTAGCAATAGCAGATCAAAATCGTAAACATTTATATAACTATATTTTTTATGTTATTTTACCAAAACTAAGTAAAGATCAATTTATTAAAGTCTGTTCAAATAAATTTAAATATAATGATTCTACTTATGAATTATATTTTGAAAAAGGACAAGGCTACGAAGATTTTTACTATCAAATAACATTAAAAAAAGTTGTCGGAATAAATAGATATATTTCACCATTATTAGCTCTTGTAACAGATACAAGTTCAAGGTCAATTTTTTTGTTCCATTTTACAAGAAATGGTCCTAAGAATATTCATATTAGTTTTGAAAATTTATATAAAAATAATCTTGAAATTGTTTTGGCTGCGCTTTTACTGATTAATGGTCATCCTAAAGCTAATAATATTAATTATTATCCTGAATTTAAAGGAGATAAAGAAATAGATGAATAATAATCTTGTTAATATGCAAATTAAATTATTAAATTTAATCGATGAAAGGTTAAATAATGGCAATTTCATTCATACAGAACAAGGTAATTATTATCTCGATATCACTGTTAATCGAGATAAGAATATTATGATTACATTAGAATGGAATGGCGACGTATTAAATTCTTGTGCGATTGACTGGAACATTTACGAGAAAGCTTCTGCTATTAATTTCTATTATGAAAATAGCGACAAGGAAGACTTCTTAACGATTACCGCTACGCTATTAGAAAATTATGAAATCTAATGAGTCTATTGCGTTGGCGAAAATAGCTAAAATATTGCTTCGTAAAAATATTAGTAAGATATTTTTAACCGACAATCGAGCAATATATCTTAGCAATCGCTATTCAAATGAATTTTCACTTATTGTCGAAGATTACTCTTCGTTTTATTATACCGACGAAAGTCATCCTTCTATAACTATACTTTCTGATGGAACTATTTATAGTGATATACTTAGTGGCAATGAAAAAACTCTTTTAAATAAGGCTAAAATAGTATATAATATATTAGTAGATAACTTAAAATTAAAATATTTTTGGAAGGAAATAAAACGATGATTGGCCTTTTTAAAATTAATGGAACAAATAGTAAACTTCAGGCATTGCGTATGTCTGAAATTAATAATAATAAGTTTTTAGGTAACTATGAAGTTAAAAGTGTGTTATTTAAAGATGGCGTAACAACGATTAGCGCCGAAAGTGAATACGAACCTAATATGGTAATGTTATCTAACATTAGTACTAATTATAAGGTCGATATTGAATATAGCGTAAGCGATCATATTCATAATATTAAATACACTGGATTAGTTATTTATCAAAATGGCAAAAGTGAAATTTTAGAGTCTCGAAAGGAAATTCTAAAATGAAAGAAAATATAATTGAACAAGCATTTAATTATTTAGATACTAAGTTTTCTTGTTTATATGCGCCAAGTAATTTTTCTGAGCGAAAGAATTTCATTTGTCAAATCAAATATAATTACTGGTTTTTAACGATACGTTATAATATGTATTCTTTCATTAAAGAAAATCCAGAAAGTAAAACAAGAGAAGAATTTAAATTTAATTCTTCGGCACAATTAAAAGTAGCTATCGGTAAAGATTCTGATATTAAGAAAGTTCTTGCATTCATTGTATCTCGACTTAATTATATAACTTTTGTAAAAAATAATAATTTTCGAGATGAAGGCACAAATTTAAAAGAAGTATTTTCAAGTATTAACGATTATTATGCTAAAAACACATGTTTATATCAGAATTTACTCGAAGAAGATATAATAACTGTTAAATTAGCCGATCCAATATTTTCACCGTTACGACCTCAATATACTATTCGTCCAGAGCTTAGACAATCTAACTATATGACACGAGAACAAATAGATGAATTTTTCCAAAATAGGATTAGTGAAAGTGTTAATCGATTAGCTGATCAAGCTCAAAGAATCACTGTAAATAACGATGTCACCGTACAAATAATTAGAGAACAGTTAGAAAGGCTTTCTGAACGTGTCGAAGCAATGAGAGCAGAAAGGAATAACAATGAATAGTATTCCGATTTCACAAATGTTGTTCGATATTTATAATAAAGTATCTAAATTAGAAGACAGTACATGGAATTACCATTATCCAGAATATGGTGATTTCTATGTGTATGTCGATCTAGATAATATATTAAATATTGAACTAACTATCGATATTAATAATGATTGGGAATGCCGCTATGTAACGTTTAATACGCTTACCAATCAATTAGATATTGATGAAGACGTTCCGAACGATCAATTATTGGAACGTTTACGATGGATGCACATTCAATTATGTTTAACTTAAGAAAGAAGGTGAATATCATAGTTTGGTCACTAAGGAAATATAGGCAACCGTTCAATCCAGATAAGTTGCTTCAAAGTTTAAATAATAAAGATCATAAGAATACTTTATTAAATAAAATTCATGCGCTCGAACAGGAGCGTAAAGAAAAAGAAGAAGTTGTCCCTGATTCTTTACCATATTCTTTACAAGAAGTAGAGTTAAATAATGAAGTTATTCAAGAAGAAAGTACTCCTAATACAATGGCGGAAATCGACTGGAATAACGTCGAAGAACCTATCGATTATAAAGAAGAATGGGATCGCAATAGTCTTGTCGAAGCTATTACCAAAGGCAAGTCTGCTATGAAGTATATTTTAGATAATTACGAAGTATGGAATGGCCGATTAAGTAATGCTGATCGTGCATTAAGTGATTTAAAACACTTCTGTGAGTTTAACGAAGAAGTATCGCCAGACGATGCCGTTCAGTTATTTAAATTAATGCATGTTTATAGTAAACAGCGTCGTGAATATAAAGATTTAATTGAAGTCTTTAAAGATTTTACGGCGGCACAAAGTAGAATCGAGTCTTTGTATGCAAGTATTAAACATGTTAAAACAAAGAACGATAAAGTGGAGGCAGCACGTCATTATACTCCTCGAGTGTTGAATGAATTGTTCCCTGGAAAAGATAAGTAGCGTTCTACGTTTATCCTTTTCCGGGGGCAAGCCCCCGCACCCCCGGTCTCCGACCCGAAATCATTTTTGTGTTTTCTTTGCATATATAAAGAACATAATTGTAACTAGTGATGCTTTATGCTAGCCAGTATAGGGTTTAAGTTTTGCCCCTTTGAGAGTTTGTCGAGATAACTCAATTTCAAACCTCATAAAGTACTGTTATCAATATAGCTCTAAAATTGCAGATTTGATGTTTTAAAGCTGTATTGTTTACTACAGTTAAAAAACCCGGATTGATTGGCGCTGTTTTAATATTCTTTTTTAGAGTTAATACGATATTAAAATGTATAAAAATCAACTATTCTGCTTGTATAATTTATTATTTAAAATAGTATAAAAATGAAATGGATAAACAGAAATGCTACCAATTTATAAAGCATATGATAGCCGATTAAATGAGTATATCGGATCATATGTATTTAAAAATAATAAAAATTTTATCGTCGATGAAAACGGCGAGCATGAAATAAACATAAAGACTTTATGTCAGCATACCGGGCTTAGATTTAATCAAGTACCGGTTTTTTTATTTGATATCGTAAATTTTGAATGTACGATGGCCGGCATTGGCGAATTTAAGTTAAATCCGGCTACCGTATTAATGGATAATGTATATGGACGACTGATCCTTAAAAGTAATGAGTTTACGATAGCGTTAGTCGATCCATTATATAAAAATATTAAAATAAAAGTATTAGGAAATACTTGGAATGGAAAGGTTAAATAATGACTTATAAATATTATATCGAAGTGGAGAGCAATATTCACTTTCAAACATCTAAAGAAATTGCCGAATTTATTGGTATCTTTAGCATAAATAAAAAACCACATACTAATCTTGTGCGCGCATATTTTCCAGATAATAAATTAAAATATGCCGGCGAAAAAGGTATGACAAACGTATATAGCGATTTTGATGCTTTAATTCGTTTCTGTCAAGATTTGATTAAACAATGTAAAAGTAATAAGTATTCTTTATTTAAAATTGGCGGTAAAGAATATAATGTATTAGTCGATATTGATCGAGTTAAGATTGCAATGGAAAAATATCAATTTGTTAAGGAGGCTATTGGTCATGAACAATCAAGAAGCAGTATGTAGAAAAATCGGAGTCATTGTTGGTTTCGTATTAAATATTTGTGTAACTTTAGTTTTAACACTCGTAAAAGTTATTTCCAAAGAATCTAAAACTATTTCTAAAGACTTTGAAGCTATCGATAATCAAGGGACTGTTAATACTACTCCTGTTGTAGAACCAGCTGTTAACGAAGTCGAACTTAAAGAAACAGCCGAAGAAATTAAAGAATTAACGAGCGGTAGCGAAGTTGGCGAAGCTGATAGCAACAAAGCTGACGATGAAATTTCTCGTCTTAAAGAAGAAATGGCTCGCCTTCAAAAATCTTTAGAATTAGCAGAACAAAAGGTAGGTAAATAATGAAACCAGTATATAAAGCTCGTTGTCATAAAGATCGTTCCTGGAAAACAGGTTTCTATTTAATTAAGAAACGTCAGATCGTAATTAAAGACGAAAAGAATATCTGGCCAGTACATGAACAAACAGTATGTCAAAGTACTGGCTATTTAGATTACAATAAAAAAGAAATCTTTATTGACGATTTAGTTAATTTTAGTGCTACTGTTGGTGATAGTGAAATTAAATTAGATAAAGCTCAAGTTATGTTCGATAACTTTAATGGTAAATTAGTACTCCTCGAAGGCGAAGAAACAATTAACTTTGCAAGCGAAAATTACGAAAATTGTCATTACGAAGTTGTCGGAAATATTTGGGATAACGTTGTATTGCCTAAAAAGAAGTAATATAATTAGAGTATAAGCTTATATTTTTATTTTAAATAATGGAGTATACTCTAATGGATTACCACAAACTACTTGAAGACTGTGACTTTATTAAGGTAAAGCAAACAGTCGAAATCCGTCCTCATGACGGAAACAAAGGCTTTTTTGAATATGTAAATCATATTTTTAAAAGTGTTAATAATGGTCATCGTTATGGGCCCGCAGTTAAAACTAATGTATTAACTATGTATAATCGTGGCAATTATATTGCTTGCGAAATGGGCGATCAACGTATCGATATTCGTCGAGATAAAATCGTTATTTATGTTCCTGGTTTAAAAGCTAGTAATGAAGAAAATTACAGACGATATGCCGTATGTAATATCGGCGTATTAAATTATATCTACAATTCTAAAAAATACTAGCTTTTAAATAAATTGCAGCAAGCTTAGTCTTGCGAATAATTGCGGTATTGGAACGAAAGCTAAGTCGTAAGATATGCCAACGTTCACTGAAGGCTATATGTAATAATGTAGTCAAGTGCCCAATGGATTGAAACTCGTTAGAGAATATAATATCCTAAAAGACCGCAACTTTCATATGGAAGAAGTAGTGGGCGGCCCTATCGAAAGATATGGATTAATTAATCCTAGTATAATATACTAGGCCTAAGATATAGGATGCAAGGCATGAGATAGCCTAGACATAGCGTTAATCTTAGGAGAGCCGTCAGCGAAATGTTGCCGGACATTAAGAGCGATCACCAGTAGCTAAGATGGTCGCTCTTTTTTTTAATTGTAACCGATCATATTTTTAATTAGTCGGTATAGGGCTTAAGTTTTATCCCTTTAGAAGTCTGCTAAGATAACTTAGAAGACTCTATAAAGTACTGTTAAATATAGCTCTAATTTTGCAAATTTGAGGTTTTAGAGCTGTATAGTTTGATACAGTACTAAAATTAAGGTGACTACACAGCAGAATATCGAATAGTTTTAGAGTTATATTGTTTATTATAATATTAAAACGTACTAAAATCCTGCAATAATCATAACAATTAATATTTGTGATGCAGAATTGTATTATTATAGTGCTAAAACAAGTAATGAGAAATCTGCAAAGCTCTCTTGGTTTTGGAGCTATAGAATTTAATGCAGTATAAAAATAGTGGCTTTGTATAATTAAAATTAGAGAGATATAAATGGAAGAAAAGAATATAACATATAGAACTCGAGTACATTATGTTGTGCCGAGTCAAGAATTAATAAATGAGGCTCGATTATCAAATAATATTTATAATCAAGCATTGTATATTTTAAGACAAGCTTTTACTAATGAAGAAAAGCTACCATCTAAGTTTGATCTTGTTAAGACTCTTCGTCATAAAGAATATGAATGCGAAGAATATAATAATTTTAGCAAAATGGTATCTTGTAATGCTGAAGCAATTATTCATTTAGCAGCTCAAAATTTTAAAGCATTTTTAATGGCATTAAAAGCTTTTAAGAAAAATAAAGCTAGTTTTACAGGAGCGCCTAGAATTCCTAGCTATAATAAAAAAGAGCAGGAATTCATGGTTATTATTAGAGATACTCAATGTACTGTTAAAGACGGTATGATGAGATTCCCTGGAAAATTAAATTTAGATAAAATTTATGTTGGCGATTTGGATATTGCTCATGTAAGAATTTTTCCGGGTAAGAAAAAATATAAAGTCGAAGTCGTATATAAAGTCGAAGCATTACCTAAAAGAAAAAAAGGCAATATTGCTGGTATCGACTTAGGCTTAGACAATTTAGCAACTGTCGCTATTAATAAACGTGGCATTCGTCCATTATTAATTAATGGTCGCCCGCTTAAATCTATGAACTTATATTTCAACAATAAACGAGACAAAGTTCAATCTGAGCTTAAAAAATGTAACGATCGATATATGTCCAGTCGCCTGGAGACCTTATATCGTAAACGTAATAATCGTTTCAATACATATATGCATAAAGCGTCTAAACAGATTATCGATTATTGTTTAGAGCATAATGTTAAACAAATTATTATCGGACACAATAAATTGCAGAAACAAAAATCTAAATTAAAGAATTTTGTCGCTATTTCGACTTTTAGATTAATCGAATTGATTAAATATAAAGCAGAATATTATGGAATTGAAGTTGTCGAAACTGAAGAATCTTATACAAGTATTACTTCTTATTTAGATAAAGAAGAACCTATTAAAGACAATGCTAATAAGGCTCGTCGTCAGCATCGTGGATTATTCGTATCTAATAAAGGTAAAAAAATCAATGCCGACGTTAATTCTGCTTATCAAATTATGAAAAAAGTTATCGGTGATAAAGTTATCAAACCGATCGGTAAGGGTTCTGTATTTATTCCGAGAAAAGTAATGATAGCATAACTTATGTCTAATACTATTAAATGGTTAATGATTATTAGCCAGGCTATTTCTAATCTTATATTTGGGTTTACGACACCAGTTGTACATATTTATTTTATGAGTTTAGTCGGCCCGAATATATATAGCTTGGCTAATTTTATCGAAGCAGGATTAGCTGCTATTGTAAATAGTTTATTAAGCAATCAAATATATCGTCATTATTTTAAACAATTTGCTTTATATTTTTTAGCTTTAGATAGCATACTATATATAGTTATAATATTTTTAGGCATAGAATATATTAATGTCCGATTCATTGGTCTGGCCATTATTAATAGTTTACTTAATAATATTTGGTTTATTATGCTAAGCGATGTTTTAAATAAAAATATTTCTGGCGATGAATTAACAAATTTTAAAGTTCTTCAACGAAGTTGGATGCTTTGGGGGAGCTTAATTGGATCCGGTATCGGTGTTTGGATTAATAATTCTATATCGATAGAATTTGCTTTAATTCTACAAGCTATATCTACAGTATTAATTGCTATATGCGATGGTTATTCGTTTAAAAAATTAGAAAGTTTATAATAATGATTACGATTACTAGAAAATTTGATTTATTATTCAATAAAATATCTAAAATGTTTGAAAGAGTAGTTGGTGGAACTTATTATACTGTTTCTACTGCTACTATTAAGAAAATGAGCTTCTATTCTGATAATGGAATTATTATTGTCCGATTTATAATAGAGCCAGAAGAACATGATACGTATGCAATATATGCTACATTACTAAAAAAAGAAGATAATGGAGAATTAAATTTTCCTCTTAAGCATTCTGACTATAAAAAAGAAGAATTCTTCAGATTACAACAAGATGTTGTATTAGAATTATGTAGAATGCTTACTTCTTAAATTTAAAAATATTATAAAAAGGAAAAATAAAATGAGCTATGAAACATTAGTTACTATCGGCGTTATTGCCGTCGCATTTTTTGCGACAGTATGCTATATCGTACATCAAGTATTTTTAACGCGTCGTATGCGAATTCAATATGAAGGCGGGTACAGCGAAGAAGAAATTAAAGAATTTATTCAACAAGAATTGAATTCTACAAAAGGAAAGGCTAAATAATGTTTAAATATATAGTCGGCAATATTCTTGATACTGAATGTAAATATATTTTAAATCCAGTTAATTGCGTTGGTACAATGGGAAAAGGCTTAGCACTGCAAATTGCTAAGGCATATCCAGAATCTGTTAATCCATATAAAGAAGATTGTCAAGATGGTAGTTTAAGTATTGGTAATCCAACTAGCTTTAAAGTTAAAGACGGTAAAACGATTATTCATTTCCCGACAAAAGAACATTGGCGAGACCCATCTAAGTACAGATATATTGAAGCTGGGCTAGAAAGGTTAGCTTTTTTAATTGAACTCAAAGGTAAAGATTCAACTATGAGTTTCGCAATTCCGCCATTAGGTTGTGGCTTGGGCGGGCTGAAATACGATTTTGTTCATGAATTAATTCAACAATATTTAGGTGAGTTTAAAAACATTATCGTCGAATTATATGTCGAACAAGATTGGTACGATAAACATGTGAAAGGAAAATCTAATGATCAATAAAATTATTTTAAAATCTTTGATTGATCCTGATAATCCTGACAAAGCTTTAGAATATCTTGAACAAAATATGACAGAAAAAGAATATATTGATTGGATTACAGAAAAAATAATCGATCAAAAAGATAATGAAGTGATTAAACTTCCTATTACAATTATGTTTAATATTTTCATGGATTATATTCAAGATGCCTGTCAAGAACCATATGATATATTTAAAGACCATTTTGAAGATAATGAGCCTGTCAATATTTATTTTAAAGACTATTCAGAAGTTTTAAATAATCAGAAATGGTCTAAAGAATATTTCTTTAGCCTAACTCAAGATATTCTTAAAAAGCATAATGGATCTGCTAAAAAATTTAAATTTACAGGAAATTTGTATGCTGAGAAAAAAGATACTGACATGGTAGATCTTTTTTTACCTGAAAAACTTGTAGATATCGACGATTTTGTTTTTGCAAAGGAAGATTAATATGAAAATCGAAATTAACGATAACCTTAAATGGTTTTTAGAAAGTCTTATTAACGAAGGCTTTGAACAATTTTATATCGACGATATGTACGGCATTGTATTCACTTGTCCTAATAAAGAATTTAATCCTAACGTTAATTTTTTAACGAGTGAAATGTTTAAAGCGTATCCAAAATTAAAAGAAAATACTATATACAGTATTAAAGATTTTGCTAATGGTGAAATCGATGAACATAATTTTAAATTTGGCGACAAAGTAATCCTTACTGAAGGCAATAAAGAGCATGAATGCATTTATTTAAAATCTAAAGGTCTAAATCATGTTATTGTTACACCAGAACTTATCATGGTTACTGTTCCTAGTAGATATATTAAAGCAAAGAAAGGTTAAATAATGATTGACAAAGAAGCTCTTAAAAAACTTATAGATCCTAAGTCTCCAGCAAAAGCTGTCGAGTATTTAGAAAAACATATGACTCAAGAAGACTTCTTTGAATGGTTGTTCGATAAAATTACAAAGCAAAAAAATAGCGAAGATAAAATCATTCGTGTGCCAACCGATTTAGTCGGCACTATTTTCTTGCAATATATTCAAGATAATTTCGATGAACCATACGAAGAAATTCGGGACGAGTCTCCTAATCTAATTGAATTTTCTCCGGCCGATATTCCAGATATTAACGGTAAAAAATCTTTAAGCGATTTTCAATTTAAATATTTTAAAGAAAATTGCCCAGACTATATTCTTTACTTATTTAAAGAATTTTGTAAGGATTCTGGAGAAGAAGACTACTGGTATCGTGGTGTGTTACAATATCTATTAAAAGTACTTGCTCCAGATTGTAAAATCGTTGTTAAGAACTCCCTATTCTGTGTGAAAGGAGAAGATCCATTTAATTCTGTGTTCTGTCCAGAACCAGTAATTCAGGCAGCTGAATGGGATTTCGCAAAGGAATGAAGTTAAAGTATTTTCAAGAAATATATGTATTAGATTTTGTAACAGATCCTATTCTCATCGGCGACAAATTTTGTTCAGAAGGTTTAGATAAAGATGGCAATCAGTATATTATAAACTGGTTGAATTCTGAAGATGTCGATTGGGAATGTCCTTGCGATGTGGCAATCATGCCATAACCATGTAATATAAATAGTGCTAGCACTATTTCTCTTGCTAAAGACTTAGTGCTAAATTGTTTTAGCAAAAGTTTTTGTTGTGAAAGGAATTCGTATTATATGACTCAAGACGAACTCCTTGTGGTATCTGTAATCCAGATATTAACGTTTGTAGCCGTATTTACTTCAGGCGCATGTATTTCGTTAATAATTGCTGGAGTATTCAGTCTTGCTAAGGAGCAAGGAAAACACAGAAAAGAAGTGGAGAATTTATTAACGTGGTCTATTGTTTTGCTGGTATTCAGTATTTTTTTAATCTGGGCATTGCCAGATCCAGTACAAATTTTGTTTGAAGATCATCGACCTCCACTTGGCCCTCGATAGTACAATATCGTAAAAACAAGTATTTCAAATAGTGGCTTTGTTTGTTTAGGTGAATAGCATTCAAAGTTTACTAATTTCATGTCGCCCTACAACTTATTATTTAAATTTTTAAATAATAATAGGAAGACGAACAGAAGTTAGGAGACTTTTAACTATGATTAATAAATTAAAGTTTTTAGTAGCATCTTTTGCATTGGTATTAGGCTTATTGAGTATTCCAAATGCTAATGCGATGGAACTTACCGCTTATACTCACACTGGGTCAGTAATGGCCAACGGTGAGTATCCTTACGTTGGTGCCGTTGCGAGCAACGATTTTGCTTTAGGCACAGTACTAAATATCAACGGTTACAATTATGTTGTAGCTGACCGAATGGCTCCCGGTATTCATGGCGTAGTCGATATTTTTGTCGACAGCTATGATGAGGCTATCCAATTCGGACGCCAATATGGCGAAGTATACGTCGTAGCGTAAAAACTTTTCAGGCCTCTGTGTCCACTTCACCTCACACAACTTAGTGCTAGAAACTTTGTTTTTAGCGGAGAAATTTTAATGATAATATTATATCTTTTCTTGCTGTGGATATTGCAAGGATTTATAAATTTTATGCCGTTTATCGGCGTACTTTGTATTCTATATGCCCTAATAGGAGGCACCGTGGAAGAAAAAGATTTATTTAAAGATCGTAATATTTTTGGATATTTACGGTTTTTAAATGTACATGAAACGTTTTTAAAACGTGAATTTATTGTTGCACTCATTATTACTGCCTTATGCTTAATCAGTTTAATCGTAAGTCATATGGCAAACGATGCAACACATTTTAAATTAGCTGTTAGTTCTGTTACGATGATGCTAGTCTTAATGATTATTAACAGCATTAATTATATCGGCATCTTAATTGAAACTAACAATGTTAGAGCTAAAAGCACACGTGAAAAATATAATTTAATGGCTGCTATGGCATATCCGATCTATGTCGGTATCATTAATATTATAACAGTTATTTTAGCTGTATTTAGCTGTGCTTTTTATAATTCTAATATTTATACCGTATCTAATCCGTTACCGATCGTATTTACATTATTCTTTACTATATTAAGTTTGTTAAGTACTGTTACTGGATTAAGTATCGGATTTAAATTATATTTAGTAAAACTAATGAAGAAAGGTTAAATAAATGGCAATTTTATGGCGGTCGACGTCTAAATCTAAGACCAATTCTTATAAAGGTTATATTCCGATGCCGTCTACTATCGACGAACCTTCTTTTGCTGAAAAATGGAAAAGATGGCGTCAAGGTAATCCGGCTAAATTTTTAAAATATACCGACTTACAAGAATTAGTCTATTACTGCTACAAAAACAATATGATGACGACAGTATCAGATTTAGAATATAAATTTCACAAACACGGTATTACCGATAAGGAAAATGCTATTAAGTATATTAACGAACATAAACAAGAGTTTTCTCAGTTCGATGAATATACTGGGCGTCCGTCTCGTCGTGAAAACAGTAATAATAATACTAACAATGACTGCTGTTGTTGCTGTAAAAAGAAGCCATGAATCTAGATAATTTATATAGCGAAATTTTAACCTCTCATAACATCGTATCTTATATCGAGAACAATACTAATTTAATTAACTTAGTGATTAAATTATATTTATTAGGTTATACTAATTATAGCGTTATTAACCGCGATCGTTCTCTTAAAGAAAATGAAACATATAAAGATATCGATGTTGCATTAAATAATATTATTGCTAAGCGTATTGGCGAAAAAGTTTTCGATAAAGATATATTAGAATCTATCATAAACGATTTCCGTAAAAAAATTAAATATATGCAAAGCAAAGGTCACGATATTGAATTGCGTGATACAATGATGGCACCAGCTATCGAATCTGTTAAATATTTACCGATCCTAGAGAAATAGGGTCGGTTTTTTATTGGGAGAAAAGAATGCAACCTGAACAACGAGAACAGTTGCTTAACCTATATTTATCGGTTCAGCATATTGCCAAGGTCTTTAATAGCTTTAAACCTAATCAGCGACCAAAAGTCGGCGAAGATATTTTAATGGGCAATCAGCCTACACAAAATGTCGTAGCCATCGTTAAAGAAAATGGTTTAAAAGATAATTATAAAGAATTTGAGTTCTTGGCAAAACTACTCATTCAATGTTATAATAATCCTGCGAAACTAGAAATCAATGAAATCGATCTTAATGCCGATTTCGATTTAAGTTTAATCGAGGATTATTATAATAAAATTGACTAATGAAAATTTTAAAATCAAATCAAATTTTACTCTTAGATAATCCCAAGGAATATATTATCGATTTATTCGTTAGATTGTGCCAGTTAAATTACTTTACGAAGACTCGTCCGCTCGTTGAAGCAGAACAGATCGAAGTTATGTTAATTTTAGAAGCCATAACAAACACAATAGGTCGACAAGATGCTTTAGTTAACGAATGCATAGATATTTTTAGAATTTCGTTCAACATGTATAAAGACTTCTATAAATCTTGGGATTTGGTTAAAGATTATTTAAATAATAGGATTACTATCAATAATTAATGCTATATATTAAAGAGAACGTCGTAAATCATATTAAGGAATGTATTAAGACGCTCAAAATTAAAGAAGATGCAAATACTTTAGAAGATGTCAGAAAAGCTATTGTAGCTATTTTTGACGCTTCATGCGGAGAGAAACGACAAGAAAAATTATATATCGCTTTAAATGAAACAGAATTATTTATTATGGTCGACGAATTACGAATTTGTTCCGTTATCGGTGGCGGTGTACCGACTACAGTTGTAAGTGATTTCGGTATTGAAAAAGTTGACTGGAGCAAACATCAGTTCTTGTATTTAGGTGAATTATTTGAAAACACCTACGTGTGCAAAAATATTGAAGAACTGTTAATTCATATGTTCGAAGATTTTAGTGCTATCTTAAGAGTTAATTTTGTAAGGAAGTTTACTCCAGATGAATAAGTCTGTTAATAAAATTATTAAAGCGTTAAATAATAATGTTGTAGAACTATACGGAATGAGCCAAAGTGGAAAAAGTTTTCTGGCTCATGAAGTTGCTAAGAAGTATCCTATTACGTTATGGGTTGATGCCTTACATCAACATAATTTTGACGGCGATTATTATGTTGCCGTTACAAATAATTTAGAAGATGTCGAAGAAATCGTTAACGAAGTCGATTTATTAATTATCGACGATTTTTTCTCTCTTTGCGGACAACCAAGAAATAACATCTATAAAATTCAAGAATTTATTTATAATAATAAAAAATTGTCGGTCTTGATTATTAATCAAGTACGGCATAATTTTAATGAGAACGATATCAATAAATATAAACCATTTGCTGATTACGTATTACAGAAGTATGCAGATCGGCGTTTTTGTGTCGAATTTAAAGACGGAAAAACGGTCGTGACACAAGTCAAATAATATGGTATAATATATAAATAAAATATATATATTTTTTTTAAAGCGAGGTTATATTTATGATAATCGTTTTATCTGGCCCGAGTGGCTGTGGCAAAAGTACTTTAGCTGGTTTATTCGAAGTAAAAGGTTTTTACCGTATTATTACTTCGACAACAAGATCTCGTCGTTTAAACGATCCAGTCGATCAGTATTTCTTTGTCGACAAAGAAGATTGGAATGACGAAGACTATATTTGTCGTACTGTAATTAATGGTGAAACATACGGTATTAGTAAAGACTATTTGGAAGATTTAAATAAAGATTTAAATTATATTGTCGTTCTCGATGAGGCCGGCACTAAAGAACTTAAAGAACTATTCCCTGAATATGTTTATGCTTTTTATTTAAATACTCTAGAGTCTACATGTCGTGAACGTATGAAAATGCGTGGTGATGCCGACCATAATATTGATGCTCGTGCAGAATACGATCGTATCCATAATCGTTATAATTATTTAATTAAAGAAGACGATATTTACGACCAAGCATTCTTCGGCGAAGATGAAACACCGTTGTTAATGCGTCAAATTATGGATTTCTTTAATAACAATCCAGATAATAAAGATAAAATTGACGAAGGTGAACAAATTCTTCAAATGCTTCGTCATAAGAAAAAATAAATTTTAAAGACTCCGTAAGGAGTCTTTTTTATTTAACAAAGGAGGAACTTAATGCGTTCAAATATTATAGAACAAGGTGCTGTAATCTTGTTCGGTGAACGAGAAGAAAGAATCTCTAAGTTTTACACAAGGATTAAAGATCTTACTAAACTAGATTGGTCTAAAGAATCCTATTCTAGCTTTAGTGCTATGATCGCTCAAGAGAGCTATAAGAAATATCCTTGGTGTAAAGAATGGAATAATTTAAGTGCTGTTAGTATTGCTAAACTATGGATATTAATTAATCAAGATTATAATAATAATCTTAAAACGACTATTCGTGTAGCCGGTTTTAGCGATAGTAACGTACAGCAATTATTTTTAAGTGGTATCGGTATTTTACGACCAAGAACTAAAAAGTTACTTGTAGAATCTGAGTTGTTTACCGAACTTGAATTAAAGTTAATCGAAGCGTCTGCTAATAAGATTAAAAAAGATTCTGATGCAGTTCGTGCAGAAAAGATTGCCAAAGTTCTTGAAAAACGTAAAAATAAACAAACCGATTATCAAGAACAAAAACAAAAAGCTGCTAAAAAAGTAAAAGAAGCTGTCGCTACTCCTGAACAAAAAGAAGTAGTGCGATATAAAGCTATTATTTTTACAGAAAATATGTCGACATTTAAAAAGATCGTATTCGCTGTAAAAACTATTTTAAATAATAATTTTGAGGAGGTAGGACGTGTCCGTAATTAAAGATTCTGAAGGTGTTCGCGTAAACCTTTTCGATAAACTTTTAGAAGACCGTGTGTTATTTATCACGGGCCAAATTAATGACGAATTAGCTAACTTTGTCGTTCCTGCAATGTTATATTTAGCGAACGAAAGTAGTCGTAAGCCTATTAAACTATATATTAATAGTCCTGGTGGCAGTATTACGGCCGGTATGGCAATTTACGATACTATGCGTACCATTAATTGTCCAGTTCATACTGTCGGTATGGGCATGTGTGCTAGTATGGCTAGCTTTTTATTGAGTATGGGCGACAAACGAAGTGTTCTCGAAAACACCGAAGTTATGATTCATCAGCCATTAACTGGTGTACAAGGTCAACAGACCGATATTCAGATTGTCGCTAAACATATTGAGCGCTTACGCGAAAAGTTGGAACGTAAATATGCTGAGAAATCTAACGGTAAAATTACCTACGAACAAATTCATGAAGCATGTGAACGCGATAATTATCTAGAAGCTCAACAGGCTCTCGATATGGGTCTTATCGACGAAATCATTAAAGCGAAGGAGAAAAAGTAATATGAAATGTAGTTATTGCGGTAAAGATATCGACGATCAAAAAAGTCACAATATTACTTTTCAGTCTTCCGTTAATAAAAATATCGCTATTTGTCAAGAATGCGTCATGAAAATGGCATCTCAAGTTCAAGACGATGAAGGTGATTTTGATATCGATGACATCTTAGGCTTATCTTTAGATGGTGAAGACGATGAAAAACCTAAAAAGAAAAAATCTTCTAAAGTTCAAAAGTCTGATGTTAAGCCTAAAGAAATTAAAGCCTACTTGGATGAAAGTGTAATCAATCAGGATAACGCTAAGAAAATTCTTAGTGTCGCGATTACTAATCATACTAAGCTTCTCGAATATAATGCGTTTAAGAAAAAAGATGTTGGAATCGATGTTGAGAAATCAAATATATTAATGCTGGGGTCCTCGGGTTGCGGTGGCTGTAAAAGTTTGCCGTTCTAGAAGAAAAAACCATGAACTTCTGGATTATTTGAGCGGAATTAAGCAGGAAGGCTAAGTGCATAAAGTGCATATGCTAATCTGAACCGAAGGCTAGAAATAATATTCTAGTCAGGGGCAACGCATAGTAGATGAACCTTATTTTTAAAATAAGAATATAATTCTACCACGAGGCCGCTCTAGCGTTTGGTAAAAAAATATACGCTAAAAAGGTATGCTGAGCTTATAGGAAACTATAAGAAGTAGAAGATAAAAAACTTTTACGATAACACAACTGAAAACATTCTTAATTAAACAATTAGCAAAATATCTTGGTCGACCATGTGTTATTGTCGATGCAAGTAGTCTCACCAAATCGGGGTTGACAGACAAATATATTGTGTAATATAATTATGACCATAAGGAGGGTCATAATATGACACGATATAAAAATGAAGATAAATATAAAAAAGCAATAAAAGAATATACTGAAAATAAAGGAGTATCTACTTCTACTTTAGCAAAAAAATATAATGTAGATGTAGGTTCTTTAAGAAGATATTTTAAACGAAATGGAATAGAAATTAAAAAAAATGTCCATTTTGAAATAGAAGATCCTAGATATGTTGAAGGATTAAGACTATATGTAGAAGAAAATATTCCTATGTATAAAGTAGCAGAACAATTAAAAATTTCTGTTAAATCATTTTCAGCATACTTAAAAAAGAAAAATGTTAATATGAGATTTACTTATAAAAGACCTAATGTAACGTTTGATAAAAGTTTTTTTAAGGAAATAGAGTCAGAAAAACAAGCATATTGGCTGGGTTTTATTATGGCTGATGGTAATGTTTATAAAAATAGATTATCAATTGAGTTAAGCTCTGTTGATGATAACCATTTAAATAAATTTATTAATGATATTGGCGCCAAAAATTTAGAAATTAAGCATAGAAAAAATAGAAAAACATCTGTTGTATCTATTGTGTCAAAAGAATTAGTAGAAGATTTATTTAAATTAGGTGTAGTTTATAATAAAACAGAAAATGCTTTTATGCCAAATATAAAAGAAAATCTTATTTCAAGTTTTATCCGTGGATATTTTGATGGAAATGGATATATCACTAAAAATATAAAAAAAATTCAAACAGTTATAGTTGTTGGTTCTTCTTTATTAGCAGAATCAATTAATCAAATACTGTCAAATTTTGAATTTAAAATAGATGATTATATCACATATAAAAAATTAGTTCTTTATAAGAAAAATTTAACATTATCTTTTTATGATTATTTATATTCTAATGCTTCTATTTTTCTCGATAGAAAAATGAAAAGATATTTATCTTTAAAACGAGCCCTCTCTGATGAAAGTACAAATAAGTCAGAGTAATTAAAGTGATCAAAATCGGTGAAGCACCCATGTGGAAAATACCGAGGTAATCAAAAGTTTTAAAAGGCTTTTGACACCGTAACGCGTAGGAATTGAACCTTAATGATAAGAATAAAATATTCCCAAGAGTGATCACTTCAGTTTGTATAATATTTTTACTGAAAAAATGTACGCTGAACTTACAGGTAACTGTAAGAGCTATAGGATAAAAAGCCTATAGGGTAACAAATTGTCGTTGGTGAAGACGTTAATAGCATCTTAGCCAAACTATACCGTGAAGCCGGTAACGATGTCGAACGAACTCAACAAGGTATTGTCTATATCGATGAAATCGATAAAATTGCTGCTCGAGATCCTAAAAATGCTGGCTCTCAAGGTAGTGATATCGGTGGTCGTGACGTACAATATGAGTTATTAAAACTCGTTGAAGGCGGCAAAGTCGCTATTAAGTCTAACGATCAACAAGGTGGATTTGCTATGTCATCTCCTACTGTTGAAATTGATACTACTAATATTTTATTTATTTGTGGTGGTGCATTTACCGGTATTGAAAAGAAGATTGCGGCAAGGTTAAATAAAGATTTAGATACGGGCCTCGGTTTCTCTAGTGAAGCATCTAAAGACGTATTGGAAGAAAAATCTAAGTATAACGACGTAATCGATTATATCTTACCTGAAGATCTCGATAACTTTGGTATTATTCCAGAATTATTAGGTCGATTACCAGTAATTTGCCCGCTTAAAGAATTGAGTGTGGAAGACTTAAAACAAATTTTAACGACTCCAAAACACGCAATCTTTAAACAAATTAAAGAATTGATCGGCATGTATGATATCGAAATTACTTTCGATGACGATACTGTCGATACTATTGCTAAACTTGCCTACGATCGAAAAACAGGTGCTCGTGCACTTAAAAGCGTCGTACAAGGTTTAGTCGACGATAAATTATTCGACATCGATGAGAATACGAAAGAAATTCGTATTACTTCGGAAGATGTTAATAATAAATATTCATATTATTTAAATAAGGAGGCAAAGTAATTGAATTACACTGAAAAAGCATTTGATCATTTATTGGTCATTGCTAAACGTCTGTTAGACGAAGATCCTGCCACTTTTAATACAGCATCCAGTAAATTATTGTTGGATATGTATAACAGTGGTATTATTTCTTCTCTCGACGCTCATGCTGTAAAACATGAAGTAGCTGGGAAAGCTGAAGCAACCGATAAGGTTGAGGAAGTAAAAGAAGAAAAACCTAAAAAGCGTGGCCGGAAGCCCAAAGCTGAATTGGTCAAGGAAGAACCTGAAAGTAAACCAGTTGCTATTGAAGCTGAAGAGCCAAAAGTCATTATTAAAGAACCAGCTTCTGCAGAAGAAGTAAAGGAAGAAATTCCGGTTACTGATTTTGACGGCAATCCTATCGAAGTTGCATCTCCAATGGAATTATTGGGTTCTGAAGACGTAGACTATGAAGCCGATAACGGTTTTAAATCTTTTGCTGAAGAAACAGCTGAGCTCGAAGAAAAAGATGAAGCCGATCCTGAAGTTGTCGAAGCTCTTAAATTCGACGAGCGCCAGCTCGATTGCTACGTTAGTAAATATAAACGCGAAGATGAAATGACGACACAAATCGCTAAAGATCTCGCTGGTCAAATTGCTAAAGTAAAAACATTTGTTAAAGAAGATGCTGGGAATCAAAAAGTACTACAAGGATATCTCGACGAAATTCTTGAAGACGAAGATAGAAATCAAGTTTCTTTGTCTAATATTACTCCGTATTACTTAGATTACTTAGCTCACTACTTAGATTTGCGTGAAGAAATTAATCGCTACAGCGACGAGCAAATCGTAGAAGCTATGGAAGCATTGTCTGGCGGCGTATTAAACGATGTTAAGCAATTGAATCGTTATAATATCGAAGCCATCTTATCTGTTCTTAAAGCATAATTAAATGCTTAAGATATATATTTATTTAAATAATTTTTAATTATCGAAAGGAAATTATTATTATGTTGAATCAAGTAATTATTCAAGGCCGTGTTAATTCTGAAGGTAAAGGTATTTATAGCTACAAACCAGGTGAAGGTGAAAAGAAATCCGTGCTACGTTTCTCTTTGTCTTGCCAACGTAATTTTAAAGCAAAAGATGCTGAATATCCAGATTGGGATAGCATTACATGCACAGCATTCGGTATGACTGCTGATTTAATTCACAAAAACCAAGGTCAACAAATTATTGTACAAGGTGCTATCCGCACTGGTTCCTATGAAAAGGAAGACGGTACTAAAGTATATACTACTGACGTAATCGTAGACAGCATGTATTATGAACATCGTGATGGCTCTGGTGCATCCGAAGCTTCTAACTTTGATAGCTTTGCCGATGCTCCAAAAGCAGAAGCGAAACCTATTGTAGATTTACTTGGCTAATCTATGGTATACTGGGTGTAGTGGTGATCGCTGCACCCAGTTTTTCTTTTTAAAAAGAAAGGATATACATGGATTATTTAGATAATATCGACCAGGGAATTAAAGCCTGGGAAGATGCTATTAAAAAAGAGCAAGAGCTTAAAAGTGATTTAGATAATATTGCCGGCCACGTCGGCGAAGCTTTATCTAAACAAAAATATGGTACACCATATCAAGTCGATTATGATGGACGACTGTTCCAATTCGTATTTAGAATTGGTATTTCTGGTAGACATGGACGTGTCGATATGCTAACTACATCTAATGGTTTAATTGTTAAACCTAGAAAATTTAAAGCAGAGGTAACTTTAAATAAAGATGTTAGCCTACACGAATCTATTAATGAAACAGTTCGTGCATTATTATATCGATATTATGATTTAATTGCAGATGAGGACCACGTATATTAATGGCTGAACAAGAAATTTTAGTACTCGAATATCCGGACAATGTTCGACTACGAAAAGAAATGTACTTGAATGGCCCAAATCATTGTGCTCACGAAATTATCGACAATGCTGTCGACGAATTCGTTACTGGGTTCGGTAAATGTATAACTGTAGAATACAATCCCGAAACTCAAGTAATGATTATCACTGACGAAGGTCGTGGTATCCCAGTCGCACTTAATGAAAAATATGGCATTCCTCAAATACAATTGGCGGTAGGCTCTTTGCATGCTGGAGGAAAATTCGTTTCACTTAGCGGACAGGTCTCTGCTACTGGTGGCTTAAACGGTAAATAAATGCCGTTGTAAAAACTTTTGAATTGCTGGAAAGCCCGTATGGGCGGGTAATCAGCAGCTAAGATATATATTAAAAAGTATATATATAAAGTTCAACGACTATCCCGTAAGGGAGTAGGGCACAAGTTATTGGTGCTCGAAGTGGAAGTCTAAGAAGATATAGTCTCAACTTTATGGAAACATAAAGAAGTTCATAAGAGAACTGATAAAGAAGTAGCGTTCTTTATTGAAGATTTTGGTTGGGAGTTCTTGCGTTAATGCGGTTTCCGAATATTTTAATGCCACAGTATGGCGTGATGGATATGAATGGTCTATTGGCTTTAAAAAAGGTATCTTAAGTCAAGAACTTAAAAAAGGACGAAAGTCCAAAAAGACGGGTACCCGTATTGAATATCGATTAGATCCTGAAATCTATCCAGATCCTATTAATATTAAAGATCTCGAAAAGAAACTTAAGCAGTTAAGTTATCTTAACGAAGGTCTTACCATCAAATATAATTTAGGCGAAGAATGGGTAAACTTAAAATCTTCGACTCTTTTAGATTATCTAAAAGATATTACTCCTAAAGAAACTATCGGTAAAGCGTTAGAATTTAAAGGAGAAAAAGATAATACATCTGTTCATGTCGTATTAAATTATTGTGATGGATTATATTCTAATACGATTTTAACGTTTGTAAATAATATCAATACTTTAAACGGCGGCGATCATTTAAATGGGTTTAAAGCTGGTATAGTACAAGCATTAAAAGAGTTAAATATTAAAGATTTAACACAAGACGATGCGATCGAAGGTCTTGTAGCTATCGTAAATATTAAGACTATCGAACCAAAATTCGAAGGTCAAAATAAACTATATTTACAGATGCCCGAGATTCGAGATCAAGTTAAAGAATTAATTTCCGAGTCTTTCGGAGAAGAGCTCAAAAAGAAAAAAACTTTTGCTAAGCAATTGACTAGTAAAATTAATCTTAGTATTAAAGCTAGACTCGATGCTAAAAAGGCAAGAGAAAATGCACGTAAACAGAAAAAAGCATTAAAATCTACTGTCGTAGAAAAACTTAGCGATTGTCATAGTGACGACCCTAAAAAATGCGAACTGTTTATTGTCGAGGGTAAAAGACAGAATCGCTCTCGTTAAACCTATCTAATTGCGGGGAAGTTTAAATTAGTATTGGCAACTAAATTATTATAGTGATATAATAATGGCAAAGCGTAATGGCTTAGGTATAGTAACATTGTCAAAACTATAAATTATCCGCAGCGAAATTACAGAACGGAAAAAAAACGGATATCTGTAACGCGTTCAGAGACTATCGAAAAGCATATAGTATATATATGAACTGAGTAGAGTAGATTTTTAAAAAATCGAAACGGTAGGACTTGCTTTAACAAGTAAGATATAGTCCAAACAAATATCTCTTAAGATTCTGCCGGAGGCTCTAGTAAGCAAGCACGTGACCCCGAATATCAAGCTGTGCTACCTATTTTCGGTAAAGTAATGAATACTGAAAAGAATGGCGGTACTGTTACGTCTGACAAACTATTAGACCTTGTTAACGCATTAGGTTGCGGCATCGATAAATCATTCAATATCGAAGATTTAAAATATAACAAGATTGTCGTAATGTCAGATGCTGATTAATAAAAATTAGTCGTCCTTGCAGGAATGCAAGAGATTACAAGCACCCTAACGCTATCAAGGCGGTGTATATTAACTAATAATATGCTTACGGTTGGAGTTGAATAAGACATTATGTGCGAAGGCGCTCCTATAATCAAGAGAACCTGATGGGCCAGAAATGGCTAGCAATGGCAATACCGTGCTAAGTCGATATTAAAAAAATATCGTAAATGTGTAACGACTATAGAGGTGCTATCCAGAACGGATAAAAATATAGTCTAGTCCCTTTATGAAGTATCGGGAAACCGAGGGTACGGTCGGACGACGGGGCTCATATTATTTGCCTTTGGGCTACGTTCTTCTATAATCATTATCGAGAATTAATCGAGAACGGTTATATTTATGCAGCTGCTCCTCCTTTGTTTAGACTTGTTAAAGGCAATAGTCATAAATATATCTATACGAAAGAAGAGCTAGCTAAATATAAAGAAAAAGACCAATGGCATGTGCAATATATAAAAGGATTAGGAGAAATGAATCCCGATCAATTATGGGAATCTACCTTGGATCCTAAGAAAAGACATTTATATAAGATTACTATCGAAGACGCTGAAAAGTGTGCTAAGATGGTATCTGATATCATGGGGAAAGATTCGGAAGCTAGAAAGAATCTTGTGTTAAATAATTTTGGAGTTGACTAAGTGGGCTTCATTAAACAATTAATTAAAACTATTAAAGACGTTAATAAAGATTATCGGAACGAAGCCGACGGGCAGTATATTCCGTTGATCAGTGAAATCATCGAAAAAGGCGAATTAAAAGAAAATCGTACCGGTGTTAATGCTTTTAGCTTACCGCATAAGATGCTTCAATTCGATCTCGAAGATGAATTTCCTTTATTAACGACAAAATTTGTCGGACTTAAAACAGCTATTAAAGAAATGCTGTGGATCTGGCAAGATCAAAGTAATAGTGTTGAAATATTACGTAGTAAATATAATGTTACCATTTGGGATGAATGGGAACGTAAAGACGGTACTATCGGTTTAGCTTACGGTTATCAGCTAGGAAAAGAATATAAATATTTTGACGTATTAGCTGAAAACGTAGCTAAGTTAAAAAAAGAAGGTAAAATTAAAAATTATCGACTCGGTAAAAATGGAGAAATCTATATGAATCAAGTCGATAAATTAATCTACGATCTTCATTTTAATAAAGATAGTCGTCGTATGGTAGTTAGTCTATGGAACGTCGAAGATTTAAATAATATGGCATTGCAGCCTTGTGCATTCTTAACTGAATGGAATGTCACTAACGGAAAACTTAATTTATTATTAAATATTCGTAGCTCCGATACATTAGTAGGCTTACCATATAATATGGCCCAATATGCGTTCCTATTATTACTCATGGCGCAAACCTGTGATCTTAAACCAGGTTTGTTTACGATCATGATTAACGATGCCCATGTTTATGAAAATCATTTGCGTGGTGCATTTATTCAAGTCGGAAATAGAAGCCATTATGCTCCAAAAGTCGAAATTAAATCTCGTGTAAAAAGCTTTTACGATTTTAAAATCGATGATTTAATTCTCGAAGACTATGAGCATAGCGGTAAAATTCCTTTCGAGGTAGCTGTATGATCTATATGATCGGATGCATGAATTTATTTCATTACATCGGTAAGAATAATGAATTGCTATATCATATTCCTAAAGATCTTGCATTCTTTAAGAAGAAGACTTTAAATAAAATTATCGTAATGGGCCGAAAAACCTTCGAAAGTTTGCCTGGGCTTCTCCCTAATCGAGAACACTGGGTAATTAGTAAAAGTGGTTTTTCGTATCCCGGTGTACGAGTATTTTCTTCGGTCGAAGAATGTAGAGCAGCTATGCTCGAAGGATACGATTATTATATTATTGGCGGCGGAACAATTTATCGAGACTTTTTAAAATATTGCGACGCTGTTTATTTAACAGTTGTCGAAGATTTTAAAGTCGGCGATACGTTGTTCCCATACAATAAAATTACTAGAGGTTTTACTCTAGTTAATGCTAAAGAAGATACTGACGAGAAGTCAGGATTTAAATTAGAATTTAGAAAGTATATTAAAAAGTGAATAATTTTCTAAATATAGCCGGAACAATTGATGAGATTGAAGTGTCTCATCAAGATGTTCACGGTCAAGATATATATAAAGCTTTCGTATCAATGAAAGTTAAAAAAAGAAGTATTAAAATTCCAGTATACTTTAAAGATAATGTTCGTTTAGTATACAATCTTAAAGATGGTTCTCACATTAACGCATTCGGTGAAATTCGAACTAAAAATATTAAAACAGATAATGGAGTTAAATTAATCGTATATGGTTATTTAACCCAGGCTAATCAACACGTGTCTCAATTTAACGAAACGAAGCTTAAAGGTAAAATCGTTAAAATTAATAAAGTTACGAATAAAGATGGTCATAATATCTGTAATGATATTGTAATGGTCGAACGCAATAACGGCACCGAAAAAGATTTTATCCCGTGTGTCGGGCATAATCTTAATGCGAATATCTTACGAGATATTCCGTTAAAGACGAATGTTGAAATCACAGGTATGTTCGTTAATCGAAAATACTGGGATAAAGTTAATCAGTGTGAACGTGAGACATATGAAGTACTCGTTAAAGATATCAAGGTAATTAGCAATGGAAATTGAAATTGAATTAAGCGACTTGCTCGTTAAAAATTTTAGTAAATATGCTAATCACATTGTATACGAGCGAGCTATCCCGTTACTTAATGACGGCTTAAAACCAGTTCAACGACGTGTATTATTGTCGATGAACAATTTAGGTTTAAATAACAATAAACCGTTTAAAAAAGCTGCTAAAGTTATCGGCGATACTGTCGGCCAATATCATCCACATAGCTTAGATGGTCCTTATGGCGCTCTCGTTAATATGACGGCGACATTTTCTGCCAGATATCCATTAGGAGATGGTAGTGGCAATTTTGGCAGTATAGAAAATGATCCACCTGCAGCCATGAGGTACGTCGAGAGTAGACTTAGTAAGACTGGAGATCTGCTCCTAGGAGACACTAATGAAGCTACGGTACCATGGATGCCAACGTATGACAACGAAGGATTAGAACCAAAATATTTAGGAGGATTTTTCCCGAATATTTTGTGTAACTATACTAACGGTATTGCTGCTGGTGTAAGCTCTATGATTCCGTCTCATAATGCGACAGAAGTCATTACGGCCTTAATTAAGACTATCGATCAGGTTAACAAAGGTAAAGATATTAATACTAAATTCTTAATGAAGTATATCAAAGGACCAGATTTCCCGACCGAAGGGATTATTATGAATCCTGACGATATAGAATCCGTATATGAAAATGGCAAAGGTAAGTTCGTTATCCGTGGCCAATATACAATTAAAAATAAAAAAGAATTAGTATTTACATCAATACCATACACAACTAATGTTAGTGTTATCATGTCTGGTTTAAAAAAATTAAGAGAAAATAAACTTTGTGGAGAGTTTAAAAATTTCTCGGCAAAAGGCGTTCTTAATATTAGTATTAAACCAGCACGTGGTCAATCTGTCGATGACTTAATTAAACAAGTTTTTAAAAAGACTAAATTAGAAGATAGCTTTAACAGTATCTTTACTATTATTTATAATAATAAAGTTATCGAGCATATGCCATTAGTTTCTATTGTTAAGAAGCTATTAATTCATTATCATAATATTGTTAAGAATAAATTAACATTAGAGTTAAATAAAAATAATAAACTATTATTTAGATACAACAATATTAAATTGGCGATCGCTAATAGTGCTAAGATTTTAGAACTAATTAAAACTAGCGACGAACCTAAAAGTGAATTAATGAAGCTTCTTAGTATAAGCGAAGAAGCGGCCGATTATATTCTTGGTATGAAAATCAATGACTTTACTAAGTTAAGTCAACGAGATTACGATACTAAGATCGCAGAGCTGGAAGCTCGTAATAAAGAAATTAAAGGTATTCTAAAAAATAGCACTTCTATTTTAGAAGAGGTTAAACGTGAGCTCCAAAATGTTCTTAAAAAATATTTTAAAAACGATAAGCGTTTAACATTGATAGGTGAACCAGATGATAAATCTAAATAAACCTATTATTCGTTTTTCTGGTGCCGAAGTATTTCGTGTAGCACAAAATCCAGAAACATATTTAAAGATAGAAGATCGTGTATATTATTTTTATACAAAAGACAATAATTATTTGAATTACGATAGAGATGTTAACTATCTTATCGTAACAAAACACGGCTATTATAAATGTGTTCCTGGCGTTATGTTCGATATCACAAGAACAAAGAAAGTAATCAAATTGGAAGAAGGCGATGCTATTTGCAGTATTTGCCCGATATATACTAATTACTTTTACTGTTTAACGACGCAAAATCGTATGCTAATTGTCGATATCGGATTTAAAACCGAACATCTTCGGATTACAGAAAAATCATCAGGTAAGGCTAATTTTGTTAAGCTCGAGCCGAAAGAAGAAATATATAGAGTCGTTAATAAATTTAACGAAGATATGTCGATTAATAGCCTATTATTAATCGATGAATTTAATAACGTTAAATTAATTGACGACGGTCCTATGCGTAAGCTAGGCAAAGTTCCTAAACCATTAGGTAAAACTAAACTTAAATTTGCATTAGTTATGTCAAATTTAAATAATAATATTTTAGGCGTCGATTACAAAATTACCTTACTTAAATATAAAGATTTCGAATTATACAAGAAAAAGTATAATGGTATGTATAAAATACATCCATTATTTAACGGACTTGAGTATGAAGAATACGAACTCGTGAAAGGTGTAAAATATTGAAACTCGACGCAATTAAACAGAGTTTAGCATCTTATGTCGGTATGTTCTCAGAAGTATTAGAAGGCGATATTACAGAAAAGAATAAGCAAATTATTCAAGCTTTTTCTGAAGTTATCGAAGAACTTCTTAATGCTGAAGGAACAGAAAAAGACCTTGCAATTGTACCCGTACTTGGTGTATCATTAAGATACTTAGTAGAACGAAATAATCTTTATGAAGAAGCTACTGGCGAAATTAATAAAGATTACGTTCAAGCTATCAATCTTTTAGATAATATCATTAAGTCATTTAAGGACAAGAAAGGAAGTACAAGTGGCAAGAAAGAAAGCTGAACCAATTGTCGAAGCTAGCAATTCTCAAGTCTTAACTGACGTCGAAAGACGTAAGCGATTAGATCTTGTAATGGCTAACTTGGCTAAGAAAAAGAACAACATGGTTGTCGGTCGATTAAGTGATCCTAAAGTTCAGGAACAGCTTAATATTCGATTTATTCCGACACCATCTGTTAACTTTAATGCAGCAACTGGCGGTGGTTTTCCGATTGGGAAAATTACGACTATCGCTGGCGTTGCAGACTCGGGTAATTAATTTTGCCCCTATAATTAGTGATAATTATATGCAAATTCTGTGATATGCTGGGAAGCCCATCGAGGTAATCAGCAGGCAGCTTAATTGCGCCCCAACGACTATCCGAAAGGAGTACGTTACATTCGTAACGGAAGCGCAGAACATCTTAATTAAGATGATGATATAGTCTACTCCCCTAATAAATATCGGGAAACCGAGGGTATAAAGGAAAACTAGTTTAGTGCTTGAAACAATCGGTAAAATGCATCGTGAAAATCCAGAAGGACATTTTGCCTTATGGATTGAAAGTGAAGCATCTTTAAGCTTAGATTATATGGTCAATCAATTTGGTATCGATCCAGAACGATTTTATTTCATTCAATATGATCGAGATCATACTGCAGAAGACTGTATCGATCAAGCTGAAGCATTAATTCAAACTGGTGCTATAGACTTGTTCTGTATTAATACTCTAAAAGCTTTGGTTCCTGAATCCGAAGCTAATAAGAGTCTTAAAGACGTAAGCGTCGCCTCCAAACACGTGCTGGAAGGCATATTGTAGTAATACAATGTGAAAACCTAGTAAATTGCTGGAAGTTCTTAATAACTAATTAACTACAACATAATTAGAAATAATAAATGTGAATGTTGTCGAAAGACAGAAAAAATAATTAGTTTGTCATATGCTGAAATAAAAGCTAGAGACAGTGCTAAGTGACATAACAATAGATAATCAGCAGCTAATATTCTTAAAGGAATAAAGTTCAGAGACTATCCCATTGGCCAGACGCTAAGATATAAATATGGCAAAAGGAGTAGGGCCCTAATCTAGGGTTGGTGAAATCCCATTAAATCCAAAAACTAGGTATCCTATATATAATAGGATAATGATATAGTCCACGGCAAAAAGCCAAGCGCGTATGAATAGTAGAATTATAGCAAAATTTGTTTCTTTAATTAGTAAATATCACACGGCTATGATTCTCATCCAGCATTTGACTACGAATATCGGTGGTTTTAGTATGTATGGCGACAATCTTGTATTAGCTGGTGGTCTAGCAATTAGAACCGGCAGTATAATGATTGTCGAAATGCGTAAAGGTAGTATCTTAGATAGTGATCCTATCGGTAAAGAAGACGGTATTAAAATTAACTGTAAGATTACTAAAAATCACGCTATTCCAGGTGAATTCCCGTATCGTAAATTTAGCTACTTTGCTATATTTGGTCAAGGCATTGAACAAATTTTAAGTACGCTCGATGAATTAGTCGATATGGGCATCATTCATAAAGCTGGTGCATGGATGCAACAAATTGATCCTAACACTGGAGAAGTGTTAGATAAATGGAACGGTAAAATGGCGTTCCGTGAAGATATGCTTGCTAATCCAGATAAGTTTAAAAAGTTGCTTAATATGGTTTCTGGTACATTTGAAGATCTTAGCGAAAAAGAAGTCGAAGAAATTCGTGATTCTGAAGCTAAGCTCGAAGAACTAGAAGAAAGTTAATTATGTCTTGTTTATTTGGCGACGACTGGTATTCATGTTTAAGCATTACCGGTAATAAATGTACCGAATGCATTAAACACGATAATGAACTCGCAAAGAATAAAAGAAAACAAGTCAAATTCAAAGCCCGTCCTGATAATAGGATGGGCTCTGTTTTTGAGATGAAAAATCACAATGCTAATGAAGCATTAATTCATGACGTTGTTAATCGTATGACTCCTAACAGTGGAGCAGGTAAGATTAAAGGCGATCAAGAGATTAAAGGTATTATTAGCATAAGTGAAGAATTAAAAACTAAAGTAGCTGATAAAGCTCGCGGAAAGAAAACATTTACTATCCATAAAGAATGGTTAGATAAGCTTAAGCGAGAATCTCAAGATAAAGAGTTCTATTATTTAAAATTTTGTTTTCATGAAACAGATGACGATGTATTCGTCGTAGTCGATCAAGAGATTATAATGTCGATGATTAAGACTATGATCGAAGACAGGAGAAAGGCTCAAGGAGCCGATCATCTTATTAAGCTTGCTACATTAGAAAAAGATAAGGCAATAGCTGAAAATAATTTATTGAGAGCCGAGATTGCTCTTTTAAAGGAAAAGTTAAATGAGCCTACTGAAACAATATAGAAAAGATAGCGCGAAGGAACTGTATAGCGAGTTCCTTGAAGCTTACAATCAATATCCTATTCCTGAGAGTATTAAACGTAGAACTACTCCTATTAATTTAAATAAAGAATTCGGTTGTGACATTCTCTTTATTAAAGATCCGATGGCAAGCGAATCTGTAGTTCTCGGGAAAGATTCCAAATACTATAATATTCTAAAATATCTTCAATCTAAGAATTTAAAATTAGAATCTAGTATCTGGATTGATTGTATTCCGTATTGCCCAGAAGTTAAAGTCGGCGAAGAAATAAAAGTTCGCCCGCCTAACACTTCTGAACAAGCTATCGCTAAACAATATCTAAACGCTTTAATAGATAACATGAAGCCGAAAATGATTGTTCTTTTTGGCAATATTTCATTAAAGATGTTTAAAGATGGCCCTTCTATTTTAGAAGAGCATGGTAAAAAATTTAATTTACTTGGCAACGATTTCTTCCCGTTATATAGCTTGAATTATCTAGCTACTTTCGACGGAGAAAATAAAAACGCTGTCCAAGCTGAATTATTGAAAGATATCGATGCTTTAATTGATGATATCAAAGAGCATCATCCTGAATTAATAAAAGGGGAAAAGTAAATGAGTGAAAAAGGTTTTGATATTTTCGCCGATATGGAAGATATTATCGTTAATGAAAACGATAATGAAGTTGTGGAAACAAAAGAAGAACCTATCGATCTTTTAGCTGATGACACAGTAGATGACACAAAAGAAGACTCTCTCGATCTATTAGCAGAAGAAACTCCTGAGAAAGAAGCTGCTCCTATAATCGAAGAAGAAGAAAAGAAGGCTGAAGCAGTTGCTGAAACCGACGAAACTGTTTCTGACGCTAAAGAAGAACTTGTTGTCGATGAGGTCGAAAAGGAAACTGTATCTTGTGAACAAACAGACAAACAAAAAACTAAGGGAGATTCTTTTAATAACGTCATTGATTTCTTCTCTAATCCGATTGCCGATCCTGATTGGGAGGCTCTTAAGAATGAAATCCTAACTCGTATCGACGGTATTAAAATTAAATCGAATATTCCACCTAACGTTGTGTTATTAGTATCATCTGAACTAGATAGCTTACATAGCTATATCCATGATAAGTTTATGGAAACAAAAACGGCGTTAGATAATTTAACAAATAAAGAAGACGGTGTTCTTACTGTCGTAAAAGCAACTAATGCTAAAGGCTCTAACGAAACAGAGCGTAAAGCATCTGGCGTTACTGCCGCTCAAAAATATAAAATCGGTAAAAATACTGTCGATTTATTCCAGCTAATTGCTGAAACTCGTGGTCGTTATAACTTCCTTGATGGAATTTTAAAACAAATTCAATTCAAAAAAGAATTGTTAATTACCGTAAGTTCTGCATTAAAAGTTCTAAATAAGTAGACAAAATCTATCCTTTCTGCTATAATACTATGTATAAATTAGTATTTTAACAGAAAGGATTTTGTCATGATTACATTAAAAGATATTTTCAGAACCGATAATGTCAATGCCAACTTTTTTAAATCTAATCAATATTTAAACCAAGGTGCCAAATATTTAAGTATCGGTGATGTTACCGTATTGCTTAATCAATTATTTGATGGCGAATGGTCATTCGAGATTATTAAAAGCTGGACTGAAGTTTATCAGGCTTACGATAAAGAAAAAGTTCAAGGCAAGGAAGATATTAGCGATCAGTATTTTTATGTTCAAGGTCGTTTGACTATTAATACTTATAATAAAAAAGGCGAACCAATTACTATCGTTAAAGAAGATATTGGTTCTAACTGTCCGCGTAAATCCGATAAAAAAGGTCGTTTCGACTATGCAAGTGGATATAAATCAGCAGTAAGTAGTGCCCTTAAAGGTTGTGCTGCTAATCTCGATATCGACGTCCTTAAACCAGAAGATGTCGAAATGATTAAAAACTTTGTTAACATGAAGAAAATCGTTACCCTTAAAAATAAAATGGGTAAAGAATTTAATACAAAGTTAATTGAATTTACACAAGAAAAAGGTATTGATCCAAACGATGTATTAACGGCAAAATATGCTGGTTTATTCTTAGATTTCTTAGGTGAATAATATGTTAATTACAGATCCTGAAGATAAACTGTATTTTAAATGTCCTCGTTGTGGAGGACGAACTTTCGAGAAAGTCGAAACTTATGAGTTTCGATATAATGCTCGACAAAAAGAATTCTTACAACTTAAGAATAAAGATATCTTCCGATGTCTAAATTGTAAGCATGATGTTGAGAAAAGTCAGATCCGATAAGGGTCTGGCTTTTTTATTTATGGAGAATTAGTATGAATATTAATTTATACGATTATCGCATCAACATTCGGACTGCAGGCCCAAGTGTTCAAGATAATCTTAGGAGTGAACTATACTTCGCTGGCTGTCGTAAAGCCGAAGAAGGTGATCCTTGTCGCGGTTGTTTTAATTATGAACTATGGCAGCGAGAACAAGGTTCTCATGTATCAATTCAATCTATCGTAGATCGCCTAGAAGACATGTGTAGCGTTAAGAGCGTAACAATAGTTGGCGGCGAACCTACAGATCAATTAGAAGGCTTAATCGAACTTTGTAAGCTACTTAAAAAATATAATTATCATATCCTTGTGATTAGTTGGCATACATATGAAGATATGTTAAAAGAAAATCCAGAGCAATATGAAGAATTATTTAATACTATCGATGTATTAGTCGATGGACAATATGATGAACATCAACGTATTTATGACGATACACATACGAATGTAATGCGTAGTTTCATCGGTAGTAATAATCAAAAAGTAGTCGACTTAAGTCAATATAGTTTAGATAATAAAACTATTAAAGTATATAATAATATTAATCAATATTCCGATATGGGGATTAAAAAAGATGGAGGCGTTGAGTTTTGGAAGTAATCATTAAAGACACTTATTTTAATAAGACTTTTAATTTCGATCAGCAAGAAAAAGCATTTAAATTAAATTCTGTATTAACCATAGATAAAGACGATGCTGTACTTAAAATTACTGGTGTTGTCAACGATGAAAATATCGAAGTCGAGCATCATTTCGATTGGGATAACGAAATTGAAACACTAATTAAACAAGCTATCGTTAAAAAAGTAGCACTCGAAAACATGAATGAATATCAAAATTTCATTAATTTATTCTTGGCTCGTAATCTTATGGAAAAAGTATGGGAGCTATGTGACAAAGACTTTAAGGCTATGTATAAAGAAATCGAATCTTGGCCTCAAGATTCTACAACACGAGCTGCTAAAGTCGATGTATCTGAAACAGCAGCTAATGTAATCAATTTCATTGAAAAAATTAATACAGTATTACCTGAAGACGAACAAGTTCAATTCGTAGGCTAAAAGGAAGGGAAAATATGGAATTTAATAAGTTATCTAAATCTGGTCTTAAAAGCGGATATAATCCATTAATTTGGATTCAAACAGAAGAATTAGAACGCGGTATGTCTTACGTTTTAAATTCTTTAAGTGATGCAGGTCAAAATCTTGAAGATTTTTCTCTCGATGCTGCATTTGGTAATTCTGAAACTAAGAAAGTATATCTTAGTACACAACGATATCCTTATGGATCTATCGATCTTAAAAAATTAGTAGCAAATAATAAACAGTGTTCCTTCAATTATCTTAAAGATATTAAAAGTGAAGTAACACCGGATTTAAATAAATATGATCAGTATCTTTTAGAAGTCGGTAATCCAGATAAAAAAGATACGCCTCATCTATTTGTAGAACCTATGGCCCTTAAAAATCCAATGTATTCTAAAATTTTATTAGATGTATTGGCATTTAAAGGCAATGGTGCTCCAGTATTTGTAGTCGCAACATTTGCTCCACCTGAAGAGCTTGCTGACTATGCTTATCGTATTTCTTTAGATGCTTTGACAGCTAAAGAAATCGAGCTTTATCTCAATAAGTATCATACTGGCGACGAAAAATTACAATGTGTCGAAGCACTATTAGGTTTAACATATATTCAAATGCTTCAATGTTTAGAATATTGTTCAAAATCTGGTAATATAAGCGTAGCCGATATTCATAAGTTTAAAACTGAAAACTTCGACGGAAGTATGTTAGAAATTTCTCATCCAACAATGTCTTTGAATGACATGGGTGGCTATCATGCTTTTAAAAAATATGTTTCCACTTTACCTAAATTCTATACAGACGAAGCAAAACAACTCGGCATTAAGAAACCTAAAGGCTTTATTGCTTTCGGTGTTCCTGGTTGTTCTAAAACTGTAGCAGCTAGTATTATTGCAGCTACGTTAAAAGTACCATTAGTAAATATTAACTTAAGTAAAATTATGCAAGGTCTAGTCGGCGCATCTGAAGGCAATATGGAACGAGCCTTAAATCAAGTAAGAGAACTTAAACAATGTGTTATCCTAATCGATGAAGCGGAAAAAGTCCTCGGCGGTTAAATTTTAAAATTTACAAATTGAAGAAACTCCTGTAATATATAGATGTATACTGAATATTAACAGGAGATAATTATGAAAAATAAAGAAAATATATGGTTGTACTATGCATGCAAGAACTGCATGTCTGATTTTAAAAGAAGAAAATGTGAAGTTGATTTTCAAAAAAGAAAAAATCCAAATTTTGAACCACAATTTTGTTCAAAGAAATGTATGCATGAATACGCGCATAAAAATATTGTATATCATGATTATATTTGTCTTGAATGTGGTAATATGTTTCAAAGAAGTGAACGAGAAATTAAAAATGCTAATAAAAAAAATCAACCTATAAAATTTTGTTCCCGAGAGTGTAAAGATAAACATTGGGGGCGCAATCAATTAAATGTAAAATGTGATTGTTGCGGAAAAGAATTTAAGGTTCAGCAAAAATTAAAAAATAAAAAGCATTATTTCTGCTCTTCTGAATGTTGCAAAATTTACAACAAAGAAAATGATATACGTGGTAATTTTACAGAGTTTACATGTAAATTTTGTCAAAAAAAATTTAAATTACCAAATAGTTATGTAAAAAAACAAACTAAAAGAAATCAAAATATATCATATTGTTCAATAGAATGTATGCATCATAACGCAATAGATATAAAAGAAAAAAATAAAAAAACAATAGAAGAATTAAAATGTGATTTCTGCGGAGAAAAAATAAATAAGCCAATTGGCGCATTAAAAAATTTTTTTGAAGGAAAAAATAAACATATCTATTGTTCTAGTAAATGTTCACATGAGGCACGAAAAAAACGTGTTGAAGTTTCTTGTGATTATTGTAATAAAAAATATGAAATAATAGAATCTAAATTTAAAAATCATAAAAAACATTTTTGTTGTAACGAGCATAAAAAATTATATTTACATAAAGAAAAAGAAACATATACAGAAGTTGCTCATTATTTAAGAAGCACTACAGAATATGAAATTTGGAAAAATTCTTGTTTAAAAAGAGACAATTATACATGTCAAAAATGTGGATCACGATCCGATATAATAGTTCATCATATCGAACAACTTTATAGCATAGTACAAAAATATAATAATAATTTAGATGACATTGTTAAAAGTATAGAATTTAATGATCTTAAAAATGGTCTTTCATTATGTACAGAATGCCATCAAAAAGAACATCCTTGGATGAGAAATCAAAAAGGACAATTTGTAAATAGCATAGCCGTGTCGTCATCAACAGATTCAGAAGATGATGACTAGCTTTGGGGAAAAAATCTGGAAGGCTAAGTTGTATTAATATACAATATGCTAATCAGAGGTGAAGGCTTAACAAAGTTAAGCCAGCCGCAACGCGTAGTAGGTGAAAAGATATAATCCTACCAAGAGGCCCCAACCCTATGAATCTTAATTAAGGTGAAAAGTTACGCTAAACTGGATTAGAATTAACTAATCGATGAAAATGAGGAAAACCTCCAGAGCTGTATGTAAAAATATACAGGTTAATAACATTTGTATGCATCTAGCCATCAAAGTGATGCTGGCACTCTTGCTCGTGTAATGAGTCGTTTATTGACATTCCTGCATGAAAATGAAAACAGCTTTTCTGTATTCACTAGTAATGATATCACCAAGTTGCCTCCAGAATTAATGCGTGCTGGTCGTCTAGATACTCAATGGTACTTCTCTATCCCTAATAATGAAGAAGCTCAAGAAATCCTATCTATTTATATTAAAAAATATGGCTTGAAATTCAAATCTAAAGCAGATTTAGAATATCTCGTTAATGCTATCGATCGTTTTACTGGTGCTGAGATCGAACAAACTATCATTAATCTTCAACGCGTATTATTCGTTAATGACCGTAAAGAAGTTACTCAAGGTCTTATCGAAGAAGCCGTAATGACAATTGTTCCTGTAGCTAAAAGTTCTTCTGATTCTATTGCAGCACTCGAAGAACATGCTCGTAAATTTGCAGTATATGCAAGTGAAAAGAAAGCGAGCTTACTCGAGCCAGTAAAAAAGTCTAGCAAATCTAATTATTTAACTGAATAGAAAGGATTTTTAATTTGGCAATCGTTACTTTCGATCCTAATAGTAATCGACAAATAAGTAATCGCAAAAAGGCAGAATTACTGTTTGAAAAGTTAGATAAAAAAGCGGAAGAACAAATGAAAAAAGAGCTCGATATCTTAATTCGAGACGTTAATATTTGTCTTCAGAATATTTCAGATTTTAAAGTCTTAACTGAGCAAACAGTTCCTGTATATAGTACTTTAGTCGATCTATTGTCTAGTGTTAATAACATATTTCTTGACACGCCTGGCAATCCGCATTATAATAGTGTTGACAGTGAAAACATTAGAAATACAGTTAAAAAAGAATTCATTAAGAAATATTTTCCTAAAGAATTTGAATTTGTTCGTAAGAATAGTTAAGCAATTACGGCATGTCGCCGTTTGCATATAGATATCTATACATTTTTCAAAGGAGGACATTATAATGTCTCAATATTTAAAACAAAAAGTAGAAACTCTTAAAGATGTATCTCGCAAAGATTTCATGGAAGCAATGATGGACAAAGAATTTAATAAAGACTTCGATATCGATTTCGACGGTAAAACTCTCGATGCTTCTGGTATGATCGTTATTCCTCGTGACCAACGTGAAGTTAATGCTACTGTATCTTTCCATGATCGCAATCATAAAGCTCATGTAGGTCTCGTATTTAACGATGATTTTTCTGTTGAAGTTCGTGGTGATTTCTATGGTTCTGGCACTAATATTAAACAATTTAGTGAAAAGCTTGGTATGATCTATAACTCTTATAAAGTAGTTAAAGCTGCTCGTTCTGCTGGTTATATGGTTAATATCATTGCTCAAAGTAACCAAGAAATTAAATTGGAATGCTTGGCATAATAATTTAAATAATGATATGCGGGGACTCGTTCCCCGCTATTTTATTTTTAGGAGGTTTTCAAATGAAAAAAATCGAAGTTACTATTAAGGCTGACGGTACTGTTGAATATGAAACTCAAGGTTTTGTAGGTCAAACTTGTCAAGAAGAAATTCAAAAAATTATGTTGAACGGTAAAACCGAAGAAGATTCTAAGAAAAAAGAATTCTATGATGGTGTACCTGAATTCATTAACAATATTTAATATATTATAAGAGCCGATAGATTAATTTCTATCGGCTTTAATTATTTAGGCATATGGCCTATAATATAATAAGATGTATGCCTAAGTAATTAAAATATTTAGAGAGGATTATACTATGTCAGAATTATTAAAAAATTTAAATGAACAACAACTGCCTGTCGCGAAGAAATTTGAAGGTAAATTTATCGTTAATGCAGGTGCTGGATCTGGTAAAGAAATTTTATAAAAATTTATTGCCGTCTAAGATCAACTTCTAAACGAAGATCTTAGATTATTAATGGGGAATTAAACTGGAAGGCTAAGTGTAAAAACATATGCTAATCAGAGACCGAAGTTAATAGTTAAAATTATTAACAGGCGCAACGCGTAGAGATTGAACCTTTATTTAAATAAAGAATATAATATCTCCAAGAGGCCCCATCACTTGTTTAGACTTTTGTCCTATTTAGGAAGAGATGAAAAGGTACGCTAAGCTGGACTAGAACTGACTAGTCGATGAAAATGAGAGAAATCTCCAGAGGCTGAGATAAAAAGCTCAGCGATAATAACTATCTGAAAACTAGCACTATCGTTACTCGTACAGCATATATGATCGAACAAGGTATTAATCCTGGTTCTATCCTTATGTTTACTTTTACTCGTAAAGCTGCAATGGAAATGAAAGAGCGTATGATCGCCAAAATTGGCCCGCAAGCTAAGGCCGTTACAATTTGTACATATCATGCTTTCAGTTCTATGCTACTTCGTCGTTTCGCTCATCTTGTTGGCTACGAAAAGAATTTTACTATTGCAGATAGCGACGATACAGAAAAAATTATTAAAGAGTTTTGCGGTAAAAATTCTAAGTTATACGATATCGCAAAAACTCAAATTCCTGACTGGAAAACTCACGGTATTACAGTCGACGTTGCTCGTAACGATAAAATAATTCAAAACGATCACTTCACAGTATTTTTAGTTTACGAAAAATATCAACAAAAACTTCGTAACGATAATATGATGGATTTCGGCGATTTAGCAAATTATGGTTTAGAATTAATTAGTAAGTATAGCGAAGTTCAGGAATATGTTTGGAATAAATATACATATGTCATAGCTGACGAATTTCAAGATTCTGGGCGTAAAGATTGGGAATATATCAATTGGATCATTCGTGAGAATGGTAATTTATGCGCAGTAATGGATAATAATCAAAGTATTTATGCATTTCGTGGTGCTGATATTGATTTTTTATGTCAGTCTCTTGTTGATGATGGTTTCGAGCAATATGTATTGGAACAAAACTATCGCTCTACGTCCACTATCGTAGAAGCTAGCAATGCTGTTGTCGATAACAATCCTAAGATTATCGACAAAAAAGCCTTCTCTGAGCAAGAAAAAGGTGCTCCTGTATTTATTAAAGAAGTTAAATCCGATAAAGATGAAGCTAACTATATCGTTCGCGGTATTAAATCTTTATTACGCAATGGTTTTGATTATAAAGATATTGCTATCTTGGCTCGTACTAAGAAACAATTTGATCTAGTAGAAAAAGCTTTCTTACGTAATGCTATCCCATACGATTTAATTTCTGGTGTGCAATTCTGTACTCGTAAAGAAGTTAAAGACTTGTTATGTGTATTAAGATTATTATTAAATGAATGCGATGAAGAAGCATTAGAACGTATTATTAATATTCCTAAAGCCGGTATCGGTGAAGCTACTTTTAATAAATTAATGGTAGGGGAATCTAATAATGTGTTAAATAAAGCCAATTCTAATCTTAACGATATTAAAGGTAAAGCATATGCCGGCGTGAAAACATTTTTATCTAAATGGAATGAACTTAAAGCTTATGCCGAAGAAAATGTATTACCTGGTCTTATCATTCGTAAATACTTAGAATTATTTAATTATCAAGAGTCTCATGTTGCTCCAGTATATGGCAATACTATGGAGCGCATGGTTAACGTTCGCGAATTAATTCGTGTTGCCGATGCTTTCGAAACAATCCCGGAAGTTCTTGAAGCAACTATGTCCACTAGCTTGGACGTCGAAATCGACGAAGAGAAAAATGCAGTAAGCATGATGACTATTCATGCCTCTAAAGGATTAGAGTTTGAAGCTGTCTTCATTATCGGTGGCAATGAAAGTCTATTCCCGCATATGTTCTCTTACGACGAACCACACGGCATCGAAGAAGAACGTCGCCTATGGTATGTAGCGATGACTCGTGCGAAAGAAATGCTAATGATTAGTTACTTTAATTATTGTGTTATTGGTGGTGTGCCTAAACGTATGCAACCAAGCCGTTTTGTTAAAGAAATCCCGGCCGAATATAAAGTATTTAAATCTTATAACAGTGAAACTCCTAAAGTCGAAAAAGTAAACGAGTTAAACGACGTATTCTAATTCATTGGTAATATACATAGTGCTTATGATAAAGTTTAAATTTTATTTAAATAAGGATTAGAATTATGTTTACATTTACTTCTTTTGTAACGTGGATTAAAGAACATAAGAAGCTTGTATTTGCGTGTTTAGCAATTATTATTGTTTTTGTTGCTGTCCTTACATGGGGAGTAAGTCTTAAACAGAAATACGATCAATTACAAGAAAAATATTATGACGATAAATACCATGTTACGACTTATAGTTTAGAAGACCAAGCACGATTAACTGGTGGCGCTAAGCTAAAATTTGAAAATGAACGTCGAGATTTAATCTCTCAACGTAGTACTCCTATTGTACAAGAAATTGTTCGAACACAATATATTCAAGGAGAACAACCTGTAACTGTCGTTAAAGAAGTTCAACAAGTTGCTCGTGGCGGACGTTCAAATTATATTTCTCAAGATACTCAATCTAAAATTCAAGAAAAATCTGACGAAACTAAAATTATCGAAGAAGAAAAATCTGTCGATGTCTACAAGATTAATCATGAAAAGAAATTAAAAGTTAAAGTCGGTGCAACATATCTCGATAATAAAGCTTATGTTAACTACGGTGTTCAATATAAGCGTGTCGAAGGTATTGTGCATACTAAAGATATGAACCCTGGCCATATTGATGGTGGAACTATCATGTGGACAGCGTACCAAAAATAATGTGTCAAGTAATTAATCCCGGATCAATTCTTAATGAATATATTAAATCTTGTGGATATACCGTTAAAGATTTTTCTAAGCTATTAAATATTAGCCCATTAGAATTAAATAAAATTTGTAATTGTAAAAAAGATATGCCATTCAGTATGTTAGCTAAATTAAGTTTACTAACTAAAGTACCATACAGAGAATGGCATGATATCTTCTGGGAGTATAAAGCATACAAATATAGTCAGTTAATTTTAGATAAGTTTCCTTTGAGAATAAAAAATAGTATCAATAAATTAGTAGGTTATGATTAAGGCGACCCTTTGTGGGTCGTCTTTTTTTATGTAAAAAATAATGGAAATATATTACGATCATAAATTAAGAAAAAAACGAATAAAAGAGTTTCAACATATTGCTGAAAAATATAAAAATAGCTGTGATCTTGAGGTTATGATCGGAGAGACTAAAAAAGATTCTGTATACGGAGAATCTATATTCTTCGAGAATGGTCCAGCTATTATTAATATTAATTTCGATGCCGGTGAAATCGAAGATACTTTTATTCACGAACTGGCTCATTGTATTATACGAGAAAGAAGCCATAATTTAAATTGGCGAAGAAAGTATAGAGAACTAAAGAAAACAGGTGGTGAAACATGTTAGATCCTAATCAAATTGTTATTCCAGGATCCTTAATAATCTTTTTAATTGGATTACTTTCAAATTTATTCTATCTTTTTATCGATAAAGAAAAAGCTGATAAAAATTTAGCATTTAAATATTTAAGAAGATTAACAATTGCTGTAATGATATTATCTTTTGGATTTTTAACTATTTTAATTATATTTGCTTTAATTATATTGATAACAAAAATAACAGTAGTTTTATTAGGATATTAGAAAGGAGGTTATATAATGGCATTTATTGATTACGGCTGTTACATTTGGAAAAATGATGAGCTATTGCTACCAAGAGATCAAAATAATAAAGCTAGAGAATATATCAACTCTTTAAAAGAAAAAGGATATTCTGTAAAAGCTTTTAATAAAGATGCTAGGCTTGTCGATGGACATGGAGCAGTTTTTGGAAAAAACTTTGTTCTATCCGTATTAAAAGATGATTGTTGCTTTTTAACCTTGATAGATCATCAAAATAAACTTTTAATTCCGAATCGTTTAGATAGTCTGCTTAATCGAGACTGTAGTATTGTATGGTTAAAATATCGTGATAAAAAAGAATATACTATCGAATATGAAAATGAAGATATTCATATTATCATGACGACAGAAACTCCCGGCATTAAAAATTATGATGGTCGTCTATGTAAATATATCATTACCGATAAAGAAACTAACGATAAATATATTATCGTTATCGGAGCTGAATACGGCACTAATTCTGATAGCTTAGAAGATATTGACAGTGCTTATACATATCCTAATGGTGAACCAGTTGAATGTGATGTGTTAGAGAAACAAAAACTATATAACGATTTCTTTGAAGTATTTAAAACTTTAAATAATAAATATGAAAAAGAAAAATTTTTATGGGAATCTTGGACATGGCCGTCTCCATATTTTAGCACATCTCGTTATTTAGAAATTAGTGACTATAGTTTTGGTAGAATTCGAAATCGACAAAAAGCGTTAAGACTAGAAGGGCATATTCGCCCATTTATGAAATACGATCTCGTTCCTATTAAGTTTAAATATCGAGGAAGATTAAGATAATGGCAAATAAAGAAACTCGTCTAGAAATTATCGAGAACATTTCTGCTAATCTATTAGACTGGTTAAATGAAGAGCACAAAAAAGACTATTATGCTAAAATCCATGATCCTGCTTATTTTCATATTAAGAATAAACTAGATACAATTCTCGGGGTAGCGTTGAATACTTACGACGAATTTGATTATAATAATATGCTAGAAATGGAAAAGAGATCTAATGGATAAGTTAAATAATGTATCGATAATTAGTAAAACTGTCGGCCAAGAAATTTCTTTCTACTATATAGTAAAAGAATGTAGAATTACTCGTTATTTAAAAGTATCTTGGTCTGACTTAACTAATCTAGACGATAAGAGAATTAAAGAGCTTAATAAAGCAATTAAGCATAGTATTATTTATAAATATATTCGAGGCATTACACCGAAAGAATATTATGACGGGGTGAAGCAATGTTTAGATTAACATCATTACAGGTTAATGACGATCTTGAAAATGGAGATTGTATCATTGTCGATGGTTTCTATGTTTATCGTGATAAAATAGTACAATTTACCAATCATTTTGGTTATACCGTCAATAAAGGAACTTATGATCCGCGACGTGGCTACGTCGTAATGAGAAGTTCAGATAATAAACGTTTTGCTGTGTCTCATTTAAAAGCTAAAGCTTTTTTAGCCGAAGGAAAGCCGATATATTCTATTAGCTTTAAAGATGGCGACAATAAGAATACTAATTTAGATAATCTTGTTGTTAAATATAAAAAAGAATCTAAATACTGTAAAGAGTGTGGTACTTTGCTTGGGCCAAACAGTAAAGGCAATGTTTGTTTAAAATGCAAACAAAAACTTTCAGAACAAGACATTTGTTCTAAGAAAGAGCTTAAAGAAAGAAAAGATCGAATGAAATATGTCGACTTAAATTCTTTAGATCCTGTTCGAAAGAAGCGCAGCGAGCTTTATTTGAAAGGACACACTTTAGAATATATCGCTAGTCAATACGGAGTATCGAGGCAAGCAATTTCTTATAATTTACAACAAATTATTAAGTCTGGCTCTAAGAAAAATAACATTAAAGCCGAACTTAATATGTATCAATTAGAAAATGAACGGCTTAAAAAAGAAGTCGCTCAGCTCTCCGAGTTGGTTAATAAATATATTAAAAATAACGAAGATATTCAGTCTAAAGTAGATACTTTAATATCTTTAGCAAAAGACCTTAATCAAGAAAATGTTCGATTAAAGAATTTTATTAAAAAACAAAACAAAAAATTGACAATGGTCGATTTTTAGTATATATTAAGTGTATAATATTTTTGTTTTTAATGGAGGAAATTCCACATGACTAAAAAAGAAATTGCAACAGTACTTGTCGAAAAAGAATTAGTAGCTACTAAAGTAGCAGCAGAAGCTATCGTATCTGAAGTGTTTACTACTATCGTTAATGAAGTAGCTAAAGGTGAAAAAGTATCTATTTCTGGTTTTGGCTCTTTCGAACGTGGCGAACGCGCAGCTCGTGAAGGCCATAATCCTGCAACTGGTGAAAAAATTCACATTGCAGCAACTAAAACATTTAAATTTAAAGCATCCAAAACTGTTAAAGACGCAGTTAATGCTTAATTAATTTATAGGCGGTATTCTATTAAGGATGCCGCCTATTTAATTAAGGAGGATTTTGATGGCGAATGAATCGAGTTTTGACGGTTGTGTTACTTTTTACCATCGAAACTTAAAAGACACTCCTGATGGCCGATTAAAACTTGCTAATCTTATTCGAGATTTCGGAAAGATCTATCAAGGATATTATGGTTTTATCGATCTACTCGATGATCCAGAAATCGATGAAGGTTTTGAGTACGCTCAGTCAGAAGAAGTTATTTGTTCTTCTATAGGACGTTGGTCATTTGAAAATAGTTTCCATTGGTGTTTAACGCTTAATCAACATAATTTAAATAGAGCTATTAGTGAATATGGTGTTACTAGTACACTTCAAGATTTTATCGGATTTGGATTAACGATATACGGAAAAGATTTCGAGCCAGGTTGTGAGTATCTAGCCGATTTTAATGGTCAAATCGAGATTACTGGTGTCGAAGAAAAAGACGGTATTCTCCAAACAGTAACAGAAGTCATCGAAAGCAATGAAGAAGTACTAGAATATAACTCTTCTAATGTAAATGATTTCGAAGATGAAGAAATGTATTTCGATTTTTGTACATATTATGGCATTTCGGTATTAATTCATAATATATATAATAGAAATGAAAACGAGTGGAATTTATTTAAAAAATATATGCCAACATTTACTTCTATATATAAAGAAGAAATGGACAAAATTCATCTTAATCTTAATCATTTACATACTGATAAATTAAATAAAATACTAAATATTGCTTTAAAATGTTTTTCTAAATTAAATAATGATAGTATATATATATTAGATGATTTTCATTTAGAAGAATATGAAAATAATAAAACAATATTTTATGAAGATTTAGATAAAGATTTCTATTATATATTTAAAGATATAGAAGAAGAAACTAAAAAAGTTTTTAAATAATTTTTTATTTCAAATAAAGGAATATTCTTAATATGAATAACAAAATTTTATTAACAGGTTTAGTATTGGCGTCTTTGGCAAGTACAACTATGGCGGCAGAAAATAATCAACATTTTAATGTTGGTCATTATAGCACAACTACTGAAGCAAACAATTCCATTTTGTATGGTGAAGATATCAACGTTACCCAACATAATGACGGGAACGTCGTAAGAAATATTTTAGTTGGTGGCTATAATAATATGGTCCAACACGATGCACATAATAGTGCAACATTTGGTACAGGTAACAATAACAATTCTGCAAATTCTATAGTAGCTGGTGACCACAATACAATTACTAATGCGAACAATAGTATTTCTGGCGGCAATGAAAATGCAACACATTCTAGTGGTACATTAGTATTTGGTCATAACAATGCTATTGATTTCCGAAGTGAAAATTCTTTTGCCGGCGGTGAAAGAGCAAAACTTACCGGTAAAAATTCTTTTGTATTTGGCGAAGATGCAGAAGTAGAAAGCGATAATGTATATGCTATCGGTAAAAAAGCTAAAGCTATCGCTGAAAATTCAGTAGCAATCGGTAATGGTGCAGAAGCTACTATAGACAATTCAGTAGCTTTTGGTAGCGATGCAAAAACTGATACCATTGTAAATACAGCTTCTATTATGATTAATAATAAAGCTCATACAGTTGCTGGAACTACTCCTGTAGGCACTGTGTCTATTGGTGATGTAAATAAAGAAAAAACCATTACAAATGTAGCAGCAGGTCGTGTATCTGACACATCTACAGATGCAGTTAATGGTAGTCAATTACATGCTGTTGTATCTGAAATAGAAAATAATACTAATGGCATTAAAATAAATACTAACGCTATTAAAGAATTAGCTAACGTAAGTAATAACAATGTTACTGAAATTAGAAACAATTTAAGTGTTTTAGATAATAGAATTAATGCTAATCAAAAAGAAGCTCGCAAAGGTATTGCATCCGTATCTGCTTTGGCAGCATTACATCCATTAGATTATAATCCAGATCATAAAGTAGATGCTATGGCTGGTGTTGGCCATTATCGTGGCAATACTGCTGTAGCATTAGGTGTATCCTATCGTCCAAATGCAAATATTATGTTTACTGTAGGTGCATCCATTAACGGTAAAGATACAGCAATTAATGCTGGTGTAAGCTATAAAGTAGGTGCTAAAGATATTGAATATCGTAGCCCAGCTTCTATGGCAAAAGATATTGATGATTTAAAAGCTATCGTTAATACATTAATTCAAGAAAACGAAGCTTTAAAAAATCAAAATAAATAATTGTTTTTTTAAATAATGGAGATTTTTACTATGAAATTACAAAACAAAGCATTACTAACTGGTTTAATTATGGCATCTATTGTTGGTAGCACAGCTATGGCAGCAGGTCTAGATAATACTGTAAACTCTACAGCCGCTCATTATGGTGCTGAAGCTTATGGTTATACTAACACAATTAATGAAGATGGTAGATCTTCATTTGTAGTTGGTTATAAAAATACTGTAAATGCTAACAATGCATTAGTTTATGGTGTTGAAAATATAGCAGAAGGCATTAATAGCTTAGTTGGCGGTGAATACGCAAAAGCGACTGGCCGTAACTCTGTTGCAATTGGTTCTAGTGCACAAGCATTAAAAGACAATACGTTCGCTATTGGTTCTCAAGCTCGTACTGCTGCAGATAATACTGTAGCTATCGGCAATGGAGCATATGCTAATGGTGCTAATGCACTTGCTGTTGGTGCTGGTACTGTAGCAGAGGGTAAAGATTCTTTTGCTCTTGGTTCATATACGCAGGCTCATTCTAAAAACAATGTAGCTATCGGTACTGTAGTTACTACCAATAGTAATGATAGTGTTGGTATTGGTACTGCAGTTACTACTAATAGTGATAATAGTGTTGGTATTGGAAATAACGTTGTCAATAACCTTGGTAATAGCATTGGTATCGGCAATGGAGTTGCTACTGACTTTAATACTATTGGTATCGGTAATGGTGTTGAAACTAAGGTTCAAGACACTATTGCTATTGGTAACGGGGTAAAATCTAATGGCGAATCTTCCGTAGCTATTGGCAACGGTATCCATGCAGATGGTATTAAAACTGTAAATATCGGTACGAATGTAAATGCTAAAGGTGTATCTTCTATCGTTGTTGGTCGTGATACGACTGTAAATGGTGATGATACTACAGTAATAGGTGCTAATAATGGTACAGTTGATGCTAGTCAAAGTGCTATTGTTGGTTACAACAATAAAGCTGTAGGCACTGACCCTGAACAATTGATTTTTGGTTCTAATTCTCAAACTGAAAAACAAGGTGCTATTGTTGTAGGTACTCATGGTAAAGCAGCTGCACAAGATGCTATTGCATTAGGTAATAATACAGTAGCCGATGTGCAAAACTCTGTAGCATTAGGCACTAATTCTACTACCGAAGAAGCTGTTTCTACAGATCATATTCATATTAATGGTAAACGATATGAATTTGCAGGTGGTACAGCTGATAGCACTATTTCTGTTGGTACAACAAATAAAGCCGGAGCAGGCGGTGTAGTAGACTACAAACGTACCATTACAAATGTAGCAGCAGGTAGAATTGATGGTAATTCTACAGATGCTGTTAATGGTAGTCAGTTAAACGCTGTTATCAATAGCTTAAACTTCACTACTGTTGCTGATGGTAAAAATACTACTGTTGCTGAAACTACAAACATCGACGGTGGTAAAGAATTCTCCGTTAATGTCAATAAAGATTTGTACAATATGAACTCTGCTAACTTTGGAGCAACTGCAGAACCAGTTAGAAGTGTTGTAAATAAAGAAAAAGCTCATTTCTTTAATGATAATACAAGCACAAACGCTAAAGTAGATGCTAGTGGTATTAGTTTAGAGAACACAGATACTTTAGATACTGCAAGCTATACTATGAACGGTATGACTGCAGATAGCAACGGTAAACGTGTTGAGTTTACTACAAATAATATCACTGTAGGCAATCAACAAATTCATGACATTACAGCTGGTACAAAAGATACTGATGCTGTTAATGTATCTCAATTAAATAAAGTTAATAATGCTCTTAATGGCGTTAAAAAAAATGTAGCTACTAATACTGCAGACATTCGAGCTATTGAACATACAGTAGGTGATCATGAAGGTCGCATTACTACTTTAGAAAGTGAAAATAAAGATATCAAAGGTGCTATTAGCGATAATTCTAAACTTATTGATAAAAATACTAAAGATATCGCTAAAAACACATCTGATATTAAAGTTTTAGATAATAAAATTGATTCTGTTGGCCGCAATGCGTTAGAACGTGCTAATCATTATACAGATTTGCAGGTTAATAAAGGTGTAGCTAAAGCGTCAGCACTAGCGGGCCTTAAATTCTTAGACTATAATCCTAAAGACAAATGGTCCTTCGCAGCTAGTGTAGGACATTATCGTAATGCTAATGCGGTTGCCGTAGGCGCTGCATACCAACCTAATGAAAACACTATGATTCATGGTGGTGTTACATTAGACGGTGAAGTAGCATACAATTTAGGTGTAAGCTTTAAAACTGGCGGTCAAAAACAAGTAACTCGTCACGAACTTGAAGAACAAATCCGTCAATTAGAAAATAATAATATTCGTATGCAAGAAGAATTAAATGAAATTCGCTCTATGCTTGAAAAGAAATAATTAATTATAGCCTCCCTTAATTGGGAGGCTTTTCTTTTAAATAAGGGAAGTGATTTTTATGTATACAATTAATTTATATATTCCATATGAGAATTATGTAAAATCATATACATTAAAACAAAATTTATTAAATGATCATTTGTCCTCTATAGATAAAGATATTAAGTTAATAACTTCATATTTATATGAAAATGATTTTTTAGAATTTAGAATTGAATTTATTGATAATGAAACAAAAGACATTCGAAATATCATTTGGGAGTCTAAAAAAGGTTTCTTAGAAGCATGTTCTATTGAAAAGTATATTCGTCATTTAATTAACAAAGAAACTTATCAAATTTGGATTAAAGATTATACAGATGATGAAAGCATCTGTAAATTTGCGGATTAAATTATGTCATTTTTACATGATCATTATAAAAAACGAGCAATAAATGCCATTAAAAAGGATATTCGTAATTTTAATGAAGACTTTTTAACAGAAATTGCTTACAATGAAAAAGATTTTAATAATCGTATTTATATTTTTAATTATAGTGTTGACGTTACTTATTTATATGTAGTGACTGTGCATCAAGAATATGTCGAAGTCGAACATTATTATAATGAGTATGGTTATTCAGTCATAAATGGAAAGGTCGAATAAATGGACGCAAAAATAATTCAAGAATTTAAAGGTTCTCTTAATGGCGTTGAAATTAATGATCGAGAAATATATATGGAATGTGAATATATTCTCGATGAAATTGAAGATATTTTAAATATCGATTTGCCAACATCTTTTATTAAAGATTTTATTGAAACATATGAATATGTATTTTCTAATGTAGAACCACAATATGCTCATGAATTAAAGTATGATATTATTTACTCTTGGAATCAAGAAATTGATAACATTAAAGATCTAGAATTTAATCTTGAAGATTATAACGATCCTTATCGTTATTTTGCAGAATTAAATAAAAAGATTAAAGATTGGGATAATACATATGGTAAATATCCTAATGATTTAAATTTAAAAAAATAGAAAGGTTTAAATAATGGAACCTATTATTAGTCCATGGACCATATTTTGGTTGCAAGCATTAATCAATTTAGATAATTTTAATCATTTTGCTTTCTTCTTTATTCTATTTTTTGATGCTCTTTGGTTGTTCAATTTTATTGTAACTAAGAGCGCAATAAATGCATATAATTCATATCTTGAAGTTGGATATAAAGAACTTAATTACAACAGCAAATCTAAAGAAGAAGAATATTTAAACGCAAAAAAATATATGGATCTTTTGAATAAATTCAAAATCCCTTTAATTATATTGACTATTTTTAGTTTTATTTGTATCGTCTTTATTCCTTCTAAAGAAATGATGATTGCCATCATTGCTTCTAGTTATGTTACACCAGATAATATTAGTGCTGCAAACGAAGTATTTAAAACTAATTTGAATGATTATGTTAATATTATCGCTGATGCTATTAAGAAATAAGACCTAAAAATGTTTATAAAAAATATAATCAAATACGTTTTAATTATATCAATTCTTTTAATATCTGTAGGTTGTGGTCAAGATACACCTGATCCTGTTGTATATAAAAGTCCATTAAATAAGTTAGTCGATACTCGCAACACTAACATTATTAATAAATATAATAACGCAGCCGAAATTACTGTTAAATATGATATGAATAAAGAAACAGATTCTTTTGTTAATGCTTCAATTAAGGATATGAAACATAAAGGGTATATCGTATTTCATAGAAAAGTAATAGAATCAACCAGAGTTCTTAGTACAGATCCAGATGTTTTACAAACAGTTATAAATTATCAAATTATTACATATAAAAAAGTAAGGTGACATATGGCAAATTGGGCAGTCGGAAAAATGAATATTCGTGGCTCATTTGAGAACATGAATAAATTCGTTCAAGAAAATTTTATCGATAATTGTATTATCGAAAATGAAGATGGAAGCATAAAGTCTGAAACAAAATATAATTATGAACTAGATTATTCTTTTGGCATTGCAGAATTTGTAAAAAAAGAAGATACTAGTACTAAGAAATCATGTCTCGATATTTTAAATATTGGTGAAGCATTTCCTCCTAACAATATTTATAAAGTCAATGTTTCCTATAATCACATAGAAGATATTTGTTATATCAGTATGATTATGTCTCATCGATATGATGTCGATACAGAAGCATTTATTGCTTTATCTAAAAAATATAACCTAGATTTTAATACTGTCATTGTCGACTGGAATGAATCTTACGCTCATAAATTAAGAATTGAAAAAGGTATTGTCGTTAACGAAGAAGAAATCGAAGATGATGATGCTATCTATTTCGAGTTCTTTTAGGTAAGCAATATGAACAATAAAAAGACTTTAGTATATATTAGTCACCCATTTTTAACCCATGGCGATGCTCAAGATAATTTAAATAAAGTAAGTCATATTTTAGCAGATCTCGTTTTAAAATATAAAAGCAATTTTGTTTTTATTAGCCCGATTCATAACTTCGGTACTTTAGATGGTAAACTAAATTACGAAGATGGCTTAGAGATTTGTATGGATTTACTTAAACATTGTGATGCTATCGTTATGTGTGGTGATTATATCCATAGTAATGGTTGTATGACAGAATTAGAATATGCTATTAAAAATGGATTACAAATTTGGAAACTGGAGGACTTTAAACAATGAGAGATTTAATTATTATGCGTGGCTGTCCAGGATCTGGAAAGAGTACTGCTATTAAAGATGCTGGGCTTAGTGCATATACCATATCTCCTGATATTATTCGATTAATGTTAAGAGCTCCAGAATTAAGCATTGCTGGCGAAGTCGGCGTTAGTCAAAAAGATAATGCCTTAGTCTTCGAACTTATGGATAGAATGCTCGTTAATCGAATGAAAACTGGTTCTCCGACCATTATCGATGCCACTCATTGTAGTTCTCAAAAATGGCATTCAAAACAAATTAATCGGTATAAAGAATTAGCTAAACGCTATAAATATCGATTATTCTACTGGGAACCAGAGCGTCAAGATTTAGAAGTATATCTTCAAAGAAATGAAACACGACCATTAATCGATCATGTTCCTGAAACTGTTATTCGTACTATGTACAATAACTGGATAAATACCAAAATGCCATCTGGTATTACTAAGTTAGATACATTAAAATTCCGAAGTGATTTTGAAGGTTTAAATAAAGATCTATCTGAAGTATACGATCAGATTATTTGTGTCGGCGATATTCATGGTTGTAATACCGTATTAGAAAAATTAATTTACGACAAAAAATATAGTATCGATAACGATAAAAATTTATATATTTTCGTCGGTGATTATTTTGATCGTGGTATCGAAAATTTAGAAGTGCTTAACACATTATTTAAACTTCAAGATAAAAAGAATGTTATTCTTCTTGAAGGTAATCATGAAGCACATTGGGCTGATTGGGCCTTTGGTGAAGCTGATCAACGAACAGATAATGGTATGACTTGCTTTAAATTAACGACTTTAAAAGAATGGCAAAAAGAATATATTAACGACAAAGAACTATCTAAAAAGTTAAGAATCTTATATCGCGATATGATTCCGGCATTCTATTTTAAATTTGGCGATAAAAAATATTGTGTTAACCATGCTGGTTTAATGACCCAACCAGTCGATCTTATGGCTGCTGAACAGTATATTAATGGTCATGGTGCTTACGAAAGCGATGTAGCTTCTTTCTATGAGTTGTGTTATGAAAAAAGCGATACTAAGATTAATCAAATTTTCGGTCATCGTGGTGCAAGACGTACTGAGCATAATATTCCTTTGGAAGGCCAAGTCGAATTCGGCGGATACTTAAAATATTTTGTTTTAAATAAAGACGGCGAAGAATATAACGGTATTCGAAACGAAGTTTACGATAAAAATTACATCGAAACAAATCAAAGGCTTCTCGAAGACTTTAAAGGTGAATATTATAGCACCGACGACTTTGAAGTAAATGCTATTGCTAATAGTCGGCATGTAAAAGTTAAAAAATTACCTAACAATATGTTAAGTCTTAACTTTAGTGAAGAAGTGTTCTATCATTCTATTTGGAATGATATCACTATTAAAGCTAGAGGTTTATTTGTCGACGCTATTACTGGCGAAGTTCTTGCAAGAAGTTACGATAAGTTCTTTAATGTTGGCGAACGTGATAATAAAGAAGACGAAATTAAAGAATTACAATATCCTGTCAGACTTGCAATGAAAGAAAATGGCTTCTTAGGCATTCTGAGTTGGGATCATCGTTTAGATAAATTAATTATTGCTAGTAAGTCTACAACAGAAAGCGAACATGCTGGATATATTAAAGATGTCTGGAATCTCGTTTCTGAAGAAGTTAAAGAACAAGTTATTAAAATTCTTAAAGAAAGTAATTGTTCTGCTATATTCGAAGTAATTCATCCAGACGATCCTCATATCGTTAATTATCATGGTCGAAAACGTATGTATCTTTTAGATTTTGTACCGAATGTTTTACATATTGCTAACGGTAGAAATATCGATCGAAATTTAAGTGAGGCATTAAAAGAAGAGTTAAATAAATCGATTGATCTTTCATACGAAACTACTTTTAGTTTTGTTAAAGAAGAAATAGTCTACGCTCCTTATCAATTCGAGCTTGGTGTCGAGAAGCTTATTGGCGGTATGCAAGATATCGAAGGCTATGTAATAACCGATAATGCTGGCAAAATGTATAAAGTTAAATGTGATCATTATAATACTTGGAAACGTCGTCGAAGAACATTCCAATCTTTTAAAGAAATTTTATTCGATGAAGCTATGCCAGAAGAAATTAAGTTATCCAAATTAGATCAAATTAATAAACGTATCGCTGAAAAGACTCCTGAAGTCTTTGGTAAAATTAAACAAGAAGATGCGTTATTCGTTGAGTTTTTAAAAGAAATGAATTACGATCCTAATTGCAATATCATTCAGTTAAGGGAATTGTATAACGAGTATGTTAACAAGAGATATCAACTATGAAATAAGTCAATTTATTGCTGAGGAAGAAACTATGTTGAAAAATCAGTATTATACAACTCGGCAACAAATTCTTGACATTATGTCATATATTGGCGGCATTAAAAGATTGTTGAAGGTACATACAGATCATGAATGCATCAAACAAAACATGGAAAAATTACAAAAGCTTGAAAAAGCCCTGGAAAAAGTATACATACCGGAAACATCAAGAAGACGGTATAAAGCTTAATGTTGCCGGTATTGAAATTTCGATAAATCAATTGAAGATTAAGATCTAAATAGTGTATAATAGTATTATATATTATTAAAGGTGGTGATAATCTGATAATTGACAAATTAAATAATGTTGTCGTTCCTCAAAATTTAAATAAAGAAGATTTAAATAAAATTCTTTATGGGCTCGGAAAGACATCCAACTTCGTCGAACAAGGTAAATGGAAAGTTAACGATATCCATCGATTGCTATTATATTGTCCGAATTTTAGCATCGAAGGTATCGGTAAATGTAAATATGAACTCTATAATTATCAAAAGACAGCCGTAAAAGAACTTCTCGATATTGATGAAGGTAGCTTAATCGTCGCAAGCTGCGGGGCTGGCAAAACTTTAATAGCGATCGATCTTTATCTAGAACTTTTAGACCGTAAGAAAATAAAAGGTCCAGGATTAATCGTAGTTAAAAGTAGTTTAAAAGTTCAATGGTTCCATGAAGTTCAGAAGTTTAGTGATCTGATTCCGAGCATTTTAGAAACTTCAGCAAAGGCTAAGAAAAACTTCGATAATCAGTTTGTTGGCGATTTACTTATTTGTAACTATGAAACGCTTAACGACGAAAAAGTTCGAGAACGTTTGTTGGCAATGAAATTAGAATATATTTTTGCCGACGAAGTACAATATGTAAAAAGCTATCAAGCCAAACGAAGTAAAAGCCTATATAAATTTAATAATATAAAGTATACTTTCGGAGCAACAGCAACTCCGATTCAAAAAAATCCTCGAGATATATTTGGCATATATAGATTTATCAAAAAAGATTTGTTTACTAATATAAATAAATTCGATAAACAATATGTCAAAAAGAATAGTCTCGGATATATTATCGGTTCTCGTAATGAACGAGAATTAACCGATAAAATTAAACATAATTTAATTATCCGAACGAAAGAAGAAGTAAGCAGTCATTTACCTAAACTTGTCGTCGCTCAAAAATTTTGCTCTTTAGGTAGAAAAGTACAAGCTATGAGTGATAAGCTCCTCGAAGAAATCAAAGATCTTAAAGCACAACAAGAAGTTATGCTTGAACGGTTTAATTCGATCGAAGAAGCTAGAAAGAATGAAGAATTTAATAAGATCGATAATATGATCTTAATGAAACAAACATTTGCTCAAGAGCTTACTATTAGTGATGAGTTATTATTACTAAGCGATAGTAAAGCGGCACAAGAATATGTGACTGGCGAAAAATCTGAAAAGATTGAATTGTTCTTAGACTTAGTCGAGAGTATTTTAAGTGAAGGTGAAAAAGTTGTTGTGTTCTGTAAGTATAGAACAGCACAAGGAATTCTTAAAACGTATTTAGAAAATCGTTTTAAAGGAATTCAAATCGCCTTTATTAATGGCTCTCACTCAAGTGAAGAACGATATAATCAATTACAAAAATTTAATAATACACAAGAATGTAATGTCCTAATTGCTTCTAACGCTGGCGCAGAGGGTGAACAAACTCATGCCCTCTTTAAATTTCCTAAATTGACGGGGATCTCCTTAGAGCTTAATCTACTAACCATATATAGTGATATAATATGGGGCAAGAGTAATTATCTTGATACAGTAAAAAAGATTAAGATTGGACAATCCGCAGCCAAGTATCTTTGGTGACAAAGATAAAGGTTCAGAGACTATTGAAAGTATCTTAATAAGATATAAGTAAACAATGTATACATTGAACAGGAAATAATTTTTAAATAAAAAATTAAAGATAGAGTCCGATCTTACTAGAAATAGTAAGTTAACACAAGAATGATGAATTGCCAATCGGCTAAGTACCTCATCGAGATGGAACCAGCCGATAGTTATTTGATCCAGACTCAGCGTCATGGACGAATTGAACGCGCAAGCAGCAATCACGATACAGTATTCGTATATCAGTTAATAGCGACTGACAGCTACGATGAAATCGCATTAAAGATTGTGAATAAAAAAGAAGGATATCATTCTCGTATTATAAGAAAGGATAATTAGTATGTTAGGATTAAATCTTATCGAAGATGAAAAGAATTCTGAACTCGGTTTTACCGAAGAGCTTCAGAATTTCATCGACGAGGAAAATCGAAATTTAGCTGTTGTCAGCACTATCAATGAAGCAAACTATACGATTCGTCGCATTAAAGAGCTTCAAGAACAAAAAGAACACGACATTGCTGAAGCCGAAAGAATGTTAAAACTTTATAAAGATAAAGTTAAAATGTTTGTCGATAGCAAATGCAGTTCTTACGATTTTGAAATTGAACGGTTACAACAAATGTTAGAACCGTACATTCAATCTAGTCTTGAACAAACCGGTAAAAAGTCTGTTAAATTTATCGAGGGTACTGCAGGCTATCGTAAACAAGAAAAACTTATCGATCACGATGATGTCGAACTCGAAAAAGAAGTTAAAGGTATTGACGATGAAAAATACTTTAAAACTGTTACTAAATTCTCTTGGTCTAATCTTAAAAAAGATCTTGAATTTGTCGACGGTAAAGTATTACTTAACGGTAAAGAATTAACTAATGTTCGATATGAAGATCGTGATGATGCTTTCTATGTTAAATAAATTTAAGGATAAATAATGAAATATACTACAGAGTTTATCCGAAGATTAAATGAAAAAATAGACATTGTTAAGCTTGCCAGTCAATATACCAAAGTTCAAAAAGTTGGTAATTTATGGCAAGCTTCTTGTCCTCATCCAGATCATAACGATAAAACTCCGAGTTTTAAAATTTGGAATAAACATGGCGCTCAAACTTGGGCTTGCTTTGGTTGTCATGTCGGTAAACAAAACACCGAAAAAAGATTATTCGGCAGTAATGCTATAGCATTTATCTGGTGGATGATGAACCATGGCGACAAAAAAGCAAGCTTCCAAGATGCCATCGAGAAAGCAATTCAAATTACTGGATTAAAACCTCAGAATGAAGAAACTGCTTATCTTGAATCGAATGAAAAGGAAAATCAAAGGTATATCGAAGATCTTAAGCAAAGCGAAAAAGCTCAGAAGTATATTTTAAGCCGTGGATTAGTTGGTAGCGATGTTCGTGAATGGGGTTTAGGTTACGACGTTAGAGGTCGTATCACTATTCCGTTATATGATGCATATAATCATTTAGTTAGCTTCTGTAAAAGAGCTATCGACGATGAAGTTGCTAATAAATATTTTGTCGATAATAAGAACAAATTCTTTACTAAGAGTCGTTATTTATATGGTTTAAATAAAATTAATTATAGTCTCGATTATATTTATTTAACAGAAGGCTGTTTCGACGTTATTTTGGCAACCAAATATGGTCTTCAAAATTGCGTTTGCACGATGGGAACCATATTAGACGATAAACATGTTAATCTAATCGAATCGACAGGGCTGAAGCCCGTTATCGTATATGATCGTGATTGGCATGGCGAAAAAGATGTCGATCAAGCTATCGAAATGTTCGGCAAATATGATCTGTATCCCGATATTGTATGGCTCGACAAAGATTTAGATTTGGCCGATATGGCAAATAAATATAAATATGAACTGCCTAGTATTGTTAAAGGTAGACAAGTTCCATATTATCGACACGTGCTTAAAGATTTTAGTAATGAATACGAAGACAATCGTCAACGTGTTCTTAATAAATATAAAGATCAACTGAGTATAGCAATAAAGAGTGTCGAAGAAGATTCTGCTGCTAAAATAATTCTCGAGAAAGAGCTTAAAAGGTATGGCCTATGATTAAAAAAATTAAAGCATGGTGGCACAAATTAACGTCGGATCAACCTCCAGTTCCTGAAGGGTATTTCCGATGTGAACAATGTGGTCAGCCATGCGAAGAAGAATATAAAATGGTGTGCAGTAAGTGTGGCAAAGTAATTTGCGACGATTGCGCTGTATACGATTTAGACACTAAAAAAATTGTTTGTCCGGATTGCTGGTAAACAAAAAATATGTTAAAATATACATATAGAATTAAATGCTAACATTAACGGCTAATGTTAGCTGTTAGTGTTAGCAGGTGTCTATTATGAAAAAACGATCTAAAAAAGAAAATACAAATAAAAAATTTACAATCGAAGTTACCGATAATAACGATATTTTTGTTACGACAAGTAACATTAATACGTCAAGAGAGATGTTCGAGATTCTCGGTCAAATTCAATATCATGTATATAATGTAAGTTCTAAGTTATCCTAATCATTAGATATAAGTATTTACGCACATTTATATGTGATGAAGAGCTCCTTTTTGGAGCTCTTTTTTGTTAGGAAAGAAAGGTGGCCTGTATGAACGATATTCAAAAATTCATTTCGGATTACTGCTGGGATCGTTTAAATAAACTAGAGTTATCTGGTGAATATGTCGATCGTTTGCAGGACGAATTAAATACATTATTTAAATTAAACATGGAAGAATACTTGTTAATAGTATTCGACTATTGTAAATTTTGTCGAGATAAAAAGATCGCTACTGGCTATGGTAGAGGCAGTAGCGTCGGGAGTCTCGTTGTTTGGCTATTAGAGATCACGAAAGTGGATCCGATTAAATATGGATTAAGCTTTACTCGATTTATTGGTGGCCATAAGCCTGATATCGATCTAGATGTCGATGCTAGTCGAAGAGAAGAATTAATTAGTTATTTATATCGTAAATATAAAGGTCATATCTGGCGAGTATATACTATCGATAAAAACGGTAAAAAACGCCTTAATCCGGTGAGTTATTGTATCGATAGGTATAATATATACGAGCCTGAAGAAGTGAGCGGAGAGATGGCAATTTTGCAATCTGAGAGCATTCCTAAATATGACATATTGAGTTCTTCTATTGTCGGAAAATATCAGAATATTATCGATGAACATAACGTCGTTGTTAATTTTAATGATGTCGATGTGTGGAAGTCGATATGGCAATCTGCTAAGGGGTTATTTCAAATCGACACTGATTATAGCTCTGCTTGTATTAAGCAAGTTAAGCCTTGTAGTATCGAAGAGCTTAGCGATAGTCTAGCGATTATTCGATCTAAACATAAAGATACATATATAAAAAGAAAAAACGGCCAAAAAAAGTTTTTGAAGACTAGTTTATATGACTATACTGCAAAAACATACGGAATAGTCGTATACCAAGAACAATTTATTCAGATCATGGAACAATATGTAACTGGAGAAAGTGCATATCGTTTAATGAAAGATAAAGACCATAAGTATCTTAAAGATGTCGAGAAGATCGCTAAAGACAATAACATTAAAGAACTTGTCGATATATATCTTGATACGACTAGTTATAGCTATAATAAAAGTCATGGTATAGCTTATGCTTATATGATTTATATCGGTGCTTATTTGCGATATTACTTTAAAGATGAATTCTTTAAAGTCGAAGAACAAAAAGAAAACAAGGCGGAGCCTGATCGTCGCTGGAAAGAAATTAAAAATACTAGTAATTATAATAGTGTTTTTGTCGACGATGAACTTGTATTCGGTTTCGATATTTTAGTCGATAAAGAAACATATCAAAAAATAAAATCGATTACTAAGAAAGATATTTTAATTAAATTAAAATCTCTACCAGAAAAAACAGCTGTAAAATTATTAGCGATGGGTGTCTATGAAGATATGTTATGTTTAAATAATGTAGACTGTGTTAATTGTTATTATGATTTTTGCGGCATTAACAAACGTTTAGAATATTTTGATAAGAACGGGGAGTATTTAAAATACTATGAAAGAGTCAATAAAACAGTTTAATTCACTGTTCTCAAAATATTTTCCAGATTTAAAAATTAAAGAATATTACTTCTGCAAAAGAGGAATTAGCTTCTATTCACAAATTCTTACACGATTTTTCATTATCGATAGAATTTGCAAACGTCTCGATGTATTCGAAACTGAATATGAAAATATAATGCTATATCAATATTTAGAAGAAGTAGATTTTACACATGAAGATAGAAATAATCATGAACGATTTGAAGAAGTGTTAATGGGATATCTCGTTCAATTTAACAATGAATCTATTAAAAAAGAATTTGGTAATCAAATTAGATTATATTCTAATTTCTTAGGTGAAAATTCATTACATCGTTTTATTTTTTATCGTTCCGTAATCTGGGAGATATATTCTGAAATCATGAATATTTGTGGTGATATTAAAGAAGGATTCATTAGCGATCTATCTAATATCATTTTAGATTTTTGTGATTATGAAAATATTAAATTTAATCCATATAGTTTTGTAAAAAACAAAATACCACGATCTGTAGAATTTTGGGTCAATACAGATTATGATATCGTATTATTTAAAAACCTTAAAAAGATAAAAGATAATGTTAAGCCATCATCTTTTATTGATTTTTACTGTGATGGTTATTACGATAGAAGTATATGGACTAATGATATAGTTATTAAGATGTCAAAATAACACTTGTGATTTTAATCATAAGATATATTTTAACAAAATAGTAAGCCTATTGGGAAACTAGTAGGTAGTGACGGTTCTTACCCGTCCGACAAAGACACTGAATTGCTGGAAACTTCTAAAGCTCAGAATACTTGTGCGGCTTAGCTGCACGAGTTACGAAAGTAGAAATAAATTTCTGAGATGAGATAAGGTTAAACCCTAAGTCTTGTAATAATGGACGATCAGCAGCCAAGCCTTAATATTTTGTTAAGGAAAGGTTCAACGACTAGACCTCGTGAGGGTCGTACCCGGAAGCCCGGGGAAGTGGTGTCGCCTAAGTTATATGAAAATATAATATGGATAAGATATAGTCTGTGCTTTAGTGAAAGCTAAAGGTGCATGTAATGGTGCCGGTCAAAGAGTAGCGTCTTTGGCTGAACGAGACCTCTAATTGATTTTAGAAATATGGTTCTAAAATGTCCTGTAAAAATTTTACTAAAAAGTTGCTTTTTCAGTAAATATATGTTATGATTAGCTTGTAATATAATATTAGAAAGCGAGGTGATCATAATGTATCTAACGATAAAGCAACAAGTAAAACACTTAACTAAAGAAGAATATAATGTTTTAAGAGAGTTGTGTAGAATAGCTAAGAATTTAACTAATCAAGCAATATATAATGTTCGACAACATTATTTGCAAGAAAAGCAATATTTAAGATATGAATCTAATTATCACGAATTAAAGAATTCTGATAATTATAAATTGTTAAATTCCAATATGGCCCAACAAACCCTTAAAGACGTTGACGCAATGTTCAAATCATTTTTTACTCTAATTAAATTAGCTAAGCAAGGTAAATATAGCTTTAAACATATTAGAATGCCAAAATATTTACCTAAAAATAGTTATTCAAATTTAATAATTGGTCAAATTAGGCTTAGAAAAGACAATGTTTTAACAATTCCATATTCTAATACTTTTAAGAAAAAATATGAAACTAAAATTCAAATTAAAATTCCTAAAGTATTAGAAGATAAGAAGATAAAAGAAATTCAAATTATTCCTAAATTTAATGCTAGGTTCTTCGAGATTCAGTATACTTACGAAATTCAAGAAGAAGATATACAATTAAATACTAACAATGCACTGGCTATTGATTTAGGCGTAAATAATCTATGTACTTGTGTTACTAGTACAGGTAAATCTTTTATCATTGATGGAAGAAAATTAAAGTCTATTAATCAATTCTTTAATAAGCAAAATGCAAAATTACAATCTATCAAAGATAAACAAAATATTAGACGACATACAAAACAACAATATTTAATTTCTCGTAAGAGAAAAAATAGAGTTGATGATTATATCAATAAAGCATGTCGTTATATTATTAACTATTGTTTAATTAATGATATTGGTACTTTAGTAATTGGTTACAATCAATCATTTCAAAATAAAACTAACTTAGGTAAAAAAACTAATCAAATTTTTACTCAGTTGCCATTCGGTAAAATAAGAGAAAAATTAGAATATTTATGTAAACGATATAATATTAATTATATCTTACAAGAAGAATCTTATACGTCTAAAGCTAGTTTTTTTGATAATGATGAATTGCCTGTTTATAATATGGATAATCCACAAACTTATGATTTTAGTGGTAAACGCGTTAAAAGAGGTTTATATAAAACTAAAGATGGTTATCTTTTTAATGCAGATTGTAATGGAGCATTAAATATTCTTCGCAAAAGTAGCGCTGTAGATTTAACAATCTTATGCAGTAGAGGCGAACTGGACACGCCTAAAAGAATAAGGGTTTCTTAGAAAATCAAACTTCTTAATAAAATAACTTTATGTTATTTTTAGAATCATATGATTTTAATTATATGAGGTTCAGTAATCCGCAACCAAAAGATCTTAATCATGGCGAAGAAAAGTATATTATTTTTATCGACAGTAAAGTCGATATTAGTAATGGCGAATTAATCGGTGAACGAGAAGGCATCAAAGTATTCTCTCTTACCGACATTCCTGAATTCGTATACGCTAATAATACTAATTATAATGATTATCTCGATGAAGCTGTCGATATTCAGTTTTCGACAGGCGAAATTAAAGAGAAGCCATTTAATTCTCTATTGCCAGTCGATAAGAAATATATTGCTTTATATATGTTAAGCGATAAACTAAAAAATAAAATCGCCGGCAATTATATTGTTGGTGGTTCTAAGAAATTTACTAATTTCGAATATATTGGCGACAATAAATTTAAATCGACTGAGTCTGGTCGACCTTATATCAACTATATTAATAAGATTGAAAAAGGTAATTTATACTAATGAAAATAGATATTAATCAAATTAAAAAGCTCTCCAAGAAATCTGGTAGAGCCTTTTTTAATTTCGATAAAAAATATAAAGACTTAGCCGCTAAAGTATTTACAGATTTTGATACGTTTGTATTATTAGATCTCTATAGTACAGGATCTAAGTCTTATAACAAAAAAATAAAAGACACTCTCGAGTATTTTGAGAAAGCATATAATTATGAATTTCGTAAAGAAATAAGAGATTGTACAATAACATCTAACAATAATTTATCTAATCTTCCATATAATATGCATAGGTTTTATGCTGAAACTAAGAATAAATTCTATGTATTATTTTTACTAGGCGACAATAAGGATAGCGTTATTTTAGAGTATAAAAAAGATTTTTTAAAATCCGACTATATTCGTGAAAATAAAGAAATTCTAGTCGCTAACTATATCGAGTATTTAAATAAAGAGGCTAATGGCTCATTCTTTAACGAAAACCTTGTCGATTTATTCTTTAATACTAATAAAGCTCTCGATAATTCTTATGTTATCGAAAATAAAGAATTAGAATTTACGATATTCAAAATGCCGGCTTACGGATATTATACCGACAGTGTCGAAGATATTGTTAGGGATGCCGATGACGGTGAAAATGCCGATTATATTCATGAAGACATGACAATTAACGATTTCATTTATAATAATATTAACGATTTATCGGCAACTGTAAATAAATCGACTAATATTACATTCGATCCTAACAAAGGTTTCGATCCTGAAGTCCAAGCATTTAGTGATTATTTAGGTTATAAACGTGATTTTAATCTGTTTACAAATCAAAAGAATATCATTAATGCGATGCATCGCCATCTTAAAAAAGAAAAAGCTGGCTTTTTAATTTCTCAACCAGGTACCGGTAAAACTAGTATGGCTATTAGTATTGCTAGTTTATGGAAAAGCGGTTTAAATAAAAATGTATTCGTTGTATGCCCGACTCATTTAATTAAAAAATGGAGTAAAGATATTAATATCTTGGCTCCTAATGCTAAAATCTATGAATGTAATAGCACCAAAGAATATATCGAACATATTGAACCAGAAATTAATAAACGATTATCGACTAATTATATTCTTGTTAATCCTAATTGCATTAAACAATCCGTTATTAAAACTAGAAATACTAGTATCGATTGTTTAAAACATGTTAAGAATGTATTAGATAAAGAAAAAAAGGATAGTATTATTTTAGTCGATGGTCGAAATGAATGGGGCTATATTCGATATTTAAGAATTCATTCTAAGTCTGAGCACAAAAAAGGCGATCGTGAAGAAACAATTCGTTATCGAGATTACTTAGATGCTCCTAAAGTTAAAGCATGTGCTTCTTTAATCGATACTAAAAAGATCGATAACAAGAATATCATGAGTTATGATATCGATCAAATTGTTAAAGCGATCGATATTAGCGAACAAAAAGCTGCTAATTTTGCTAGTCTAGACTGGTATATTCAACGTAAGGGTCGTCATAATGTCGATATGTTAATTGTCGATGAAATGCACGAATTCTTGACGAATAGTGCGCAAGGTCATGGTGTACAACGATTAGCTTCTTGTGCTAAGAAAATATTAGGATTAACCGGTACACTATTTAATGGTTATGCTGAAAATTTATATAATATGTTCTTGTATTTTTATCCTGAGAAGATTAAAAATGAATACGAAGAATATATGAAGCGAAATCCAGACTTCCGTGGAGGCATGAAAAAGCAATTTAAAGATCGTTATAGCTATAAGGAAGTTGAATATACTCCTTATGAAAATCAGTTGTATAAACTTGAAAATGCTGTCGACTTTACGTATATTAATCATAACTGGGGTCGCTATTTAAATGTTCAGTTCTTAGAAAAAGATAAATTAGGTAATACTACTGCTAATGTCGAATGTACGACTAAGACAAAAGATGCTCCTGGTATTAATCCTAATATCTTTATTAAGTTATTAAGTAACTGTTGTGTATTTATGTCAATGGACGACGTTAGTTCTGAACTACCGGCCTATAATGAATCTATTATTAAATGTGAGTTAAATAAAGAAAATATTGAAGCCTATAATAATTTAATAAGTAATTTATCTAATGCTACTGTTCCGGCTCGATATAAACATCAGGAGATTAAAAAACTTGCAGCTTGGAGTGATAATCCATGCTTCATCGCCGACGATTATATCGAATATCGCGGTACCGGTGTTCGCGATAATCATAAGCTCGACGAACTAATGAAGATCATTAATCACCATGATCAGGAATGTGTTTTAGTATATACTTATTACGATACAAATAATGATATCAATAGTATAATCTATGACAGATTACAACAAGAAGGTATTAAAACAGCTATTCTTAAAAGCTCGACTTCTGCCATGAAACGAATCGAATGGTTCGAGAAGAAAAAAGCAGAAGGCGTCCGTGTCGTAATCTGTAATCCTGGTATGGTCGATACTGGTTTAGACTTATTAGATTTTACGACGATCGTATTTTATGAACTCGATCAGAATTTCTTTACGATGCGTCAAGCAGCTCGAAGAAGTTATCGATTAAATCAAAAGAATAATGTAAGCATCTATTACATGTATTATGCTGGCACCGTTCAAGAAACATTAATTAAGTTCATGGCCGAAAAGCTTAAGAGCGTAAAAGTTCTTGAAGGCGATTTCGACGATGAAGGTTTAAGTAGTCTTGTTAGCGGCAATCAAGATAATACTAATGCTATCTATAGAGATATGTTAGATAAAGTCGAATATGAAAATGACGACGATGTTATCTCGATCAACAAGTATGCCGATAAGGTCGAAAAGATCGTTGATATGGATAGCTTCAAACTTGAACGAATCGTTTTGGCAAAGAAGCCGTTAAAGAAACAAAAGATTAATCTTGATAACCAATATCATTTACTTCTTGACGTGCGGACTCGATTTAGTCATAACCAAAAGTTATATCGGTATGAAAATTCGTACAAAAAAGAATTGCAAAATTTTGTGTCAAGTTTTTAATTTCGTGTAATATATAGTTTGACAACCGTCGAATTATATCTTATAATAAAGTTAACAATTTAATATATCGTATTTCGAAACTATCTTGTGTCTTCATAGGGATAGACGATGGAAATATGTCACTAGTTGCAACGTATGAGTGCAAATATACATATGGAAACGTAATGGAAGGCATTGTATTATAGAGGCCCTGTATTTAAGAACTCTATAGTATGGACCCCGATGGCGCGGGTTACGAGCCTATAAAGGACATGAAAGCCTTGTCGTGATGATAATGCTGTCCTGCCTTAATTGGTTAATATAGGTTAGGCGTAACAACGGTGTGTAGTCGAGCGCATCTAGGAAAATCGACTCGGTGATCAGCTACATTTTGCGGACCGATATTTGATAAGAAATCAGAGGATCTGTAGTCGTTAACGATAGCGATTTGTGGTTGGATAGGATATAGAGGATAGCTATACGATACCGTTTATATCCCGGACCAGCAAGAGTAATTTTGTGTACTCAAGTCGGAACTAGCAGGATCAACGTCAGCGGGCAAATAGGTTATAAGTCCGTATACAGCCTAAAGTAGCGAATGCACAAAACATTGCAGTTAAGATACAGAATGTTAATTAAGTTTAGAAAGTTACCATGGTTAAATAAGACCCGGGGGGACTCGTTGTTCCTCTTAAACAAAAATAAGAGGACACTCCTCATTGGTGAATACAGCAATAGGACGGGATCTACGATTGTGCGGAAACGCTAAATGTCGGGAAAGACGAGAGGAATACGTGAGTATTCTACAGACTAATATCGTAGGAAGTAGTCAAGAGCTTTAGTAATAAAGAAACAATTACTTCTAGTGAAGCAAAACTATACTATATTAATATATAGTATATATATTTTTAACTAATTCGTGCTGCCGCACGGGATTAGTCTATATAAAACAGGAAAACAAAATACACTATTTTATATGATATAAAAAATCTTGAATAGCTTTCACTCGCCATTTAGGTTTGATTCGACTGGCGCTTATGAGTGTTAAATAATGAGAAGTTATGCTGCACAACATAACTTCTTTTAATTTACAACCTCTCGCCAGTCGCTTGAATGTTATATGATGGCGAGTGACCAAGAATATCATACTCTATACAATATTGATGATTCTGAATCCTATGATTCATTCGCTAAGAACGTTTGATTCGACTGGCAGCTTAAACGGTTTAAATAATGAGATGTTATGATTGCACACATAACATCTTTTTAATTTACAATTTCTGGCCAGTCGCTCGAGTGTTAGATAATGCGAATGAATCTTCTAAAATAAGCTGGCGGCGATTCCTTAATAAGCTGCAGTTAAACGTTTCTCTCGCAGGAAAGTTATTATTGTGTAGAATATAATATTTAAGCTATAAGATTACGTTTAGTACTTACAAACGTTTCCTGTTAGGATAGGTTAAATAATTTAAGCAGATTACGATGATTAAGTTACGATGCTAATGTAATCCGATTTTTAACAGTTTCATACTTTACATGAGCGTCTCCAGATTGATATAGTAATAACAATTTATGGATTGGTTGCGATCTTAAGAAAACTTAATCTAATTTGCTTATATTTAAAGAATATTTAAAGGCTATCCTTGCGGCCAAAAATAATTAGTGATATTTAATATTTTATTTAAATTACGTAACAAAAATTTAAGATTTGTACTACCAGTGTTTCGATAATTTGCATACACACACCTTTTATCTGGTAGTACAATATCTTATTTGAGTCGATTATGTGATAAATATAGTCGATTGAAATAAGATATAAGTAATATATAGATGCTTTCAAATTGAATCTATATTATTTAAATAAAGGTGATATTATGCGTGATGCATATCAAATACGAAGAGTCATCTGGCAAGGTGACCGATTCTATTCGAGTTTAAGTGGTGATCAAATTCGCTATCCAGAATTCTTTATCGAACATGTTAATACTGGATGTATTATGACGATGGAAGAATATAATCGTATTCGCAAAGGTCAAATCGAAGAAGCTTTTGTCGATCCATATCCCGATAAAAGTGTTTTTATGAATAACTATATTAAAGATGGTCTCGAAGAAATCTATGACGATTTTAACGATTCTCTCGATTATATGTCTCGAGAAGATATTATCGGCAAAGATGCTGCCGATGGTAGAATCTGGAAAGTTGTCGGTGGAGAACTTGTTGCAGTTGACGATAAAAAATAATCGTGCTATAATAAGTATGTAGTTAGGTGATATCTTCACATCCTTTCGATATAACTACAGAAAAGAGTGTTCTAGCATTTGAATAGATGTTTTTCCGCAAAATGGCATTGTATTCATGAGTCCCCCGCTAGGATGCTCTTTTTTTATTTAAATAAATATGATATACTCTAACTATAGTATTAGTTCTTATTATTTAAAAAGGTATATCATATTATGAATCTAGAAGATGCATGCAATTATTTAATCGATTTATTATTATGTAATCAGGACTCTTTAGAATATAAAGAAGCTGCTGAATATTTTAAAGCCCTTGAATGAGGGCTTTTTTCATGGAGAATTTTAATGAATCATATAGAAGACGTTATTCAGTATATTAAAGAACAGTTGCCAAATGTTTCTCCTAAGAAGCTACGACATCTGTTATATTTATTATATGCTGATTATTTAACCGCTATAGAAGATGACTATGAAGAGTTGTTCACTAGTCAATTTTATGTTGAATATAATGGACCAATGCCGTTAGGATATACATCAGAATTTGTATTATATGATACTGATGGAGATAGCAGTCGATTAGACTCTGTGATCAAAAATTATATTAGTGAATCATTATCTAACTATCGTAGTTACTCAGAAGATTTTCTAGAAAGAATATCAAATCAATCTCTCGATTATACTACAACTAAGAAGCATTGTCGAGATCATATTAAGATAATCCCAAAAGAACTAATTTGTTTAAATCAAGAATATAATCGTATAGTATACGAGTGTTTTGAAGGGAAATAATATATGGCTCAAATATCTCAATTAATAGAACAGGCTTGGAAACATCTCGGCACTAAGAATATTCCAGAAGTAGCTAGAGCTGCTTGGTTCGGTAATATCATGCAAGAGTCGACTTGGAATCTTCATGCCGATAATGGCGATCATCGTGGTTTATGCCAATGGGATAAAGATTATCGTTGGCCTCATTTTCTTAACGAGTTTAAAGGCAATGAAGATAATCTAGAAGATCAACTTAATTTCGGTTTATGGGAATTAGAAAACGGTCCTTTAGAATGGACCCCGGTTAATGGTGACGGTTATCCTAAGTGGCCCGAAATTAAACAGATGACCGATGTTGCACAAGCGACATTGGCATTCGAACAATGCTTCGAACGATCTGGTGGAGCTAACGTTCCTGAACGTCAAGGTTATGCTCAAATGATTTATGATCATTTCGTTAACGGTAAACCTTTAAGTGACGATATGTTAGCCGAAGTTCCGGCTTCATCTGGTTCTAGTACAGGTGGTGTAGGTAAAGGTGGCGTTTATAATGCTACGGCTCCTTCAGATACCGGTGTTAGAAGTACATTCTCCGGTAAAAAGAAAACTCCTAAGTACTATACTATTTATAATACTCAGAAATTAGCAATCGGCAAAACTCCGTGTCAGCCTATCTATCCAGATATTGTATCGGTATATAATCAAGTTCCTGAATGGGCTTTAGGTACAACGTTAGATAAAACGACTGCCGACAATAAAGAAGTTAAAGATGCCACCGAAGTTAAGTCGGTTTCTCTTAAAGACGGTAAAACTAGCTTTGATTCTTTAAGTTCTGGCAAAGTATCTTTTAGTAAAGATAAGAAAGACGACTCTAAGGAAGGCGTCACCAATATTGGTAATGCTCCAGATAAAATTAAGGTTACTATCACTAAAGATAGCAATACAACAAGTGATGTAACTAAAACTTCGTCCGATAAAAATACTACCGAAGCTAAAAAAGAAGATCAAGTTAATAAAGACGATAAAAGCAAAAAGCCTGAAGATGCTAAAGTCGAGAACAATACATTAAGTGCTCAAGATAAAACGCCTCAGAAATTAAATCCTCCATTATATGCTTACGATACAATTAATGTCGATGATTGTTTTAATGTCGGATTGCCGATTACGTCGGTAGCTGCTTACGGTAGTGAAGCCGCTAAGTATCAGATGACTCGTATGCAGTCTATTGCTCAGCGTCAGATTCAGTTCGATCCGACTAAGCACGATAATGCCGTTAAAGTTCCGACTCCTGGTATGGTACCTAATCCGTCTGATCCATTTCCGACCGATTTACGTATTCGAGATCTAGAATTACATATGCCTCGTATCGTAAAAGAGAGTATTAAGGCTACTGAGTTTGAGCTTAATACGGCTAAAGCTCTTTTAGAGATGGGTGGCGACGTCGAAAAACGTATGGTTCAAGTCGAAAATCATCTATCGACCGTAACTCGCTATCTATTTAGATTAGCTAGTATTATCCCGATTAACGATATGTATTATGGTGGCAATAGCTTATACGAAAAATATCGAGCTATTCGTCAGCTTACGGATGATAGAGTTGCCGACGGTATGCAAACCCAAATCGATCAGTATATGACGAGTACTCGTATCGAACCGATTATCGGTCAAGTTTACGAAATTCTTAATCAGGTCGGTGCTAATCTTAGTGTCTTATTGGACAACAATCAGTTATCGTATTCCGATATGAAACACTATTGCGATTTAATCGATATTAAACGGTATCAAGAGCCTCTTAAGCTTGCGAATATTGCAGAAGGTGCATCCCTTACTAAGAGCGATACACATAAAGATCTTAAAGATCAATGGCCTGAAGGATTTAAGATGGATTGGAAGCTCGTTCCGGTCGAAGAACAGGTGCCTATTATTAACTGGCGTCAATCGATTATCGACGACGGTTCTAAGTTAATGAATTCTCCTTCAATGTATGGATCTGGTTTAGCTGCTGGAGCTGCAATGACTGGCGATACTAATAACTTATTTTATTTAACAGCTGAAGAATGTGCTAAATCTCAGATTCCATTATTTAAAAAAGCTGCAGAATCTGCCGTCAATAAAATTAAAGACTATAAAGATCAAGCGAAGAATATTGCTAAAGCTAAGGATACTTATGTTAAGATGGCTGATGCTGTTAAGAATGCCGGTGTTCATAAAGATATTAATTCAGTTATTATTGCTGTATTAATGTGTTTACTTAATACGTCTGATTATAGTAGCATTATCGAAAAGATTAAAAGCGTTACTAAGAAACTTAAAGATGAGTCTTTAATCGATAATCCACTATTAGTAATGTTATCGTATTATTATAACGAAGCTTATATCATTGGTGACAAACCGACTAAAGACGAAACAAAAGAGCTTGCTAAGCACGAAGATCTTAAGACTCGTTTAGATTTCGTATATGCTTTACAAAATAACTCTGGTAATAATAATAGTGGCGGTCAATCTAAGAAGTATTTTAATCTCGATATTAAGAATCAAGCATCTTGGACGTTATCTCAATTCTGGGAACCATATACGATTAACGTTACCGGTAAACGTGAAGAACCAATGGATCCGCATAATTCTTTAGAAAAGCTTATCGAATTATGTGTAGCTTATAAAGAATTATCTAAAGAATTCTATGCGACAGAGTTCGATAACGATAAGTGGGGATTCTTCTTTGCTCCAGAATACATTCCGTCTATTAGCTTATCTGGTTTCCCTGGTGAAGTTCGTTCGAGTCACACACATCAAGGTATGGACGTCGTATTTATTCCTGATTCTCCTAAGCCTGAAATTCTATCGATATGTGACGGATATGTATTCGATACTGGATGGGGCTACAACGCAGTTGCTGTAAATGCTTCTAACGGAACAAATAAAACTATTATATATATGCATATGTCTCAGATATTTGTTAAGCCTGGCGATACAATTAAGCGTGGTCAGCCAATCGGCATTATCGGTGGCACTGGCCCTGGTGGTCCTAACGATTATGATGAACATCTTCATATCGAAGTGTGGTCTGAACCTAATCGTGGCGGATCTTATGGGTCTATCGGTGATTTGTATCCTGGTGTATTCCAAGATTATTGTAATGCATATATGAAAACTGGTCAGCAATTAAACTTTGCCGATTTTAAAAAATAATAATACTTGCATTATTTAAATAATTACTGTATAATATAATTGTATTCAAGATGCCTTTCCCCTTGAATACAATAGGAGTATCCCTGAACGTCCCCCCGTGTTCAGGGACTTCCATGGCACCTATGAAGGAACCCTGTCTTCAAGGTGCCTATCATACTTTTCCTCCTCTACAAATGCGTATGTAGATCGTGCGTAAACAAGACAAACCTCCTAAATATGAAAATTGACACTCCCCCATGTCTTCTGTTTAGTTTGCCTCCCTTTCTAACATAAATAAACTAAAGTTTCATAATAAACTCCTTTCTCCTTATATAAATTGTCTTGTGGTCTGCATACGCAGCTCCTTAGCGGGATAGTCCAAATGGCAGAGACACGAGTCTCATAAGCTCGTCTAGTATGGGTTCAAATCCCATTCCCGCTCCCATTATTAATTAATTAGCGATGCTTTAAGCCAGCTAGTATAGGATTTAACATTTACTCCTTTGAAAGTTTTTGAGACATATTAAAAACTTCATAAAACATTATTTTGATATAATGTAAAATGCCCGCTCCCATCATTGCAGAGTAAAATAGTATGGAAATGCGCCCATACTAAAATGGTTTGACTCCATTCTCTGCGACCATGGAGAAGTGGCCGAGAGGATTAAGGCTACAGTCTTGAAAACTGTCGTGCGGAAACGTACCGTGAGTTCGAATCTCACCTTCTCCTCCATATTTTAATCTACGGCATATAGAGTTATATTAAATTCTATGTGCCGTTTTTATATGCTCCTATAGCTCAGAGATAGAGCGACCGGCTCAAATCTTACTCATATATTTATATGTGAGGTTTCATGAATGATTACAAACAAATAGAATTTTCTCCATTGTATTATATTAATAAATCTGGAGATAGCGTATTAAAAAAATGCAATCCAGATTATTATATTATTATTAATAATACAATGTATCATCGTTCTCATAAATATGGCAAGCCAGAAAAAGAGTTAGATGAAAATATTTTTTGCATTAAAAACAATATGATTTTTAGAAAAATGAAGATTTATAAAAATAATGTTGGATATAATGCAGTAAAAATATCAGGAAAACATTTATACGTACATCGTTTGGTGTATAGGACTTTTGTTGGTGTTATCCCGTCTAGTATGGAAATTAATCATATAGATCATAATAAAGATAATAATTCTTTAGAAAATTTGGAATTACTTACTCATTCTGAAAATCAAATAAAATCTGCTAAATTTTATGGAAAAACTATTAAACCAAGGTGTAAATGTTGTGGCAAAAAAATGAATCACAATTCCAAATCTGTATATTGTAAAAAATGTAACAAGAAAAAAGGAATTATTAATAAACGCAAATATACGCCAAATTTAAAATTAAGAAAAGTTTCTCGTCCAGACAAAAAAACTTTGGCTGGACTAATATTAACTACTTCTTTTCTTGAAATAGGTAGAAAATATAATGTTTCAGATAATGCAGTAAGAAAATGGTGTAAATATTATGGTTTACCTTTTAGAAAAAGGGATATTGAGCTACGTAAAGAGGAATTAGAAACTCTATGTAAGTAATCCACTGTATCGGTGAAGGCTAAGTGGTAACATATGCTAATACCGAGGGAACTCTTGTAAAAAGAGACTCCGTAGAGACTACACGTGGACACCTGAAATGGTGAAGATATAGTCCAGACTACAAACATTTATTTTAATGGTAATGAAAATTATAGTAGTAAGATAACCGGAGGGTCCCTGGTTTGATCCCAGGTGGGAGCACCATTATGTCTTACTGCATTATATTAAAATGTTTCCCCAAAGCATAAAACATATATTGCAATAAGATATTTTTATAATACGCAGCACTATTTAGTTTTATTTGATTACAGAAAGGTGAGCATTAAAAGTAACCTATCTGCATATATAAAACTGCTTATACATTATACATTTTTTTTAGTGCTGCGTATTTTATATTTAAAAGGAGATAATGTTATGAGAAATCTTACAAATAATACTTCACTCGAAGATATTATTTATGATCTAAGAAATGAAGATAATAAGGAAGAACTTGCTTTGTGGCTAGAAAATAATGTCGAAGAAAAAAGATATCCTGATGTTTCTTATGACGATGGATACGATCAAGGGCATGACGATGGTTATGAAGAGGCCATGGAAGAAGCAAAATCTGAACATGACGACATGATCGATCTTTACAAAGCAAGATTCAAAGAAAGATTAAAAAATATTTCAGCAGAAGAATTAAAGAAAATTTTTGAAGAAGTTTTTGAGGATAACTGATTATGATACGAAAGCTAAGAAGAAAAAATAGTCATAAGATGTATCGATGCTGTTCTGAATATGCGATAGAACATGTCGTTCCTCGTGTTTCGGGAGAATTAAACGGTAAAACTATTGTATACAAAACGGCAAGTGGTATTAATCCACAGAAGATTCATAAATTTAGACATTTAAATCACGTAAAAGCATGTAAGATGGTTATATTCTTTTCGTTTAAAAAATAAGATAATAAAAAATAAATTTAGTATTGAATTTTAAATAAGGAGTGTTTTATGTTATCTGAAATTCTATTTGATATCGGTTTATTTATGTGTGCAATAACAGTTATTTATGGCGGTCTTCAAGGATTATTTAGTCTTAAAGAATCTGAAAATCGTCAACATAGAATTTTTATTGTACTATTTTGTGTTAGTTTTCTTTCAATTCTTATATCTGAGCTTCTAAGATAAAAAGTAATATATAAGTATCGTTATTTTAATATTAAAGGTGATAGCAAATTGGTTATTTCAGCAGTTTTAATGAGTTTAATAATTTTATTCTTTTCAGTTATGATCTGTTGTCTGATTGTTAGTTTGCACAACAGCACAGGTTCTGGATATGACAAAGAAGACTAAACAATTTTGTTTTTATTTGTATTTATTTTTAACATTAGGATTCGGGATTCTCGGTCAATTCTTTGAATTATTTAATTCGTTTTTCAGTATATTATTGATGCCGATTGCTTTAATATCAGCTATATTATTATCGATTGCGTTCCTTGTTATTGTTATAGGCGCTGCATCATACGTGATAGAAATATTTGGTATCGATACTATATTTGGTTTAAATAATAATCCTGATACGTTAGAAAAAATTGTAAAAAAAATTAAGCTTCCTAAAAAATAGGAAGCTTTTTTGATTGGAGAAAATAATATGAAAGGCATAGCCGATTTTTTCTTTTTAGTATTTATAATCTCTATGATAACTTATTTTTATCGGGTGTTTAAAAACTAATAAAGTAAGTGGCATATCGACCATCTTCTTTATTTAACATTAAAAGCTTTTGACCGGCTTTAGAAAATTTACGTCCGTCTACTGCATAACGATCACTACCGCAAAGCGATGGATTAATGATCATTTCGACGCCTTTAAGGTCAGCTTCTCTTGAATGATGGAAATGACCCATTACGATATAGTCTGGTATCTGTTTCGTAAATAATGCTAGGTTATCGATAGCTTTATTAAAATTATCTTTATGACCATGGACACCGACAATACGTTGTCCACAAACCTCGGCCGTGATAATTTCATCGTCGACAGTGTTTTCGTTAAAGTGAATACGATTGTTCCCTTTTAATCGTTCTTTTAAGAACCAAGGAATGATATCACTAAACGATTCACCGTTCATAGCTTCTTCTTTAGAAGGAGTGACACGATCGTGATTGCCGCGGCAGAAATATAATTCTAAATTAAATTCTTGGCTAAGATTGTTAAATAAATGACTTAGTGCTTCTGTTACACCGATAGTTTGTTCGATAAGATTTTCTTGAGATTCGATTCGTGTTTGTACATGAATACCGCCGTTAATCATATCGCCTAACGTTAAAATGTGAATAGTTTTAATATTATTTAGTAAGCAATATTCTCTTGTTTTATTCATTAATTTTTCGACACGTTCGTCGAAGATTTCATTATTGAATTTATTAAAGAAATTATCGCTTACTTGTCCACGATGCCAATCACTTAATAATAGTACAGCTTCAGACTCGCCGCTTTGGAGATCTTTAAATTCGTATTTAAGAGGTTCAATTTTGGAAATTGCCTCGACGATTAATTCTTTTAACAAGAATTGATCACTAATCGATTTTAAGTGTTTATTAAGTTCAGATCGGTTTTTACTATTCACGTTTTTAGCATGAGCGTTAAGAAGCATATCTACAGCTGCCGACGTTAATTTTTCGTCGGTAGATGCCGGTGTAAGATTTTTCTTAAAATCGTTGAAGTAACTATTAATCGTTGTAACATCAAGATCTATTTCAAAAAAAGTCTTAGCCAATCCACTAATTCTTTTTACTGTTAATTTATTGTTTTCTTGCTTAGCAAGATACATGCGATATAACCAAGAAACTAAATCTTCGTTTGGCTCTGCCGCGAACAATGATTCATAGTTTATATTTGCCATATTATTTAAAATACCTCATATCAAATAAGTATAATTAACTATTACTATTATATCTTATTTTTCGGCACATGTAAAATATATGAAGAGATTTCTATACCATAGAATCATTTGTTTGTGTTATACAGATTTGGTATAATAGATTTGGTAGTTCTATGTTTTATTAAATACAAGATGTAGTATATTGTGCGTAATATATATTCTGCTCTATTGCATAGAACACTTTCTTTTATATATCGCGATTAACAAGAAAGGATTAGTAATATGAAAGTATTATTTGGCGGAGATAACCGGATATCTCTACCTAATGACACTAGGATGATCGGAACCTTTATCGAAGGTATGGACGAGCTTATTCCTAATGCAAACGGAAATCTACAGTATGTACGTTTTAAATACGAAGGGCAACAACCTTTAAAGGTTTATATGTTAAAGCATTTATATGCTGAAGACACAAGAATCGTTACGGTTACTCCTAACGTCAGTTGGATGACCGAGAATACAGAAAAAACCGATATACAAGTTAACGATATTATTCGTTTCAATACATACGATAAAGGTTGGAAGGTAATCGATATTACCGATACCGTAGAAGACGCATACTCGATCGAATTTGCTACAGGATCTCGTTCTGTTATCGTCGAAGGTTTCGAACTATTAATTAAGAATGAGGTTGATTAATTAATGATCGTAATTAAGAGAGACGGCCGCAAGGTCGATTTCGACAAATCTAAGATCGTTGTAGCTATAGGTAAGGCACAACATTCTTTACTTAAAGATAATGAAAAAATAGCTAATGCTATTGCCGAAGAAATAACACAAGAAGCTCTTATGCTTCAGGAACTGGATATTAAACGTATCGAAAAGATGGTATTCGATCTCCTCGTTAAACATAAACAAAAAGATGTGGCTCGTGCTTATGAAGCATATCGAGCAGTACGTGAGTATCAACGAGTAAATAATACATCAGATGATGACATACTTACATTAATTGATGCAACTAATAAAGAAGCACTTAATGAGAATTCAAATAAAGATGCATATATTATTTCTACTCAACGTGATTTGATTGCGGGTGAAGTATCTAAGGATATATCTAGAAGAAAAATAATTCCGATCGATATTGTAAATGCTCATGATAAAGGTATTCTTCATATGCATGATATGGACTACCAGTTGCAAAAAATGCATAATTGTGGATTGCCAAATTTTAAAGATATGCTTTCAAATGGAACTGTTGTAAACAAAAAGAAAATTGAATCACCAAAATCTTTTCAAGTTGCGTGTACAGTATTAAGTCAGCTCTTCGCTGGAGTTGCATCGAACCAGCTGGGAGGGCAAACAGCGAATAACATTGAAGAAATTTTAGCTCCTTATTTAAGAAGATCTAAAGAAAAATATGAAGAGATTTTTAATAATGAGCAAAATAAAGATGCACTCGTTGCAACAATGTTGAAAAAAGAATTAAAAGATGGCATTCAAACATTACAGTATCAGATAAACACACTCATGACGGTTAATGGGCAGTCACCTTTTATAACATTATTTATGCATTTTATGCCAGGTTCAGAGTATGAAGAAGAATGTGCTATGATTACAGAAGAGATTCTTCGTCAAAGAATTGAAGGCATGAAAGGCCCGGACGGTGTTACGATTAGCCCAACATTCCCTAAGTTAGTGTATGCATTAGATGAACATAATGCTAAGCCAGGCAGTAAATATTATTATTTAACTAAACTTGCTGCAGAATGTACAGCTAAACGAATGATGCCTGATTATGTATCGGCTAAAATTATGCGAAAAGTAAAAGATGGTCAAGTATTTGGCCCGATGGGTTAACACATAACGGCCCATATAAAACGATGTGAACTGTATCACAAAACAGGTGTCCCTTATTCGGGGCTAACGGTGAACCCTTAATGGTAATACCGTGCTAATCGTATTATTACGAAAGTGTAGAGACTATTGGTGATGAATGTAGCCAAGTAGAGTAGAGACGTGCTACTCGATGCGCATCGCATTTATTTAAAATAAATGAAGAGATAGTCCAGCTTAATTAATTAAGTTGTGTAGAAGTTTCTTATCAGTTTGGTATGATAAAGAAAATAAACCTATTATAGATGGACGCTTTAATAAAGGTGTTGTAACATTGAATCTTCCTCAATGTGCAATTGTAGCAGATGGTGATATTGATAAATTCTGGAAAATTCTAGATGAACGTTTAGAGTTGTGCCACAAAGCACTTAAATTTAAAACTGAAAGATTACTTGGAGTAAAAGCTAAAATATCTCCATTGCTATGGATGTATGGTTGTTATGCAAGAAAAAATGCAGAAGATACTCTTGATGATTTAATGGTTGGCGGTTATTCAACATTAAGCCTAGGATATATTGGCTTATATGAAACTATTAAATTATTAACAGGTGAATCTAATACTAAGCATCAAGATTTAGCATTAAAGATTACTAAGTATATGGCCGACAAATGTCTTGAGTGGAATGCTCAAGAGAATTATGGCTATTCTTTATATAGTACTCCGGCAGAAAGTTTATGTTATAGATTTGCTAAATTAGATAAAGAACAATTCGGTGAAATTAAAGATGTAACCGATAAAGGTTATTATACCAACTCACACCACATTGATGTGAGAGAAAATATTAATATCTTTGATAAAATAGATTTTGAAGCACCTTTCCAAGAAAACGCTACTGGCGGATTTATTGGATATGGTGAAATTCCTAATATGACGAATAACATTGAAGCATTAGAAACTATTATTCAATATATTTATGATAATGCTATGTATTGGGAATTTAATACTAAGCTCGATCATTGTATGAAATGTGGTTTTGACGGCGAAATTTTGCCTGATGGTCATGGTGATTGGATTTGTCCTAAGTGTGGAAATCAAGATCATAATACATTAAAAGTTATTCGAAGAACGTAAACAAAACCATGCGTTCTATAAACAGCTTATATGCGGGAAGTCCCTTAGAGCTTTAATTACTAAGCTATTAACGAAAGAAAATAGTGGCAAGAATAATTACCTTGGTAGAGTAAAAAGATTAAAGATTGGGTAATCCGCAGGGAAGCATCGTTTAGATGAACCCTCAGAGACTACCATAGCTGGCAATTTATTTGTGTGGTATAGTCCAGACCGTCTATTTAAATAGAGTTAAAGTACTAGGAAACTAGCGGTATTGTAGGTGGTTATTTAGGAGATAATTTCTGGAACGAAGGTCGGACTAAAGAAATTCAATCTAGAGTACTCCATATTTAAAATTAATAGTTGCATTTAACTATTAAAGATAGTATAATAAGCTTAGGCATAAAAGAGTTCCTTTTAATTATAAAAAGTTGAAGAAAATGATTTACTCTTCGCCTAATTATTATTTTAACTGTCGGCATAAAGAAGTTCCTTTTATAATTATTATATTGGATGATCTTACTTCTCGCCGACAATTATCTTAAGAATGATGGCTGTGACAAATAAGGTCTTTTATGTCTTTGTTTGTCACAGTCATCATTTTTTTATTATACTGGTTAAAAGTGATGCTAACAATGATGAAAGAAAAGATAGAAAACAAATATTTAAAAGCTGTTCAAAGTGATGAGCTGTCAAAACCATATGATAATAGATATGTAATGATTGATACTCGCACTGGAGAGATATTAGATGATGCTCAAGGTTATGGATATAAAACAGTAAAAAAGGCATTTGCTGCTTTTTATTATAAGCAACACAACAGTAAATCTGATGCAAAGAAAAAGAAAGCTTTGCAAAAACGTATTGGAAAATGGTTAGATAGTCATCGAAGTTTTAGTAGTTACTTGGATGATTGTCTTTTTAGAGCATGTAAATATCAAGAAGAAGATCAATTTGATGAACAGTTTTTAAAAGATGTTTTAAAAGAATACAGTATTGAATTAACATCTTTTTCAGTAAAACAATTGTTAGAATATTACGGAATTAAATAAAAAAATATGGAGGAAAAGATATGATCAATCAAAAGAAACGTGATGTGATTATTCGTTTATTCAAAAGAATTTTAATCGAAGACGGCGTTAATCCAGTTAAACGAGATAAGCTGTTTAAAAGTGGCATCTATCTTGTCGACGAGGCCATAAATTATTTAACAGCTAATGATAGTAATACGTTAGTAAGTGAATACGGTAATCAATATATCGATCAAATTAATAAATCTACATTACATGGATCTATTAAAGCTGTCGATATTATGAATTTAGAAGAATTAAAATTACATCAAGTTTTACATTATTTATCTGTATTTACTCATCAAGAAGACGGAAGTTGTTTCGGTACTATTCCTGTCGATAAAGAATCTACATATTTACCTAATGAATATTTGGGTTTAGATAAGGATCAGGATCCTATTAAATTTACAATCATTTATCCAATTACGGTCGATGAACTTGTCGAGAAAATTAAAGGTCTTGTATCTGGTATTGCATTAAAACAAGAAACTATTGAATTATTGATGGAAATTATCCCGTCTTATACTAATAGATTTTCTATCGATGATTTTAAGAATAAAGAAATTAAAGCTTTATTAATCGACGCTGGATATTATACTCCGTCTACGGCTACGGATTTAATTCGTTATATTTATTATAAAAGAACCGGAAGCACTTTATTTATCAGCAGTAAACAGCAAAAAATAATGTTTGATGTTACACGTTTCCATTATGATAGCTCTGAACTTCTAGCTTCTTTTACTGAAAATTATGGTATCGAAACTATAGCAAGAACATTTAATCGTTATCGCGATTTTTGGATTCTTTTAAAAAAAGATAGCAAAGCTAATGCTAAGATTATTAATAAAGCATCTAAGTTAGCAAAGACATTAAACGTTCCTTGTAAACCATTACCATTAGATAATATCTTAAGTCCGTTTGTTATGGATCAAGACGTAACAAAAGAACTTAAAAAGGTTACTGTTTTTAAGAAGATTTCTTTATATAATTATATTCTTAATGAGTTAACTCCATCTGAATACAAATTATATAATATCCGTAACGGTAAAATCTTCGTCAAGGAATCTGGCGAAAGACGATATCCGTCTGTTGCTGCTCGTCGATTAGTTCTTATTGTTAATAGTATTAGAGAAGATCTTAAAGATAAAGTCGAAGGTAAAAAATTCTTATTATCTAAATATGTTCAATATGCAGTACCGACATCGGAAAAGAACTTTATCGGGAATATTCCGATGTGTTCTAAAATTAATGCTACCGATAATTTTTCTTTTGGTATTCATTGGTTTAATCAGCCTAATAGCCGTGTCGATTTAGATTTGCATGCTGAATCTAAAAGATTACATATCGGTTGGAATTGTGATTTAAGAAATAATGAAGCAGTTCACACTGGAGACGTTACTAATGCTCCATTGCCTAACGGTGGTGCAGAAGCCGTTTATTTTAAAGATCGATTTGTCGATGATATTGCTGTTATTACTGTAAATAACTTTATGTCGACAGATGATGTGATAGCTAATTTATTCTTTAATTGGTTTGACCATGGTAATGTATTAGACAGAAATACTATTCTTGATATTAACTCTGATTCTTTGTATATTAAAGATTTTGTTATTGAAGATGATGAAACAATGTTGGGCATTATTCGATCTGATGAAACCGGCAAAAAAGATTTTATCTTTTATAGTAGCCGATTAGGCGATCGTATTGTTTCTAAATATGATAGCGTAATGGATGGTATCGCTTCTGCCATTAATTCTACAATCGATAATCGATTAATGTTAGAAGATTTAATCGGTATGTGTGGTGGTCTTATTACAGATAATCCAGAAGAAGCCGATTATAATTTAAACGAAACTAATCTTGCAAAAGATAGTTTTAATTTCTTATTTTAAATAAAGGCTCCTTATTGGAGCCTTTTATATTATCAAAGGATGACTATATGAAATTAATAGTTCTTGATGGTGGCGATGGTTGTGGTAAAGCAACTCAAGCTAATAAACTATATGAGTCTTTAAAGAAAGAAAACTACAATGTTCATTTAATTAGTTTTCCTGATTATGAATCTGAATATTCAGCATTCGTTAAATCTTATTTAGATGGAACATTTGGTGAAAATGGCGCCGTTAATCCCAAAATTGCCTCCCTTTTCTTTGCGATGGATCGCTATGCAGCATTTCAAACCAAATATAAAGAATTATTAAATCAAGACGACGCAATTCTTATTTGTGATCGATATACAACATCTAATGAGTTATATCAAGTCGTTCGCTATGAAAAAGCAACTGCTCAAGATCAGTTTCTGCAATGGCTTGAAAATTTTGAATATCGTTTATTGCAATTACCTAAACCGGATTTACTTATTATGTTACGCCTCCCTATTAGAATTCGGTTAAACTTACTTGCAGAACGGAAAGGCAAGACTGGCGGTAATACTGGCGATATTCATGAAAACGATATTGAATATTTAAAAAAAGTCGATCATGCGTATCAAAAAATAGCTAATCGATATAGTACAATTATGATTAATTGTGCTGATCGTAAAGTTATTCGTGATATCGATGTGATCGCAAAGGAAGTATTAAAAAAGGTTAAGGAGTGTGGAGTGCTTAATGAATAACCCTGAAAAAGTATTTATTTTAATGGTCGATGATAAAATCGAATCTCTTTGGTATAACGAACAAAATATTCATGAAGAATATCAGAATTTTTTAGAAGACGGTTATACCGAAGATCAAATCTACGTAAAAACTTGTTATATTAATGATTTTAATGAGTGATTAATATGTTAGACAAAAAAGATCCTTTATATAATGAAAAAATGTCTATAGCTTTAGAGCTTGATAGATTAGATAAAGAAGTTTCTGGTTATGCGCCTGACGATGATTATCTCGGTATCATGGAAGATTTAGAAATTGCAATTGACAATTTATATAAAAAGGTAGATATGGTTGATACGGTTTATATATTATTTACTTATTCTGATGATTATGATAACTCTGTGTTGGGTGTATTTCAATCTTTAGATAAAGCAGAAGAAAAGCGCCAAGAGTATATTAATAAAAATTTAATAAGTGAAGATATGATTTTAATTAATACACAACATATTATTCGATAGGAGAAAAAGCTATGAAAGTATTTCTATCTCAGCCAATGCGTGGTAAAACACACGAAGAAATTTTAAGTAATATTCGTGAAGTCCAAGAATTCTTAACTAAGTATCTTGATTCTACTAATGTTGAAATTATCGAAAGTTATTCTCCTAAAAATAAAAATAAAGAGCCTTTAGTCGCACTCGGCGATTCTATTAAAGAATTAGCAAAGGCCGATTTAGCTGTTTTCTTAGATGATTGGAATCAATATCGTGGTTGTATTATTGAACATCATACTGCTAAGATTTACGAAATTCCTCATATCTCTGTGCGAAGCGAAAATGGATTGTTGAAGGTTGTTGAAAAGTAATGAATTACGGACAAATTCGTGAATACGATATTGCAAATGGGCCCGGCATTCGAGCCACATTATTTGTAACAGGATGTTCTCATCATTGTTACAATTGTTTTAATCAAGAATACTGGGATCATAGTGCTGGAGAATTATTCGATGAAGTAGCTGCGCATAGGCTTGTCGATTATTTAAAACATCCTCAAGTATCTGGTTTAACCATATTAGGTGGTGAACCATTTGAGAATGTCGATGGTCTCGTATCTTTTATTAATAAATATTTAAAAGATCAGGACTGGTTCAAGAATAAAGATATCTGGTGTTACTCTGGATATACGATCGATCAAATTATTATGGATCCTAAAAAGGTCGAGCTATTAAAATTAGTCGATGCTTTAGTCGATGGTAAGTTTATCGACGAATTAAAAGATCCATCCTTAAAATTTAGAGGATCTTCTAATCAGAATATCTGGAAAGTAACTTATAAAGATAATAAAATTATTATTGACGAATATAAAGAATTTATGTAATATAAAAGACTGTATGCATATCGGTACAATGAGTCGAGATATACGTAGAGATATGGGCCCACGGTATGCATACACATTTAAGAAAGAGAAATTTAAATAATGGAATTAGCTTTAAATAAAATCATTGAATGTTTCGAGTCTCCTATTATTTCTGAAAAAGATCATTGTACTCGTGTAATTGCTAGCAAAAATAATAATACATGGTACTTCGATATTTATCAGGATATTATTTTAGCATTCGACGGGATCAATGAACAAGTCGAATTAAAATCTATTGAGGAGCTCGAAAATTATTTAACTACTTGTTAATATGAAAGATTACTTATTTGTATTATCTCTAGCTATTAGCTTATTGCAAATAGTAGAAGCACAATATAATATATTTAACGGACAATTGATAACAGTATTTTATACTTTTATTATTGTTACATTAATATATATATTAGTGTTCTTATACAATAAGTTACGAGGACGATAATGAAAGTTAATTGGAATGATGTACAACCTGGTGAAATTATTTTGCATGGCAAAAAACCAGCTGTCTTCATAGGCCTTGTCGATATCAAAAATACAGCTATCGACATTCAGTACATTAAAGATGGTAAACAAAAGATTGTTTTGTCAGAAGAATGCATTCCGAAAAGATTATTGGAATCTATAGAAGAACACTAATGTTTCTCATTTGGGAGGATCCGGCACCGCTTTCGCGGCACCGTTCCCTCCCTTTCTTCCCTTTATTTGCTTACAATCAAAAAATCGTGTATAATTAAAGTGTAATTACAATATATATTTTAATTAGCGAAAGGAAATTGAATGAAGAAATACGTAGCGTATTCTCCTGACGAAATCTTAATTTTTTTGGATGATCCTAAAGATAAGATCGTATATAGTATTTTAGATACAGATTGGCCAAACAAAAAGATTGTCGACCAATTCTGTTCTGATTTATCTTATGATCATGTAAAAGCATATTCATTGTTATATACTAATGGATGCATTTCAAAAGAATTTGCCGTTAGTGAATTAACTTTGCTAATGAACGAGATTTCTAAAGAAGTAGACAAGATTGCAGGTAAATAAAAGTGAGAAAATTTGAAGTAGTATCTCGATGTAAAAACATGGAAGTAAAACTTCCTAAACGCAAAACTAAGAAATCTGCAGGATATGATTTCTTTGCTATCGAAGACATTAAATTATATCCGAACAAATTATACGTATTGCCGACCGGTGTTAAAGCAGCAATGGAAGACGATGAAGTGTTATATCTTCATATTCGATCTTCGGCAGCATTTAAACGTGGAGTACGTATGATTAATAGTGTCGCCGTTATCGATAGCGACTTTTATAATAACGAAACTAATGAAGGTGAAATTTCTTTAGGCTTGTTATCTCATAACGATGATGTCGTTCATATTAAAAAAGGTGAATGTGTTGCTCAAGGCGTATTTCATAAATTTTTAATTACGGATGACGATGATGCAGACGGCGAACGTACCGGCGGTATTGGCAGTACCGGAATTTAATAATGCTAACTAAGACGATGTATTTATTTATTATTATATCGTCTTTTTTGCTGCTCAAGAAAGGTTAAGAAATGATTAACAATCTTACTAAAGCATGTAAACGTGCATGCACAGATTATAAAGATCTTAATATGTATAAGTTAAACTTTGTATTATTCTTTATGAACGAACTTCATAAGTTTAAACTCGATGCTCCGTTTTTTGATGAAGAGTTTATTGAAACAGAAGAATTCGGCCCGTATTTGCAATCCGTAAAAGATGCATATGAACCGTATGGTTTATTTAACATTCCTCAATTCGGTGCTAATAACATCTTTGAAGAAGACGAAATTCTTACTCTAAACGAAAGTAATAATATTGCATCCGAAGAAGATAAGAAAACTCATGAAGTCGTTATTTCTGAATTCCATTATGAAGATGATGGTACTTCTGTATGGACAGAAGCCGATTTATCTTTCGATAACGAAGTCGAAGAAAATATTTATGGCTTTATTAAAGATTCTATGGAGCCATTAAAAATCGAAGCATTAATGCATATCTATTATAATTTATACAATAAAGTAGTAACGGCTAAAGATTTTGCCGATAAAATGGCGGCTTGGATTGACTGGAAAAATCAAGGTGAACCAGAACCTGATAAGTCTAAACCTATTAAATCTGTCGACCGCGAAGAAGAAAATTTAGAAATTACCGTCGACGATATTATGGAAAGAATCAAGAAAGTTCGTAATGCTGGTAATATAGAGCATTAGGAGGGATATTCCTTATGTCAAAAAAAGAACTTTCTAATAGAAAGCAAGAGCTTATCGAACAGATGGATAAGTTCGTTCAAGATTATAATTCTTGGGGCTACAGCGAAGAAGGCAAAATTATCTTCGATAAAGCTATGCATATGTTAGCAACCGATCATGCGATCTATGCTAAAATGCCGATCTTATGTAAAGGTGAAAATTGTATTTATAAAAACGATCCGTTACATAAAGCAGGACTCGTTAAAGTCGGTGAGCCATGTATTTGCGAAACGACTTTAATCGCTCAAAAATTTATGCAGTATCAAAAAGAATTTAATCTCGATGAATCGTCTTATACCGATAATGTTCTTGTACATGAATTAATTACATTAGACCTCCTAATTTCAAGGGCAATGCAATATATCAATAATAAAGATTATGATCCTGTTATCGATGTTGTCACGAATATAACTGAAACTGGTCAAGAAATAACTCAACCGATGATTTCTAAAGGTATTGAATTATATACGACTCTCGTACAAAAGCGAGATAAAGTATTTGAGTTATTAGCTGCGACTAGAAAAGATAAAATTCGTAATAATGTCGACGACGCAAATCATGACACTGCCCTCATTAATAGTCTTAATGATCCTGATTTCTTCTTGTCACAAGAACAAATCGAGGAAGAAAGAAATTCGAGGTTAAGCGCTTATGGCGAACTTGAGTAATGCATTAGAGCTTATTACTGGTAATATCAGTAAAACAATGGAAATCGGCAAATTAGCTTTTAATGGATCTAATACTATTGCTAAAGAGATTGGTAAGACTGGTTCTGAAGCGTTTGCATCAGGCATGAAAATCATGAATGATAGTTTAGATCAAATTGGTTCCATTGAAAGAATTGCTAGTCCTAATTATACATTAGGTCAAATGGCTAAGAGTAGAATGATCGGTCTCGATACAACTCAGGCTCTACAATACTCTTATTTAAATAAAGAGTCTAGAGCTATGTTCGATAATAAATTTATGTCGCCAGAATTTGCTCAACGTATGGGTAGTGAAGACAAAGAAGTCGTTAAAGCTGCGAAAGAAGAATTATCTGCATTTTATAAAGATAATGCTAAATACGACATGACTCGTCTCGGTGTTCAAGGTGTCGTTGCAGGTAGTGTCGCTTATCGTGTTGCTACTGGTGGCGGTTTATATCGTGATAAGAATGGCGAATTTAATATTATCGGTATTCCGGGTATTTAATTATGCTTAAAGGTATAGTTAAAGGCGTAAAAACTGCCGGTGAAAAAGTTATCGAAGGTGCTGGTTATATCGCTAGAAAAACTGACGATACGATAACTAATGGAGCAAATAGATTTATTAATAAACAAGTTTCTAATCTCGAGAAACAAAAAACAGTTCTTGGAGATATGGGTAGTCAATACTCAAAAGAAGAAGTCGAAGCTTATAGCTCTAAATATCGTCCTATGCGTAATACGGTTCCAGCAATTAAAGACGGTGCTAATGATTACTTTAGAGTGAATAAAGAATTTGTTAGTACTAATCCGGATAATTATTCTATTCCAGATCGATACAAATTAACAGGATATGGTGCTACGATATTAGGTGGCACTGCTGCATTAGGTGCTATGAATAATACGATCGATGCAGCAATGGAGCCGACATCGACAGCAAATATTGCTTCGGTCGGCACCGTTAATCCTGTCGTATCGGCTAGTTCTGGACTAACGCCACAAAATGCACTCGATAATATGGGTGCATCTGGCGATATTAATTTTGCACTAAGACGTAATAATATTAAGGCGCCAGGTACATTATAATGGGTTTATTAAATATAGGCAAAGGTTTAACTGGCAATGTAAAATCTGCTGTCGGACATATCGGTAATGCGACTAAGAGTATGGGTACAGCCGGCAATTTAATTTGGGATAATAAAATTAATGCAGGCTTAGCGACTGCGAATGCAGTATGGACTTATAACGATACTCTCGATGAAGGTGGTACGAAAGCAAACGCAATACAAGATGCTGCTTTTAGTATGGGTACCGATTTATTGTTAGGTCCATTAGCCGGTATGGCAGTGCAAGCTGCTTATTATGGCGGTCCAGCTTTAGTCGGCATTGCTAATGATTTAGCTCAACAAGGTCGACAACAAATGCAGCAAAATTATCGTCCGTTCTCTTGGACTAATCCAGTTAATTCACAACAATATGCAACTATGAGACAGGCAGGAATGGCCCTAGCTCAACAGTCCCAATATAGTTTACAAACGACTATGATGGGTCAAGAAGGTAAAGCGTTCCACAAATAGAAATTATGAAAAATGAACAAGATTATTCTGTAAAAGAACTTATGGCAATGCCTTTGGAAGACTTAGTAAGATTAGATTTTACTAAGCTCAGTGAAAAAGGAAAGCTAGTCGTAATTAAACGAGATCCAGTTATGTGGGCTAAATCTTTTATTCAGATTTATAATATCGATTTAGATAAATATGCCCCTTGGACTCCACGTTGGTACCAGGCCGAAATGCTTCGTGATCGAAGTCTTCGTAAAGTATTTCGATGTGGCCGTCGGTGCGTAACTGGTAATCTTAAAATACAAGATCCAGAAACAGGATTATTTAAAACTGTAAAACAATTATTCGACGAGAATAAAGAATTTAATATTCTTGCTCTCGACGATAATTATCAAATTGAAATAGCTAAAAATGCTAAAGTATACGATAACGGGATTAAACCGGTATATCGTATTACGACTAATACAGGTCGTACATTCGATGCAACCGACAACCATCCATTCTTAACCGAATTAGGATGGTTAGAATTAAAAGATCTTACGGTCGGCGATAATATCGCTATTCCGATGCATCTTAATTATTTCGGAAATGAGTCGATCGAAGAGTCAGAATTGAAATTGATGGCTCAGAAATTAAACAAAGATACATCTTCCGACAAGTCAATTCCGAAAGAAGTATTTTCTTTAAATAAAGAGTCGATGTCAATCTTCGTTTCTGAATTAATTAAAGATGCATATAAGGAAGAAGACGAAGTTCCGATTAACCGATTATATTGTTCTGAATCAGGTCAGTTGGCACATCAGTTAGCTCATCTATTAATGCGATTCGGTATTGTCGTAAAAATCGTTAAAGAGCGAAATTCTTATTTTTTAGGTTTTGTCGACAAGAAAAAATATAATCGAATTAAAAATCATTCCCATAAAAATATGTTCTCTGTTTATTATTCATATAAGTTCCAACCAATGACTGATAAACTTAATAAGTTATTTTTATCTTATTTAAAATATCACGAAGTCGGTAAAACGAATTTTGAATATTTAAAAACAGGAAGATTAACACTCGAAGAATATTTAGAATCTAAAACGATTAATAAAGCCGAGGCAAAAGAACTTGCCGAGCATTTAGGCTTCGAATCAATCGAAGATGTACTTAATGGTGATATCTTCTGGGATCCGGTTGTATCGATCGAATATCTTGGTGAACAACAAACATATGATGTATCGGTGCCACACTACCGTAACTTTATTGCTAACGATATTATTTCACATAATACCGGTAAAACAGAAACGATGGTAGTCGAGGCATTATATAACGTCTTTACTCGTAAAAACTTTATTCATATGTTTGTAACACCGTATCAATCACAGATACGAATGATCTTCGATAATATTCGTCAGAAAATAGATAGTTCTGCTCTTATCAAAAAAGAAGTAACGAGAGCGACAACAAATCCATATTTATTCGAATTTTCAAATGGCTCCAAAATTGTTGGCTTTACGACAGGTGCTAACTCAGGTATGAGTGCAGCCTCTATTCGGGGCTGGAGAGCTGACTGGATTTCACTCGACGAGATGGACTATCTAGGCGAAGGTGACTTTGATACTGTATACGCTCTTT